GTGCTCTAAAATGTCAATTTGCATCTCAAAGACTGCAAACTTGTATGCCTTAAAATGGTGCCATTACCGTGTCTAGTTTTGTACTTTGGGCTTTACTTTTGGGCTTTACTTTAGACGTTAAGATACTCGATTTAGATACTATTCTTGTCACAAGTGAAACCAATGTCACAAGTGAATGTCAAACTAATATCACAAGTGAATATCACAAGTGAAACTAATGTCACAAGTGAATATCAAACTAATATCACAAGTGAAACTAATGTCACAAGTGAATGTCACAAGTGTACAGTACAAATGTATTAGTGTTAGGATTGAACCAAGTATGGTTATTTAGAAGTAAGATGTAAGTAGTGTGTAGTAGGTAGTAAGTGGTAAGTAACAAGTAGTAGTATGTAGTAGTACGCTAGTTGTTTAGTATTCTAGTTGTTTAGTATTCTAGTTGGCCAGTATGCTAGTTAGATTCAACTATTGATTTAGTTTAAATTATAATGTTACTGTTGAAGAGGTAGTGTTTAAGAGTTCTGTTGAAGAGTTATTGTTTAAGAATTACTGTTGAAGTAGAGTTACTATTGAAAGTTACTATTGAAGTAGATTTAAGAATTGTGTGCCACCTATGAAAAAGACTATACTTGCCCATCTATTTTATACATGTATTTTAGAGTATTTTTAGAGTATTTTTAGAGTATTTTTAGAGTATTTTAGAGTCAAGTTTATATTAGTATTTTAAAGTTAACTATATTTAGATTTAAATACCTAGTAGAGTTATATACAAATGTCAAATATCAACAAGATGAAATATCAACAAGATAATAAAAAGTGTTTACAACAATCAATCAGACTTGTATCATTTAAAGTATCCAATCATTGTATCCAATCATTGTATCCAATCATTCAAGCAACCCATTACCAGATTGCCTCCCAGACTACCATTCACTTGGCTAAAGTGTCAATTGCCGTCTTTCATTGAACTCGCACATATTGCCATAATAATACTACCTACCCACTTTAATCCCTCTCTCACTCTAAGGTCAAACCTCAGGCAAATTGCTCAGGTCTCAGATCTCAGTCTCAGTTCTCGGGTTTTGTTTAGAGTTGTATAGTTGGCAGTTGCCTTTGTTTATAATTTACATCGTTGTTTATACCAAGTCTCGCCATACACACACTTTTCATAGGTACTCTTCACAAGTACTTCTCAGTACTAGTTGGGCACTCTCCATAGAGGAAGTGTGTGTATATTGTTTATATGATAGTTTATACGATAGTTTGTTTATATGCTAGTTTGTTTATATGATGGTTGACTGGTGGCGATACCACTGGTGGTGATACCAAATGAATTTATTATATAAACATTGTGTGTCATCAAAACAGTGTGACTGCCATCTTTAGGTAGTGTATCAATCTCTATGTTGACTGTGTACTTGAACTGTACTTGGTTGTATGCATTGAATCGGTATAGGGCTGTATTGAATCTGTAGGTATAGGGTTATATTGAATCTGCATAGCGAGACTCTTTGCTAGCACGACTCCTAGCACTAATCTCTCCATCTCTCTACACCCAGTAGTCTTACATATTACTACCATCTAATGATACCATCATCTAATAGTACTACAATCCAATGGTAACATACATCCCATCTAATGGTGCCACCATCTAATGGTAGCCTACATCCCTAACTAGGCAAATCATGATTTGTTTGACATCATGATTTTAGAGTGAAGGCACTCTGGCAAAAAATGTAAACAAACACAGCAAGGATCAAGGTTTATAGGAATCAGTAAAATACCAAGGATACAGTTTACACATGCATTTATTGAGGTTTATTTATAGGGGTTTATTATACAGTGTACATTTATGGTTTGAAATAAAATGTAAAACATGATTAAAATTACACTTGTAAAATAACGGGTATATTTAGTATAAATGGAATGGTATACAAGAGTGTGTCTTTAATAATAAGTGTCTTTAATAAAAGGTTTAGTTTATCTAAATATAGATTCTTTATTACATCTAAATACAAGGTTTAACCATAATGTCTAAATATAAAGTCTAAATATAATGGCTCTATATAATTCCTCTATAATCTACATATTTCCTCTATACAAAGAATACAAAAGTACAAAAAAAAGAGTATTAAAATAGTAGGTAGGTAGGTAGGTAATATAAAAGAGTACAAAAATACAAAAGGTTACAAAAATATAAAAAGAGTACAAAATACAAGAGTACAAAAAGAACAACTAAATAGAACCAAAGTTCCTCCAAACATAAAACATAAATCAAAAAAACAATAATCTACTCATGTATACAACGAGTCAAACATGGCGTGGTAAAGGTTGACCGTGTCGGTCATCTTTACACCAATCATGCTCTTGAAATCTTTGGCCATTAAAGTTTTACGACCCGAGTTTAACATTACAATATAGGCCGCCTCCAATAACCGAGCCAGATAGCACTCGGTCACGTCTCGCATCAACAACAGAGCCTGGCCCCTGTATCGGAGATGCACAACTTGGTAAGAGTCGATCTGAATTTCGATATTCTTCCAGGCACGACAAAAAGGCAAAGTCGGTATGAATTGCATTTTACACGATTTGGACTTGATCAATTTAATCATGTATGCCACATCAAACTTTTCATCTTTTGCACTGCCAGGATCCCTACCCTCGTAATCGTAATCGTCTGCCAATACACGCAAACCTACAGACTTTAGAATAGATTTAATGTCACGAATCTCTACAGTCTTGCGCTTACCGCACTCTACCAACAGAGTCACACGACGCTTGACCTCCTTCATGAAAAACTCTATGATTCTACTCAGCTCTGGATAGACATCCTTTGAGATTCTATCTATACCCAATCGTTCAGCAAAACGTCTAATAATGTTCTTGTTTATAAAGTTGATACTTTGAGACTTTTTAAGACGCTCTGCACGCATGGCGGCAATTCTACTACCGCCACCGGCTTCACTAGAGATTTTATGAATACGCGGCACCTTGGTGGCAATGGGTAGAGTTCTAACTGTGGGCACATTGGCGGGAGCCTTTACAAAAAGGTATTTGCGCTGTTGTTCCCTCTTGTCAATTTTGGACTTGGCGGCCTCATCGGTGGATGGGGATTTGTATGGAGAGGCAGGGGTTTTGGGAGCTGGGGATTCGGGTACAGAGTTTGAGTTGTTGGTATTGGGTGTAGATGGTTCAGTGTTTGTTGTAGGTGTAGATGGTTCAGTGTTGGATTCAGAGGTTGATGGTGCAGGACTATTTGTTATAGGTGTAGATGGTTCAATGTTTGTTATAGGTGTGGATGGTTCAATGTTTGTTGTAGGTGTAGGTGTAGGTGCAGATGACTCAGTGTTGGGTTCAACGGTTGATGGAGCAGGGCTTGATGTAAATGTAGAGGGAGTTGCTTTAGGCTTGGAACTGGGTTTGGGTTTGGGTGCAGAGTTTGCTTTAGCTTTAGACTTGGCTGCATCAGTTTTAGGTTTAGGTTTGGGATCAGATTTAGACTTGGAAACGTTTTCGGTTGTTTCAGTGTCCGAGTCTTGATCGTCAGAAATGAACTCTTTGGACTTGTATTGCTTGGAACGTTTGGATTTAGAATTGGATATGGTCTTGTACGGCAATGGAAGGGTTGGTATAGGGATACCGTTAGAGTCTACTCTAGGAGTGGTGGGTTGTTTAAAAATAATGGTAACATTTTGATTTGGAGTGTTGGTTGGAGGTTTGGATTTCGGGTTGGGTTTCGGTTTGGGTTTGGGTTTTGCAGCAGATTGTTTAGGAGCAATAGGTTTAGGAATAGTAGTAGTTTGTTTAGGAACACTAGTTGGTTGTTTAGGATCAGGTTTAGGAGACTTGGGTGCAGGCTTGGTGTTTTCAACAGAAGAAGCAACAACAGTAGAGTTGGACTTTGTCGTTTTGGGATTGGATGCCTCCTTTGCATTGGATGACTCTTCATCCTCAGAGTCCGAGCTACCACTACTATCATTGTCGCTACTACCACTATCCTCGCTACCACTACTCTCTTCATCGCTGCTGTCCGAATCCGACTCTGGTGCCGGTGATTTGGATTGAGTGGTGTTAATCTGTTTACGAGCAATCAGTGGTTTAGGGGCAATCTCAGAGTTTGATTCGGACGCATTGGGTGGGTTAGAGTTTACACTAGCACCTACATTTCCTACAGAATCCTTCTCAACCTCTTTGTGCAAATTTTCCATTGAGCGTTCTACATCAGAGCCAATGTTTGACAAGTTGATTGGTACATTGGACATGGATGTATTAGATGATGCATTCGATGCTGCATATTCTTTTGTTGCAGCATTTACATTGTTGTTGGACTCTACTACACTAGTTGCATTTACATTGACAGTTGTTATAGATTCCACCGAACCGTTTACATCGTCAATCTCCATAGCAGCGTTGGACGCGATCGATTCTACACCCGAGTCAAATTGCGCATTAGACTCTACGCTATTGGCCGCAGTGTCGTAAGTCTGATAGCCCTTGTTTGCAGTGTGATCAAACTTGACATACTTTTTGTGTCTGTATTCAGATGGTTTATTTTGAATAATGGGTTTGATCACAGTCGCATCCTGAGCTGCAGACTTGGCCTGATCTACTACCGGTTTAACTGTAACAATGTTGTTGTGTGCGTTTAATGGACGAGTGTTAAAAGATGAAACACTACCGCTACTAGCAGTGGTAGCAGTTGCGCTAGCGCTACTAGTATTGGCAATGGTGAATGTATTACCTGCCGACTCTGCTGCGGTAGTAGAGCGCGTAACCATAGTCTTGATGCCGGCCGAACCACTACGTAACACTTTACCGCCGCCGATATTCTCCTTTTCATGTGTACGTTTACGACTCTGCATTTTGGACACGTCAACGATCTCGTATTGAGTGTTTAATAAACCAATTTCTAGTTCTGTGTTGCCTTGACCTGAATTTATAACCTCTTTGCGCGGGAACTCGACACGTACTGAATTTAGCGCCTCTCCCTTCTCCTGCGCACGCGGGCGTTTACCTACTACAGTAGTCATGACACTATTGTCGTCTAATATGGAAGTGTACGTAGTCTTGTTGTTATTGTTATTATTATTATAATTGCTGTAATCTACACATTGGTCCTCGTCATCGGTTTCGATACCGCTACGTTTAGGAGTGCCGTCCGCGTTTATACGTTTGCCGATAGATGGAGCCGCCCTAGGGGTATCTTTAAAGTTTAAAAAGGTCCTCATAAATTTAAGCTTGTCCTCTTCGAGTTCCATTGCATGTTGCATGTCGGGAGTCGGAGTGTTTAGCGTGTCTCTATAAACAAAAGATGATGGATTGTTTGACATCTCTGCTTGATTGTTATTGGCAACATCAAACACGGGAATTTCAAAGCCCAAGTCATGCATCGTAATGTTGGGAGCAGCAGTATTGCCGAGTTCATGAGCCATGTTAGTATTGGTGGTTGGAATGGGAAAGATTGTAGTACCAGGAAAGATGGTTGCGGTGTCGGGCATCATTGGATTGAAATTGTACCCATAGCCGTTGGGATAAGTGTTTGGATACATCAAGTTGTTGTATACAAACTCGGGTTGTTGATAGTACTGGGGATTAGTTTTAGAACGGGGACTTTTACCGGTAGGATTCATGCTTACAAGCTTCTACTTATACTTCTACTTCTACTAACACCAGTTGTTACAATTACAGTACACTAAGAGTAAATAAATAATAAGAGTAAATTTACAATTGCAGTACACTAAGAGTAAATGAAAAGAGTACACAAGGATAAATGAATAAAGAGTAAAGTAAAGTAGTAAAGTAATACAATAATAAAATAGAGTTAAATAACAAGAGTAAATGGGATGCAACTAAAACTACAATTCAAACTATAATGCAAGTCCTAAAATACAATAACATGCAAAGTAAAACTAAAATGCAAAGTAAAACTAGGATGCAAAGTAAATATAAAATGCAAACCAACTCTAACTCTATACTACAAAAACACTAGTCTAGTATACAGCAGCCGCAGTGGAGTCCCTTGTAGCAGCAGTAGATGCACTAGATGCAGAGTGCAAAAACACCAGTATACGCCACTAGCAAACTACACCAGCAAACACTATACCAGCATACACCACACCAACACAGCAGGCAGAGTTTAGAGATGTGTAATTTTAAAGTCACCTGGTTACTTTACTGGTAAAAGTGCACACCAGAGCAAGAGTCGCTCAGAGCAACCGGTAGAGTAGCACCACAGTGCAGTGTAGAACAGGGCAGGAGCAAGTCTCGAGCTCGAGCACAAGACAATGTGCGAGCTCAGAGAGAGATATGTGTTCAAAGAGAGAACACCACCACACAACGCCACAACGCCACAAAACACACACACAAGTCTTTGGTAGAGTCTTTGGTATTTTTTTAGAGTACAAGTCTTTGGTAAATATATATTTGATATAAATGACAAGTCTTTGGTAAATATATTTGGTATCGGGTATTCAGAGCCTAAAAGACTTCTGAACAATTACAAATCCAGCAACCGGAATGCAATTAAAACACTTGTGTTTTGTAAGCAAAACTCAAATCCAAAATTTAATTCTGGAATTGTAGGTTTACGTACACACTGGAATATAATTTGCATTAATTCGGGCAAAATCTAGCCGTCTAGCCGGGATCTAGGAGCTGAATATAGGTCAGGATAGGTTTTTTGCTTTTATATGGCCTAGATTCCAACTTTGGAGGGGTGAATTAATAGGGATTTAATAGTCGAGTCGTTTTGTATATACATATATAGAAAATTGTATTTAACAGGCCATTAATTGAACTTTAACAGCAATTTAACATTAATTTAACAGCAATTTTAATATGTTCCAGATACCTACCGTACGCCCACTGAAAATTCTTCATATAAATACGATAATGGTAGGTGTTGGCTACATAATAGCTTTAGCCACCCTGCTGTACGTACATTTTCCTGTTTATTCAGTCAGTGTACGGACTCTGTGCGGATAAATACTGTTATTCTCCGAGTTTTGGAGTTTTTATTCTGAAATTCCAACTCGGTAAAAATCACAAGTCTGTGCTACAACTCTAGTACAAGTGCTAAACTCTGATACTAGTGATTGGCTCCAACACTAGTGACCAAACTTTACCAAGTGATTGACTCTGATACTAGTGATTTACACAAGTGTTCAACTCTCCTCTACAATCATGTCTACCGGTGCTCTTGGACTGGACATGACCAAAGAGTGGTCGTGCCTGTATGGTACGTACGTGTTTCGCTACAATGGCGATGGTCGTCAGCGAGGCAATGTGCTCGTCAAGTACACTGCCATTGCCGTGACTCCGGGCAACATCAAGAGACTTCGCACTTGCGACATTACCAAACGTGTCGTGATCCGAGAACCCAAGCCGCTGGAGCACATCAAGGAGATGCTGCCCGAGTTTCGTGGTCTGCGCTGCGAAGACTCTCAGGAGAAGGTGATTTTGAAGGAACTCTTTTCGGTGTCTGTAATATTTGGATGTTTAAACTTTTTGATTGACTTGCATCAAAAGGTACGAGAGGATCAATCCACCATGGTCATCAAAGAGTACGAGATTACTGTAGATTTAAAGTGTCTGCTCAAAAGCAAATTGTTGAACTGTCTAACTCTGCTCGGGGACGGGTACGCTCCCATTAGAATCATTCAGTCCTTTAACGAGACCTTTTTCGATATGAACATTAACGATGACGATCACAACAATTGGCGTTTGAGCAGAGAGTATGTATGCGCTAGGAACCTGCGTGAAAAGATCTCTACCGACTCGACCTTTCTGAACTTTGCCAACATTAGCAGTGCCAATATGATGCTCTTGTGGAACGAGATGCAGGCCGACATTCAGTCTACCACCAAGCAGCCAGCAAAGAGTGCCGAGTCCATTTTGCATCCGTTTGTTCAGCCCCAGATGCAGCAGCCGCCGCCGTCGGTGGTTAGTTCGTATTTTGTAAACACTTGTACCAACATTGCTGCCAATGCTGGCACTGGTTCAGGAGGGAGTGTCGGTGGTTCTAGTGATTGCTCTAAGGATGCTAATGCTAGTACTAGTGGTGTCAGTTCTAGCAAAGCTGTTGATAATGTAAACTCTAGTGTTGACAACTCTAGTGTTAATACTGGTGTAAGCTCTAGTTCTGATGCGAGTTCTGATGCAAGTTCCAAGGTAAGCAACAGTTCTGGTTCCAACCGTTCTGGTTCCAACAATGGTTCTGGTAAAAACACTTCTGGTAAAAATAGCAACAGCGGCTATACACCTAGCGACTACAAGTACGATTGCGGTAGAGACATAAGGGTTGGCGAGGACGAAGAGGACAGCGACGATGAGGTAATGTCCATTTCATCCGCTCGGTCTAGGGCTAGGGTTATAATGAGTAGTAGCAGCAGTAGTAGTAGCAGCGACTCTGAATCCGACTACGACTCTGACTCTGACATTGAACTCGTTTCATCTGGTCCCATACCGCAACCGTTTGGCTCTAAAAGTTCCAAGTTTAAATCCAACTCCAAGTACAGTGCCAGTTTTAAAACCAAATCCAAGAGCTCTTCTAAGCTACCCAAACATTCTAGCTCTAAGAGCTCCTCTTCCAGTAAGCATTCATCCAAGTCTGACTCTAAACATTCAAGCTCTAAGCTTTCAAGCAACTCCACGCATGCCTCCAACTCTAAGCATTCCTCCAACTCTAAGCATTCCTCTAAACATCACTCGTCTAGTTCCAAGTCTAAATCTGCTGCTTCCAAGCCTGTAGCAAAGGTTACTCCTACAGCCAAGCCTGCCGAGGCCAACTCTGCTTCTAAAACTGCATCTAAGCCTGTATCCAAACCTACACCAAAGCCTGTTTCCAAACCTACACCAAAGCCTGCTTCAACTTCAAATCCTACACCCAAACCTGCTTCTAATCCTACACCCAAGCCTGCTTCTAATCCTACATCCAAACCTGCTTCTAAGCCCGAGTCTGTTTCTAAACAACCAACACCATCCAAACCTACTTCATCCAAACCTGCACCAAAACCTGCTTCTAAGCCCGAGTCTGTTTCAAAACAACCAACTTCATCCAAGCCTACATCCAAGCCTACTTCAACACTAACCAAACCTACATCCAAGCCTACTTCAACACTAACCAAACCTACACCCAAGCCTACTAAACCCGATTCTGTTTCTAAACAACCAACATCATCCAAGCCCTCTGAAAAGCCATCAGACAAGACTACTAATACTACTACCACTACTAACACTACTAACACTACACCTGTTTCTAAACCAACTTTATCCAAACCTACACCACCAACAACATCATCATCCAAGCCTACTCCATCATCTAACTCAACCTCTAACTCAACCTCTAACTCAACCTCTAACTCAACCTCTAAATCTACATCAAAACCAACCTCTAATACATCTAAATCTACATCTAAACCTACATCTAAACCTACATCCAAACCTACATCAAAATCCAACACTTCAACTGCCTCAACCTCAACCTCAACCTCAACCTCATCCTCATCCTCATCTAACCGATTAACACCCGCCCAAATCCTAGATATGATTTTAAGCCACTATCTAAACGGAGACATTGACTCTCTGCGCAATAGGCCACCAAGACCTCCCATTAGCGAAGCCGAAGCGGCCATTGCTCAGCCGGTGAGTGCCTTTGCCGAATGCGATACCAATAATCCTGATGTGGTAGTTCAATCTAAAACATTCCAAGCCAAGACTTTCCAAGCCGCAGAGGTTTCCATTGACGAGGACTTGTTCTATGTTAGGCCAACTCTTGACATGGTAGAAGTGTTTGACTCAGACTCGGACATTGAAGCTCGTGCATCTCAACAAGAGGCCACTTTGGCAGTTTCCAATGAGGCTCCATCTGCTCTCAATTCTGAACCATCCTCTAATGTAAATGTAAACAATTCAACTAGTGTAGAGGAGCCCTCTACTAATGCCTCTTGTGCAACTGACGAACCCGTAACTGAATGCTGCATGTGTTGTTCTTGTTACGATAATGTAGAGGACTCGGAGCTTACAGTAGAGACTCCATCCGAGTCTACATCTAATGTAAATGCTGAGTCGGCATCTAATGTAAATGAGCCACAGCCACAGCAAACTGAGCCAGTGGCAACCGAGCCAGTGGCAACCGAGCCCATGGACATTGAGACTGCTTACATTTCCGACTCTGAGTACGAATCTGATGTTCCAACTGTAGAGACCGAGACTAATGACTATACAAATGTAGAGATTACTGAACCGACAAATGTAGAGATTGATGAACCGACAAATGTAGAGGAGAATGTTGAACCTGAGAGTACTGAACCTACAAACGTAGAGACTTGCACTCCAACATCATCCAAACCCAAACCCACTCCTGAACAAGTAGAGGCAAACATTGCATTATTGGAAGAGTTGTTTGGTGCAACCTACGAGAGACCTGATACTAACGATGCTAACAATACCAACAATACCAACAACACTAACAATACTAACAGTGCCAATATTGACATTGATCCCGAACTGGCAGACCTTCTCGACCCAAACAATGAAGAGAATCGAGCCAACGATTCCCCGACCAACTATGACAAGTATTTCAACTATGACGGTTACGATTCAGACTTTTCAGAGGTCACCGATGATGCTTATTACGATTCCGACGACTCTATAGAACTGCCTCCCGAAAAGGGGGCCAACTGGAAGGTCACCAAGACTAGCGACGCAAATTACAATGAGATTAGGGTAAAGCGTACGATGAAGTGTTCCGAACCGAATCGCAACTCTACCAAACTGCTCGAAGTCTCCACAATGATTGTGGACGGTGTACGTATCGATAGGGTTAAACAGGTTTTGCATGAGATTAACGAAAACGATGAACGTTCTCTGGTACGCGTTGATGATGGTGTAGAAGAGTCGGACTCTGACGAACAACAGCCGACTGTTGAAATTACCGAGTTGGAGGATGAGGATGATGATTCTCAACATACAGTTAGGATAGAGCCGGCTTCACCGGTCATAGACATGGCATCTCCTGACACGGCCGATATTTCATGGGAGGACGAGTTGTACATTTCTGACGAGGGAGAGGAGGGTGACTGTGATGGTTCTAAACCATCAACATCCAAACCCTCTAAACCATCTAGCCCTAGCAAGCTTTCCAATGAATCTACCAGTAAACCTAAAACTGTTCAAACTAAAATCACTCAATTCACCATTGACTTTGAACTGGAAAAGTCCAACTCGTCCTCTGTCCCATCTGACGATGTCGATAAAGCCAGAAAGATTCTATCTGACAGTGAGTTTGATTCTGAAGTTGAACATTTCAATGACAAGCAAAAGGCTCAGAGCGTTTCTAGCGACAGTGTTGTAGATGTAACAATGGACAATTTGCAGTCCATCGAGTTGAGCGATGATGAGGATGTTCAAATTCAAACAACAACAACCCCATCACCGCTCAAGCGTCGTAGATCCAAAGATTTTGACATGGACACAGAGTTGACCACTTTTGTAGACAGTTGTGTCGATTCGAATGAAATGTTCAAGCCTGTGCCCTTGTATCCAGATGGTAGTCCAAAGAGGCCTAGATTGGATGATGGTGTTGGTAATAATGTTGGTAGTAATATTGATAGTAATGTTAGTGAGCGTGTTGATGAGGAAAATGTTACTACAAGTGTTGTTGAGAGTAATGAAAATGAGAAGCATGTTAGCGAGATGGATACGGTCGAGTATGAATCTGAATCTGAGAATGAGGATGAGGATGAGGATGAGGATGAGGATGAACCTATGCGTGAAACAGAGTGTGAACCAGAGTGTGAATCTGAGAATGAGGCTGAGGATGAACTTATGCGTGAACCTGAACGTGAACCTGAACGTGAATCTGAGAATGAGGCTGAGGATGAATCTGAGAGTGCCTCTGAACATGAATCTAATCGTGAATCTGAGAGTGAATCTGAGCGTGAATATGAATCGGATGATGAGGGTTCCGAGGACGAACGCGTAGAGCGTAACGGTTCCAAGTTTGTAGAATCGGAATGTGTTGAAGATGGCTCTGAACCCGAATCCGAGTGTGAATGTGAATATCCTGAATCTGAGCATGAGGATGAATCTCAACATGAGGATGAGGATGAATCTCAACATGAGGATGAATCGGAACACGAATCTCAACATGAGAATACATCTGATTGTGAGAATGAACCTGAACATGAGAATGCATCTGATGGTGAGAATGAATCGGAACATGAGAATGCATCTGAGCGTGAGAATGAGAATGAATCTGAACACGAGGATATGTACGAGGCTGAAACTGAGCCAGAACAAGAACCAGAACCCGAGTCGGTACCAGAACAGTTTGTACCAGAACAGTCAATCCCAGAACAGTCTACCCCAAACCTAGAACAACCAACATCCACTGTAAAATCAAACATCGAGTCTAGTGTATCGTACAAGCGTTTTCTAGAGCGTATGGACTCGTCTAATCTCAACTCTCAAAAGAACTGGAGTAGTTATTTTGATGATACAGTGGAACAGCGTGCGTCCACTTCAACACCCAAAAAGTCCAAGTCTAAAAAACAAAAGCGCATCAATGTCACCAAGACTAGGGTCGCGGTAAAAGAGTTGGCCAAATCCAACAATTGGTCCAAGTTGAAAAAGCTGGTAAAAGAGTTTAAAGCCATCGAGGCTAGGCTTGCTGACATTGATGACTCGGACGAGGTGCTCTTGTGCAAACTGGAGCGTAGGCGCGAACGTATACTTAGAAAATTCAAATCAACCAGCGGTGTCAGCATCAGGGTGGGTAGTCTGTTGGAAAAGCTAACTATGAATCTACCCAGACACTTGGTCGATTACCGAGAGGCCCTAGAGGCGTGCATCCTCAACAATAGTCGTAAATCGTTAAAGTTGCCAACTGTCGAGACTGTAAAGCGTGCCCTGTGTTTGTCACAAAACGATGCAGTTGAACTGCTCAAGTGTTGTATAGAGTCGTTGCAAAAGATTAACGGTAGGGATGAGGATGATGATGATGATGTTGACGAGGCCGATGAGGATGCTGATGTTGAGGATGAGTTGTAGTTTAAGTGTTAGTTGTAAGAAAGATTTGTAATGTATATAGTTGTAAGAAATAATTGCAATGTATATAGTTGTAAGAAATGATTGCAATGTATATAGTTGTAAGAAATAATTGCAAGAATTGTAAGAACAAATATTGAACAAATGTAGTTTTAAGGATTGTTTATTGATCAGTTATACATTAAATGTAAACTCTAAACTGTGGTGTTTTATAAACTGTGTTATTATATTATTACATTATTTTACATTATTTGTTATTATATCATTATATCATTTTATGTTATTCTATGAAAATAAATATTAGTTGAACTACCAACTTGTGATTTCATTTATACATTGATTTCTACATTCATTCATACCCTTCATTCATACCCTTTATTTATACCAAAGTTGTACACAAGTTAGGGAACCTAGCTAAACCAAAGTCGGAGGCTCATACAAATTAGGGAAACTAGCTAAACCAAAGTCGGAGGCTCTATACATGCAAACATACCCTACCCTCTGTAGGAGAGCACCAACTCTGTGTAAACACACTGAGCTCAAAATGTGCCACTTTTGCATATACACCCAGTGTATACTTTATTGAAAATTACAAATTTATTTTCAATGAATCAACCCTGTAATAAGACATGTTGCTTGTTAAGCGCAGTGTGCATCCCCTATACGTCATGTCAAATTTGGTACTTTTGAATCGTCCAGTGTCAGTCGAGAACGGTGCAATCAACGCCAACGAACTGGCAGAGGTTCTGGGCTTCGATCGACACTTGATGGTCGAACACGTAGACGATGCCTACCAAAACTTGAAAGATGACGAAACCGACACTCTGTACATTACACGCACTGGATTTCTACAGATCCTGGCTGCAATGCACCACACTACCAAGCACTCTGACCTGGCCCGTCGTCTGACCGAATCCAAAGAGGTTCTCTCCTGGATGGGCTTCACTCGTAAACAGATGGAGTGCACTCTGAACGTGCACAAGATTAATTATCGCAGCCGACTAACGTTCGGTGCCATGGCTCGATTCTGTAGACTGGTCAACCAGGGCTTTGCCTATGCCTACCTGTGCTACCCTAAAGACTTGTGCCTCTTTGACAGTCCCGAGAGACGCATCATCGACAAGCCCATCAAGTATAGCGTGCCCAAAGAGGACGACGCTCTGATCATGATCGACAACCTAAAGGTGGCAGTGTTTCTGCAACCGTTTACACAGCTCGAACTGCAAGAGTACAGAGCCATAGCCGAGGCAAAGGGCTACACTCTGATGACGCTAACCATACGAGGTCCGGCCAAGTTGTTGGGGGTTTTGATTTACAAGTTGCTAAATGTGTAGAATGGGAGAGAGCTGTAGAGAGGTAGAGTGGATATAGATATACACATGACCTAAAGGTTCATCACAAAGAGTGCCATATTAGATGTTAGCTGTTAGATTAGTTAGTTGCAAAATATTTTAATCATTTACAAATGGTTATATTTAAACAACACTATTTTGAGCAAGTGTTGTATTCTATTGTATTGAACTGGAATGAAATGAACTGAAAGAAATTGAATCTGTGTTACATCTATTTTTATTTTTTAGCATCAATGTAGCCATTGTTGTATTATTACATTGTCACTTGCTACTTGTTATTTTCACTTGCTACTTGTTATTGTCACTTGATACTTGTTATTATCACTTGATACTATACACCCACTTTAAAGACTCGTAGCACGTGTACAATATTCTAAATTCAGAGTATAATATTACAAAATTCAGAGTATAGTATTCTAAAATTCAGAGTATAGTGTTCCAAAATTCAGAGTATAGTGTTCCAAAATTCAAACTATACTATTCCAAAATTCAAAGCAGAATATCACAAAATTTAAAGTACAGTATCACAAAATTTAAAACACTGATTTAAGTATGCCATCACAAAATACAGAATTCAACATTACAAAATTCAGAGTACAATATCGCAAAATGCAAAACTGAGCATCTCAAAATTCAATGCAAAATTCGAGGTTTTAATGTTGTAAATTGGATTATGAAATATCTCAAATTTTAAGCCATTAAACCGCAGTCTGTATATTGACTATAAATCATCATGAAATTCAATCTGGAGTTTCACAAAATTCAATCTATACGGTCGTAAACGAGAGTTTTTGGTACTAAAAATGCCTGTGCCGGTTCAAGTAAAAATACAGAATCAAAGGTCTAGAAGTTGACTCGTGTAAAATTGAATCCGTTCAATTTCCACTCGGGTGTTGGAAACGTGATTGCTTTGCTGCTGCGTAACCGATACACACATTACAAGAACAATTCTAGATTGTGTAAATTACCTCTGGCTTCATCGAATGCCAAGACACTTTTTGATTTACAAGAGTAGGTTGATTTACAAGAGTAGGTTGATTTCCAAGAGTAGGTAGGTTGATTTACAAGAGTAGGTAGTGTTGGGAATAAAAGACATTTGAATATATAGGAACTTTGTTTATTTCAAGTTTAGTACAAATCACATTGGTCACATCTAGCTGTATGTTTGCATACTCTTTAATATTTACAAAATCTCTTACAAGTCTATTTCATCCTTACATGTCTATCACATCTACTATATACAATCATATATATGTATATACACTCTTATACACTAATATATACAGTACAATTTACAAGTCAAAATATACAACATACAACACTAAAAAACTAAAACTACCACCAACTCTACCGTCAACTCCAACGTCAACTCCAACTTTAACCTCAGTCTCAATCCACAACTATACACGCACACGATCTCTCTATCTCTAAACATCAAAGTTTAAACCAACACCATAATAGGTCTCCACCTCCACCGAGTGATGCACTTTAATCCGCTTGATGGTACCCTCTTGGTGCTCCTTTATGTGGCGTTTGCGACACTTTTCCAAGTACGACACCAGCTCGGGTTGCTTGACCAAACGATTCCGGACAAAGTGTCTGGGCTTCATTTCAGTGTACAACTGGCCAGAGAAACGAAACGCCAACTTTCCCAAGATTACATACTCGGGCACCTTGTAGTCTACCAGGCTCGACTTGAGCGGTGTCTCCCACCGATCCATCAGGTCAAAGTAGGTCCTACGAGGCACGCTGTACATGTACTCCAACTGAGTGCACTCGTCGAACGTGTACAGACACCGAATGTTGCTGCGCACATTCATACCAATCTGGTAGAGTTTGTGCAACAGGTAATGGAACACTTCAGCCTTGCGCAGTTCAGCAAACATGCACTCGCCGCTACGGATCGAAGCCAGGCCCGATTCGATGCACGGACAGCCAACGTAGTCGACCAGCCGGTCCATTTCGCGCTGATCGTACTCGGACGGCACCAGAATGAACCCGCTGCCGATGTAGTCTCGAGAGTCGCAAAAGTTGTGCATCATGGTGGCATACCTCCAACCCTTGGGCAGAGTTTGTACCGCCTTGATGTCTTCGACCACCGGTTTGGGCAATTGCTCCAAAGACTTGGCCGAACTGAGTTTGGCACTCTTGATGACGCGCAGAATGGCCAACTGGTAGAGGGATGGAGGGCACATGGTTGGGGGCTACTAGGATGATGCTAGACCTTTGATGATAATTACTAGACCAGTGCTGCTCCGAGGGTTGCAGTACACAGAATGATGAGCTTATCTGCAATTGCAAGTTTATATACTCCAACCACCGGATGTTGAAAACGTGTCCGTTTAAAAAATACCATGATTCACAAAACAGTCATGCATAGGAAAAAGCTTTACAGCTACCTATAAAGTGAGTATGCAATTATGGATAATACGCTATTGGTGGTATAAGAAGCACGACTATTGTAGAATACACTCTGGTGTGCGCGCATTTCTAAACATTCAAACATGCTACTATTCAGAGGCATTTCCTAGACACTTGAAAGTTGGGGCTTTGCATTTCCGAGTTGTTCTTAGTTTTTTAGACTGATTCAACCTCCTACTCTTTAGGTGCTAGGGGTTCTAGTTTTTTAGAAGACTAGTGATTCTAGTTTTTTAGACTCGGTATTTGGCAAATGTTGTAGCTCTGTGCATTCAAGTACTGGTAGTTTTGGGATGCTTAGAATCAAATAAAACTAAAAAGTTCGTGCATTCATTTATTATATAGATGGAAGAACAATACAAATTCAAACAGTAATTCAACATTCACAATAGTGGAGCATCCTAACGGGTTCTACTCTATCCTATCTGTTCTACTCTATCCTATCCATTCTACTTTATCCATTCTAACCTATCCATTCTACTCTGATCTAGTCCATTTTACATACACTACAACTCTCCAAGCAACACCTCCATCAAACCATTCTAACAATGAGTCTCTTGCGAAAGCCAACATCAGAGACCGAGTTTGATTTGGAAGATTTAACCATTAGTCTTTCAGACTACCCTTTGAGCAATCACAGCATAGTCGATGATATTCAACACTTGATGGGCGACCTCTACTACCAGTGCAACGACTCGACGTGCCGATGCAAGATTGAAATAATTGTCGGCTTCCTGATGGGCTTCATACTGGGAAGCGTACTGGCCAGATTGACATCTGGCTATGCTGCAAATGCACACCACTCTCGACAAGATCAAACAGATGACGAGGGCTTGGGTACGAGCACCGAAGAGGGTGAGAATGCGGATGATGACGACGATGACTACAGTAGTAGTAGCGAAGAGGCCACCGACTATGGTGCCAGTACCGATGAGGATGACGATGACGAAGATGCCTCGGAATGGGGCAACGAGGTGTGTTTGGATTAAGTAGTGCAAAACAGGGGCCACTGTATTGCACGACAAACATACTGACCATGCTAGTAGAACCCAAACCAGAATCGGAGGCTACCCGTACCAAAGTCTTTAATTCAAAACAATCTACAACAATCTACAACAATCTAAAACAATCTAATACAACAATCAACAACAACGCTACTACAAAACCTCTTGAGAAAAATCAACCTCTGATTTTGAATCCTACCTCCAGACCACACTATACAAACCAATCTTTAAATCAAGAGCCATAAACAAAGCCTACAATCAGAGCCATAGACTGCAATCAAGGCCTGTAGTAAAATCCTCACAAAACGTATAATCAAATCACAAAGCCTACAATCAAAACACAACGTCTACAATCAAAGTACAACTCCTACAATCAAATTACAAAGCCTACAATCAAATCACACCAAACGAATCAAAAACTGAATGCACGAAAAGTATATGTGTACAATATATGCTTTGGTGCAATTATATTACTATGCTACTATGCTACTACTACAAGCTGCAATAAAAGGGTGCCATAGAGTGTATAGTTTACAAAAGTCTAGAGAGATATACACAGAGACTGGTGTTAGTAGGAAAGGAAAAATACAAGTGCAGTGTGCATTTTTAGGTGTATTGTAAAACTGTCTAAAACATATGTGTGTGTAGTTGCTAAATGTAAATACTAGATGTAAGAATACATGCGAGTGCCCTAGATGTAAGATGCTTTAGATGTAAGATATTCTAGATGTAAGATGTCCTAAATGTAAAATACCTTAGATGTAAGATGTAAGTTTACAATTCCAAGTAGATACCTAATAAAAACTTTACAAAATATAAAATCTTGTTTTTTAAACACAAACAAATACAACACATGTAAACATGAATGTTAAAGAATAACCATGAATGTCAAAGAATACACATACACATTAAAAACAGTTTAACTAAATACATTAAAAAATGCATCCACTCTGCATCTACATAAAAACACGGCAAACATAAAGATAAGACTGATGCATCAATCAAACAAGTTTAGTGGCATAATACATGATAAACTGTAGACAGGGTTCAAACCACTCTCTCTCTCTATAATATTTCTCTCATCTAATCCTCGACGATAATAGTTTTATTACCCGACATTAGACGCGGTATACAGATAAACTTGGCAGTATCGCAGCCCTTGTGTTTGTGGTGTCTGCGAGTTCTAGCCAGAGGTTTGACCTCTTCCGTCATCGTAGTAGTGTTTGCAGTGTCTCCATTGGGCTTGCTGACAACGGTGGATGTAGTGTTTTTGTGCAGAGTTGTAGGGTCGTCTTTGTGCTCGTCGTGGTCGTCGATTATGGTGGTCGTGGTGTTGGTGCACGGCTTGGCAAATAGATGATGGTGCAACAGGTGACGCTTGTTTCGATGTGCCTGTGAAAAAAGACGAGCACCTCGTTATATGCTGATACAAACTAGGGCCACTACAAACTTGCACACTAAAACAAACAAGAGTGCAGAAAAGGTGCATAGGATCATAATCATTATTATTGTAAGGCTACTCAGCGTTTGCTCTTGCTGATCTATAATGTACTGTTCGACCGGATTCGGAGAGTGCACTGCCGTTTGATTCTTTATGGTGGGTTTTAATGGGAATATTGGAATGAGGCTAGTGGTACCGTTATTAGGTTTTCTGATGGGTTTTAAAAATATACTCGTAGGGAGAGTTGGTTTGTGTGTAGTAGAGGGAAGCGTTGGTTTATGTGTACTATAGGAAAGAGTTGCATTATGTGTACTAGAGGGCCTAGTTGGTTTGTTGGATAGTGTAGGTAATGTAGCAGTAGTAGTAAAATCATCACGTGTATTAGTAAAATCATCACGTGTATTAGTAAAAGTATCACGTATAGTAGTATTAAAAACATCATGTAAAGTAGTAGCCACCTCTGGTACACTAGACACCAACAGCTCTGGTAAAGGTTCAAACTGTGGTACACCTCTTTGCACTGATGCTACATCAACACTTGGCTCGTCAGATTGTAACAGAGTCAGAGGGTTAAATTTAAACTTTAGCGTTCCCGATTCAACATTTGGTAGAGCGTAGCCATTAATAATACTTCCAACGCCGACCGATTTAGCATCGATAAAGTACTCGGAAATGGACACATTAAAACCGCCAACAGTGGTCATTATTGAAACAAAGGGTACTGTTTCATTTGTCGCAACAGGAACTCGTTCCAGTGTAAAGCGACTGTTGTTATAATAATGAAAATGTTTACATTCGGGGTCAAGAGAGCTATCGGGACATTGTTGATTCTCGGAACGCTTGAACAGAAACGTTTCAGTGTTTGATACGATAAGCTCTTGCTGATGCTTTACAGTACTGGCTTTGTTGTTGTTCCAAGTGTTTAGATAGTGTATCAACAATGGCACCACCACCTCTGAATGCGTATAATTGAGAATGCTACGCTTGCTATCCAAACGCCAATTGTACAGATTGCTCCAGTAGCCGTCCAGTGTGTCGAATCGACTATCGTTGCCGTTGAAGGCAATCAGCACCGGTACCGTGGTGGCCGGAAAGGGTACATTGAAAAAGTCAAAATCCAACGCATCTCGAGCATTGAGAATGCACACGGAAAAGGGCAAGTTTCGGCTGAGGTTGCCCTGTACACCGGACGCGTCCAACTGGACCAGTACACTGGCATCGGAGGTTTGGCCGTGTAGATTCAGAGTTGCCGTCTCGGCTCGGTGCACGGTACGCACCAGTACTCTGGCGTCGAGACGTTTCAACTTGAGCAGCAACCGACGCTCGATGCGTTTACTGGCCACGGTTGAATTGGTCAAGTTTAAGCGCTTGGCAAACTCCAAGACACGGGCACTCCTAATGACCGAATCGGTACACACTGCCTGTTCGTTTATGGCCGACACCGAGTCTGTTTTGTAGGGCAGCGAAGAGTCGGTGTTGTACAAGAGCGGCGAGTCAAACATTGTGACTGTGCGCACCATCAGACCCTTCCAGGCAAGAATGTGCACAATGACTGCACCGTATCCGTAGCCCAGTAGGTTTATCGATTCCGAGTCACCGTTGAATGCGGCAATGTTCCTCTTGACCCACTGTACGGCCAGACGCACATCGTGCACGCCCACATTGCTAGGTGCCAAATCTCGGTCAATGCACAGAAAGCCAAACACTGACAATCGATAGTTTACATGGACAACGACAAAGTCGGCATCGGTAAAGTGCGAGTACCGGTGTCGTTCAGAGTGTGCATCGCTCTTGTAATAGTCTCGACCGTGCACCACGACCACGACTCGAAACCTACTGGCGGCGACCGTACCCTGGGGTTTGTACACGTTGAGTGTGAGACAGTGTTCGGTGCCCAGAGAGTCGCCCTGGATGCACTCAATGTCAGTGTCTGCGTGCATAGTGTCGTTTGGTGAGGCCCTGTACAGTTTGGCATTGTTGAACCTACGACCGACACCATAGGGTATCCCTAGAAAATTGACAGTATTGGTTACCTGATCATCTTGTCCGACGAGACAACCGGCGTCAGTTTTATACTCACAACAAGCGCAACATTTGACAAGGACGACAAACAGACTGCATACCAGCAACAGGTTTGCCATGTTGCTATAGTTGCTGTTGGTAGTTGATGTTGTTGATGGTTGATAGTACTGATGTTTGATATTGCTGATGTTTGATACTGATGGTTGTTACTGATGGTTGATACTGATTGTTGGTAGACGTGTTTCTAGCAGACGGTAAACTGTAACACAAAGGGTGCTTGTATTAGGAGGATGTATCTTGTTTTTTAAACACTATTGGTATACTATTTATACTACTTTATAATATTATTTAAAAATATTATTTAATATTATTTAAAATATTATTAAATAAATATATATATAGTTGAATAAAGTAAAGTAAAAAGTTGATTAAAAAACTACAACACTACCAACTAGGAATATTAAACACTAGATGCTAAACCTTTACAAATTAAACCTTTACAAACTAAACATTGAAAATTAAACATCAACTCTACACTACTGACTACAACAATTCACTCAGGAATAATGCACAAATACATATACTCAAGAATACGAATATAAGAATATCAGAATATAAGAATATAAGAATATCAGAATATCAGAATATCAGAATATAATACAAGTAGGTACAAGAATATAAATACCTAGCAATTATTATTATACACTACAAATGAAACCCAAGAACAAGAGGTACCCACCAACGGTAAAACACCAACTGTGGCCGTCTGATTGTAAAGCAAATCTCGGCCTCCTTAAATAGTAGATGACCGATTCATGTGCACATACATGTGTGTGCGATAAGGTAGAGGTGTACGGTGAGCTATAAACTTTACACACCTAGTTTTACTCTTAAAACTCAGGTTCAACGCAGTGGGTATAGTGCTACTATTCAGTCAGTGGAACACTAGGGTTATTGTTTCTGGCTTTTACATTGTATGAATATTATACACACAGGCATATATAATCTAGAAAAATCATGCATGATTTATCACAGCGTGTAGTAATTCGTCATGGTCGTAAACTAAGAAAACCTTCAATTTGTACACTATTGTACTACACTTGTTTGCTAATGTTGTACCACAAGCTCTCGCTCTAGACTTTGGCACACGCAGCATACACCGGATCGGTCACCGTTAGCGTGTTGATTCTCTGCTGCGTCTTGGGATGGTTGACTTTGATGTAGTACCGGTCCGTTGTCTGGGGATCCTTGTGGTCGAGAATCATTCGTGCCACCTCTCGATTCTCCACAACGGTGGCCAGATTGTATCGAAACACGTGCAGTCCAAAACCCGGATACGGTCTGCACTTGCACACGGTCATGTAGTAGCGTTTCAGATGGTAGCTCACCGTAGACGTGGACTGATTGAACAAAACATCATCGATACCGTAGCGCTCAAACGCCTCCAGTTCCCTACTGTAAAACTCGGACAATTTACCTAGAAACTCTTCAAACTGATTAAAGTAGTAGACTCGCCATTCGGTGCCGTTTTTGCGCTTCAGCGGTATCGTTCTGTCTTTGCGCAACAACTGCCACAGATGGCTGACTTTGATGCGATTCACCTCCACCGAACGCAACCCTGTATAGTAGGCTAGTAGTATGGGATGCGTATAGCGATCGGTGGACACTAGCTCTTTGAGTGCCTTGACCAACACTTGAATGTTTTCCGTGTCCGGGTCACGGTTCTGAGGTGGGTTGTTCAAATCAAAGACCATCGGTGAGACAAACACTTTGGTCTCGGGCCAAAAGAGCGGTTTCAGTTTCCTAAAGTAGAGCTTGAACGTGGACCATTTGACTTTGCGCAAGTACATTTGACGCACAAAGGCCAGTGCTCTATCGTCGTCGTTGTCGTACTGTTCCAGATGCATCATGGCCACCTGTTTCATTAGCTTGTTAATGTACGGCAAACGTTTGGCGTGCTTAACGTAGGCCGCATAGGCTTTGGCATTGACCAGTCTGACTCGTCGTCGTCTGAGTCTGCGTGGTCTGTTTCGATTGTTGGCATTGTTGACGATTCCACTAGTATTGGCATCGGTCATGTCATCGTCTCCGTGGTACGTTTCGTGGGTTGCTTGAGCTACACTTTGCTGGAGGGATGTCATGTTATGTTGAAGTTTCCGGCTCTGGCTCACACAACGGTGCAAACGTATGATACGTGTAGAGGATAAAGTCACGATTCAGAAAAGGCATACACGCCAAGGTTCTGTGAAGTTCCAACTCTTGCTGAATCCAATTGTTCTTGTTTAGAATTAGAAAGATGCACGTTACAAAAGTCAAGAGTAGAATTAGACCATGCATCTTAGCATGGTGTATGAATATGAATGAATATGAATATGTGTATCAAACAAAAAGACTAATCTCTTGTTGAAAAAAATTGATGGATTACTTTAACATTTTTACAGTACTAGACATTTATCAAGTATTATTAATTATTAAACATTGCTAAATATTAGGAAACATGGATCAAGTATTTATTAAATGTAGCTACTAAAGGTATTTGCTAAGGATATCTAAAGGTATCTACTAAATGCATCTACTAAATAAATGCATCTACTAAGGATTATAATAAACACACTCACAAATCAGGAACGATACTGCTACCGAGACTTGAGATTTACTCTGTTTACTTTTGTACACTATATCAAGTGTATCAGTGTGGCTCATACTCATACACATACTCTAACATTAAATCAGCTGCAAGTATAGTTGTACTTTTTACCAGTATACTTTTTACAAGTATATTTTTTACCAGTACACTTTTCACCATTGCATTAAACTATACTTGACCAAATCACTACACTCTTTACATCTGAGTTCCCCTCCTGGAGCCCCTGCTGCGGCTGCGTGAGCGAGAACGGCTCCTGCTGCGGCTGCGGCCTCTGCCAGATCGGGCAGTGCTACGGTTTCCCGAACGAGAGCGAGAACGCGACCTGGATCGTGACCGTGAGCGAGATCTACCTCTGGGCCTGCGCACCTCGCAGCTTTCGTCAATTTGACAAGTTTCAAGAGTCATTGTGAATAGGGCACTCTCTAAACTAGACACTGGGTGCATACAACACCAATACGGTATTGGCACTATGCACCACAATAGCAACACTTTACATGTTACGGAAATGTGCCAAATTCACACAATCCGACAGCGACAGATCAAAGCGTACACTCAGCGAGTTTAGCGTCTTGAAGGGCGGTTCAGCTTCGGCAAAACCCAGTCTGCACACGAACCATTCGTGGGGTTCGTCGTCTACGAGGATGCGAGACGATTTCACGGTAGCCACTCGGTCCAGGTCGTAGCACAGTGTGGAAAATCTAAAGATGCACTGCACACTGAAAAAGTGAACGTAAACGCCTTGTCCATTGTTTATAGCAAAGTGCATGCGTATGCGTTCATTGTTGCCGTCGACGCCTGATGTTCCGTAACACACTGCGTTAAACTTGCACCGGACGCAAGATTGCTGTTCGATTACCCACAGTCGAGACGGAAACAGGTCGTCTACGCACATGGTCGGATTGTCATACTTGGACAGGGTCACTTCGCATTCGAATCCCTGCGAGTCTACGAGACGCCAGTGTTGACGCTCAAATGGAATCTTGATAATCTTGGTGCACATGTTTTCCGACGCTCGCTTCCGTATGATTATACCGTTGGCGTAAAAGTCAAACTTGTCGCATTTGCTCTGAAACTCGATCAATTCGGAGCTGTCCTTAAAGTTTTCTACGATAAACAATCGACCGGCTCCTTTGACCTTTTGGTTGCGTATGGAACGCCTAATCTTTTTCATTAGTGTGTCTTGAGTGCATCTAGCCTTTACTTTTACTTTAGGTTTCAGTGATGAGGATTCAGAGTTAGTGTCAGAGTCAGGTTCAGGTTCAGAGTCAGATTCAGTATCAGTACCAGAACCAGAGCCAGAGTCGGTATCGGTACCATATGCACCAGATTCACATTCAGATGATCTGGACCTTGTTTTACGTTCTGCCTCAGATTTTAGTTTTATAGAATCCAAGTGTAATTGCAAGTCTTCTCCTGGATCAATTTCAATGTATTCTGTGCCGTCTGTGGTTGGTGTTGATGTATGGTCCTTGTCTTTATTCTCAGTTGTGCATGTTGAATTGTTGGAATTGTTAGAATTGTTAGAATTACTAGAATTACTAGAATTATTAGAAGTTACATCAACCTCCTCATCATCATCTTCCTTGAAAATATCTCCCCCAAAGGGCTCATCCGAAGTGTAGCAATCGGCAAATACACGTCTGGCCACATCCAAGCGTTCCTCGTACGTATTGTCCAGTATGGATTTACCATTGACCAGATAGAGATCCAACAGTACAAAACAATAGGCTTCATCGTTGCCGTTGATGCATCGCGAACTCGAAGAGTACGATCGCAGACAACACTCTACATCGGACGTACCGTAGCCCATGAGCATAAACTCTCCGCAAAAGTACGACAGACCCTTGACCGAGGGCAGTGCTCGTAGGATGGCTCTATTGTTGATTCGCACCCGTACACCGTGCCTGTTTAGCATGTAGTACTTGCAGTCTTCCGTTAGGCACAGACACAGGTGGACTCCCTTGAAGCTGGGCTGTACGCAATAGTCGCTGCACATGGCGTCCAGATCGGAAACGTTGAGCGTGGCCTCTGTCTCGTAGGATACGCTCGGCAGTTTGTAGTAGGCCATCAAGTTGGTGTCGCACGTAAAGACGCTACGTGCCACGTGAAAGTTGTACATGCCGTGAAAAAGATCAAACACTATGGGCTGATCCTTGATGTCGTTGCGTATGCCGAATCGGTAGTATTCGGGCAGACTGCGAGTCAGATCGTTGACGGTCACATTGAGACTCATCGACGATATAATGTAGGCCTCTAGCGGTGTGCATTGCTTCAAGATTAAATGATGCGGTGTCTTGAACAATTGTACAATGGTCAGTCTGTCGTCGTTGGTTTGTTTTTTAGGACAATAATAATTACTGGCATCTTGGCCGCACTCTTGATAGTTTACGTCTAGACGTTCAAATGACGCACACTGTTGACTACGGCGTTTATTGCAAGGCTCCAATTTTACAGTGTCTATAAATTCAATTTTACTACAACCGCTTCGAAACACTTTATCGCTATAGTAGACAAAGCCCTCGTCCTGATCCACTAGTAGTTTGCAAATCAGTCTGGATGCGTCGTCGTCTTCGAACGACTCATAGTCACACTTGCCAATCTGTTGGAGAATCTGTTTGGATATCAGGTTGCCCCAACGATTCAAACATGCACACTTGTCGTGCATATTGATGACAACCTTTTTGGCAGTCCTCCACGTTGCGATGAGTTGACGACGCCACTTTTTGTCTATAAACAATCGTATGCAACAGTACATGGATTCGGCATCCATGCTGGTCAGCCACAGAGTTAGCTGTTCCGAGTTTTTAGCATAGCCGTTGAGGAATCGGCCAATCTCTATGAGTGTAACCATTGTGTTTATTTCTAACGGATAAGAAGGATGGTAAATTCTAAAAAACAAAGTCAACATTATTCTAAAACTATATTCTTTAACAAATTTAAATACAAGTGTAACAAATCTATTAGGTACTACAACAAATACTAAATACTTTGATACTTTGATAGGTGCCTACGTTCAACTTGAAACACACACAAATCAATTTAAAGAATTACCACCAGTACTAGTACTGGCTCTATTTAATCTTTCCATTAGATTTAACCGCTCAACCTTGTTCATAACATCTGCGCTATCGATCCGACTACGTTTGGCCATGTACGCCTCGTAGTCAGGATCGCGAATCGTACTCGCATCGTACTCGTAATCGTCCGAGTCTACGATTCCCAGATTGCTGGGCACTCTGTACGGCGCCAGTAGAGGATACGGCTGCGGTCCGAATGCCGAAGTGTTCAAAACCTCCACCCTTGGCGGTAGCGGTCGTTTGCGATCAATCAACGGTCGATCCGGTTTCAGATGGATTCGGCTGCGATTGATCGCATCGATGATGGCATCAGTTTTCGAAACCTCCTTGTCCGCGTTCAAATCGTCATCTTGGTAGCCCTCTGTGAACATGGATAAGGTATCCTGTACGCTCTCTCGGTGCACAGGTCGTCTGCCTTTGAATCTTTCTGCAGTTCCATTGTTTGCTACATTGTATGACACATTATTCACACTGTTAATACTGGCTGCATTGTTTGCACCACCGATAGCAGATTCTTTAATAAACGGCTTGTAACTTTGTTCGTTTATCGTATTGGTGTTATCGCTCTGCCGAGTATTGTTGTAATCGTTGCTTTGCACGTTCAATATGTTCGAATCGTTTTCGAAATCCAAAGTTAGATTAGAGTCGTCGGCAAACTCTGCATAGTCGTCGTAAATGTATCCATCCTCTTCGTCCACATCTTCATCATCGTCGTCGTAATCTTCTATCTGAGGCGGTACCACAAATGGTGTACTCGGACGTTTACGGGTGGTTTCGGGAGATTGAGGTTTCTGTTGCTTGGACGATTGAGGCATTTGTTGCATCGGAGGATGTTTTAGTAGAGTTGTAGATTTTACTGATATTGTAGGTTTCTGTGTTGGAGTGGGAATAGGTTTGGTAGTGGGTGGTTTAGGAATAGGTTTGATGGTAGGTGGTTTAGTAGGTTTAAGAGTAGTAGGTTCATTAGTGGATTTAGTGATAAGTTTACTATTAGTAGACTTTAGAGTATTTATAGCTGCCAAGTTAGGAATGGGTCTAGATGTTGGAGTAGTAATGGGCTCAAGCTTGGCTACTCTTAGTGTAGGGTCAAGTATACTTGAGGGTACTGTATTTGAATCTATACTTATACCTGTATTTATACCTGTTTTTATATCGGTATCTGTATATCGAGACTCTCTGACTCCTCGCATCATCTCATCTTTCAAGTTTTGTATAGTCTCATTATCAATGCCGCCAGAGAGTCCGATATTACCATTGCTGCCAGCAATCCCAGTATTGCTCATATTGGCTCCAGTAACAGCACCGGTACCAGTACCGGCACTCTCCGATGCAGGCGTCATTTTACTAAAATCGATACCGGCATCGAGCAGTGCCAGTCTCAGCAAGTCTCCGGGGTCCATTGGTTTTCTAGGTTTTTCATTTTTTGGAAGCTTTAAATTTGTATCAAACTCTGTATTGGCATCCTTGTTGTTGTAGTTGTTGTAGTTGTTGTTGCCACTACCACTTTCAAAATTCACTAGATTGAATGATGCATTGTTTGCATTGGATGGTGCATTGTTTCCTTTATCGTCATCACTGTCGCCATCTCCTAAGCCTCCTCCTCCTACATCCTCTGTGAATCCATAGTCTTCATCGCGCAGCATTGTCAACAATAGATTCCGATTGACAATCTTTAGCTTGATCAAACCCAACGATGTGGTCGGTGTGTCCATAATGTAACGCATGTACGATTCCCTAAGAGTCTTGTTGATTGCATCGTGCCTAACCGTCACCATTTTATAGTCTAGTGGTATAAAGTCTATCGAGTCCTCGTCCATGGCCAATGGATTCACTTGAAACGTAAAGTGTCGTTTGATCAAGAGTGCATGTTTGATCACCGGCAATAGGATCGTGTAGAGCGGCTCGACTCGTCTGAGCACATATTGCCGGCGATTGGCCGTGTACGGTGTCTGATTGATTAGGTGCGTGTACTTTAACGATTCCAGGTGTGCGATCGGTACACGGGTGCACAGATGGAGGCACGAAGCGATGACGGTATCGATTGTGCGCAAATTGACCATGCCCATGTCGTTGACTGTAAACGTTTTAAACTCTTGAATCAATCGCACAAGGGTGATGGTAAAGTTTTTAATCACGCTACCGGTCAGAGTTCCGCTCTTTTGTTGCAACAGTCCAATCTTGGGATAGGTCAGAGTGACTCGGGGATTGAGAGACTTGATCGTGGTCAATATGCTAATCTTGTAGTTGTCCGTAAGTTTGGGACGCTCCTTTGTAATTTGCTCAAAGACGCTCTTTATGTTGGAATCTTTGAGCGTTTCAATGTTAATCTTTAGATCGTTCAAGAGCTTTAAATGGGACGCCTTTACGTTGCTCATTATAAATAATCTTGATGTAAATAATCTTAAATAACAGTATAATTTAGATCCTCTATAAAATTAGATATCTTTTCTAGGAGAGAGAAAGGCTTCAACTCTCTCTATATAGTTTTGCCCGGAAATGATGCTATAAAAAGGGAAACAATAAAAAGCAAGCTGTAAATAAATGTTGTATCTAGAGACCGAGATAAGTTAAATTATAAAATTAAATAAAAACCGGATAATAAATTATCAACGGCACTCTACCATTAACTAATCTGTATTATGATTATTATTATTAACAATAATAGCCACATTACAGTTTTACAACCTCTGATTAGAAATTGTAAACTCTACAGAATGAATAATATCAATAAAAGTATAGATGTAGTAGTAGATACTACACATTTATGCTATAAATTAAGTTACACTGTAGTCAATGTGGTGTAAACTTGTCTAGCAATGGGCTCGGTTGCAAATTGATATTAAATATTATTATTATCAACCAAGCTACAGTAGTAGTGTAGTATAGTTGTAGAGGTTTGGTGGGGAGGTGATTATTTCTCACGACTTCTCAATAACACCACTAGTCGTCGTCTGTCAGCAGTGTTAAATGGACTGTTGGTTCGGTGTAGTTATTATTATACTTTTAGTGTAGGTCGGTGTCATTTTTAAATAGCCATATAAACGTTAAATATCATAAAAGCAATAACCTATTGAGGCTACGTTTGCGTACTAAATTTAATTTAAAAACAGTGTTTTGTGCACATCATCGAGATGAATGAAATTGAGAGAATCGAAACTTTTACGAGCTCCAACTGGAAGGACTCGATGATTCTGGGTATGAAATTGGCCAAAACTGGTTTCTATTTCTGTGGAGCAAATATATTAAAGTGTACCTTTTGCAAGTGCATCCTCTTGTGGAACAGCAAAGAGTACCAAGAGTTTGTAAACAAACCTCAATTGATACACATTCGTTTGTCACCAACTTGCGAGTATGCGTACGCAAATCTGCCCATGTACGCTAATCCCCAGTATCGGTATTTCAAGTCGAGACTCGATTCGTTTATCGGCAACTGGAGCGTGTTCAAGAGGCCCACTCCGATAGCGTTGGCCGAGGCGGGATTCTTTTATGCTGGCATGGTCGATTGTACAAAGTGTTTCTATTGCGACGGCGGACTAAACGATTGGAACCCGTGCGATGATCCCTGGGAACAGCATGCCATACACTTTGACCGATGCGTGTTTTTACTGTACAAAAAGGGCCCACTCTACGTAGAGTCGATAAAGAAGAGGATTCTGGGTGAGTTGTGTTGGTTATTGCTATTGTTGTCGTTTTAATATTTAGTATTGTTTTTAACATTTATAAATGAACACCTGTACTTGTGCACATGTATCGACTAAATTTACACTCTTATATTTATACTCTCACTGGACGGTAATTAAATTGCTGCAAAAAGTAGAATAAGCGATCCCTTGAGTGTGCATCCTTCAAGTGTAGATAAATTAAATTAATTTTGTCTATAAATTGATTTTATCTATAAATTGAATTTGTCTTTAAATTGATTTCATCTATAAATTGAGTTTGGTTATAAATTGAGTTTGCAATAAATTTAGATTGTCGTAAACCATTTCATCTGCATCATTTATTTAATTCAGGCATATAAAAAAATCCAAGTCACATTTAATCTAAACTATACTCGCTCACTCTCTCTCTCTGTACTGTATACATTCCACCTCTGCATAATACACACACTAACCTTTGTAAATATTTAAACATCCCATTCCATGTCCATTCAAGGTGGTGGTTGTGGTGCAGACTCCTCAGAGTGCAATGATTGCCAATTTGACAAAGCTGGCACTGGAGAGAATGTACGACGTGGACAATCTTGCAGCACGGATGCCGAACCTGTACTTGGTTCATTTGAGTACACTGATTGCAATCCTGCTGATACTATTGCTGCCGGCAATATTGTAGACTTGAAGAATGTCCGATACGGCAGCATAAACACTAGCGTCTCTTCAGATTGCTCAGAGGACAGTAGCAACGTGTACAGCAATCGGGCAACGATTAGCGCAACGCCCGTGGTCATACAAGACTCGGAGGATGAGCAATTTATGGATGATTCTAAAAGTGTACACAAAGGCTCTTTCATAGAGTACCGGGCCATTTCTAAAAATGAATACAACCAGAATGAATACAACCAGAATGAGTACAACCAGAATGAGTACAACAAGAATGAGTACAACCAGAATGAGTACAACAAGAATGAATACACTTCTAAAAATGACTACAACAGTACTATGCGCAGATGCAAACTGCACCGAGTCAAGAGGAGTATTGTTGAAAGCTTTGAATCTACAGATGCGACTCCCAATGTAGACGTTGACGCTATGGAGAGAGGTAGAGGTGCTAGTGCTATCGAGAAGGCTAACACTATGGATAATTCCAACAAGGATGGTGTTGTGGAAGAGTCGATTGTTGTTGTTAATGGTAGCACTATTGATGGTAGCATTGTTGATGGTGGCACTATTGATGGTGGCATTATTGATACCAGCAACGTTATCGAGGCAAGTATTATAGATGTGGACTCGGAGGTATCACAAGTGAACAATACCAATACAGGATCTGGCAATGTTGGAGTTGAATCAAGTAATGTGGAGTCAAATAATGTGGAAAGAAGTAATGTAGAAACAAGTAATGTAGATGTAAATGTGGATGCCGAATCAAGTAATGCAGAGGTAGATGTAGATGTGGACGCAGAATACACCAACAATGATGATGCTACTAATGTAGGAGAGACTACTGAAGATAATACAGAATATAATACAGATGAGACTACAAATGAAAATACTGATGAAAACACAACTGACGATACAGATGAACATACTGATGAAAATACTGATGAAAATACAAATGAAGATACAGATGAAAACACAGACGAAACTACAGAGTACAACACAGAGGACTACAACTCTACAGACGTCAATATAGATGCCAGCAGGATTGAAACAATCAACACTAGCGGTAACTGTTTTGTACATTTTCTATTGACAGACACTCGTTTCCTGAATTACACATTGTCAATGCACGCTTCCTTAATACACATTGTTTATACATGCATGTACAAATAACCATTAAAATTAACCTCTTAACAAAAAGTACCATGTAAAACACTCTCTCCCTCTATCCTCCACAGATGCATCGACCAATACCAACATTTCGATAAACTCCAATTTATCGCTCAAGCGTATGATTCAACGATTGGAAAACTCTGACATTGGACGTCGTGCAAGACCACCGACACCAGAGCGCTGCAATGTACGCAATCGGCCTCGGATAATCTACGTAGACGAGACCATTGGTGAGTTGTAAACGTCCCTTTGTGCATTACCAAAACTTGCAAGTAAACTTGTAATTTCAATTGTAGAACAATATTGCAGCCACTACTGTTGCTGCTGCTAATGTTTCCACTTTAGTGTTGGACCCTTCAAAATGTTCAAACTATAACCGAGCCAGACCGTCGTTAATTTATACCAATTGTAAATGCTATTACAATAATAGTAGCCGCAAGGATAGTTGACCTGATTCAGAGGGTGATTATTTACACGGTATGATTAGTGTGATCTGCTCTTAGCAGGTACTTGGTTGATAAATATGTGTGTGCGTGCATTTGTTTCTAGAGCAATGTTTAAATGTAAATGTAAATGTTAATATAAATGTCAAACACCTATAATATACATCTTTATGTGTATAGTAAAAAGATGTTTATAAAATCAGTGTACTTACCTATATGTATATCAATTTGAAATCTAAATGTAACCTTCTACAAATCCATCTACAAATCCTTGTCTTTACACATTTCATGCACAGTTTAATGGTTCAGAGAATTATGTCCAGTGTCAAATGTGTAGACGTTAGTTTAGTATAGGGCCATGTATAATATTCTAGACTCTTGACACCAACAGGTTTGACAATAAATCCAATAGTCATGCCGGCTAGTTATAGTCAAATAACAGTCGAGTTATAATAATTCTAATTTATTGTTGTTTTAATCATTTACTGTTAGTTTTGGCACGTTATGGCTAGTTACTGCTAGATTGATCATTTACTGTTAGACCTTTAGTTTACCGTTAGTTTAATTTACTTAATTAGATTACTGTTTGGTGTTGCATTTGTTGTGTTTTGTGTTTGCATTTGCGTGCGTTTGGTTTGGTTTTTGCATAGAGGGTCTTTTTGTGTATACTTGCACTAAATGTATGTTGTACATACTTGCAATGTTTATTGTGCACTCTTGTACAAAATGTATGTTGTGTATACTTGTACCAAATATTTGCACTCTCGCACCAAATGCATTCTTGAATGTAAAACATGTATATTCTTCTCATACAAACCAACCTCCATTTCACAGATGCCGATGCCGATTCTACCATTGAAGATGAACGTTCACCGATTGACTCTTCTGGTAGTTTGGTTAAACCTAACAATGATGCTACTGCTACTACTTTTACTGAAACCACTAACATTAGTACTACCGCCAACATTGATACTCTTCCCATCAACACTGATACTAACAGCAACGACACTTTTAACAATGCATCAGGTTATAATACATCATCTTGTAATGCATCATCTGGCAATGCATCATCTGGTAATGCATCATCATCAACTTGCAACACAAATTACAATACAAATTACAATACCTCAGACTATAATGCATCCTACAACAACCACAACTCATCCTATAACGTATCCAACAATACAAGTACATACAAGCACAACCATCAACCTCAGTCTCAACCTCAGCCTCTGTCTCAGCCTCCATCTCAGGATCAACCTCAAAATCAACCTCAGTCTCACCCTCAGCATCAATCACAATCATCCCAGACTATAACGTTGCACACTGAAACTGGAACGATAGACCTTTGTACTGCATCCGAAGACGAAGAGGATGAGGATGCAAGTGACTACATTGACGACGAACCCTACTACAGGGACGATTGCGGTAAAGTGATTTACATCAACAATAGTGGCCCATTAGAGTGTAGCGTGTACGTGGACGAAGACTGCACCTCGGACACTGAACCACGGCCAGAGTTTAAAACTATACAGATTGTCATCAAGTCTGAGGATGTGTCCAGAAAGGCCAACAAGTACAATACTCAAAACAGTACCAACAATTTTATTGCAAACAATACTACTGGAATCAATAACCATAGCAACACCAACACTAACAACACTAGCAAGTATACAAACATTGACAATTTTATGCATTTTCATCAGTATTACAAACCACAAAACTATAGCAGCCAAAACCAGGCACTGGATCAGATGCACAATCAGTTTAATCAGATTCAGTCGTTTAACCAGAATGCACCCTTTAATCAGTATAACCAAAGTCTGGCATTCAACAACCAATGCACCAACAGTCAATGCCAGTGCAACATCAACACTTCCTATTATGAATCTTGCAACGAGTCGGAAACCTACTCGGATCCAGAATACTATGATCAGGCTCCAGACTACTCTGAAATCAAGACTAGCAACACCATTGGCTGCCAGACTAGTGTCGAGACCAATGTCGGCATCACGCAGACGGACGAGGACCATTGTCGTCTGATGGATCGGTCCACACAAACGTTGACCGGTGGTAATAATTACATGCCATCAAACTCTTCACTGGACTCGGCCTCATCTTCATCGTCTTCGTATTGCTTTTACAATCGCATAGATTCACTAAATGGCGTTATTAGCAATTCTATAAACAAGTCTATCGAACGCACCGCACTCCTTTCCATTTCCAATTCGTTTGAACGCACTCCTCCACCTTGTTATAAGCCTCCTCCCCGGTACTCATCCCCAAAGTTTCTTACAGTTGACGCGTCCACCAACACGGAGATTCAGAAGATGGATCAGCATCAGCAAACGGACGCATCGGTGGTGGTGGTGTAACCAAGGTTGGAGTTTGAAGTTGACGTCGGTGTAATTGTTACAAGTTCAAAACAACGGGATATCTAAACACAGTTTAAATGAACTAATGTTTTTAATGCACACAATTGTAGATCAAAAAACTAGAATGATTCAATTAAAACTACTTTTAATTTCATCTTGATCATTTTCACACTATTGTAACTTGTCTCTACATACTGATCCTTTTCAGACTACTATTCAGACTACTTTTCATACTACTTTTCATACTACTTTTCATAGTACTACTTTTATGCTCATTCTGTGGTGGTTGTTAATTTTAGATTAGTGTCTTAGAATAGGTTCAGTTTGAATTTAGAATTAAACTATATTTAGAACTACAGTTAGAAATACAGTTGGAAGTGCATGTTTAAATGGTTTACATTTAGTAATACACAAGTAGATTTAGAAATAGAGTTGGTATTAGATTTAGAAATAGAGTTGTTATTAGATTTAAAATTAGAGTATAAATTAAAGTATAATGTAGATTTAGAATTAGCCATTAAACAGTGTGGTTAGATTTAAACTCAAAATGTACTTTTATTATAAACACAATCCATCTACTGATACTACACACATTTATAAATCAACTTCATACAAATACATACAACTGCATATAAATACATATAAATACATATAAATACATGTAAATATAAAAAGGTACACTACAACACACACCTCACATTTACAAGCCTGCTATAAAAGCTAATAACCCCTCAGTCACTTGGGTACTCTTTTTTTCAAAGGGTGTAAACAAGGCGCGTACAAAACCTCTAACACTAGTGGTTCTGCATACTACACACAATAACAAACACTGTGGGCCACAGTATCGGTAAAATGTCGACCGCCTCCGCTCATGTTGACTTGACGCAATCCCTGTTGCTGTACCGCAATATTACAACGAGATTGAAGAGTTTCTCGAGATGGCCCGTCGGTCTGCAACAGTGTCCAGTCTCGTTGGCAGAGGCTGGATTTTTTTACAGCAACATGTGCGACGAAGTGCAATGTTACTTGTGCGGTGTACGAATCTCGAAATGGCTACCGGAGGACGATCCGTGGATTCAGCACGCCAAGTGTTCCAAAAATTGTCGCTTCCTATTGCGAATAAAGGGTGTAGACTTTGTGTACAACATTACAAAAAACTCTACGTTTATGCACAAGACTCAGTCAAAGGCCAACTTTGCGCGGTTCTTTATCAAGACTGCGGTCGTTCAAGACACTGCGGATCGTCAGGGTGAGTGCCTGCTGTGCTGTTCGCATCGTGCAGATATTGTGATATTACCGTGCAAGCATCTCGTTTCGTGCGGCTGGTGCGTGACCAAACAGTTGGACAAGTGCCCCATGTGTAGAGGGCCGACTGCAGAAATTATGAAAATTTACTTTTAATATTTATATACAGCTTATCGACCGTAACGCGTATAGCCTATTGGTGTTATAAACGGTTCACATTTATGTAGTTCTGAAGCATTGCGTTGCGAGCATTCTCATACTTTGCGTGTGAGCATACTCTTTAACCTTTTGCATTTGACGATAATTTAACTCGACACCATGAACCGCGTACCGAAAACCAAGTCCATCACCCACCAGGAGCTCACCGATTACATGTACTATGAGAGTGGAGATTTTCAGACAATCTTGAAAATCGACTCGTTCAACAAGACTTTGTCGTTTTACGAACGCATACCCGGTGAGCTTGTAGAAGATCTAAAGCCCCTTCATTGGACTCCGGCCTGTTTTGACGAGTACGTTAAAGTTATCGATGCCGTAATACCGGGAGTGTACACTTTTGACGTTGTCGTGTACAATGGCCAGCAGTTGCACATTGTAGATTTACTATCGGTCAACGGTCTGGATATTGAAATGTTTACGTACACCGATCGCTTGGCCAAGATTGCAAGTCTGTTTGTGAGCAAGCCGCCCATGCAGATTACTTTTAAATCGCTGCCGACAAGCAGCAACAAACTGGAAATGTACAATGGCCCGTGCGATTGTTTGATCGTAAAAGAGCTAGTCTCACTAAAGTACAACATGGACTACAAGTATGTAACGCCTCCCAAAGTGTACAAGATTGTCGGCTGTGCAGACTTGATTCAGCGACAGTACACCACCGATGTGGCCAGATGGCGTAGCGTTGCCAATGAACTCGAACTGGAACCCGGCTCTGATCCCACCAAGATTTCGGCCAGTTGCAAGAGTGTGCTCATCAAGACGGCCAAAGCCAATGAGGTGCTGCGCAACATTCTGACAAAGGTCACTGTCAAGCAGGTGCACCTGGTTGCCGATGCCAAGAACCTCATCTTTGGCTATTGCATATTGGACGATTCCGTACTGAAGCACGCACCCACCGTCAAAGAGTCTAACGGCTACACTTGGATGATGGCCGATCACGATGAAAAGTTTGCCAACATTAAATACTTCAAGACTCCCAGTGTGGCATCGTTCAATCACAAGACATCTGGCAAAATGGAAATGTACAAGCTGCAGATGCACCGGTTGATTTGCGATGACAGCGAGCACGTTGTAGTGTCCAATCTGCCGGTCAGGATGCGCATAGTGGCAGCCAGACTGTCCAAGAGCAACCTGTCCAGTTTGATTACGATGTTGATTGAAAAGCTGCACTTGGTGCACTTTAACGACAACATTGAAGAGTTTACACACTACATTAAAATGTTGGAAGATTTATTGGACAAGATGGACCACCAAGGTGGCGGCGGTTCCATTATGAGCACTACGTTGCCAAAGAAGCGTTCCCATTCTAGCGAAGAGAAGGACAAAAATAGCACAGCTTCCAAGAAGGCGGACGTTGAGGAAGCTGACCATGCTGAAGAGGAAGAGGCGGAGTCTGAGCCGGCCGATAAGCGTTCTAAAAAGTAAATGTGTTGTTGGTAGAGTTTTAGATGATGTATCAATAAATTCAATAGATGTGTGTATTCAATAAATGTAGGTATCGATAGATGTGTGTAGCAGTAGATGTATGGATTCAATAAATGTATGTATTCAATAGATTTACTAATAAATGCATCTAGCTATAAGTTTAGAGAATAGGAATGAATGTAGTCTTTAGGTTAGTTTTAGTTTTTTGGTAAAGTAGATGTAAGTAGGGAGTAAATTAGGAGGTAAAGTAGGACGCAAAACATGTAGTAGAGTAGGCGCTAAAGTATGTAGTAAAGTAGTTGAGTTAAGTAACCTAGAATAAAGGAATCGTAAACTATTACAACCACTGCTACCTATTCAAACTTTGACTTGCTATTTGAATCTTACTTTGTAGTATGCTGTGTGTTTGACAAAAACCACTGATACCTTTTGTCTTGCAACTTTGCATTGAATTAGGGTCGAAATGTTAAAGGATTGTGTGTGCGTGTGTTTTAGTTTTTTAGAATAATGATACTTTTTATTTTTTAGAATAACAATAATTCTTGTTTTTTAGAATACTAATAATTCTTGTTTTTTAGACTAACAGTTTGATTTAATTTTTTAGACTAACAATTTGATTTAATTTTTTTAGACTACCAAGTCATAAATAAATATCAAAACACAGTTGTGGTACACGTGCTGGGAATCGGTTACGTTTATTAGGTTAATGTGCATTGCGTGCGTGATCAGAGTTTTAATTAAAACATAATGTCAGCGAGAGAGAAATCTATTAGAGGTGTTTCTAAAATGTAAATTATAGGATATAAAATTAGCATTAGCATATAGTCTAAGGGAAGAGTTGTACTGAGAGATACTTTTGCAAAGTTGTACCGGATGCATTGTTGTGTGCACATGTATTTACCAGTGTCCTGTTTGTTCACATTTTACTGACTAGTGTAGTAGTAGCGTTATTATTTTAGCATTGTTGCACTGTATTGTTGCTGTTTCATAGTAAGAGTAGTACAAGTCTCTCTGACTTGAGCTTTGCTTTGCACGATTGTTTTGACTGTTCTTTGAATTGGATTTGGTGTTACTATGTAGGATTAAGTGTACTGGAATAAAATTAAAAGTATTGGAATACATTTAAAAGTACTAGAATAAACTTAAAAGTATTGTAATAAAATTAAAGTACTGGAATAAAATTAAAACCTGTTGGTGATAAGTTTGGTAGATTATGTTTTTTTGATAGTTTTAATATTAGTTGTGACAGTTTTATATAGTTGTAACACTTGCAGTTGGCAAAGCTATAAAGACGGCTTGTGATGTAATGTTTATTTGCTAACCTAAACTTGTAGAGTACGTAAGTAAATAAGTAAGTAGGTAAGTAAGTAAGTAAGCAACTGTAAGTACACAAACTCCAACTCGTCATTCTATATGTTTTTGTTGATAGAGGTAGAGAGAGAGGTAGAGCACGGTATATCAGGTTCTAAACAAGCCAATCACTTGTATATTAACTTATAACATCCAAACGAGTACCCTTATTGTAAACCCATCCAATCCTAGATTACTTGCTACTTGCTTGAATAAATGTTGTGTGTAGTATACCAACACGTTTCATTTCAAAGACCCAAACAACCTTACTTGCAAGTCTACCCAAAGTGCCCATATAACAAATATCCAGAAACTATAATGTCCAACAAAAGTGGCCGTTGATGGGTTTAGATAAGCTTACACCTTTCCCCGGGCACCATAACATTTACGATTTCCGTATAATGTAAATTACCCGACCGTTACCTACTTTATTTATAGGCGTGTAATTTATTAGCATTTTATGACCAATTCAACAATTTACAACAACATTAATTAGCATTGTAAGTTTGTATTATGAATAAGAAAAGTTGATCTGAGCACGCGCACACACTGTATTGTACAGTGCTGTGTACTGTTGCAACAAAGTTGAGATTGAAAGGTCAAGTGTAAACACACGTTCCGTGCGTTGAACAAATGACGAGTCATTGGACCTGTAATGAGTCTGGTGATGTGGGTAGAATGGTAGATATTAGGTAGCAGCCGGTAGCCTTTTTGAGTAAAAGCTGAGGAAGTAGATGTGTTTAAAAAAAGAACAAAGTATTACTTGACTAGTATATATATTTATTTAACTACAATTTAGATACATTTATTTAAAATACATTTAACATTAATATTCATATTCATACAAATCTCATATAAAACTAAACCTCTAGTAAAGACTACCTCAATCCTCCCATCCCTTCATAATTTCATTTACACGCAAAAAGGCAGCCATCGAGTCTATGTTGTACTCGGCCATCGTGATGGTTGCGTGCACTCCTCGCTCCTTGACGTTGGCATCGTAGATGGCCTTTGAGAGGATCTGATAGATGGTAGTGTTAATCTTGGACACAAACTTGTACAGATTCAACTGTGAAATGTGCACATCGTTCAAGTGATGGGCAGCCTCAAAGATTACATCGGTCGGTTTGTTTTTCAAGTAATGAAAGTATTTGACTTGCTTCTCTCCGAATATGTAATCGGGCTCGTCCTCCACAACGGCTCGCATCATCTTTGCAATGGGTGTGTTGGCAGTGTCCACCTTTTCACGATTCGTGCTCATCATGCACAGTACTACGCTGCGATCTTTGCGTGCACGCTCTGCAATGTACATGTACACCTCGTTGACTAGAATGTCTTGTAGCATCTTTGACGATATCGGTACGCGCTCAATCAGGTAGCGCTCGGCCAGTGTAAAGATGACATCGTTCCAAATGGTGGGACCGTTCTTGTTTATACCTCTCGATATCCATTCACCCTTGCACTTGGCCAGATAGACCTTTTTGGCCATTATAAAGATGAACTGATACATCTTGGCGGTCAGTTCGAGTTCCTCATTCAGAGTCTTGCAAAACTCGGGCAGTGGATTGTTTTCCAGATTCGAGTCACCATTGTGTACAAACACTGAATCGGTATCGATCAGTACTGCCTTAAAGTTTTGCACATGAGCAAACCTGGCCATGTCTATAATGTACTTGCGTCCCAGAGTGGTGAGCGCTGCAGCCACCAGTCTACCGCTGAGCGCTCCATAGTCGGAACCCAAGAGACCATAGTAGCTGCAGTTGACAATCTTCAAGTTGCGATACAACGAGTTGATTCGAGACAGTTCACCCTTGAGTTTAACCTCATAGTCGGTCAGCAATTGAACATCGTTGCATCGGTTGATTTCGTCAAAGGTTAGCAGTTTAAACTTGGGCACTAGCATTTTCATATCACTACTCTTGTCCACATCGGCAGTGTTGAATATAGAGCCAGTATTGCAAAGTTCCATATTCTCAGGGTTGGAGGGGTCGTCAGTGTTAGAGTCGGTTTTAGATTCAGTATTGGATTCAGTTTTAGATTCAGTGTTGGTTTCAGTTTTAGATTTATCCTCAGTTTTAGTATCAGAGTCTTTGTCGTCCTCTTTATCCTCATCTTTATCCTCATCCTTATCCTCATCCTCGTCCTCATCCTCCTCCTCCTCATCCTCATCATCGTCGTCAAAATCAAACACAACCTCTTGATAGTCGTCGCCTCTATTCTTTACCGCATCCAATCGTATCTGCACCTGGGTCAACATGGTCTCCATTTCCTTTTTCAAATCCTTGGCTCGAGATCGTAAAACGTTTTGTTTGTGAATCATGTTGCCCAATAGAGACGGTTTTCGCTCAACGCTCAATATTAGCACACGATCGTTGGAATTCAAGTTTTTACAACACTCGTCCAATGAACTAAATTCATCGCAATTATTCTCCAGCATATTGATCAGGTTACGAGTGTTTGCATGATTTACGACCTCTTCCTTGGAACACTTGTGCACGGTAAATGTGAAATATCTGCACGGATGGTTTGGATTCAGAATGGGTCTGAGTCGCTGCAGTACGTGCACCGGAACGATTGCGATCGTTTCATATGAAATGTTGTGACCCTGTTTCAATTTGGGATAATAGGCGACCACATCGTTCACTTTACAATTGGTAAACACTTCTCGGGCGATGCGCATATTGAATCCTCCACCGTAGCTGGCCTCGTTCACGCCCGCCGACACTTGATTCTGATTGTACGTGTACATGACGCTACCGTTGGTGGTGATCATTAGCCCGCCACCGATGCTCTTGTGCAGTGTCAAAATCTTACCATCGGTCAAACTGCTGTAGACAGACTTGTTGTTGATAAACTCTCCAATCTTGCACTGCGTGTACCGTACAATGGAAATCAAATGGCTCTTGCACAGCTTGGGTAGAAACTCGTCGTAGCTGAGCGAGTCCCACAGTCGACACAGCAGCTCGGTATCGACATCGTTGTAGTGCACAATGGTGGCCAGGTCAATGTTAAACTTTTCAAAGTGGCACTCGTCATTGGGCAGGCCTCGTTCCAAGAGGTGCCGGTACACGTGTCGAATGTTGATGGCGTTAAACTCCACCTTACCCTCGGCCTGACCCAGACACAATTTGGCCATAGTGTCCAGCGACAGCTTGCCCACCTCCGGATAGAGTTGACGAAAGATTTTAATCAAATCAATGTGAATCATGTGATTTCCATACACTGGCATGCCTCGGTACAGGGTAAAGTTTTTAAACTCGGGCAGACACAGGTAGGCGGTGCGTTTAATGAGAAAAGTCATATCGTAACCCTTGCTATTGTAGCCCAATAGAAAATAGAGCCTCTTGCGATCCAACGTCTGTAGGATGAGCCGAATGAGATCCACCTCATCGTGCACGACCACCAGTTTGCGTTGCATGTTGCGAGTGGCTTCAAAGTCTCGCTCCATCAAACTCTTTAGGCGTTCCGTATAGGCTCGTACCGATTCCGAGTTGGCATCCACCGTATCGGTTTGTTCCAATCGTGCACGTTTGGCCACAGTGCCACTACCAGTAGTGGTGTAATCAAAATCCACAGGCACCGGTATATTGACAAAACTGTACATTGTGTTGGTGCCGTGATCCTTTATCGAGGCTGAAAACAAAATGTCATTCTTATAGTCTCCCAGGGGCAGTCGGTAATCAAAGCTGGATAGAGTCTCGATATCAAAGGCCACAATGTCAATCTTTGGCTTGGGCAAGTCTTCGTAGCGAGCCAGATTGGCGTCGACAAACACATCGTACACCGAGCACTCTTCCAGACTGGCCTGACTCGTACGGCACGCCATTTCAAAGACAATCAACAGCTCCAGGGACCAAGTGGCCGTAGTCTTGATGTGATTCTTCAGAGCGGTCGTGTTCAAGAGTTTGTGTAAATTTTGAGAATCGCCAAAGCTACAGGTGGGCACTTGAAATGTCTTGTACTGAACGCTAGTCGTTTGAATCAACGTATCGAGCAGAGTATTGTTGGGAATCTCAAAGTTGAACGAGGAGAGCTCGCGTATGGGCCGCTCCAGGTCAACGTGTCTGAGATTGAGCAACGGCGTCAGATGCATCTCGTTCTCGGCAAACACAAAGAGCGAGGTCTTGACGTTGTTGATCATTAGCTTTGCCGAGTCCCCGGACTCGTCTACACCGAACGCGTAAATCTGATTCTTGGTCGATGCCCAATCGAGGACGTAGACTCGGTCGGTCCATTTTATAGACTCGTCCGAAATCTTGTTGTTGTAATAGTGTTCCTCGTCAGCGTACATCATCGTGACTACTAAACCACAAAACGGCGTCACTAAGCTTTTATATACAAACACTGATAAGAAATTGCATTTAAAAGGCACTACACTTGCAACGCTACCATCATTAATATAGCGAATTCTGCAAAGGCAATACGCTATTGTGCTTATCTTTGACGCTAGTTTATTGGTTTATGCACATTTTTCATCATGCCGATCAGAAAGAATCTAAAGTCGATCATTTCAAAAATATTCAAGAAACGCTTCAATGCCAAGTCTTTGGAGTCGATCATTTTGGATGCATTGAGCGACGTGCACCATGCCAGGGTGTCGATGAGCGATGCCAACTCGCCCTTGGATTATGTGGACTCGTTGAGGGAAAAGATTTGCGCCTACCATATTCCGAAGCATTTAAAGGCCAAACTCTTTCATCGAACTCTGCCGCCCGACTACTACCTGTGTCCGGGCGTCGAAGGCGTCTCGTACACGGGCTACTGTAAGCGATGCGATATCCAGTATCGCTATCCGAATCCGTTGTCGTCGTTGTTCAACTTGTCGAATCTCTATTGTGTAGAGTGTTGCGGTGACTTGTTTGATAGGATTGATGATTTATACGTGTTTTGAGGTGGAGACGGTGCGGTTACTTGTTGTTGAGATTAATGGTGCTTTATAATGTGTTTTTAGATTAAAGTATTATTTAGGTTTTTATTACCTAGTTCTAGTTATGGTTGTACTTAGTTTGTACAAATAAAGATTTTAATACTCAAACTGTTGTGATTTATATTTTTTTAGTTTACCCTGTGATATACATTTGCATCAACTACATCTTCCTACTCCTCATCATCAACCTCACACTACTCTACATACTATTCTACCTCTGCAATCCTCCTACTCTTTCCTTTATAGGGATGCATCCATAATCAAATCAAAACCAAAGTCTCAGTTTCATTAGCGGAAAACAACATTTGACTTGTAAAATACAGACTCTGGGAATCCATTGGATTGCTTTACATGGACTGAATTACAATTTCATTATGCATCTACATTGGCAGGTATCGATCAAAAGCTTAATTTACTGGGTGTCTGGTTTAATTTATTGACTAGCTACTGCTCGGCTGATGGGCTCATGTTTATGGGATCATGTTTATGTAATGACATTTTGAGAATTGTGGTAAAACTAGATGTTGGAGGCTAACGGTACGGACTCGGTGGTGATTTATAGAGTTGAATTAGTTACGAGTTGAATTAGTCTAAAAAAAATACAAAAACTTGGTAGGTGCATTTAAATACATGTAAATCTCTACCTGTTATCTAAACTTTAAACTCCAAATCTAACCTCTAAAATCTCTGTATGAAATCTCAGTTCAAGTCTTTGTTAAAATCCAAAAGTATATACACATTTGAATATCCACTGCATTCAAGTTAAAGATTCTGAATTTAGGTTACTCTCTCGGATTTTTAAGATTCTACATTTGAATACTCTCAGGAATGAAAACAACTTTGTATTTTAATCTTGGTTTTTATTGTTCAGTTTATTAGGTACTAGTAGTTGTGTGTGTTTTAGTATTTGATTTTACTACTATTATATTATGCTACTATATTATTATTACTACTGCTACTATTTACTACTATAGTACTACTACTAAAACTAGAAAATTTACAGCATTTCAAAGTGTTACATTTAGTAGGAAGGTGCAGGGCAGTTAAACAACTAGGTTGCTCTTAAATACTAGTTACGTATCTCTAATACTAATACTAATACTAAATCGTATACAAATCAAAGAGACTTTAGTCACGAGATATATATTCATCAATCAATCATCACACAAGCTACCATGAAAACGTAGGACACTGCACTGCATCAATCTTGTACCGACGCCACTTGTACGATGCGATGCGGGCACGAGTGGTCTTGGTGCATTTTCTAACCTTGACCATGTTGAGCGCGTACAAGTCTGAACACTTTGACTTGTGCTCCTCTAGGACATCCTTTACCGATTCGTTCAGTTGGATGCTCTCTTCGAACGTGGGCAGACTAAGCATCATTGCTTCATCGTCGGCACCACTGTTGGGATCCGCAACGACGGTGTTTTCAAACTCTACACTGTGGAAAGATTCGGCGCCTCCTTTGGATGCACTCTCAAAGCGTGCAGCACTCGCAGTCGGCAACTTGTCCAATACCGTAGTCTGGATCGGTCTCAGTCTGGTCAGCACTCGGTAGCAGCACTTTTCCTGGCTCGGTATTTGAGGATTGTACGTCATGGTGGTTTGTGTTTCGATGCTTGATTTGTATAAAACTAAACTCCAACTTTATAGTCAACGCAAACTTTAAATTATACACTTTAAATTCAAAATTAAATCAAAAACTAAATCAAACTCATAACTGAAACTAGTACAACACAAATGGAAATGAAGTGACCATGACAGAAATATTGTTACCTAGGCACAGAGGTAATTCAAAGTAGTAAAGTAGGTACAATATGATGGAATGATAATAATAAAAGTCTATATTTGAAAGAGCAACATGTGCTCTTTGAATGGTTTGTAATCTAAAAAACTAGAGTCCAAACGCCTACTGAAATTGTAGCTGCAACACAACTTGTGAGCAACTAAATTCTCAGAGCAACGGGTCGAGCTGCACGATGATTGCACTCTATTTAAAACAGGCGCCCATTATAGTACAGTTCAAGTATAGTACAGATCAAATATAGCACAGACCAGGAGTAGTACAGACCAGGAGATGTACACTTGTCAAGGTTTGTAGGTCAACTGAAGACTATCGTCAAATGTTTTGGTTTATATATACCGACACAGGATGTGACACCAAAGGGCGTGTTGATAAACCATTTGTTAATTATAGTCATTACACAATGTATTAGTGCTCAGTACCACATCCTGTATGCAATTTTCCTTGATTTGTAAAATCTATTCTAAAAAACCACAGTAGGTACAATTACAAGTAATTAAAAGAGTCGTTACAACTAAACATGAACAAAAGAGGCATCTTATAGTACTACAAACAAAGTAATGCAAACAAGAGTTGAAATCTTATAACCTAGCACACATGGGAGTTTTAAGGAATCTAACCAATACTAACACCAACAATCTTTACTCTTAATTAATACTAGCACTCTAACCAACACTAATACTAATACCAACACTAATACTAATCAATACCAATCAATACTAATAATACTAAAACAACCACTCACTCGGCATCCTCCTCGTCCTCCCCTCGTTCACTGTAAATGCTACTGTCCGCAGTCATCACCGAGCCCATCAAACGAGACACGTCAAACGCAATGTCCGATTTAACGGTGGATGCAATCTTGCAGTTCTCCATCGGTGCCATTATAATCTTTTCGGCATCCTTGTTGATCTTGGCCTCTACCACATCGCCATCGTACAAGTGGTCCTTTTTCAGTTTCTTGTGGCGAGTGTTGAGCACCGGGAATGTCTTGTTTCTACGCTTCTCGGCACTCTTACCAATGTTCATAAACAGAGTGCCTCTGCCCAGGCCACTGGTGCGCACATACAAGTACGTCTTGTCAGCCTCCTCTTTGAGCTTACCCGACCAAATGTTAATCTTGTTGATTTTGTGCGGTATAATCTTTATGTAGCTCTGCGGCAACTGATCCGTGGGTAGACAGTTTAGACGATCCTTCCAAGACTTGAAGTCCAACTGCACCTGATTCACTGCACGCACATCGAAAATCTCACTCTCACCGTCTCGGGTAAACTTTACAATATCGTAAATCTTACCGTCCAGAGTGTGACTCTCGGTGGTCAAATTCAGCGGTGTATGAGTACTGTAGCCGTACACGGTTTTGGTGAATCTGGCCAGAGTGTCAAAGTGCTTCAAATCTATGGGTAGACAATCGTCGTTGGGATTCACCACGTCCGTGTACCGGAAACAATTGTACTCGAGATCGAGTGCCAGAGTGTGCAATTTATCGGCCACGTCCTTGTAGCACTGTTGCTTTAGCAAGTTTTCAATATAGTCCAAGTACTGGATGCGCTGTGCGAATGCGACTCCTTTGCGTGACAGTTTGCGGCTAGACTCGCGCAAAACCTCCATCACTGCCCGCTGTGCATAGCGTTTGTTTTCAATCTTTTCCAAGAGGAACGACAACAGTTTGGATTGATTCAGTTCCATCAAGAGGCTGAGGTAGAGCTTTTTGATAATGTTGTCATTCTGTATAGTCTCATTGTACTTGGACTTGGCCTCCGAGTACATGGCCAGATTGATGGGTTTCAGTGTAGACACGGATCCGGACACACTATAGTTACCGGCCAACTCCTCGTCATCGTCATCGTCTTCGATGCTAGAGTTTAGTTTTAAACGTTTGTTAGAGTCGGTTGTAAGGTAACGAGTCCCACCGGTGCTGTATACACTTTCAGCATCTCCATTGCTAGCAACGATGCTGGCACTGGCACTGGTACTGGTACTAGCACTAGCACTAATGTGATCATTTACAACAGAATTGCAATCGTCATTATCATTAGAGTACTCTTTGGTGGAATCTTTAGAGGCATCTTTAGGTTCTTTGAACTCTTTAGGTATGTTAAACTCTTTGGGTACGTTGGAAATATCCTCATCCGAATCCCCATCAACCCTATCCTCCCTATCCTCATCCATACACCCATCTCGAGACTCGGAATCTTCAATGTTACCGTTACTGGCACTTATGCAACTATTGGCATTTCCAACTCCATTGTCCAACAGTTTCTTTACATGATTGCACACTCTAGAATAGGCATCGTAATCGTTGATGCAACTCGCATCCGAATTGTATCCATCTTCGTCGTCCTCATCATCGTCCTCATCGTCACTGTCTTGCTTGTGATTTTGTATATACGCAGGCTGAGCTTGTATAATCTGATCAGCTTCAGTCTGACCCTGAATCTCAGCCTGAGCCTGTTGCTGTTGTTGCTGCTCAGCCTTACTCTTGTCCTTGTCAGTGTACGATTTGCGCAGTTGCTCGGCAAACTTTTCGTACACCAAAGAGATGAAATGCTTCATGTACTTGTCCAGGTTCATAATCATGTCGGTATCGTACTCGGAATTGGCTCCATAGTAGTGAGTGCGTTTGGATGCAATCACCACCTTGGGATGAGTACCGTACGTGGTCTGATAGATGAGAAAGTAAATAATATTCCGAGCCATAATCTGATACTGATTGTTGCGCTGCGTAATCTTGGACTCTTTTTCTACCTCGGGAGTGACTCGTTTACGTCGCAGTTTGAGTGTAATGATGCGAGCCGTTCTAGTCAGTTTTTGAATCATACTGGCAAAAATCTTACTCTCAATAAACTGTTCAAATTCCTGAAACAATATTTATAGGTTAAATCGTTACATCAAAAGTGAGATTAAAACAGTGTTGAAAAATGGACATTTTCCTATGCATCGAAACTAGCAGGATTCCAAGTGACCCTGAAATTTACAACAAACCCATATGCATGGAATCGTCGATTCTCTATGAAAAGCCAGTAATCGATGTCCAATACAAAAATGTACAATACTTGATACCAAACACGATCACGAAGCAGTTTAGCTACTTTAAATATGCAATGACGATCAACGCCTACAAGCATCACATGGTCGCGTACATGTTTCGTATCAAGTACGAGGACGCGTGCAAACTCGTAATAAAACTTACTTGGGAGAATTTGTTTATGTTGAACGAGGCCATCTCGTCACCCAGAGATATCGCACTCTTGGTCGACGATTTGAAAAAACCCCCAAACTGGACGTTTATGACGTGGCTAATGTCGAGTCGGCCAAACTTTGAAATTGCCTACATAAATTCAAAAGACTTGACAGACGTGCGACTGTATCAACCTTATGTTGTGGAATGCCACACAAGGCGTATAGCGTATTATAATTATGGCGACATTACATTGCTCAGATAACGGTTGTTTACAGTAGGGTTTGTTAGTTTTAATCGCAATGGGTGATAAAAAACAATGGCTTACCGTGGAGCCTCCCATGTTTCTATACATGATGGCCTTCATGACGACCACGGTCATCGAGCAGGCGTTTTACGTGTACCAAGCGTGCACCGTCAACCATGGCTACTCGCCAGAGGTGTGCCACAACATTAGCCAGTACGATGACATCAACAACCGAGTCCAGCAGACTGTGTCTACATTTCATCAGTGGAACGGTGTAGCCAGTCATGTGGTGCCCTTTATATTGGCCTTTTTCCTAGGATCCTATAGTGATAGGCGCGGTAGAAAGATTGTACTCGTATGTGGACTCGTAGGTAAACTCTTTTTCTCGGCAATGCTAACCGTAAACAGTCTCAAGAGCTGGCCCGTAGAGTATATAATCTACACGGCATCCTTTCCGAGTGCACTCACCGGAGCCGATTTGACCATATTCGCAGCGTGCTTTGCCTACATTGCCGATGTGTCGACTGTGGAGAATCGCACGCTACGAGTGGGCATCTTGGATGCCGTCTACCTGAGCACGATGCCAACCGGTGTGGCGATCGGTAGTGTGCTGTGGAAGCGATTCCGATCCTACCCCATCATGTTTGCAATCAATACGAGTCTAATGATTGCGGCCACATTGTACACGATCCTATTCCTAAAATGGCAAACTCGACCAGAGCAAAAATCCCTCAAAGAGACTGGCCTCAAGAATGCACTCGGAGACTTTTTCGATTTGGAAAACATCAACACTACCCTGAATATTCTAGTGAAAAAGAGGCCCAACAATCGGCGACTCTTTTTGTGGTTCATTTTGCTGTCGATGGCCTTTTATACGTTTCATCGAGACGAGCGCTCTGTAATGTACATGTATGCAATCAAAGAGTTTAAATGGGACACGACTGCTTATAGCCACTTTAGAACCTACCTGAGTGCAATGTACGTTACGGCGATGCTCTTTGGTATACCAATCATGAGCCGAATCTTTAAATGGACCGACACGCTGATTGTAATGCTGGGCGCCGTGGCTCACATCTGTGGACACTTGGTGTACGCTCACGCAAAGATTGCCAACCTATGGTACCTGGGAGCGACGCTGGCCGCACTGGGACCTTGTGTGGCTCCGCTCTTGCGATCGATGGCCTCAAAGGTGCTGCCTGCTTCGGAGCGAGGCGTAGCCTATGCCTTTCTGTCGGTGATGGAGAATGCCGTTGGAATGTTTGCTGCGGTGGCGTACTCTCAGCTCTACAAAAACACTCTGGACACACAGTTTTCAAATGCCACATTCTACCTGACCGTTGGCACTCTGGTGGCAGTGTTTGCACTCATGCTGACCATGAGCCGAATGCTAAAGGGTAAACAGTTGAAGGATGCCGACAGTGATGACTATGGAAACTCTAATGATGAAATGGGGCATGTATTATACAATGGAGGTGGTTCGGTACAATTACTGTTCAACGGAAAGGTTGCCGAGTACCGAGATTTGCCAATCACAAATGATTTGTGTAACCCAGAGTTTAGGTATTTGAAAAATGTAAAAGAGTTTGCGTATTAATGTGTAGTTTTGTATGTGGTAGGATAATGTAGGTGGTAGGATAGGATAGTGTAGTAAATACATTTATATGTACATTTAATTATATCAAATAAAAAATGATGTATTTTTTAGTTTCATCATTTGACTCTAGTTTTACATTCTTATAAAAACTTCAAGTTGTAGTACCTACATTACAAAATAAAACTCTTTATTTTTTAGACACCAACATACACGGCTTGGAATGAGCTCGTGTACGGGATCCCTAAGTACACAATAAATCTAAAAATGAAGTTTGTCACATTTACGACCATCGATGAGTATGGATCGTTTGACAACAAGAAGGCCAACGAGCTCGTTAGAGTTTTAAACAATAATGCCAATTGTGTCGGTGGGTTCATCGATTACTCATCGATGTATCCATTGATTTTTGTATTTGCATCGTGCACAGAAACCATGTTTTGCTACAATCTAAACAATGAGCGCGATCCCTTTGTCGATCAATTGGAGGCTCTGGTCAAAGAGTCCAAGATTGTGGTCGACGCACAGCAAGTGTGCAATCTTTTACTAGAGGGTTTTGTCAATTTTTCGTTTGACGCTCGTCTAAGAGTGTGCGACATTGTGCGTGTGCTAGAGCTGTTGAATTGTATGATTACACGAAAAATGAAAAACAACATATTATACGGTGTAAGCGGCGAAGCTCGTAAATGTTATTAGCGTTGTATTTGGGTGAATTATGATAGGTGCACGGTTGACCAAAGTATACACATACACACACCATGAACAACGCAATCAACAATATCCGAGCTCGCATCACACCGGAATGTGGCCGACTGGCCAGTACGGTTTTTGCACTGGGTATCATACAATCGGTGGTACTGGTTGCCATCTCGATCCTCTTCCTGGCAGTTTACTTGTACTACAACGCTGACGTTAAGGCTTCGAGCACGTCAAGCACAGCCGATGAATTGGAAAAGAAAAAGAAGAAGATTAAGACCATGATGATTGTATCGATCGTGCTGGAAGTGGTCACGGTACTGGCCTCATTGTGGACGGTGCTGACTGCTGGCAAGATTAAGGACTGTGTTTCGTTGGTTTCATCCACATAAATTGAAGCTGCCTACATCCACCGAGTGCTCTCTATGTGATGCGTAAGAGTGTATGGTATACATCAAGTGTTGTGTTGAAATGCAAGTTGTACATCAAATGTTTAATATTTAATACATCAAGAGGTAATGTGTAGTATGATCAGTTGAGGTGTTTAGATTAAGTTGAGGTCGTGTTAGGGTAGTTTGTTTTAGTTTGGTATAGTATAATTTAGTATAGTTTAGGATAGTTTAGGATAGTATCGTTTAGGATAGTCTAGTTTGGTAATTTGGATTAGCAGTACATGTTAGATTAAGTCAAGTTCTTTAGTAGGATAGGTTGCTGGAAATAATGGAATCATTAAGTACAAGATTTGTGTAATAAAGATAGATGAACTGATAAATGACAACATTAATGAAATTGAATAAATTGAAATAAACTGAAATAACTGAACTAAACTGGAAACTAAATAAATGGATTCTCTCTACATCTTTGGTTTAATTAATTCTTATTTTTTAAACTATAGATTAAACTAGATTTAAAACAAAATAACAAAATATCAAAATAACAAATATAAAATCAAACCCAAAGGCAATACTCAAACCCAAACCCAACCTCAACCACAATGCTGCCCGTCTTTGTAGGAACACTCTTTGTGGTAGGTTTGTTGTATTTTTTGACATTGCGTCTAGACAACTCTAAATACTATGCCTATGTCAACAAGTACAATCTACAAGCCAAAAATGAAAAGCTAGCCAAATTGATAAACTCTGAGGGACTCGAGAATCTACCGTCACTGCTCATCGACCACAACTCGTCCTATGTTCGGCAACACGAAGACTTGTCCAAGGTGTCGCAGTGTGCCGCAGAGCCTCTGTTTGTAGCACCGCTCGATCCAAAGGACAAGACTACGCTGTTGCAGTACAATAGCTATTGCACATCGAGATGCGGTTCCTTGGGCCGAATGGTGGTCGTGAGTCCCAGCCAAGAGTTTTACCACATCAACAAGCGTCTGGCACCCGGCAAGTATTGCATGGTCGACAACCAGGTAAAGTGCAATCCTCGCACCGGCTACGTGGTGGCCGACGGTCTGGGCTCTTGGGTGTGCCGATCAAAGTATCCCAACCTGTTTGGCGGTACGGATGCGTCCAAAGTGATTGCATGCAACAACGAACTGCATCCGTCCACCGGCAGCATACTGTGGGACAATTTGCTAAATGCACCAGTAAATGCGGCCACCGTGACACTGGACGACGAGAACGAATTGGTGCCCGGCACCGGAACGTATAGGTTCACGTGCAAGTTTAACAATACCACCAACAACCGAGTGCTGCCGCATCCCGCAAACCGATTCCATCCCATCAACGATCCGTGCACTCGAGAGGTGCCCAATGCGCACAGCGATGCTCGGGTCGTGTTTGACCACGACGATCGAGGCGTTGCCGTGGACTGGCATTGCGATTGCGGTGATCCCAAAGTGACCAGGCTCTACAATTCGGACGCCACCGACAACAAGTCTACGTGTACGCCTTGCGTGAATCGAACCACACAGACGGATCGCAAACTGGACATTTCTGTGCATTTCAAGTGTTTCAATCTAACGTCAATGGTGACGGATCTCTTCAAAACGGTACCGTGCAAGTGGTCAGACTTTCTGAGCAACGGCACCAGTTGCAACTATCTAGAATTGGAGCTGTACGAGACTCGCAACTTTATGACACCCTTTGACATCAAGTATACCAAGGTTGATGGTGTATTATTAAACTAACCGAGTTTTACCTTTGTCCAAATTTTACACATGAGCTATTGATAGTAACGTTGAGGCGGCATGTTATTAGAAGTCATGTCAAGATGAATCAAATAAAACTGGCCAATGCTAACCTGTACAAAAAGGCCGCGCTCATGTCATGGTTGGAGCGCGACCGAATAGCGTGCGACTATGTTAAACGCTACGGTACCGAGATTGATGTGGACGCGCTCAAGGGACTCTTTGATTTTGCCTCTCAGCTCAAGCTGGAAAGCATACTGGTGTCGGTGGGCAAGTCCGTAGTCCGATCCGGTTCCATTGGCGTGATCAACTTTTTGACCAAGATTGGTATCGGCATCGATGCCGTCTTGGATCCCACCAAGATTGATCCTCACTTGGACGATGACGATATGATTTCTCTGATTGAGCATCGCATCGAAAAGTTGTCCACTCGTGAAACCAAAAAACATTCCATCTACTATAATGTGACCATGAAAATGTTTGGTCAGATGCTCAATCTGAATCTGGAAAAGATTAATCAGTCTATATTCAAGAATGTTGACGAATCGGTACTGGACAAGCTCAGTGAGGTCGCATTCGATACGACCAATGAAAACATTAATCTGGATCAACTCAAACCTAAAACTGATCAAGAACTGAGGCTGATGGAGGAACCTACAGTGGTTGAACTCGACAATGACAACACTGGGTCCCATCCTTCGTATGACGTTTCCACAAACGAGGTAGAGTACCACGAGTCTGAGTTTGAACCGTTGCCCGATAGATTTGGACGGTATCGTAGGAGTGTAGTAGAGGACAGTGTAGAAGAGGGTTTCAATGGTGGTTTGGAGGATGGCTTAAAAGAGGGTTTTGAGGATAGTTTTATTAGGACAGAGAATGGTAATCTTAGGACAGAAAATGATGGTTTTCTTAGGACAGAGAATGATGTTCTTAGGACAGATGATGGTTTAGGTAGTGCAACAGAATCGAGTGTAAAGGATGATAGTTTAGAGGGATTGGATACATCAAAATCAATAGATTTGTTAAACTCATTAGATTCATCAAAACCAACAGATTCATCAACTACACTAGATTCAGCAAAGTCATTAAATTCACCAGAGAATCAATTAGAGCCACCGACTGCACTAGAATTGGAATCATCACCAAAATCATTACCCGTTGAAGAGCTACAAGAATCGGTAAATGAGGTGGCATCTCCAGTGGATGCATCTCTACAATCCAATGCTATGCAATCTAATGCTATGGACGTAGACTTTGAGGATGATGCAAGTGTTACACCTCTATCCACCGAGTCTATGAATCCTAAACATGTAGAGTATGCATCAATCTCTCCAGAGCCAGATACGGACACCGATACCGATGGCTCAAACGATTTGGCCAAATTGGACATTTTAAACACCATCGAAGAGTACAAGACCAAGCAGACTTCAAGAAAGCGCAAAGCGACCACTGCTCCCAGTAAGAACGAGTGGTTGTTCAAAACGTTGAACGAAGACGATTCCCGACCAGATTCAACGTTTAATCTCTTTGATGAGCCCAACGGTGAACTGAGCGGTCTGGCACAAGAGCCACCGCCAGACAAGCTAGACTCTGCAATCATGGGCTCGACAAAGGCCACCGCAATCATGGATGCCGACTCTCAGTCAATGGACGAGCCACCGGCCACTATGAACCGGCTACCAAAGAGCATCCTGAAACGGACCCTTGAAATGGGCAGTGAACACGTTACCAAAAAGAGCAAGCCAACGCGCAGTGTACAGTTTGCCAAGACCAACACAGAGTTTGATGTACTGAACAACATTAAGCCCTTTATCAAAGACAAGCAGGGAAAGAATCAACAGCAGCAATTGAATCTGTCTGCGTTGGGGTTGTCTACAGTTTTGTAGGGAGGTGATGATAGACTTGTCTAGATTTGTAGAGTTGTATAGAATTGTTTAGAGTTGTTTAGAATTGTTTAGAATACCTAGTTTATAATTACATAGGAGTTTATAGGTTTCTATAGGATAGTATTAGTAAGCAAAAGAATAGTATTAGTAAGTAAAAGAATAGTATTAGTAAATAAAAGAGTTCACAAGTATTGTAAAAAATATACATATATTGTACCATGATGCATTTTTTTAAACTCTAAATTACATTAAATATGTATATATATATTATAACATAATATTATTTTTTAATAAAAAATTAAAACTAGTGTATACAAATATCTCCCAATCCTTCTACCTAAATCCTCTACACAAACTCTCTAAACTCCTTCTCAAACACCACATTTCCAGAATCGTAAAAGTGCGATGTAGTCTCCATCCTACGGTGCCGATTGAATCTGGCCACCAGACCCAACGGTAGATTGGCAATCATTCGGGTCGTATTGAACACTCGTATCGACTGTATGCCAAAGAGTTCATCCGGTGAGGCACCCCGCTCCAACAGTGCGGATCGTAGCATTTTATTCAATGTGGATCGACTGACGGTCACTATTCGGTCCGAGTCCTCGTTGGTGTGGCTCGTTAAAAAGTCTAGGAATTTCAATAGAATGTCACGTATGTACAAGACTCGTATGAAGCGAGAGCGCTTCTTGATTTTAATGTTTACCTTGCGGCCTTCGACAATGTCCATCAGCGATTTCCTAGTCAACTGTTGCAGTTCATTCATACGCAAATTTGTACAGATGCACAGTATGATGGACGGGGATAGTTCGGGGTACAGCCACGGTTCACTGGTCACGTCCAGCACCAGACGCTCGATGGCATTGTGTGTGACAATGTCCATCTTTTTGTAGAGAGCCGTACGCTTTGGTCGCACCCATCCCACCTTGGGAATGATCATGGAGAGTATCTTGCGATACTTGTCCCGATCCAAGAACTTGACGATTCTGGCGATCTGTACGATTGTAGTGTTTCGATACTTGTCCTTTTGAGAGACTAGCAACTCGGCCAACTGTTCGGCTGTGAGTTGAGCCAGATCAAGCTCAGTGCCCGGATGCAGAGACTCGTTTGCACGTTGTAAAAAGTTGAACGCGTAACGTATGGCTCTAATGTGACTGTCGCTGAATTTGACAAATTGCAAGCGATCCTGATTCTGTTCATATTGTGTAGGTTTGTAATGTGTAGGTGTAGTTGTATTTTTATAATGTGTAGGGTTGTACTGTGCAAGTTTATGTGTAGGTGCAGTTGTAGGTTTATAGGATGGAGGTGCAGAGTCGACCTCTACCTTGAACTCTTTCTTTGAAGTCATGTTAAGAGTCTAAAAAAAGATGTACTAGTATTAAATAAAAATGAGTACATGTAAAATAAAGAGTACATGTAAAATAAAAAGTACATGTAAAATAAAATGAGTATATGGAATGTATAAATGTAAAATGGATAAAGGTATAAATTTATAAATGTATAAAGGTATAAATGTACTCTAATCACAACAATAATAATACACCACCACCATGATTTGTAAAATGTAAAAGAATGTAAAAGCATGCAAAAACTCTATCTACTACTACCACTACTACTACTAATAATAATCCAAATTTATCATCATGCACACAACCAAGGTTCACAACAAATGATGTAATACACAACCTTAGTAATACACAACCTTACCTGCCATGTCTTTATATTTTTTAACCACAATCCCAAATTGCACAAAACCCAAGTATCTAGGAATAATACTCTAGGAATAACATGTAAACCCCACACCTAAATAATACTCTAGGAATAACATTACAATTATTCAAACAAGTAATGTAACCATTCAAACACAATGGAAGACTGTAACGTAAATCTTAAACTAACATTATATTCTTAAAAGGAATGTATAAAATATCATTATAAAATATCATAAATTCTCAAGTCTTAAAGTTCCTTATAAAATAAATCCTTGTAAGGAAATCCTTACTAGCTGCACCGGTTGCCTTAAATCTAAATTTGTTCGTCAGTTGCATATAATCACATTTTGATTCAGTAGCACTTTGAGTATACTTTTTTGTAGTACAATTGTACAACTTGTAGTATACTCAATGTATGCATGCACGTATGCATGTACTAGAATATCATCTAGTCATACTACTCGGTATCAATCTCTTCGTCTTTACCGATTGAATCACCCTCACCGTTACTGCCGCCTCTACCAGCACCATTTCTCTTCATTCCATCGATCCTAGCAACTGCACTTGGTCTGCCGCTTCCACGTCCTCTGCCTGCACTGAGTCTCTCTGAATTGTCGTCAATCGAACCCCGTCTGCGGTACATGGGCTCCAGTACCATGGGTTTGTCCGGATCGATCGCTTCGTCAGTGTCCTCCTCGTTGGCCTCTATCAGTCGCATGCCCCTGGTGACTTTTCTGCCGTCTTCGCGTTCGTACGAATCAGACTTGTACACCCTTGATATGGTCATAAACGAGCATACATCGTTTGTGTCTCCGATCACGTCTAGACGGTGCTCGTCCACCGAACTGATTTCGTGTATGGGCTTGATGACTAGCACGTCTTCGCAATTGGGACGTATCGAAATGATTCGAACGTTGATGATGCGCGAAAACGCAAAGGTCGACGAATCGCTGTCCACTACGTCCACGAGCACCGTCAACGGATCAAACTGATCGGACGAGTTTACGCTCAAGTCTTTGCAATCTATAAAGGAGCACTTGTTGACCTGAAAGACCACCTTGGCGGGAATCTTTTGATTGTACACCAAAATGTTGTTAATGTGCAAGTTGTCGCACTCTTGCAGATAGATTGCACACTCGGCATCGTGCATTGTACAGTTTTGAATCTTGCTAAACTCGCAGCCTTGCATGAAGATGCACTCTCGGGACGACACCACAAAGGTGACGTTCGATATGGTCAAGTACTTGCAGTCGAACACATCAAAGCCGTTGCCCACAAAGAAGAGATTCTCAAACATTACCAGTTTGCAGTCTCGCACCGTGACCAGACCATCCTCCATAATGTGGCTGTTTTCATAGGTGCAATTGTTCGAGTTTTCATAGGTTACATTGCACGCGTCTATGGAGCGCAGTAGGACCTTTTGTGATTCCACCACCTTGAGATTCTTTATGGTAGAGTGTTCCAAGCGGGCATTCTGAACGTTGCTCAGTGCGAACCAGTCTACGGTAATGTTGTTCAGCTGCACATTGGACATGAAACTGATGGTCAACTCGTCCAAGGCTACATTTTCAAAGCGACACGTGTCACAATTCACCATCGTGACTCGATCCATAGTCACCGACTCTATGTTCATGTTTTTACAGTCTCGGAACGTGAGCATTCCGGGTCCGGTCACCTTGCTGGCATTGGCCGACAAACCCTTGATGGTAAAGGGACGACCCTCTTCGTCGCTATTGATAGCCACAGCTTTTGACATTAGAAAAGAGCCGGCTTCGACTAGGCCCACGTCTCCAGTCTTGAGCAAGTGTGTGATAAAGGCCTCGATGGCTTCGGTGTCGTCCGTCACACCATCACCCACAGCCTTAAAGTCTCGCTTTAGCCACTTTTCGTGATTGATCTGAATAGACTTTATCGCCGTGTTGATGGTGGATATGCGCGTATTGAAACCCATCTCGGTGTCTAGCTTTGCTGCCAAATCCCTAATATTGTTCAGGTTGCCTAGAAAGTCTAGCCGGTTGAGTTTCTCCTGAACCTCGTCTCGAGAGCGTACAACCTCTGCCAGTTTGCCCTCGTACTCGTCGCGTTGGTGGTCCAGCGCATCGGACAGGGACTTGATGCGCTTCGCCACCGCACCGTCGTCCATTATGCTGCTGTCGGTCAACTGTTTCTTGTGCTCTTCGAATAGCGCGCGTATGGATCGAGTCTGTACGTTGACCTGTTCCAGATTGGTGTCAATGTACTCGTGCAGTCGGATCGTCAACTGATCACCCAAAATGCTCGGATCCGTAGACTCTTTGAGTTTATTAAACGACTTTTGCAGATTGTTATTCTGCTCGAGTACATTGGCCAAAACCTGACAAGCGTCCACAAGCTTTACGTGCACCGTTTGCAACTCTTGTTTCAGCTTGGGTAGTTCGGTCTTGATCTTTTCATTGACATCTACCGTGACCGTGGATTGTAGTTCGTCCAGTTTGACTTGTAGTTTGGACATGCGATTGTTAATGTCAATGTCGGCGTGTTGCAATATGGAAACGTCTCGATGCATCTGTTTGAGGTGTTCATCGTTGTCATCGTTGGTGGTCGACTCTCTGTGTTCTTGGACCAGCTTTTGCAGCTCGGCAAGGATGCTATCGCGCTTTGCCAACTCTCGGTGCACTTCCTCGGCGTTGGCGTACGATGCCAACTCTGACGATTCCACATAGTTGGCCAGCCTCGAGCCAAAATAGTTTTCCATGTCCTCGTCTTTGTCGGTCGCACTGTGCATCCTTGCCTGAGTCTGCACCTCTTGTTCAATCTTTTGCAATTGTGCACCCAGGTCTAGACACTTGTCATCGGAATTCGAGTACCATTTACTGTGGTAGTAGAGTACCATGAGCCCGTTGACTAGTATCGCCACGACCACGGCGACAAATATAAATGTGAAATTCATGAGCTGTTTCGATATTACACACGCCTCGCTATTGCATCGAAATGATTTCCCTCAAGCATATATACGCAGTTACAACTAAACACCAATACCGTATTAAGAGTGTGTACCGGTCAAACATTACAGACTGTAATTTTTTAAAAATGTTTGCCAATCGTCAGTATAGCGTTGATTCTCACGAGTCGATAGACTCTTTGGTCAAGTCAAAGATTGTCTCCTGCCTGACCAGGGACATGCTAAACGAGATGTTGCTCGAGCCCGATCGGTTCGGTGAAGAGTCCTATTTCAAGTTTCTACTGGCCATGTACTGTAATCTGTGCGAACTCACAACCATTGCATACTATCCCATAGAGTGGCACGATCACGAACCCATCATGCACTACACTAGAAAGGATCGCACCGTGGTGCATCTCTTTTCCAAGCCTGTAATCATTGATCTCTTCAAGGGCATCATCGGTTCGAATACGTGCAAGTCTACCGAGTTGGCCAACACCAATGTGCGCATTAAACAGATTCATGTGATTCCAAACAATGGAATCGCCTTGGCCGATGGGATGCCAACTCTACCGTCGCACATTGCCGATAAGCTAATCTTGCTCACAGTGATTGCCGATCACGGCGCCTGGCACTATTACAACCTGAAGCGTTCGCGCAACGCCAAAGAGTACCGACTCACTGCGCATCAACTCAATCGGCACATTAGTCTGGCCTCGTTGATCACGTCCAGTCCCGATTCCCAGGTGCAGAAACAGACGACCGAGTGTATGCATCCGTGTTTGATAATCAAGACTTCAAACGTGGACTCTGATGCACCGGTCGTAAACTGCAACAATGGCAATTCGGAAGACGATGGAGACTATGAAGATGATGACGATGAAGATGAGTGCAACGAACCGTTTAGCACCACTCGCAGAGGCGGTGGTTACATTAAAGATAAAGGCTCCTATAAAGATGCCAACGACTCGTCGGCAGTTTTGAATTCAATCGTTACCAAGGATTACTATGATAATTAGACTGTTGCGTGTATAGAGTTGTAAACTGAACCATTATTAGCATGCAAGCGCAAAGTCATAATCAGCTTGTAAACAGACCATAATCGTAAACCATCCACCGTGAAAGTATTGGCACTTTGTACACGTGCGAGTTGCGAGCACTAAAAGTGTAGGAGTTGGTGCGTTGCCATTAATGTAAGGGTAGGCGTTTGACTTGAAGACTACTTTTGTAGTGTATGGTACTAGTGTCCATTAATCGAGATTTAAACAAAACAGGTATTGGGATATCAATTGAAAGAGGTTGGTATAGTTTTATAAACATTTATTATGTAAATAAAATTATCATGTAAAGGTATTTGTAAAATTATGGTATTCAAAAAAATCACAATCGTTGTTGGTTAGTTGCTTGGTTTGCTTGGTTAGCTTAGTTTACTTGGTTTGTAAAATAAAGTTGATTAAATAACTAAACATTGTTGGCATTGTTATTGTTAAAGTAAGTAGGTAGATTGCAAGAGCTACAATTGTTGTAGAAAGTTAAAATTAAGTAAGTGCCTACACGAAAAGTTTTAGCAATACACTTGCAGGATAGTTGCCATCATTGAATAGAATTGTTGAAATACAGTACAGTCTAAAGATGGAGATATGTTTAGGTAGGTTTGTATTTTTTAACCATTAAAAATATTATGCTAATTGAGATTCTAAAAAACTAAAACATACTAATACAATCTATGTTAATACAATCTATGCATACAATACTAATATAAAATCGTTACACTACTACAAATTTGTTACTAGTTTTGCTATTAGTTAATTAGTTAGATACTAGAGCTTTTGGCACCACATTTGGCATCACAACAATGAGTTGGTAAGAGTTGGTAAAAACTAATTACAACCATCGGTATACATTTATAACAACATTTCTGTATAAAATATAAAAGAGTTCATCTATAAAGTTTGTTAAGAGTTACCCCAGTTTCCATCACCGCGCTAAATTTTAAACGTCTACAAACTCTACTTTCTCCATGAAGATCCACCGCTGCTGGGCTTGTGGTGCCAAAAGTTCATCTTGTGGTGATACTTGTTCTCGGTGTAGTCGCGCGTATAAGTCTGCGTCTCTACACTCCTGGTTGCGGGCTTCTGAACAGTGTGCTGAACTTGTTGCACAGACGGTGTGGCACTGTAGCCATTTGTCGCACTGCTATAGCTCTTGAACGCAGTGCCACTGCTACCGTTACTCGATCCGTTTCCTCCATTGCTATTGGTCAGAGTGATGCCCGACTTGTAGAACGCACCCGATCCGGAACCAGAGCTTCCACCGTAGCCAGAAGAGCCACTGCTACTGCCAGTGTTGTAAGAGTTGTAGCTACCCTTGTAGCCAGAATTGCCGTACTTGTTGTCCTTGTACATGTTTGCAGTAGGTATTCTCAAATGTAATAAACAGCAAGTGACACTACACTTCACAACAAGGATGCAATATCCACTGGCTGAATCACCGATACTGAATTATATATAAATATCCACTATGGAATTAGTTTGAATTTCCCGAGTAGGTAGTAGTGTTTTTATATAAATGCAAATACACACTCTCGGTATGGGATTCAGAATATTTTAAAATAACTTTAAAATATCTGGTATAAATGCTAAAGGCAGGTAGTTTTTGTATACACGACCAAATTTTGGCAGATGTTTACAAAATGAAGGTTCACAACCGAATGACCAAACCTCGAACAGAACCCTCCTTAAATACCCATCCTATGAAAAAAGTTTCAACCAACAAGCACGCACACTATACAATAAACGTATTTTTGATAACACATTTACGTTATTGGCGATAAGTATGTGACATTTTATGTAGAATTGTACTCTGTTTGAACAATGAGTTCGATAATGAAAATGAACTCGATCCTTCAATTGTTCGATGTTCGGTCGCCTGTCGCGTTTCATCCTTCCAAACTGAATCCGATTGTGGACTCGTTGAATCCAGACTATGAAAATGAGCAGGATCGCTTGTACAAAGCTTACCAGCCTAGTGTTGTCGATGTTGCTCAATTGGACGATTTCAACCGAGTCTACTTGGACTCGTTGAAAAAGAGTGCGGTAACCACTAAATCTATATGCATCGACGGCATGAGCGCAGTAGGCAAATCCTCCATTGCCACCCGGCTCGACGGCAAGATGCTCAAGCCGGGCAGTGGCTCTAGATTGATTTCGCGCAACTCGCATCCCAGCTCGTGTATGGCGTACGTGTTCAATTTTATCAAAGCAATGATCGAGGCGGACAAGGGTGGCTCGGTGACTCTGTTTGATCGTTTGCCTTTCAACACGCTCATGTGGAACAAGATTTGGCTCATGCTGGGACGAGCCGAACGGGAGGGTACGATTGATGAGAAACACATGTTTAAATACACCGACTACCTGGACTCGGACGTTATCGAATCCATGGCCATGTTGTCGTTCAACATTATATTGGTGGACTCGGATTTCAAACGAGCCGCACAACGATTGCGAGCCCGTGAAGAAGGCTGCGATGTGGAACGATCCCAGTGGTGGCACTATATGCCGATTCAATACTTTGCATATGTGGCTCTGCACGCCAGATGGCCGCATCTCTTTTACCTGATCGATTTAGAGTCCTTCAAGGGTGACCAGAGTGCGATGCAAGACTATGTGGTCTCGCTCATAAAACGCATCGACTGTTTTGCATCCGAGGGCCATGATTCAATTTACAAGTTTGAACCGATCGACATGTGCACGTACACCGATGCCGAGACCGGTCAACGAGTGCCGTACGTGTTGTGCGGTGATGTTAAACAGGAAAGATTACGTCCGCTCATGGACGTGAGCTTTACCGATGGCGTGAAACGATTCACGCTACGACAAGATGACTCGGCACACTTTGTACGATTCCATCTGGTTGAGCCGAACGGAGTCTTGTTCGAAGTGGTGGACAAGAATCGATGCAAGCGCTACAAACTCAAACGCATCAACAATGGGAAACTCTTTGCATCGGCCAAGGTGTGCGATCCCATAGGTTTGTGGAATCAATTGGTAGAGTTGAGCGATGGAGTGTTGATCAAGAACAGAGTGCTCCGATTCAAAAACAATCGTAGTCGATTCGAGTTTGTTAAAATGTTACAGAAACGAGTGTAATACAATGTAATATAATATAATGCAATATAATGTAATGTACTAGCATGTAAAGATTACCAATAAAAATCTATCCATAAATTCTCTCTTGTTTTTTAGAATCCAACTAGTCTACTTTTTTGCATCCAAGCATCCCATCCTAAACAACCGGATCCCTTGGACTCTAACCTCTGGCTCTGAGAATTAATCAAATAGATTTACAGACTAATTAGCCATAGGTAGAGGACTTTTGCATTTCCAGAATCCATTAGACTCGTTAGGTTTAGAGAGAGAATTCATTACATTTGACCATTTGCTTGATTAGTTCAATTAGTAAATTTACCATTAGTAGGCAATAAACAAGTAATTGAAGCAATTGCCAGTATTGGTAATTTGAATGCATTAGCATGTAAACATGTAGTACACTTTGTAATCCATGATTCATGTTTTTTAGTATGGTACAATGTTAAACTCTCATTGTATTAGAAACGCCGTCTAGACTTGGTGTCAATCAAAAGGCCTACCTACATAAACACTTCCTGTCTATACATATTGTAGCTAGATCCGAGGGCTTTCTAATGTCAATATCTAACGGTGAATTCTCCATTTCAATTTAATACCTACTTCTAGTTGAATGTAAACATCTTTTAGAAACTCGGCTTTTTCCAATAAAAAACACCTTGGCTTTATACAGGCTGTAAGTTGTAAGCTGTTTTTTAGATTGAATAAATTACACTGAATTGTATATTTACACTTGTTCTTTATGATTTTACGTAGTCTTGTAATTTTATACCTTTACAAGTGCACCTTTATAAGAAGGCTTATAGTTTTACGAGTGCACTGTACACTTGGTTAATTGGCTTTGTTTGCATTTATTATACGCTCAGCTTTTACACTTGGACTCAGGCTCTTGCACTTGAGTTGTGATTTTGTTTACATGCTAGAGATTTAGTTTGTTGTTGTAGTAGTTGTAGTAGTAGTGGTAGTGTGTATTGAATGTAATTCAGTTTACACTTTGTACAAGGTTACTGGGTTAGAAGATTGAGGGTAGAAAGAGTGGCCGTGTTGGTAGGTTTGTATTGGTTGTTTGTGATGGAGAGTTGTTTGTGATGGGGAGTTGTTTGGAGATTGGTAGTTTTAAGATGGGTTATAGAGGCTTGTTTAGAGTTGGATTCAACAGAAACGAGTACACTTCTTTTAAACTAGAATAGACTTTATTCAGCATAAACTACAACCTATTCAAAAAATATCAAACATCAAGTAACATTAACATCAAGTAATATTTATATCCTTTATAGCAGACCTATGTATAAAGCACATCAGTCTTTGACTCTACAATATTCAAAATGTACATTTATTAAAAAATATCATAAACACATTTATTCTTGTTATAAATACATTTAGTATTACTTACTATGACAATATTTACCATTACATACATTTAGTAGTACTATGGATACATTTAGTGTAACTCTTAGTTTACAGCCATTTACTTGAACATTAAACTTGAACATCAAGTTTAAATTATCTCACAACTTTATAGTATTACAACTAGTATTAGATACCAACATTAAACTATATTGTACACTATATTAAACATTTATATTGTTTTGTGTTTACATCTATATTAATACACCATATTAAACATTTATATTGTACATATTGTACACGTGCACTCTACACCTATATTGTACAATTATATTACACCAATTTTACCATGTTTCAATTTACTATGCTTCAATTTACAATGCTTCAATTTACTACACCTCAATATATTACCCTACAATACACTGCAATACACTGCAATATACAACACTACAAACTGCTACAAACTACCACCACCCCACACACATACTAAACTATCCCTATATTGCAAAATACAACCATCAAATCTAGTGTTTAACAACCACTCTGAAACTAAACTGAATCCACTAATATTCACTAATATCCACTAATATCTACTAATGTCTACATAGTCCAACATTTAACGAGTTCAAAATCAGAGTATCACCACCACCTAATGTTTAACACCCATCTGCTCCAGCTTTATCTTGACAAAGTTTATGAAATCGTCAACCTCTGGTGTAGACTTGAACTTGATCAAATTCTTGACAACATTGGCCGTACGATTCACATGTCTACTGTACTCTTTCATAATATTGTTCCACACAAACTTGAAGCTCTTGTCCAACCGAGTGTGTACGGCCATCTCAATGTTGCCCTTCATCTGATTCAGCTTGTTGTACACATAGAAACCCTTACCCATTATGCAGCCCAGAGTTTTGCCACATCTACCCTTGCGGTACACTACAAGGTAGCGATCTTCGCTCTTGAATCGTCCGGGTACAGTCTGTTTGGTGGGTCTGTATCGGATGCGTCTGTTCTTCCGCAGTCTGGTAAACGGTCCCTGTGGCTCGTCGTCCATCTCTACATTCAGTTTGGAATCGGAATCTGCTTCTGTTGTAGGCTCAGTGTTGGCATCTACTTTGAAATCTACTCTACTGGGGATGCTGCTATGGCTATTGCTATTGCTACTGCTGCTACTGCTACTACTACTACCAACAACATTAGAATCTACCTCTACAATATTGTCAACACAAGCCTCCTTGAGAGGCTCTAACGGGCCCTCTAGAGATTCCTCCATTCTGACACCCTCCACCAAAGAGCCCTCCATTTCGTCCAAGTGTTCAATTATAGTGTTTAGATTGACATTGCCACTGCACGGTTGCATAAAGTCATCGTCGTCAATCGTAAACGCCGGCGATAGACTCTTTGGCGAGTCCATAAACGTAGACTCGGATTGAACCTCTGCGTTAATGTACTCGAACAAGTCTTCCATGTCTTGGGCCAGATTCAGGCACGGCTCTATGCAATCGTCCACGTTAATCTTGTCCAAATCGACATCCTTGCACTCTTCGGTGGCATCGAAACCAAACACTTCGAGCGCGTCCAAGTCTTCGGTTTGTGTGCACTGATCGACACGGACAACGGCGTCCGTCTGAGTTGTGCACTCGGACTTGTTAGCGGCACCCATCTCGGTCGAGCCTTGATTCGCGACTCCCGAGCCGTCTTTGATGTATGCCTTCTCCATGGCGAGTACGGCCTCCATCAATTTCTTTATAGTGTAATCCCTCTGTTTGATTTTACGCTTGAGTAGTCGCGCCAACCCCTGGTAGCTAATGAATTCATTGTGACCGATCGACATGCGATGATTCGGACCGAGTCCCTTTATACGCAGAGAGCCAAACGCGTCGGCCAACTCTTTGCTATTGAACCAATACTGGTTGCGGAGTACTAGAGGCATGATGTGTCTACAAATAAAACTAGACCTCAAATGATGCTCTCAGGTGCTACTAGTGGCTTTTATTGCCTGGTATTATCTGGTATTATCACTGTGAACAAGTACTATACCGCACAGCGGTGTGTATCAAACTGTACAACTTTATGAAGTTGCCGATGTTTTATAACTAATAGGGTATGTGTGATAAACCCAAGCCGACTTTACCAGTTAATGGTTGTTACAATACAAACGCAACATGCTGAGACTATTGAACTCTCAACTGGGCAAGCGAGGCGTAGTCGACGATGCGCTGTCCCATAGATTACTGGAAAAATATCCGACTCTGAGCATTCCCAACGTAGACTTGACCAACAGCGAACAGTACCTCGTCGAGAGAATAATTAACAATAGACACTTTTACAATTTATGTATTGATGGAATGTCTTGCTCGGGAAAGAGTACCGTTATAAATCGTCTAACTAAAGACTATTCCGCCTGCGCTTACAAGATCAACAGCGAGCTCGAGTGCAAAGACTACAATTTCAATTCGACCACTGCGTTTCAGTATGCGCTCAAACAGGCTCTAAACTACAAAAAGATGAAACGATGCATCATTGACCGATCGATTCTGTCCAATTTGACATTTCAGCTAGTCTACTGGCTCATGTCGTGCGAGGACTCTATGTATGAAAAGCTGTCGCCGCACTGCCTCTGCGTAAACTATATACGCATGCATCAAATGGAGCCGGTACTAGAGTTTATCAAGGCCCAAAACCACAATGTGTTGATTGTGGTCAATTCCGACTTTGAAAGAGTCTGCCGGATGATGGTGGCTCGCGGTGCCGGAGGCGACGTCTACAAGGGGCTCGTTCCCAAGTACGTAGCGTCTCAATACCATGCATACATATTTATGGCCAACGTGTTGGAGTTGCCCGTGTTTGATCATGCAAGAGTCGACAGTGGAGTCGATTCGTTTGAACGATTGTACAAAATCACATCTAGGATGTTTTCACTGCTAACGGGTGACGATGACGATTTCGATGCCGAGTTTAATTTGTTGGAAATGTCGAATGCCAACAATGGCAATGATGATGATGCCAATAATGGTGGTAGTAGCAGTAGTACTGGTACTGGAGATGGTACCAGCGCTAGCATTGGATCATTCAGTACCCCCATCGCCGACAAGCCTTGCATCAAACGATCCAAACCGACAGAAGAGGAATGGCTCGATCGTCTAGTGTCGTTGCAGATGAATAAGCGGTAGGTGTAGATTCCAATCAAGTGTAGTAGTAAACAATAAAATGTAATAATAAGATGTAATAATAAGATGTAGCAATAACATGAAATTAAATAAAATACATGTATGCTTTTTGTAAATAAATTCAATTTTTTTGTAGACATGTATGCTATTGGTGTTATCATTTGTGGTATTATTGTAGGTGGAACACTATATAAATAAATTGCCTTGTCCATTTGCATTTAGTTGCATTCTGGTTGCCGTAGAGGTACTTTAAGTAGATTTAAAATTTACAAGTTGAAGTAAGAATTTCTTTTAGTGCACATACACACAGGTACAACGTTGCACTACAAAGTAGACAGCTTAGCGTTCAAGTGGAAAATAAATTTACAACTCGTAGTTGTAAAAATTAATTAACAACTCTAAAAAAGAGATAGATACTTACTACAATGCAGACAAACTGGGAAGAGCACCAATACTTGAACACGATCAGAAGTATCATTGAAACTGGCAATCGCCGCATGGATCGCACCAAAGTGGGTACCCTGTCTCACTTTGGAGTGATGCATCGGTACTCGTTGAGGGACAACAACCTACCTCTGTTGACGACCAAGACTGTCTTTGTCAAGGGCGTCATCGAGGAGCTCTTGTGGATGATTTCCGGATCGACCAATGCCAAAGAGCTGAGCCGAAAGGGTGTACACATTTGGAGCGGCAACAGTAGTCGAAGCGTTTTGGATTCGCTCGGCTTCACCGACAGACAAGAGGGCGATCTGGGGCCAGTGTACGGATTCCAGTGGAGGCACTCGGGCACCAAGTATGTAGACTGCGAGACAGACTATTCGGGTCAGGGTGTTGATCAATTGCAGACAATCATTGACACTCTCAAGACCAATCCAACAGATAGGAGGATCGTAATGTGCTCATGGAATCCTGCAGATTTGCACCAAATGGCACTACCACCGTGTCACTGTTTGGCTCAGTTTTACTCGTACGATGGCAAATTGTCATGCTTAATGTATCAGAGGAGTGCCGACATGGGCCTCGGTGTACCCTTTAACATTGCAAGCTATTCTATGTTGACGCACATGATTGCTCACATTACCGGCCTGAAAGCGCACGAGTTCGTACACACCATTGGCGACGCTCACGTGTATTTAAATCACATCGAGCCATTAAAGGTGCAACTCGAACGGGAGCCGAGACCTTTTCCCAAGCTGGAGTTTGCTCGTAAAGTTGAAAATATTGACAGTTTTAAGTACGAAGATTTTATAATAAAAGGTTACGATCCATACCCTAAGATTCCCATGGTTCTGGCTGTTTAGAGAGATATATATGATAGATGTGTTGTTATAGGTGTCCATCTCTAGTTGAACATGTAGTTGGTTGCAGTGTTTATACGAGTACCAATGTAATCTAGTTGTATAATTGAATCTAATGTGTTACTCTAATGTAATCCTCTAATGTATTCTTTATATCACACTCTAATAAATGTTGTTTTTTAGTCAAACAGAGTCTATACTTTTTTCATCACCTTTATCCATCAAGTTGTACTCTACCAAACCTACCTACACTAAATGATATTAGGGTAACCAACAAACCCAACACACCTACCTCCACTAAATGATATTAGGGTAACCAACAAACCTACACCAGAGACAGTCTAAATAAAAGACGAGACATTGTAAATTGTAACCATTTATTAAAGCAAAATATGTAATGCAATATAATACAAAATAATGTCATACAGTAAAGTTATAGAGCATATAAAAGTTGAAAGTGGTTGTACAAGAATGTAAGTGCAGTTTAAAACATCTTTAAAAACCATCTTTAATGTTAATCCTCTTAAATAGTAATCATAGTAACCATGTTAAATATTAAAACACTATCCATAATACTAAACATCATCTTGAACATTAACCATCTTAAATAATCTTAAATAATCCTAAATAATAACCATCTTAAACATCTTGGATGGTAAACATCTTGTGTGCTAAACATTTTGTGTGCTAAACATCTTAAATATTAAATATTAAACATTAAATATTAAATATTAAACATTAAATATTAAATATTAAACATTAAATATTAAACAACTTAAATATTAAACTAAACATCTTTAATACAAAGCTAAACATTCTAGACAGTAAACAGTAAACATTAAAGTAGACAGTTATAACACTAGACAGGCTTGGAAATCTTGGACACAAAATGTTGGCCATTTATTATTTATTATCAACTATAGATTAATTCTGACTTTTAGTACATACAAGCTAAACATTTAATTAAACATTTATACATTGAGATTCCGTGTGCTGATATTGATGTTGAACATTATTATAGTGCATTAAATTTTATTCTAAACATTTACACGCTACATTTAAAATGCTGTAAAATACAAGTGGCTTTAACTACACTAATGATTACCTTTTTAAAGTGCTCCAAAGTACTTTTAAAAATTCCAAACATTTATTGGCTTCATACATACAACCTACCATTAGTGCCTATTAGGTCTGCGTTTATTACCACCACTACTACTACTAGTGGTAGACTTTGTTTTGGAGCGAAAACGTTTAGATGGACCACCACCGTACAAACGACCCGGCACCTTTTTGATCATTTTAGTTGTAGGAATTTTCACAGTTGGAATAGTATCCATTACAAAGTTGCGTCTAGTAACTATTGGCTCCAGCGGTAGCGGTTCAAACTTTACAAGTATTCCATTGGCCGACTTGGTGGTCAGAGGATTCTCAGTGGTCGTCTTTTTGGGAATAACCATTATTACACTGGACTTTGTACTAGTGGATGTAGGTAGCACTGGAGTGGGTAGAGTTGGTAAAGTTTTATCATTTCTCGAGAGGTTCAGATCGTCTATAGTTTTTATGGAACCATTTATTGGCTTCAAAATTACGGGTTGTAAAAGTGTAAAATTTAAAATGGAGCTCAAAGTTGGAGGATGGTTTATAGAGTTGTCAAAATGAAAAGCATCGTCAAAATGAAAAGTATCATTTACTGGACTCAATAGTGTAACGTTTGAGTGGCTCCGTGCAACCTCTGGAGGAAGGATTGTTTTCAATATTGTCACATTTGGTGTGCGACGTGGAGCTGGCTCTATAATTTGAAGGGGTATTTTTGTAGTAGATTTAGACTCGGTCTTGGATACATTTATAGATTCAAGAGTGGTACCTTTGGTGATTGCATTTGGGATGGTAACATGTTTGTGATTAGCAACAGATTTGGGTGTGACTCTAGTGACCGATTCAGGCTCTGTAGCAGCCTTTGATTCAGTTGTAAAATCTGTTACAGTGCTTGTTTGAACAGTGCCAACACTTGTTGATTGTACGAGCACTTTTAGTGTGGAGAGTGCCTTTAGTGTGCCGTTTGAAATTGCTTTTAGGGTGCTACTTCCGAGTGTAGTAAACTGTTTAAAAGGTGTTGTAGTTAGATGTGTTGTAGTTAGAGGTGTTGTAGTTAGAGGTGTGGGTGTTGTTTTGGTTGTTGTTTTGGTTGTTTTTGTAGTTGCATGATGATTATGTAAAGTAGTGGTAGTAGGAGGTAGAGTAGTATGTAAAGTAGTATGCAGCGTAGTATGTAGAGTAGTAGGCAAAGTAGTATGTAGAGTAGGATGTAAAGTACTAAATTTAGAGCTGCAAGTAGGTTTACAAACGACGGATAAATCCTCAAGCAGAGTGGATAATGGAATTGGCTTTAAAGTTGTAGTACTAGGTTTAAAGGTTGTGAGATTTATTGTGGTCGGTGGTTGTGTGAGAGGCGGTGTAAGAGGTTGTGTAAGTAGCCGTGTTGTAGTTGCAAGTGTATGTTTGGTTGTTGTAGGAGGTTTAGTTGTGAGATGCTTAGTTGTGGTAGGTTTGGTTGTAGGCATGGTGCTAGCACTGGTTGTATGTTTAATTGTTGTATGTTTAGGCGTTGTATGTTTAATTGTTGTATGTTTAGGCGTTGTATGTTTAACTGTTGTATGTTTATTTAGCAGCGTCAATAATGGACCCAGAGTTGGTAATATCTCTAGCAATGGCTTCAAAGGCTTCAGTGTAGGCAAGGTAGGCAATGGTTTTATAGTAGGTCTTATAGTAGGCAATGGTTTTATGGTAGGGAATGGCTTAAGAGTAGGCAACGGCTTCAGTGTTGGTAGGGTATGTTTACCGAGAGTAGGCTTGGGTTTCAGTGTCGTAGTAGGTTTGGGAGGGTTAGTTGTATGTTTGGGAGGGTTAATTGTAGGCTTAGTTGTAGGTCTGATTGTAGGTTTAGTTGCATGCTTGGTTGTAGCCTTATGAAGAGATGTTTTAAGAGTAGATCTAATGGTAGGTTTAAGCGTAGACTTGATCGTAGGCTTGAGTGTATACTTGAGAGTTGTCCTAATAGTGGGTTTGACTGTAGTTTTAAGAGTATATTTGATTGTAGTTTTAAGAGTAGGTTTCAGAGTATGTTTCAGAGTAGGTTTAAGAGTAGGTATAGTCGGCCTGGGTTTTACAGTAGTTTTAGCCCTCTTCAAGGTGGTGTAAAATTTAGGCTTTACTGTAGTCTGAATCCTATTCTTTAATAATGTAGTCGTCTTTTGTTTCAGTATGGATGCAGTGGTGCTAGTAATTTTACTACCTATAGATTTGGTAGTATTAGTAGTAGCAGTATGAATACGCTTGCCAAAGTTTGAATTTAATCCATCCAGTTTGGAATCATTAATCGTTTTATTGTCCGTATTTTTAGTGTTTGTACCAACTTGGACAGTTATACTGGTAGATTTAGCATGTGCCTTACCAGTGGATGTATTAGTCTGTTTAATGTCAGTTTTAGTATTGGGTAGATTGCCATTGACTTTTGGAATAGTGTCAACTTTGGATTTAAAGTTTATAATTGGTCTAGTGTAGATTGGTCTAGCGTTGCCAGAAAGTGGTAAGGTATTGAGTCTCTTAAAGTTTGAAGTTGCAACAGTCCTAGTATTATTTAGAGCAACTCTGCGTTGACCGTCAAAACTATACGTTTCCTGATCTCTAACGTTCAACTGAAACTTTTCACTACGCCTACTGAAATCGTTTTGTTGCACCAAACGTTTGGCATCTGCTCTGCCTCTATTGCTCCTAGTATTTCTAGTGTTGATGTTGCTCGTATTGTTGATGTTGTTCCTAGTAGTACTACTAATATTGGTAGCACTATTTACATTAACCTCCCCATCAACATCCTCTTTCAAACTACGCCTGTATCGTCTAAAGATTGCATGTTCACTGGGTTGTTTGACGCTGCTAGAGTTTGCAATCAAACTACTCATACTGTTTAAACCTCCCATGCCATTTAGATTTCCACCTAAACTCGAATGCATACTCTTTTGAATATCATCCATGATCAAGTTTAGTGTTACTTTTGTATAGGTCTGCAACAATCTACTAAGACGTCGGTGTAGCTTTTTAAAGTTGGCCTCGCTGAAACTGGAACCGGTATCCGGCTTTCTAGACAATCTATCAATAAAACTAGGCATCATTCTGTCCATAAAATTTCTATCCATAAAATTGGAACCGTTTGCGTACAGTAGCTCTAGATAGGATGCATTGTTATGATTGGTAGCGTTGAAAGTATGGTTATGATTTAGTGTGGCGCTATTGTTATTATTATTATTAGGATTATTTAAACTGAAATTAAAACTATTGTTAAAACTAGTAGCAGTAGAGTCCAAACCTGCAAAAGTACCAGTTTCGGATCCAGTGTGCACTACGCCACCGTTGCGATAATTGTTTGCAATAAAACTAGAATCGACATCTTTAAACTTCAACTCGTACTCGAACGAATCCATCAAGAGTATCCGAGTCATTAGCACGACGATTGTAAACAGCACCAGAATCGCAATGAGCGATGCCACGATTGATTTGATGAACAGCGACGATACCTCTCTGCGTGCGATCCATTCCTTGCGAGTAGTAGTCCTCTTTAGCCAGTCGACAGCAGACGCCGCCACCGACGATGTAAGCTCCGGCGGTGGCACCCGAGTCTCCTCCTCCTCCGTTTCGGCACCGACAGTGTTCATCGCAGGCGTCGACATTGATATTATCGGAGTGTGGCACTCGGTCGTCGTCTGATTGCATTCGGTACACACAACGTCTATGCACTGGACTTGATTGTCGTCGCACGAGCCAAAAGTTTTAAACTTGTAATACGACGGAATGCGTTTGCTGCCCAGATTGATTCGGTGCACATTACTACTACTAGTGCTACCAGTACTGCACTCGTCGTCGGAATTTAAAGTTTTGGCACCAGAGTCCATCCTCTGAGAGTGTAATAAACTTGATAAAAAAACTTGGAAAAACTTGAGAAAAAACTTGTACTAATAACAACAAAAGCAACTGCTACGGTATAGTAATTAATTCAAGAGAGAGGGTAAAAGGAAACCCCTTCAGTCTCGGCGTAAGGCTCTCTGTGAACTGATTCCCACAGGCGACCGCTGGCACTTTTAAAGCGCGGCAATGTTAGGTATTTTTTAGTCACACAGGATGCACTACTAATACTAACAATAACAAGTCCAGGATGTGATCAGTTGCAGATTACAAAGAGCACACGCGCGCCGAACGGTTGCTACTAGTGTATTGAAGGCGCGCGCGTGTCTAAAACTTGGTAATCAAACAAGTGGCCAACTTGATCAAAGCAGCACTATGACCGGTACATTAGTAACGGTCCGGTACTATTGTTGCGGGGCGCGACCGTCAGCACCCTTGGTCGTGAACAAACTGAAATTCAGAACACTGTTGTACATCACTGTGTAAGAATTTTATTAAAAGTCTTGCATTTATTTAATCAACTCTGTTTATGCAATGCAGCTACAATAGCGTATTGAAAGTGTCTAAAAGTGCACATTATTGATGAATACACGATGGCGGTCGCATTGTCTAGAAAACGAAAGCGACACCAACTCAAGGATTTAAACACATATTTGGAAGTGAACGAGCCACGAGTCGAACCGCAGTCGTGCACGTACTTTTATGTAGGCTTCAACAAGTACCAAATTGTAACGTCAAACAATCCCGTCGACTATCTGATTGAATACATCAATTCGTGTCTGACCGATGTCATAGGCTACATTCGAGAAGAGGGCTTTGATCTATGCAACAAGGCAACGCATTCTCATATATTGACACATTTAGTGTGCGGTATACTTTCGTACAATAAAATTCTAATGAGCAACTTTTACCGATGCATCGTACACGGTCCGCTTTTGATGGCCGAAGCGGCAATTCTAGTTTATCGCATGGATAACAGCGCTGCGCTATACGTGTCCGATACTATGCTGCAAGACTATTTGGCATCGGAGAGTAACACGACTCTATTATTCGATTCCAAGTTTGATCAGAGCGACATCTCTTCGACCACGGTCGATGATATTCTGAAAAAGATTCCACTAAAAGTAAGCAAACCGAGCAAGATTTACAATCAGCAAGAGGACGCACTGTACGACAACTCTGCGTGCGAGGAACGCATACAGCGCCTGTTTGGTGGAAAGGTCGACGACGCACCAATCGCAGAGAGCAAGTTTATCGGCACCCTGGGCAGCTACACGGGTACGTGCCAAATGGACGATATCGAGTTTAAGGATCGTCTCACCAAAAAGAAGCAAACCTCTATACTGCACAAACTGTTTATATTGGCCGATCATGCAGTTACCCACTTTTTGGAAAATGGACCGAATCACTCTGAGGTGCGAAGCTTTATCACGCACTCGGGATTCGGCACCAAGAATGTGCAAACACTGCACTCTTCGTTGAAAATTATAGGCACCGTTTCGGGTGTTAATGGTCCGGGATTAATGGGATCCACCGGAGGATTGTACGGAAACGGTCTGCTGGCCAACGATCACGTTACCTTGAATTATGATGATGGTAAATTGTTGTTGTATTAAAGCAATTGTATAATTTGAAGAGGAGGCGGAGTAGTCTATAATTGCACTAGTAATTTTTAGTAATTTCAGTAATTGGCGTTTGATGAATTATGCATGTGGATACATTGTAGCTACCTAACGGTGCACCTAGTCTGATGTAGTATAATACTCAGTCTGTAGCCGTGTATTTGTATAGAATAAATATCAAGGTATCAAGTATCAAGTATCAAGCATCAAGTTTTAGATTCATTCAGTTGGATTTATACTGTTCAACTTTTTGTATTTTTTAAACCTATTGTATATGTATTATATAGTTGTTTCTTCAATTAATAAAACTAAATAACAAAAATAAAATACAATACCCCAAACCACCCACTTTAGTTTAACTCTACAAACAATTCCATAATCCATATAATTTCATTTGTGCTCCAGTTGGCACTCTGTGTGATGACCGGTACTGTATAATACTGCAGCGTTAAACTACTCCTACCACTACTATTGGTTGTTGCGGATACTACTACTACTACTACTACTACCTACTATTATTAAAACTACAAAACACAAAAACAGAAACACAAAAAACAAACACAAACAAAAAAACAGAAAATACAACTAAAGCCTAAAACTAGTATACCTACATCATCATCCTTCTCTCGAAAACTTTAACAATTCCAAGTTTATCATTTTTAGTTTTATTAAAACTTGGAATGTCTGCATGAGACTGTACAAAACTATATAAAACTGTACAAACCTGTATAAGGCTATATAAAATTATAGCTATAAAAAAGTCCACACCAAATGCAAAATTAAATGCTAAGCAAGTACAAAAATTCTAGAAAAATGCTAGTTTATAAAGTACAAGAGTCAAGGTTAACATATATAATAATATAGCACATATGCACACATAATATCCTTGGTAGTAAAACTTTTCTCTCAAAACAAAAGGCCATGTGTGTATGTGTATGTATGTAGGTTGATTTTATTTTTATTTCAGTCTTTAATACGAGTACAATTAGTAGCAGTAGAATGAACACAATTTGGTATTGGGTGCTAGGAAAACAATAAATGACAATAGATGAAAAGGATTACAAAGATTACAAAGCTTAAAGACTACAAATCAAACTTAAACTAAAACGCCGACTCTCCAGATTCATCATTGGTAAACTTGATAAATACATTTACCAATTCATTTGTTTTGGGATCGTACTCGTGCTGTTGTTTCAGGTCACTTATGTAATCGACAATCTTTTCACTCATCGTAATCGAACAGTGCTTGCCAATTTCGTGCTTTAATCTGCGCACATTTATACGGCCGCCCTGTCTGTACTCAATCTGAAATATGGATTTTAAATCACTCCAAGTGTCGTCGTCCTTTTTGTACGAAGCGCTCTTGTTGCTATTGTTGGCGTTGTTTGTATAGTGCCCTGTGCCGCCTATGCCATAGCACGAACCCTCTTCGTCTTCGAAACCTATACCAATGTAGCGCTTCAAGTGTTCATTGTAAAACTGTTTAAACTGCATCCTAAACTCGGACATGTACTTGGATAGCGATATAGTCTTGTTGTAGGCCGAGTTGTACTCAATCAGCTTGAGACTGACATTGGCCATGAGGTCCTCTTCGTTGATGCTGGGCACCGAGGTGGACGACATGGCCACATTGGACTGAGACGGTGAAATCACTTTAATGTTGCACATGTCCAGCACCTTGTACAGATAGTTGTTTTTCAACATAAACTCGTACAACAGTTTGGTAGAGACTCGGTTGATACACTTTGGCGAAACGATACCATAGTCGTTGCGATGCTGTCTAAAGTAGACGTACAGCAGATTGGAGAGGAGTGGTGCCATCTTGGACACTTCCATTTGCTCCTTGTACGTATAGTTTTCGGCAAAGGTTAGCATACAATTGGGATCCTTGACCACATCGGTGGCCTTCATCTCAAACAGGAATATAATGATTCGATCTCGGATGGCCTCATCGGGCATGGTCATGTACGGCAAGTGATTGCACGCTGCCACCAGAAAGGTGCAACTGCTCAACATGGGAAACTTGGTCGAAAACAGGGTACGGTCATCGTTGGTGCCATCGTCGCCCGTCATCGTTTTGAGCAGATTGTTACTGATCGAGCTCAGTTCATTGATGATGGAAATGTACTTGGTCTTCAAGTGTATGGCATTGGGCGAGGGACCGGATGACTTTACATCCTTGTACTCTTTGGAGGTTCGATAGATTGCATCGTCGTTGCACATTTCAGTGTGCAAGTTGAGCAGTGTAGTTTTACCACACCTGGGACTGCCGTAGTAAATATTCATATGTTTTTGCACCTTGCACGGCTGGTATAGACAGCACGTGTACATAAAGTAGTCTCTCAAAACGTGCTCGTTGTACTTGAACGTTTCCGAGAGGAAAACAAAGAGCTCTTTGTAGTGTTTGAATTCGGGTCGACAGTGACGAAACACGTACGACCATACACGATCCCATAGGTTTAGCTTGTTCTTAAAGTGAGCATCGTCTTCGGTGAGATTTGTGTATATTTGCATCAAACGATCAACCTCATCCTGACGGCCCATGTTGATAAAGTTGAAGGTGGCATCGTCCGAATCTACAATGGTTTGACTACAATCGGTTACGCATTTACTCTGAGAATTGTTTCTACTAGAGCTGGGACTGGCACCAGTGTTTGGATTGGAATTGAAACTTTTAGATGGAGAGTTGCCTCTACTGGGGGGTTTATTGATATTATTGTTAATATTTGTATTACTTTTATTTTTAGATTGAAAATTGTTTATATTGGCATCATTATCATTATACCCATCCTCATCCATTCCCTCATAATCCTCAGATTCTCCAAAACCAGTCATGTCGAGATCGTGCAACTCTACCAGACTAACATTACCCTTGATGATGCCGATACCCTTGCCAGACTGTTCGAAACCTACAACGTTACCATTGGCCGCAAACAAGACTGATCGTTCCGGATGCAATAGGGAAAAGCACAAGACTCGTGCGTTTTCGTGAACCTGACCCAGTTCGGCATCGGACTGTACCGGTATGGGATCGTCCATGATCGAACCCATCAGCGTCAGTAGAATGCAAGCATTCGCCACGATGATGGGCTCTTCGGTAATGTCAGTGTTGGTGTCAAACGACAAGCGTTCGTAGCACTCTTTGACCGTGTCATACGAGAGCTCAGTGTCGTAGGCCTCCAACAGGGCCGAGATCATACGAGCCAATGCCATGGTGTGACCCTTTAGTTTGGCCAACAGTGGGTGCACGAAAAAGTAGCAACGCTCGTTGCGCATAGAGTCACCCTCCATGAAATGAAAGATGGTCAACCATGCCCGTTCGGCTAGATGGTGCGAGTAGATGCTATACTCCATGGTTAGCAAACCGGGCAGCATCCGAGTCAGGTAGAACAAGAGACGTTGATTCTTTAGAAAGGTATCCAACAGACGATAGTAGTCATCGTACGTCTTTAGCAATTGAAAGTTCATAATGTTTAAATCTTTGGATCCGCTCAGAGTGTGGGCACAGAAGCGCTTCTCCATGTTAAAGTAGAGAAACGGAGTCTTGGGCAGATAGGTGCCGGTGATTGTGTAAAAGACTCCGTGACTAGTGTTGATAAAGTAGGTGTACTCGTTGAAGCGCATCTGTCGGTTCTTTAGATTGGCAATGATGGTGGTGCACGCAATGTCCTTTTCTCCCTTGGACATGGTGTCACCGATGCCCAGCAACGACTGAATCAGACGCACCGTATTGCACTGTTTCAGCTGGGTCACTTGTTCGTAGGCCTTGTTGGTGTAATTGTAAATGTAGCAGTCTTCTCCGAAATCCATCTTTATGGGAAAACAAATTAGCTTTATGATTACCTCAAAGGCCTCCACACTGGGACCCTCTACGGCGCCCAGACTAAAGACATGGTTCATCACGGCCGATACGTACTCTTGCATAGTGTTCTTTTGCTTTATGGAAATCTCCAAGATTATATAGTCTAGCAGATCGTTGTAGGTCAACGCAAACGATCTGGAGAGTTCGTTCATAATCTTGTATCGGCGCATGCTCTTGATGATTTCAATCAGAGACTCGGTGTGACCGTCTCGGGAGAGGAACGTGCTCAAATAGTCGAGTACATCATTCTTGATGGTCTCGTCGTCCTCGGAGGACATGCTGTCGTTGCAACAGTACATGATGGCCACGATCAACAGGTACACCGAGTACTCTTCGTTTTCAATCAGAGCACTGATTAGGTAGGCCACGTTCTCTGCGTTGGGATCATCGCACTGCGCAAAGTACAAACTCTCGGCCAGGTAGCGATTGAGCGAGACCAGCGATTGCTGTATCGGTCTGAAACGTTCGTCCACCGTGTCCGTATCGAGCAGAGTTACGCTATTCTTTAGACGCAACTCGTTGCGCATAGTCACCACGAAATCCAACAACTGGTACGTGGACTGTACGCTTTTGATCGATTCCAGCTTTAGCCGACAAATGGTGTCCAACAGGGTGGGATGTTGCCTGACTTGGATAATCTTGTTGTTGCCCACATCGGGCAGTACCAAGTACACGTAATTGTGCTTGTCTATAGACTTGAGCGTTACGGTAATCTTCATCGGTTTGGCCTCGTACTCGAGCAGCGGTCGACTGTTGGCACCCATCGTGGTGCGTTGCTGATACCAAGAGTAGTCGTAAAAGTATTCACTCTTGCCAAAGGAAATGTACATGTAAGAGGAGGTTGATGTAGAGTTTGCATTCAAAGTGCCTGCCGGTATTGTTAGAACAGTGTTGTCGTTGTGGTTAGTTGCGGTTGTATAAACAGTAGGCGTATTTGTAGAATGGTTACAAGTATTAGGATTATTAGGAACAATTGGTAAAACATTGAGATTTACATCAATAATAGTGGTAGTAGCATTGTTGGTAGTAACATTGTTGGTAGTAGCAGCAGCACTAGCAGCAGGAACACTAGTAGTAACAACATCAGTAACAGTAGCATTATTGTTATCATTATTATTATTTTGCATATTATTATTTTTAATATTAGTAGTAAAAGTAGTAGAGGTAGTAGTAGCAGTAGTCGTAGCATCACTAGCAGCTCTTTTAGATTTAGACTTGGGTTTGGGTTTAGCTGCGGCCAAGTGCTCGTTGTCGCTGCAACCCGGTGGTATGCGCATCGTGTAAACGTTGCCGTCGCTCTTTGCCGAGTACGGTAACGGCACCTTGTCAATCTTGTCAATCTTGTACACGTCCGTGTACATTGGTGGCAGTTGACAGTTTAGCACATCAATCATGGTATCATAGAGTATGATGCTGACATCCACATTGTAGTAAATGTGAACGTTTCGGTTTCTGGTCATTACGAAGCCGTTACGCTCACATATACCGAGTCCGGGAAAGCTAGCGTCCAAGACTCGTGTAAAGTCTCGGTACATCATCGTCAGCTGGGTAATGGGAATCTCTTCGATACCGTCATCGTCCGAGGGCTTCAAGTCTAGATCGAAGCAAATCTTAAACTGATAATTGTGGCTCATTGGTATGGCCAGAGTGTGGCCAGACTCTTCAAAGTAGTCACGCAACGTGTCCAGCCGGAGGGCATCGTTGCGCACTCGGACCACTTCACCGTTTAGGCAATCGTACAGGCGAACCGAAAAAGAGTCAGTCTCCTCGGCCCGATTGCACTGGAGGAACCTTGTCTGATTTCTGGCAATATCTTGGCAGTATGCGCTATTGTAGTTGTGATCGTAGTCTATTTGGGACTCTTGCAAAATCACTGTAGGCGTAGGTTCATAGACAAGAGAAGAGTACATTTTGAATCTGGGCCTCTTGTTGTTGTTATTACCCTTGTCATCGTTGGACTTTTCATCGTTGGCAAAACGTTTCATAATGATCGGTACTATCGGTAAATACTTTGACAAGTACCAAGTGTTTATAGTATTAGGTATTGCGATAATTGCAATAGTCTATACGTTCAGTTTGTTAAAAACATCAAATCTCGGCAAGACTATGGGCTCACTCACCGATGAGGCCACCGACTCTACAAAGTTTAACGCATCCTTCTTTGAGATTTACGACAAATCCACCGACGACTACTGTGATCGTCTAATTCTGGTGCAACCGTTCAATTGGATAATTGTGGCCAAAGGTGGCCAGATGTACGCCCTGACCGATGTGCAGCACAAGTGTCCGCCGACCACCACGCGTGCCGTCAAACTGCACTCGAACCAGGACAAGTTCAAGTATGTGTGCCTGTCGTTGACCAAGATGCAGCTGATTGAGCTGTATCGCAATACGGCCCACAATGTGCTCAAGCTTACGTTCGACGTGGACGCTCTGCAATCGGACGAGAAGAGGTTCACCATTTTGGATGCATGCAACTACCTGCTGGCACAGGGCTACGCAGTATTGGACGTAAAGGAGGGTGAAAAGGTGGACAACACCAAAGCGACTAAACCCTCGGACAAGGATGTCGAGGACGATGCTAGATTCAGCATTCTAAACATGTTGCGTGGACAGAATGGCGGTACGGATAGTGGCATCAAGAGTGTAGTTATTCGTGACGGTAGCGATGCGAGAGGTGGTTTGGGAGACAGTGTTGGTGGTAGCTTAGGAGGCAGTGTTGGTGGTGTAGGAGGAGGTAGTTTGGGAGGTAGTTTGGGAGGCAGTGTAGGAGGCAGTTTAGAAGGTAGTTTAGGAGGTAAAGAGCAATCTAAATTAGACGATGATTCCAACTCCAAGATTGCAAGCATTATTATACCTTCTGATGCTAATATTGACTCTGTTTCTAATACTGAGATTCCCTCTGTTACTAATACTAAGAGTGCCACTGTTTCGAATACTAATGTTGCCTCTGTTTCCAATACTGACATTCCCTCTGTTTCGAATGCTGATGTTGCCTCTATTTCTTATCCATCTGGTTCTAATATTGCCTCTATTTCTAAGACTGATATTGCCTCTGTTTCCAATACATCTAGTTCTGATATTGAATCTGGTTCCAATACTAATTCCAAGATTGTTACTGACGCTAAATCTAATGATAAATCCAAAGACAAAACCAATAACAAATCCACTGACACATCCAAAGACCAATCCAAAGACAAACCCAAAGACACGACCGATTCCAATATTGATGATAAATCTGATTCCGAGTCCAATACCGAATATCCAATCAAGGTGATTGAAATTACACAACCACCACCAGAGAATGTGGACACTACAAAGCTAGACTATAGCCTACTGCCACCACCGAAACCCATTGAAGTAACGTACATTGATTTGAGTAAGGAGCCTGAATCTACTGGAGATTCCACACTACAGCCAACACAACCACCTCCTCGTACACCGACGCCACCTTCTACACCACCGCCTCCTCCTACACCGACGCCACCTTCTACACCACCGCCTCCTCGTACACCGACGCCACCTTCTACGCCACCGTTTGTTCCTACATACAATCCACCCGGAGGTGTGGTAGAGTACGATGGAGCTGCCGATTTCCTTGAGCTGCTCGATGAGGACGATGCAGACTTTGAAGCTATAAAATCAAAATCCAACTCTCGCAAAAGGCGCGATCTGTCTACACAGTCCAATGATGGTGATGGTGATGATCTACCGCCGTTCATAATCGATCCGGTCACCGGCATCAGACGTCGCAAAGTGACCAAACTGCCCAAGCCGCTAGAGGTTGCAGCGCCCGAGTTTCGAGACTTTGCCGAGGAGAATTTCGATCATGTAGAGCTACCCAAGGGCTTTGAACTACCGCTCGGAGTGAGTCTCAAATTGGCCAAGCGTTGGCAGCAAATTCTAAACTACTACCAGGACAATGGAATGCCAACTCACAGAGCGCAAGATGCCTACGACATGAGCGATGCCGAGTGTAGAGCAATGGGCAAGGCTCTGGCGGGCTACTACCATCGCAGCCACGACCCATCTAAACCGCCCAAGTTTGGGCCACCACCGAATCCAGAGATTGACTCTTTGGTTTACAAAACGTATTAGTTTATGGAGTGGCTTGTGTTTAAGTTTCTAATTCTAATTCTAATTTATATAATTCCTTTAATTTCTAGTTTTGTATCCATTTTGCATGCCTTGTGTACCACTTTATGTACCACTTTATGTACCATTTTTGTGTTTTTTGAAATGTCTTTGTATTAACAAATTTAATAGCCATTATAATATTTCACCTTTTTTAATCAAAACCCAAATAAGAGTACCCAAAAAAATAACTAGTCTAGTTTGTATAATCGTTTATTAGAGAGATTCAAAGAGTATGTATACAGCGTTTAAGAGATTTAAAGAGTATGTAGACATGGTTAAGAGATTCAAAGAGTACATAGACAGAGGTTTCCAAGATTAAAGAGCACGTAGGCCGAGTTACATAGATTAAAAGAGTATATAGTTACAGAGTATTGAATTAGAGTTTCAGAGTATTGCTATTTCAGAGTAGAGAACATGTATATCGAGATCCTTTCATAATACAGGTTTACTTTGAGATTCATAATACAAGCTTACTTTGAGATTCACAAGAGATTCATAATACAGGTTTACTTTGAGATTCATAATACAGGTTTGCTTTGAGATTCATAATACAGGTTTGCTTTGAGATTCATAATACAGGTTTGCTTTGAGATTCATAATACAGGTTATTTTACAAACACAAGATATTCCCACACTAAACATCCTCATCCTCCACCCCCCCTATGCCATCGAAAACAAATGAGTAACAGTCTGGGACTCTTTATAGTCAAACTCACGATCAGTCAAAACATTGAGCAGCTTGGCTAGCACCTCCAATTGATCGCGCTTCACCAGCTTTGGCATCGATCGTAGATTCTTCTTGTCTGCATTGCACTTGATGCAAATATTGCTGACGGTAATCTCTTCGTCGCCGGACCTGGTCTGTTGCTCTATAGTCTTGAAGACGTGATCGCAATCAATGTCAATGGTGGGAATCTCGTCGGGCCTCTTTTCCAGAAAACATCCCAGACTATAGTGATTGTCGTACACTTTGCCGGTGTGAGTCCTAAAGTAGACTCGCTGCGTGTCCGGATCACGATAGGTCATGCACAACTTTTCAAACTTTACACGAGAACCCTCCTTTTCGATTCGAGTCTTGAATCGTTCAGTGGGCAGGCTAATCTCATTGGTTTCGCGTTCCTTTTGTAGAGACTCGTGAATCGCTACAACACTGGGATCCGATGTCGTAAACGAGTACAGCACTGTAGAGTTGCTAGTATTCAAAGAGAGTCTAATGTTGACAATCTTAAAATTGGTCTTGTACTTTCGGTAGGCATCCAAAGAGGCCAACCGATACAGTGAACTATTGATGGTCTCGCTATTGAGCAAGTTTGAATCTATGCTAAAATGATCCTCCAGCTCGTACACATTGAGCGGATTATTGTGCTGTTTTTGTTCAGATTGCATCTTATCAGCAAATGTTGATTTCCGCTCTAAAAGTACACAACCGCTCTCGTACACTTGCAAAATGCAAATGATACCGTGCTTTGAAGGGCTTCAGCTTTTATCTGGCCACGGGTGGTTGTTTTTTTCAACCTCTCTACTTGCTACATTTGAGCTTTACACCAATAGGATATACGCTATTGAAATTGTTTAGAAACGTTGATGGAGTTATTGCGTGTCTGGGGTACGAGTCCATTTCGTAGAGAGTGAGACTAGTAGCCTATAGATTCAGTCCAGGTAAAATGCCATCCACCACCAACACTAGTCGTAAAACCCCTAAACCAGCATCAAAGCGATTCTCCACTGGCAATTTTACCAATTGGGATTCTCCGAATAGTGGCATCGTTAGGCTTCTCTCCGATGCCAAGTGCAGGGTGGAATCCTACAAAGAGCTGCCTCATCGCAAATACAACCAGTGCGACTACAAACGATGGATGTCGCACTACCAACCGATGCAGTATCGCTACCGATGCTACCTGGACATTGAGCCCACCGGCAAGATGTACGCTCTCGAGTGCGGAGTCGAAGCCGTGCCCGGTATACGGGATCTGACCGTGCTAGTGGTGGACTCGACAGTGGCACAACTCACCGACGAGCACATTCGAAGCGTGTACGAGCAGCTCGAAGAGGGTCTCGACATACGAACCGATTCCATCTATGCTCGATGCGTCAAGAGTGTACGCACAGATTTGCACTTGCAAGTGTTTGACGAGCTGCATTCGAGGTTCGGTTCGAGCATACTCTACATTGCCCACAACGGGTTCCAGTACGATTTCAAAATCATCCTGGACCTGTTGAGGCGCAACGATCGAGCCTACTGGAGCGACATGGCCTTCTCAGACTCGTTGGTCATGATGAAGAATCGCAAGGGTGACGCTAAAATCTCTAGCTACACCAACAGTGCTCTGTTCAAGATGATTCAGAGCGACTGGCAAAACTACTATCTGCTGACAAAGATGCACTCGTCCATTGGAGATGTGCTCATGATGGCCATCTGGACGACGAGTCTAGGGGTTTACGAGGCGGGCAGTCGAGTCGCAGTGTGCACCGGTGCACGTTTGTGCGACGTCTACAAAAAGGCGGTGGCTGTGCGCAAACCCTCCAGACTCGTCATACGCAATCCCTTTGACAAACGCTAATCTATTGTTTTTCGAATGCATAACTCGTACACGGTGTTGTCGGTATCTATACTGGTCAGTTTAGTGATATGCACATTGCCAAATCATGTTTCTCAATCCCATCACTTTTGGCTACAGGACGGGTGCGCAGCACGATCCTCTGCAGGATCGGTACTCGTTCAACGTGTACCGTGAACGCACCAAGGGTCAGGTCAGTGTAGACGCCGACAACTACCTCTTCAAGTCTACTTATTTTTGGATCGCACCGTACATGATCAATAAGCATGCGACTCCGGTAAACTTTACCTTTACCGACCGACGACCCGAGACTACAAACGCACTCGGCAGCGTAAAGAGTTCTCAAATCGGTCCAGTGTTACAACCGCAACAGCACCACCACCAACAACAACAACCTACTCAGGGACAGGGTCCGGCTCAGGCGCTCTTTGACGGCATCGGCACTTCGGACAATGCGATGGGATCGATTCGTATAGTGGGACGCAAGGCGCCGGTGGTGGTGTTTCGCGATGTGATCGATTTCCGAGTAGACGATCCCGGCACAATGTCCATGGCCGACTATATGCAACTAAAGCAATCGCTGGAACGTTTGAATTCACTCATCCGAGACACGGACAACGTGGTCGACACGGCTGCCGAAGAGGAGCGCATGAGGGCCACCCTCTACCGGTTCGCCAGAGAGTCTAGTGTGGCGAGAAACGAACGCGAATGGATACGAGTGCTAAACGCCAACTATCCAGAGGCGATGGCCAGACTCAACATGTACGGTACTGGGGGAATGTTGAATAGTGACGATATGCAGGTAGAGGTTGATAATGCAATTGACGAGTATGATGCTTAGGTTGTGGATTATTGTAGTGTTAGTTTTTACTAGTGGATGAGTTTGTACGAGTAGATGTCCTTAGTTTATATTTGTACTAGTAGTCTTGTAAAATTATGTGTAGTAGATTTGTAATGATTGCTTGTATTTTTTTAAAACACCTCTTGTCTTTTTTGGAACCACTCTTGTAATTTAAAACACCTCTTGTCTTTTTTGGAACCCCCCCCCCTACATTTCCATTTTTCACCAACATTCAATGCTAGTATACTCGCAACACTCGAGTGTGGCCTCAGAGGTATGCTCTCAAACGCCTACCGTGCAAACAATAGCAAGAGTACGGGTTGCGTGAATTTTCAACATTTGCGTGTGTTTTGCGCATTTTCATTTTTATAGAGTTTGTGCACTATAGAGCCAATACGGTATTGGGGTTATATTGTGGTGCAAGTATTATGCGGACGGGCTCATTTGACCGTCTCCGTGATGGGTGTGCATTTTGCACGGTACGGTGAGGTGTAGTGATGTGCATGAAATGTGCGCAAAACTACACTCTGTGACATGCCGTAATGTGTAAAATGCACCCTATTGTGAACCCCTTCGGTTCAAGTTTTAGTTCATACTTTTTAAACTCGTAATTTTAACACGAAATTGGGTACAATTTCACGCAATTTCAGTGCAATTTCACGTACATTTGGTGTGTTTGCTCTGTAAATTACGTTAGGCGTTGGCTAATCTGGCTTAAAACTTGGTCAGAAAATCATCAAATATCACCGAGTGTGCAGATGGCTCATTTTGAGCACTTTGCGCACTTTGGTGGTAAAATCGACTTTTGACTTGCGTGCTGTCCTGTTTCGCACAGGCATGCAAAAACAGCGTTTTTAGGGCTTTTGAAGATGATACTGTAGACGGTGGTTTTGTGCACTTTTGACGACTTTGGGTGCAATTGCTATAGCAGTAATTGCAGCCATTTGTCGTACAAGATGCAACAAAAGTATCGTACTATAGTATTATTTGGGGGGGATACTATACTATAATATATATTATATATATAGGTACTGGGCGCCGAGTTCTATTTTTTTCAACTCGTTTTTGTTATATTTTTTTAAACTCGATTACTGAATTTTAAATAATACTAAAAAATGTAAATGTTTCTATGTATTTATTTGGTAGAATAATGGTGGTTACAAGTATGTCTTACAGTTACCAGTATGGCTTACGGTTACAAGTATGTGTTACAGCTACATCTACAAACATTTCTTACATCTACAAGTATACGCACATGCAACAATATACAATAGCATGCAACAACATACATCAACATACAACAACAATCCCCCCATAAAATCTAAATCTATCCCTTGAGCTTAAACACACATCCAATCATAAGATCCAACTCGTGCATGGCCTCCTCCACTTCGGCACGCGTAGACGGAGTCAGCCGATCGGTGCGTCTGCGCAGAAACGTCAACTGATTGCACATGCTGCTGGTGCCGGCTTGCAGGTTGTCAAACGACACCTCATAGATGCCATCCGGCATATTGTCATAGTGAATCAGATTCAGCGAATCGTCCATGTTGTTGCTATTCTTTACGTACACCATGCCGTTCATGAGCTTCACATCAAAGGTGGGAAACTTGAACTTGAACTCTTTGTTGCGATAAATGACAATGAGTCCGTCTCGCTTAAACTTGGTGGTTGCGTTCACGTCTATGGACTCTTGCACCAGGATGCGTTTACAGCCATCGCCAAAGTTTACATACTGCTGTTGACGATTGAACGTGGACAGAAACTTGAGCACCTCTTCGGGTTCGGGCATAAACAGTTGACCGCCGAGACGCACTCCCAGCACGTCTGTGATTATCACTGTGGGTATGCCCTCGGATGAGGATTGCGATTCCTTTCTGCCGTTGGTGCACATGTTCTCCAATTGAAAGTACAGGTTGGGTACAGTGTTGAAGATTGACGAATTAAACTGTATAAACTTGATGTTGTCATCCTGATAGAGAACCTTGTTGGGCTCGGTGCACACCAGTTTACACTTGAAGCCATCGTACTTGTGCTTGTAGATGAAGCTCTTACTGTCGCGTATCTGCACCTTGTGAAACTTGGAAAAGACTCGACACGGCATCTTGAAGACGGAATCGTGCGTGGCCGGTTGCAATCGGTGCAGTACGCACATTATGTTTGACACCACATTGGAGGCAAAGTACTGGCCCAGAGTGTCTCTGAGTTCGCACACCAGTGCCGCTTCTTGCATGCGCAGTCCGTGAAAATCATTGAGCACGTCTAGCGTGTACTCTACCTCGCCCGATATGTAGTACTCGTTGCCGGATCCGTTGCTCCTGCACTCTAGACTGATGCGAATATTGTTGTTGCGAAACAGCACAAACCTTTGCACCATCGACGAGAGATCGCTCATGGATGCCGTAAACGGCACATTCTCCTCTATCGATACGGTACGACACATGGGAATCACAATCGGTGTGGCCATCGTGCCGCTCAGGTACAAGTGTCGGGATTTGGAGATTACGTGTTTGCGCTGAGATGTGGTGCCGGTGACTCGAGTGTTGTCCTTAAAGTACATGACCCACACTTCACGATGTGGCAAGTCTACGCGTGCAATGTTCTTTTTGATGCACTCGCCAATGTGAGTGGAGACTGGTAGTGCAAAGTAGGTTTCGTACTCCATCTCACAATTGGGATTGTTCTCGGCCATGGATGCAATGTGTGCCAGAGTCTTTTGATTGGGAGTTTGGTTTTGCTTTTGATTTTGATGTTGCTTTTGAGTTTGATTCTGAGGTTGATTTTGATGTTGCTTTTGAGTTTGATTCTGAGGTTGATTTTGATGTTGCTTTTGAGTTTGATTCTGAGTGGATTTGGAATCCTGAGTTGGAGGTTGTTGAGCTAGACTCGGCTTGGACTCTTTGGGTTGTGGCTGCTTTTGCTTGGGCTCTTTACAATCCTTTTTAGCCATCTCGGTATTGGATGCACTCTTGTTCTTTACACTTGATGCAGAGTGCGCACTCTTGGCATTATTATTGGACTCGATGCCCGAGCTTGTACTCTTTGTGTTTGAATTCAAACTGTTTGAATTTAAACTTGAACTCTTTCCACTGTTGGCACTCTGTGTACTAATGGTACTCTTTCCACTTTGCACACTCTGTCCACTAATGGTATTCTTTCCACTCTGTCCATTATTAGCACTCGGTGTACTCTTGCCACTACCATTACTACCAATACTGCTGGTAGCACTCTTTGCGCTAATGTTGCTCTTGGTACTATTTGCACTAATGTTACTTTTGGTGCTCTTTGCACTACCACCACTACCACTACTACCTGCACTCTTTACACTGCCACTGCTAACACTACTCTTTGGACTAGCGCTACCGGCGCCTACACTCTTTTCATTGCTACTCTTTACACTTGTACTAGTTGCACTATCCGGACTCCCATCCTGTGGACTCTTTACGCCATCCTGTGTGCTCGTTGGACTCTTTAAACCGGCACTCTTTGCACTAGATTCAATCGCACTCTTGATTAGTGCATTCTTTTGATTTATACTCTTTTGATGCAGAGGACTCTTTTGATGAGGTGATGTACTCTTTTGGGATGTACTCTTTTGGGATGTACTCTTTTGTACACTACTCTTGTGTATACCACTCTTTTGTAAAGTACTCTTTTGAATCGCGATACTCTTTGGATTCAGTAAACTCTTTTGACTTGGAGGATTCAGAGCAGAACCGGTACTCTTTAAAGTGCTACTATTGGTACTCTTTGAACTCGGCTGCACAGGCTTGGGAATCTCCGAGTCCTCATCGGTGGACGATTGAGTGCTATCGAATCGTTTACCGAACCCGTTGCCATCGCCGAATCCTACCGAGTTGAAATTGTTGACTCTCTTGGCGGCAGGATGCGCATCTGCGTACGCATCCTCCGAACTCGATGACATTGAAAAGTTGGCAGACCTCTTCATGATCGCTGCCGGAAGTGTACTAAAAAATAACTAGACCACCTACTGAATTAAATACTTTTTCTAAACCCTGAATACGTGCGTGTAGTATCACGTACAATGCAATAATAAATGTGCACAATGATAATTTCAAAACATGTAAACTACATTTGTTTAGTAGGTGTTTAGTTTTATATCCTCAAGATAAGACTGGTAGCTATGAGTAAGTGTATTGTACAATTGGAGGACAAGGTCGAGTGTAATCAAAACTCATAACGAGTTGCTAAAAAAATAGCCTTTATTGTTGGTATTCAATAGATTACAGAATTGAAAGGTTACAGAGTACAATGGTACATTTTTGTCTAAGGATTGTTACAAAGTTGACTCTAAATCTATACTCTAAACTAAACTCTAAATCTATACTCTAAATCTATACTCTAAACCACACTTTGTTCAATCTTGACCCTCTTTGCAGCGGATTCCCCATCGAGTCCATCGTCCTCTGCCAGAACAGCCTTTACGTCAAGTTTGCGCTTTTGACAAGTTCCACTCTCGAGCTCCTCCAAGCATCTCGTTTCCATCATCTTTTTGCGAATGTCGTCCATGGGAGGACGAGGGTGAGTACGCAACAGCTTCTTGTACTCGTCATAGTTGGGGTTTCCGCGATCGATTCCACCAAAGTCACCGATGCCCTTAAAGTCACGCTGCACCAGTTCAAAGTTGCCAACAATCACCTTGGGTATGAATCCGTTGAGCGATAGCGAGTTGGCGGACGGAGTCTTTCTATAGTAGTTGTTTCCGATGAATTGATCACCGTTCAGGATGGATCTTTGCCTAGAGAACGGCAACACTCCACTGGGAATCTTGTCCAGTGTTTTACAGTTGCTAATCTTCCACAGGTTACGATCAAAGGTGGAGAGATCGCGACGACAGCCCATGTGCACGGGACGCAACTCTTTGGCCACCTTGGGTGCATCGGCCGGCTTGGTGTGGGCACTCATTGCGGTACGATCAACCATTATGAGTTTAATCTTGAGATCGATGCTGAGGTGTGAGTCTTGTTTCTCGGCATCGTTCAAGTCTCTGAGTTTGGCGATGACAACACCAAACTCTCCGGCATTGTGAGTGTCCAATGCGAACGGAGACACGATGATTGGTGCATCGTCGGTCGCCTGGTCTGTGATCACGATGCACGTACTCGGCACCGTGATGAACACACCGGACAATACGACTCCGCACTGGTAGAGTTTCATCGAGTCTACAAACGCAGAAGGCACTCGCAAAGTCAGAGTATCGCTATCCTTGGCCGTCAGCAGAGCCTCATAGGGACGGTCCACTAGACGATTCACAAACACGGACACCTTGGATTTACCCTTTTTGGTCTTGATGCCCTTGAGGAGCTTCTTGTAGTAGTCTTTGCATTTCTGAATGCTGCACTCCGAGTCTACGTTCAACAAAGTCTTGAAAGTGCAAGAAGCCATTTTTTATTACAAGTGTTTGAGTAGTCTCAGTTATTAAAGCAAAGCTTTACAATGCTCGAATCTATAGAATATCACCGCCTTTTAAGGACAATACCGTATTATCGATATGTTTACGTTTGAATGTTATATAAAACACTTTGCGCGTACGGTGTCGATACAGTCTGCCATTGTTATTTGTAGTGCAAACACACTAGTGGTAGAGCTATACCTATACTTTAGCACGACACCTACTTCATCTACATTTGCCTACTCTTTACCTACTCTTTGCATACTTTTACTACCGGTACCTACATTTACCAACCATGAAACGTAGTGGAGTACACACCATTGAAAATGTCAATTTTGGCATGTTTAAGCGTCCTCGTACGATCAAGGGCGACTTTGAGACGGATTGGTGTGTGCTCAAATTTAGGACCTACAAATCGGTGGCGTGCAATGACTTGGATCGAAACTATATACAGTACAAGAGTCAGGTGCACTGCATAATCAACGAGTTTAAAAAGGAACTCTTTCTCAACAAGGTTATTGAAGAGTACACCGACTATGCACTCAGCCGGGCTCTGGACGATTCATCGACGTTGGCCAAGCTCAAGGGTGGACAAAAGGTGGTAATCGACAATGCACCGAATCGCGATGCCACTCTGCGCAATCTGAGATGCTGCCACCGATTCAACAATGGCGTTTGCGCACAGTGCAAGATGACCCCCGAAGAGGCCGAGGCATCGTTTGTGTCTCTCAAAGAGTGCCTGTACGTTACCAAGGATTTACGCACTCTGGACTCGTACAAGCGACTCGAAGCCGAAATGGAACACAATGCCATTAGGATTCAAGAGGATTGTAAAAAGATTAAACTCTCTCAGGAGGATGAATCGATTGCACAAAAGTACACGGATGACATTCGTGCGTACATGAGACACTTTAAGAATCGCACTCTGCTCGAGTACCTGTGCAATCGCGAGTGTAGGAGTTTTTTGATGATCCACTATCGAGCCGAGTTGGACTACATCATGAGAGTGTACCAGTTTTTGAGCAGCATCAATGGTGCGAATCGTTTACGAGTCTACAACAATCCCCAGCCTGAGGAGGCGGAGGGTGACAAGGCCAAACGCAACAAATCCAACAAGATGGACCATCGCATCAGACAAAGCTACAAGCACATGATTTACTATTCAAAGAAGAACAACAAGAGTTGCCTGCATCGATTGCTCTTGTCGTGCAAGCGTGAAGAGGTCAAGGGTTTGTTGGATTTTCTACACGACACCAAACCGATGAACTCTCTGTACATGCACACGCAGATTTGGTCGAGCTTCATGAACGGTCTAAACATTACCAAGAATGAAAAGACCTTTAAAGAGTACATGAAGGCGTACATGCATCGCAGATCGTTGGTCAAAAACATTTACCAAACTCTGACCGATATGAATATGGTGCCGGCCAAGAGCGGTTTCGTGTACGATCTCATGTTGGACAATCGCGGCTATAGTTCGGTAAAGATTTGCATCAAACGCGGCGTGCACATGCTCTCGGTGAACGGATCCTACTATCGAGAGTTTAGGGATCTCTACAATACGGACGTTGACGAGTTGGAGGGAGTGCACGTGGAACGTACACCCATCATGATGAACAAGTACGGTCCGGTGATTACGACGGGAGGCTCTAGAGCGCTGAAATCGTACAACGTGGCTCGCTCCTACAAGAGTCTGTTTGCCCAAAACACTACCGGCAACTTTTACAAAAAGACGATCGATTACTATGTACCCGCTAGTGAGGTGTAAGCCAATGTGTTTGTGTATGCATGTATTGTATTGTATTGTATTGTTAAGATTTTAATTAAAATTACTCTATATTTTGTAATTTAATTCATGTAAACCTGATGTTGTTTTATTAAATAAATCCACTTGAACACAATGCGTTTAGTCTTTTTTCAGATGATGTATTAGATACAATACGGTATTGGTATTTGTCTTTGGGTAATTATTAAAGCCTTAGCTAGTTTAGCTTGAAAATGAGTCAGAATCCTAGAATGATTGTCAAAAGAAACGGTTCAGTTGAACGATTCGATCCATCTAAATTGTACGCTAGGATAGAAAGATGCATGACCATGTCCGAGCCCCGATTGACCACCGCCTTTATCAACATTGCAGGCATCGTGGCCGATGTCGAAAAGGGCCTGTACGATCGAGTCTCGACATTGGAGCTGGACACTCTATTGTCCGAAACTTGCGCCTCCATGTCCACCGCGCATCCGGACCATTCGATACTCGCTGCTCGCATAGCCATGCAGGCGCTACACAAACGTACTCGTTCCAAGTTTTCCGAAACGATTCGAGACTTGTACGAGGCCAACATTGTGCCCCAGTACTATTTTGACTTGGTACAAGAGCATGCAGACACCTTGGACTCGGCCATTGTAGACGATCGCGATTTTCAATCTTTGACCTATTTTGCATACAAGACGCTAGAGCGTACCTATCTGATAAAGCTGGCCGACGGTAAGATTTGTGAACGAGTGCAGCACATGTACATGAGGACCGCGCTCGGTATTCACGGTCGGGATATTGAATCGGTAATCGAAACGTACAATCTACTCTCGAACCGCTACTATGTACATTCGACGCCTACTCTGTGTCATGCGGCAACGAATCGTTCCAACTATGCCTCTTGCTATCTGCTCGAACTCAAAGAGGACAGCATCGGTGGCGTTATGGACACGCTAAAGGACGCGGCCACCATTTCAAAACACTGTGGCGGTGTAGGTTTGCATGTGCACAAGTTGCGCTGTAAAAACTCTACGATTCATTCAACAAACGGCAACGCCAGTGGCCTAGTGCCAATGCTCAGAATGTACAATGCAATGTCACGATACGTTACACAGGGCGGCAATAAACGGCCAGGCGCTATAGCCGTCTACTTGGAACCTTGGCACGCGGACGTTTTTGACTTTATCGAGATGCGCAAAAACTCTGGCTTTGAAGAGGCACGAGCCAGGGACTTGTTTTATGCACTCTGGGTGCCAGATTTGTTCATGAAGCGCGTCAACGACGGTGGCTACTGGAGCCTAATGTGCCCCGACTCGTCACCCGGTCTGTCCGATTGCTGGGGCGAAGAGTTTGAGGCCAAGTACACGGCCTACGAGCAAGAGGGCCGATACGTGAGACGAGTCGATGCACGAGAACTGTGGAAGGCCATCGTGACGGCTCAGGTAGAGACTGGAACTCCGTACATTCTCTACAAGGATACCGTGAATCGCAACAGCAACCAACGCCACTTGGGCACCATCAAGGGCTCCAATCTGTGCACGGAAATTGTAGAGTACGCCTCTCCGGACGAGACGGCAGTTTGCGTTCTGGCATCGGTCAATCTGCCCAAGTTTGTAGAGGGTAAAGTGTTTAATCTCAACCTATTGGCAAAGACGGTGCGTCTGGTGACTAGGAATCTAAACAAGATTATCGACAATGCACTCTATCCCATTCCCTCGGCTGCCAAGTCAAACTTTAAGCACCGACCCATCGGTATAGGAGTGCAAGGCTACGCAGACGCTCTGGCCATGATGGGTATAGCCTACGAGGACTCGATGCAGTTGAATCGTGACATTTTCGAAACCATCTACCATGCAGCACTGACGGAGAGTTGCCAACTGGCCAGAGTGCACGGAGTCTACGAATCGTACCACGGTAGCCCGACCAGTCGTGGAGAGTTGCACTTCGACCGATACTCGGTGCACAGCCAAAAGTGTGACTGGTCATCGTTGCGCAAAGACATTGCTCGGTACGGTTTGAGAAACTCTTTGCTGGTGGCACCGATGCCCACGGCTACCACTTCCCAAGTGTTTGGCAATGCTGAATCTTTTGAACCGTTCACGTCAAACATGTACCAGAGACGCACCCAGTCTGGAGAGTTTCAATTGACCAACGTGCACTTGGTTCGAGACTTGGAACGGCTCAATCTGTGGAACGATGACATGGCCCAGTTGATCATGTACAACAATGGGTCCATTCAAAACATTACCATCATCCCGGAAGAGTTGCGCAGAATCTACAAGACTGTCTGGGAGATTCCGACCAAGACGCTGATCGATATGGCTGCCGACAGAGGTGTCTACATTGACCAGAGTCAATCGTTCAATCTGTACGTTGCCGAGCCCACCTACAGTCGTATGACTTCGATACACTTTTACGCATGGAACAAGGGCCTCAAGACGGGCATGTACTATCTGAGAACAAAGTCGGCCACCAATGCCATACCATTTACGGTGGACGTGAATCGTTGTGCCTTGTTGATGAGTCAAATGAAGGCTGGCAGGGTTATGGCTTCACCGTTTACCAAGTCTTTGTTGGTGGTTGAGGGTAGTAGTGGTGGTGTTGAGAGTACTACTACTGGTAGCAATACTAGTAACAGTACTACTAGTAGCAGTACTAGTAGTAGCAATCCTAGTAGCACTCCTAGTAGCACTGGAACAAAGCGCAACCTTAGTCGTACCATGCGCTCTAAACGTTCACTGCATCACATTACGTTTATGCAACAGATTGCAGAGAATCCAACCAAGGCGCCACTAAAGGCTAAAATTGATGCAGCAAATTCTGTTGAGAATTTAAGTAAACGCAAAGAGCCTTCCTTTGAGTTGGTCGATAGTGATGCTAAAAAGATTTGCATGGATATTGATGATAAATCAAAGGATGATGAAAACAATTCTCAAATGTGTCAACTAGAGCCAAAGCCAACAGAGGTAAACGAATCAATAGAGCCAAAGGAATCAATAGAGTTGACTGGGCGCAATCAAATGGTTTGTTTTGATGATGTGTGTACGTCGTGTTCTTGTTAGAAAGGTTTTGTAATTTGTAGAGTTGGTTTATATGGTTGTAGAGTTTAGTAGTTTAAAAAACATTTAAAAACATTTAAAACCAGTTAAAAATTGTTATGTTTAAAAAATATACATGAATTGTTTAGTTGATGGATATACATACAGGGTTAATTATAAGGTAGATGATTGTACAAGTGGTTTGTGTACATGTAGTACTTGTAAGGTATTTTATAAGGCATTCTATAAGGATGTAGACATTTAAACAATCTATGCTTGTAATAAATTGTTTAATAAACTTGTTTAATAAACTTGTTTAATAAAAACTAAAATACTTGTTGTTTTTTAGACTCTGATTCAATCCAATTCAATTCAATACAATACCATGCAATACACCTCCCTCCCCCCATCAAAACCCAGTCACAATATAGGTAATCTTGCTGACCACGTTCGATAGAGCACAAGCATCGTGAAACTTTTCAATCTTGGATCCCAACACTTGACTCTTGTTGGTGTCTAGAATTATAACGTTATAGTGTTGTTGTTGCTGAGTGGTTTTGATTAGTTTCTTGATGGTCGTGCCCAGAGTACGGTAGCCATTGTTGGATGGATACATTCTAATGTACATGGACGACGGACACAGTTTGGTACGTTCGGGCACATTGGAAACGTGCAAGAGTATGGTGTCGGTGCACTTGCGTGCATGTCTTAGCGCAATAGTAGCGATGCTCTTCACGTTGTCCGGCTTGACAAACTCTAGGTCCATAGGCATGATGATTAATGGCACATTTCATAATGGCAACCTTGGACTATTGTAATAACACATTGTCACTATCGTGCTAACGGAAACGTTTGGTGCCATGAAACGACTTGAGCCGTATTCAGTATATAATTGGAAAATTGCAAGGTATAGTATTTTACAAAAACAATGGACAATTGTAAAGATGTCGTAAATGCCAGGAGTCATCTGTACAACAACGAAGGCAACAGTCTCAGACCGTACTACTATCTGTTTGAGCGCAGCGATGAACGCGGTCTCTTTAGGTTAAGGTTAAACTACAAATATCACAAGATTCGTCAAAAGCATTACATAAGGTTCACCAAACAGAGCCGAGGCTTCAGCAACGAGTACATTAGTCAATCCAACTTAATGTCCCTATTCAAGATTGCCATGTTTGAATTTCTAGGTAGATACATTGTAAACGTAGGCAGCATAGTTTCAATCAATCGTAAACGCATACAGTCTACGACCGTGGACCTGGGGGAGCAAGACGATTGCGGTCACGTCTGGTATCAGGGATTCATGTATTCCGGCTATGAAACAGTTTACGATCCGCTAATGTCGCTGCCTCAGTCGTCGGAGCCCACTTGGATTTCCGATTGTGCACCAATCGTAAAAATCGTTCATTCGTTGCCGGAGAGTGTCAACATTTTGAGTTTTTGCAAGTTTGTAAGAAGCGTCCTATTCGACGAGGATGACGACGCCATCATAGCAATGAATTACCCAATAGTTAGAATGGTTCAAATCACCAATGAGATATTGCGGGTATACAATCTAATTAGAATAAAGGGTAACTTGAACGAATCTTTAGAGTATCTAAACGCGTCAATAACGCCCACTTTGTACGATCTAGAGTTTACAATAGGTCTGATGCGATGGAGAAAAAGCAGCTAAGCCTACAAGAGTACGACACTGAGCAACCAACTCACGATCTGCCACAGGTGCACATTTACGCTGCAGTGTCGTGCAACCACACCATAGACTCGATGTTCAACCAGAGTATAACTTGCAACTATCAGTACATTGTTCTGGGCAATCAGTTGATGCTGTTTCACGTAATCTACTTCAAGTACGGGTGCTCTAGGCAGTTGCTCAAAGACTGCACCAATTCGAATCGAGTACAGTACCGTCTGAACATGAAGGGTGAAGTGGAACGCATCTACGAGAGCCTATCGTGTCCGGTGCTGTGTAGTGCAGCTCAACTGCAGCCGGCCTCGTCCACCGTTGTGGGAGTGCTGCTGGACAGTATGCTGATGCAAAACCTAAAGTTGCTCTTTTCCAATTGTACACACGCACTGCTCAACAAGAGTCCCAAACTCTACTTGGAGAATGCGGTGCACGTAAACGGTACGAGTGCACTGTTTCTCTTCAACAACATGATCAAGGTGGAGAAAAACTTTACGGTCGCACTCAAGGCGTTCATCAAGAATATCAACAATTTGATTAAACAGTTTTTGTTTGTGAAAAAGAGTACAGGCAGTAGTAGTAGCAGTAGCAGTAGCGCTAATGCTAAAAATGCCAACAATAGTGCAGTCATAAAGTCGGCAGTGTATCCGTGCCATGTTACCAATTCGTGCAAGTTTAAACAGATGCGTACCAAGTTTGAATCGTACGATCACACCAGTGTACATGCTGCACTATGTACAGCCGACGCCACACTAGTTGGTAAATTTTCCAATTTGGAATATCTGATTCTGTTGAATGAAACCCGGACGGTATTTGAAGAGGTGCGAAATGTGTTGCATGTATTGGATTGAGAGAAAGCGAGTACCGTTTAATGCAGGTTTTGTGTAAGGGGTTTTGTGTAAGAGGTTAATGTAGCAGGATGTTTTATGTAGGCAGGAGGTTTTATGGAATAGAGGTTAAGTCTATTTAGGAGGCATCTATCTGTATAGCATCTGATACTAAAGGAGGATTAATGTCAAGAATCTAATGTCGAGAACCTCAACTTGCTGTATGTATAGGTGTCTGTATGGATGTCTGTATGGATGTATGGATTTATGTATATATGTATTTTGCATGTAAATAAAGGAGTTTTAAATAAAAGATTGTAATATAAAGTCAAGTAGATTTTAATGTAATAGTGTAGTTTAATACAATTGGGTGTTATAATCTAACAAGTAATAATGTAATTGTATAAATCCTAGTTTTAGTTTTTTAAACACTACATTTGATTATATTTTATTAAACAACATTTGGATATTAAAAAATAAGAATGAATATTACAAGAATATAAAACTATAAAACATAAAACTATAGAATATAAACCTATAGAATATAAAACTACAGAATATAAAACTAAAGAATACAAAACTATAGCTACCATAACACTAAACAACCATTCTCCTCCTCCTCAATCATCCATCCCAACATTGACATCATCATCGTACTCGTCCTCTCCGTCACCGTCCAAGTCTCCGTCCCCGTCTCCGTCCATGTCGTCCTCCAAATCAGAGGCCTCCGATTCGGCTTCTAGCTTTTCCAAATTACCATCAACATCACTGTCGCACTCTTCAGATTTGACACTTGCATTGTCATCCGAATAATGCGGCTGTTCATTGTAGTCGGCATCTTCAACCTCAGACTTGATGTCCTTTTCAGTTTTAATCTCAGACTTGGGCTCACACTTTGGCACATCCGACTCGTCAATCTCAGAGCCCGAACCTCCTCTGTCCAACTCCGAGTCCAAATCACTACTGTTGTCATCGTCGTCGGTAAATCTCAATATGGACTCGTACTCGGAATCCGAGTCTAGATCCACCGGTGCCTCGTTGCTCTTGGATCGTTTAGGCTTGTGTTGGTGGTCATCTTCCAGTTTGCGTTTAATGCTACCGGTACTGTTGCTTCTGACCACATCCTTTTTAGCATCCTTTGTTGTTTTACACTCTTTGCGTCCATCCTTCAATTGCTTGCATTTATCCTTACCAAACAATGCAGCACCCTTGCTCTTGGTCTTTTTGCACTTTTCAATCAATGCAAAGGCTCCCTCCTCGTCTCGGCCTTTAGCTTCAACTTTGGTATTACCACTACCATCGACATTACTACCACTATTGCTACTACTACCACTGCTACTGCTACTATCCACACTAACACTACTCCCATCGCCACCACCACCGCCGCCTCCCTGTACTGCCTTCAAGTCTGGGCTCAGATTCAAGTGCACATGGCCCAGTTTGATTAGATCCAGTACAAAGGCGTTCTCGTTGATGCTCTCGTTGAGCGGATACTGCTTGGACATGAGATTCATCGTGGCAATCAGGCCATTGGCCACGAAACCATTCTCGGCCGTCATCAGATCGTTCTTGGGAAACATTTGCTTGCACTTGGCATTGGCCTCGATCTGGTGCACGAAAAAGGCCAACGGGGCACAAATCTCACCGTCACCGTTCACCGCCAAGTCTGGACTGTTGAGCATGCTCAGCGTCTGCGACGACGTGGTGCGTCCCACCAGAGATTGTTTGCTAAACAATATCTGCGGATGCACCATCTTTCCGGACGCGGTCCAAAACTGATACTGCGACAGATCCTTCACCGAAGACACGATGCCCTTTTGTCCGTGCAGATTGGCCAACTTGGTGCCAACACCCAAACGTTCCGTATAGTGGTAGTGGATGGAGATCATCGACTTTTGATTGGTATTGTTGATTTGAAAGAAAGAGTCTATAGTCTTGGATTTGCGCAGTGGATCACTCATTGTAATTAGATATCTAAAAGTGTTCTTTATAAAAGACTTGTGTATATAGACCGATCTGCGTCGCTGTATCCGTACCTGGTGGTCTGTGATGAGCACTCCAAACACAATGACTCCGTCAAACTTTTTATTGATCGGTATATACTTGTAGGTGCCGTTGGGCTTCAGAGACATGGCCTTGTGCGAAAAGGTGGACTTGTCGTCGGTGTGAGCGTACACCCTCAGCAGTAGAGTCACCGAAAACAGTTTGAGTGGCGAGTTGCGATGAAAGTTTTCATCTATAATGATGCCGTCCTCTACACTGTCACAGTTGAGATTGCACAGGGCCGTGTACAAGAGCATACGGTTCGTGTTCGAGTACGTGTCCAGGTTCATTTGCATGCACTCTTCGTACCGAGACTCGTCTCGTTTGCTGGTGCTCCCCGGCGGTACGGGTAACACATTGTAGTCTTGCATCTTGATTGTGCTCAACTGACGCTGAATGCACTCAAAGTGTTCATCGGCATCGTGCACAAACAAGTCTCGGTAGCACTGGCCCTCCTCCTCAAAGGTCTTGGCACCCACCATGCAAGGATCCAATAAATCGGCCCTGCCATCGGTTATGGCCAAGTTTTCACGCTTCAGCCTATTGTAGTCTTTGAAAAACTCGTGCACCGTCTCGGGAGCCTCCATATAGTACTCTTTGCACTCGGGCTGAATCTCGGCCAAATGGGTAAACTTTGTGGCCGCCGCCTTGATGGCCAGCATAAACTTGGAGGAATCGTTAAAGCTGACGCACTCAAACTCTTCGCCCAATTGACGTTCGTTTTCTCGGTCGTCGTCACAATCGGTCAACATGCCAATATTGGTGGTCATCACGGCAGAGTTGGTGAATCCGATCGAGTGGATGAATGCGTGTAGATCGGATCGACTCGTCAGCGTAGAGCATGAACCCTTGATGTTGTTGATGGAGACGGTGGCCTTTGCCGGTGGCATGTGCAACAGGGCTCGATGAAAGTTCATCGCAAACGTAGTGTAGGCCGCAAACGATGTGTAGCCCTCAAAGGCGTCTCGGTAAGTGTTCATGGCCTCGTGCACGCCCACAAACATGCGATACTTGGGCGAATACTTTACCGGCAAGTGGCCCACATGGTACACGACCAGATAGCGATCCTCGTACACCATGGTCACCACGATCATGGCTCGCTTCATTTCGATGACATCGCACGGCCGAATGCGATAGTTGGTGAGCCAGCCCTCGATCACTACGCGCAACTCTGCCTCTGGACTGTGGTGGTCGTTCAAAAAGTCTACGATCCGCTCCAGTGAAACGGCCGGTGCAATCATTACAAACTGCGCTAGAGCCATCGTCTCGCCGGCATTCTTCATCTCCTTGACGTTGAGCGGACAGATAAAGTTGGACGAGTCCCGTGGCAGTTTGAGTGCATTCGAGTTTTTCACACCGTGATTAATGTGTCGCTTTACCGTACTGATGAGTTTGTCGATCATCGACACTCGGTGGCCCTCCACCGACAGGTAGGCCGTCTTGAACTCGTCATTCTTGATGTAGCTCACCGTCTTTGAGGATAGCGTGTAAAACAGATTGCCCGACACCAGAGTGCCCAGCTTGGAAGAGTTTTGCGGTAGAGTGCTCCATTTCTTGATGGCCGTCTCAAAGATGGAGGTCGGTGTGATTATAGTCTTGTTGCACAAATCGTCCAGCTCTGGATAGTTGTTGATGCTGCACTCAAAAAAATCAATATAATCCTCTGGAGTCACAGTGTGTGCATTGTCAGTGATTGCGTTCACTGGACTCAGACGATTTATGAGTGCAAAGATTTCCTCATCGGTATTGTCGGCCACTATGCAATCGTCCTTGATGGCATAGCCTCGGACTCCTACGCGCTTTTCCGTCATTCGTTTCGTGCTCACCAGCTTGACTCGAGTGTTGACCGCCGCAATCGTAGAGTTGCCCTTGCGTCTGCGCCTACTGCCCGATTCCACGACGGGTGATTCGGCCACATTGGGCGGATACTGAATCATGTGCACAATGGTACTGTTGGCATCGTCGGGCACGTCCTCGTTGAGATACCACTTGTACTCGTTGCTCGGTCTGTACACGTGGCCGCATCGCAGATTGTTGGTGATGAAGGCCGGTAAAATCTTGATGCCTCCGTTCAAAACAAAGGCTCCCAGCTGATGCTTAAAGTCCACATTGGGTCTAATCATCATGTCAATCTTGGAGCCAATCATTATCGGCAAGACCTTGTGCTTGACGATCACTTGATTGTTGCTACAGTGCAATTGGATGCATGCAGCATAAGATTTGTTGTACTTTAACAAGAGCCGAATCACATCTTCGCCGTCTACGCGCTTAGACTCTTCGTAGACGTACTCGTTGTAGCAAGGACAATTGTAGATTATCAATTTGTCCATTTTTAGGTTGTACTCGTCAACAATGGTTTTTGCGTAAAAATCCATGTTTGCTGCTGAACGCTAAAAAGCGTGTTACCGCTTCAAATGTTCAACCGCTTACTAATAACCGACTGTTGATATTACGCTATTTATACTATTGAGACTATGGGCGTTGTCATTGTTTATAGATTTAGCGGAAATCATGTTCTGTTCAACTAGCTCGCAGTCGGGCGCTCAGCGGTGCATTTTTCAAAATGTATACGTCAGATGCACTCTACCGGTGGCGGGAATCATTTGCAACCCCCATCTGAATCTGTTGTTTTCGATGAGTCTGGTCAAGAATCGGGTCGTCATCAACAATGTGGCCAAGACCAAAGTGTACATGGCTCCGACTCCCAATCTGAGGGGTGACAACAAACTGATTCCGTTCCCGTACTCGGTGTCGGAGGGCAGAGTGTGCCGATCGCCATCCATCGAAAATATAATCTCAGAGATGCAGGCATGGGTGAGCCGGCTCGATGTGGATCAGGCGTCTGCTTGTCATCTGACTCAGATTCTGACGGTAATGTTTACCGAGAACCTGATTGCATCTCAAGACATGAGTCGCAACTCGGACAACATGTACCTGAACCAGTACCGCGACTACATGCAGTACATTCACAAGTATGACAAATCACTCAATTCTAGATTTGCCAACACTCGCATCTTTGCCTACAGCCGAAACGGATCCATAGAGATGAGCATGACGCTGATGCCTCAGATTATAAAGATTTTGCTCTTCAACTGTGAGGCGTCAACCAACTACATTCCGGAGGCTACATCGTTTCCACCCAATCTGTACCTGGATTTGGATGCGAGAGCCTTCAAGTTGATCAATCACGATATCGTGGCCAATCCGATTGCCTACTATGACGTGAACCGAGACACTGATGTAGCGTCTCCGCTAGTGTTTGCCGGTGATGCTCGCGACGACGTCAATGTGCTCTTTTCACGCAACCTGGTCAACTTTAGAGTGTCCGAGGTTGGAATCGCATTGTGTTCGTCTTAGGTGTGCGTGTTTGTGTTTGTGGTTGTTTGTATTTGATTGTATTTATTTGTAGTTAGAATAATAGAATAGAATATCAAATATTATTATAGAATAGATGGCATTTTTCAATAGTATAGAAATGTAATAGTGTAGATTATCCAATAGTGTAGAGTATCCAAGTAAAAGTTTAAGCAACTATCAAGTGTACATTTTTTAACCAATTCAAACTCTTGGTCAATCAAAACTCGTAGTCAATATTTAAAACCCTTATACGCAGTCAACATCCAAAACTCTTATACGTAGTCAACATCCAAAACTCTTATACGTAGTCAACATCCAAAACCCTCTCATTCCACATTCAATCAAAACCTCACATTCAATCAAACCCTCTCATTCCACATTCAAACTAAATGTAATTGTAGAATAAAAAATAATTGCCGCATGTAGGAATGTAAACTTGATTGCAGTATGTAGCACAGGAAGTGTACTGATTGAAAAACTTTATAGCTTAACCGAGTTTAATTTTTTTAATCTTGATACATAGATGGATGAGAAAAGATGCAATATCTACTGCCTGCACTCTTGGCACTCGTAATGTGTCTTGTGTTTTACTTTCAACTTGGCACAGTTGGCTGTGATGGTAACACTAGCAAAAACAACAACAACACCAACACCAACAACAACACTAAGAATAGAGCAACTCTCAAGACGGGACTAGAATATGGCAAGCGCAAGAGCAACTGTTCGGTGGACAAGGTGTATTGTTTCACCGATGCACAATGCCTCAACTCGTGCATGGAAAAGATGAATCACTTGTACGATTGTATAAACGGCATCTGTGAAATATCCATCAATAGACTCAAGGAGACTGCCATAGTTCAGGGTGAGCCGTGCAACACTGAAAAGGGCATGTTCACCTTTATAATGGGCGATCCAGCAATGGGTTCGTACATGAGATCGTGTAAATCCGTCGACTTGGGTATTGCAATTTCAAACACGGAAAACTTGATGTGCAAGGGCGACCCCAGTGCCGTCATCAACTACCACTCGGCGTATCCCATCATGGACGACTGTACCGACTGCAAGCAACCGATAGTCATACCGGCAACGTACAACAAGCGCAGACATAAAGAGTGCAACAATCCCTTTTATCGCATGGTGGAGCACGAAACCAAACTGTACGAGGAACAAGGATTGGCATAAATGGAGACATTACCGTTTGCATAAATACTTGACGGATACGTAAAAGTCCCACATAGTTTAGAAATTTGCATAAATGTGTAAATTTACAATTTAATTGCCATGCTAGAAATCCAATCTAAATTTTAGACTTTGTATGATTATAGGTGTACAACTTCCTGTAATGTTGGTTAGAGATGGTTATTTTTTCAACTTTGTAAAAAATGAAGGGGACCCTCTAGGCTTATTTTTTAATTTCTCTAGGCTATTAAATTGCGGTTAATTCATAGAAACCGGTTGAATAAAATATTGAAATTAACCACTTTGTGCAGTTTTTAGTTTTTTTTTGATTAAAAAACACGAAAATGTCAGTTTAGTTTATTGAATTTACTTGAAATCCTACTTCTTGATTAAAAAAATCAAACAAACACAAATACTTGTAAATCATTACATTATTACAAAGCACACACACTAATCATTTCCAAGATTTAACGATCTTGGTCAACAATAGATGACCATTAGTCACAGTCTTTGAGTCATTTGACCCAAACATCGTTAAATAGCACGTCTTCGATCGTCTTTGTCTTGAATTCAAATGAATTTTTGCACTTTTCAAAGATTTTCAAAAATGCCATGAAATTCATGTGCGCCAAAATTTCTTGGCGACTAAGAACACCCAAAGTGGTGGTGTCTTGCACTACAAATGCAATATTCTTCTTGTTTGTATTCAAAAAAGTCGTCAACCACTGGTTGGACACGTGTCGATATCTGTAGAGTTTACCCTCCAGTCGGATTGCGTTGATTTTTCTACCTCCACTGGGCTTTGTACTGAGTACCGTCCGTTGATTCGGGCCCTTTGTCTTGGAATAGATGCGTATGGCAATAAAGTCTGGGTAGGCTTCTATCAATGCCACCTCATCGTATCGTTTCAGTTCCGAATGCGGAACCAGTTCACCAGTGTTTTGATTGATAAAACTCATAGTTTGTAGGTTTTTATTAATGTTTACACTACACACACTACACCGACTGATGTGTGCGCATACTAGTGAGTGTAAGTTTAGCGTACATATAGGTTGGATCTCTGTGAGCGTCCGTCAAATAAATTACCGAGCAAGTGCAGCTAATCAGCCAGTCTTGTTCAAGTTCTCTATTGAAAGAGTGCGGTCGCGATAGTCTTTATAGTGTAAACTCGTTGCATCTGAAAACTACAATACGTTATATGTGCGAGGTATTATAATGGGTTACACGCCGATCAAGTCCAAGAGGAAGGATGGTCTTAGATTTTTTGATGATATTGGCGGTCGTGGTACTACTCTTGTTGACGGTGACATTTATAAGATGCGTCAACCTAATGGTTCGATTGCACATTTTGATCCTGATGAGCTCGAACGAGAGCTATCTCGAGTACCAGACTGCAACTGTTACTGGTGCAAATGTCGCCGCTACCCCACCGACGCCGCCGCCGACGCCAAGGGACGAGATGGAGCTGCTCAAGGAGTGGAGTTTATCGTAAACGGTTAGTGTTTTAATGATGTTTTTCCGAATGTCAGTCATGGCTCAAAAGTAGGTCAAGGTCAAGAAATTGGGTCAGTGAACTGTATAGTACATTTAGCAAGTGTACACGTATGGAATGTAGGGTTTTTTTGGTTTTATTTAGACATGGCATTCAATTTTATGCACTTGTATAGATTGGGATTTATTGGCAATTTCAAATGGTTTTATAGGGGTAAAGACTGGTAACGGAGGATGGCAAAGGATGGAATGTGTAGGATTGCGTGTAGGAATTTGCGTGTAAGGTTGTGTGTAGGATTGTGGGTGTAGGATTGTGGGTGTAGGATTGTAGGTGTAGGATTGATTTTAGGATTGAGTATATGATTGCGTTTAGATAATGTTGGATTTGTACAATTGTTTTTATTAATGTAAGAGTTTATATCCTTGTATATCCTCATTCCTTTTATCCAAAGGTATTGTGTGTTTTTATCAAGTAAAGTACAAGCTTGTACAAAGTACTAACAATTGAATTCTCTCTCTCACGCAGGCACCAAACTTGATGGTACCGGAGTGGTCTGTCCCTGTACGATGGATCAAAACGCTTGGATTGGTCAACATGCTTTGATGGGGCAGCAAAAGGGTCCAAGTGATCAACCGACTCTGATGGAGCAACAACACCAGCAACAGCAATCCATCAAGAACCCGACTGAGCCGCCTCTACCGTCTTCGGCCAGCTACTACTATTACTATTATTACTACTACTATCTGAACCAGCACTACAATAATGGCACCCTGCCATTCTGTGGAGATGATGTCAATTTTAAAAATTTGACAACAACTGCAACGGCTACCAGTGGTGGTAATATCAACACCAATACAAGTATCAACACTAATAGCAGCACCAGCATCAACACTAATCCTACTACAACCAACAACCCATACTCTTCTTCTTCTACCACCAATCTACTGTGCAATGAAAAGTTTATTGAAGATGAAGAGATTGATCCGGTAGAGTTGGACGACACCACCAACCAAGTCTACATTCCGATTCATGTCAATCCGGCCAATAGTGTGACTGTGACTGCGCTCAAACCCAAGAGAGTGCACAAGGGTAAACGCACCACTACCACCACCGGATCCGGTAAGAAGCGTCAATTCAATCTAATCATGCTGACCACGCTGTACATTACGTCTCGTTTGTTTTCCGTGGCAATGGGCCAAGAGGTGTTGCCTGCATCCGAAGCCACTCCGGCCTCCTCTGAAGCTACGCCTCAATCTGAAGCTACACCGGCCTCTGAAGCTACACCGGCCTCTGAAGCTACACCGGCTACTCAGCCTACATCGACTTCACCGTCGTCTGAAGCTACACCGGCATCGTCCGAGACACCGCCATCTGAAGCTACACAAGCCTCCTCTGCGGCTACACCGGCCTCTTCTGAAGCTACACCGGCGTCTCCGGCATCAGAAACGTCTACAGAAACCACCGGTGCAAGCACCAGTGCCAGTACCAGTACCAGTACCAATCCCAACACCAGTACTGGAACAACAACTACAACACCAAGAGGCACAACTGTTACAACTTCAAGAGGCACAACAAACCCAGCGACTACATCCGCTAACCCCATAACTGCATCGGCCATTCCAAATCCAATCACCATGTCCCCGATGCCGACTAGCACGGAATCTCAAATGACAACATTCATCATTGTGTTGCCTCACCATACTACAACTACACCCAGCTATAATACCGAGGCCACTGCTACCGTGGTGATTGTATCTTGTGATATCAGAGATTTCCCTTGGTTGACTCGTAAACTGGCCATAGACATGTTTATGAACGGCTACACGGACCAGCCAAGGAGTAGCCGCATCGATTCGATCGTTAGCTTTATAATGGATCCGTTTCTTTCACCGACTCCACGCAGGAGTGTCGTAAACAAGATTCCCTGTATGCAACTCGTAAAGGATGTCATAAATATGAAATATGGTCCTCGCGAAGGCTAACATTAACAACACTGGCAACATCTTCTTCTCCTCCTTTTATGCAGACATGGCTATGAATTTTGGACCAAGAATAGATTTAGATTTCATGTTTTTAGAATGTATGTAGATGCAATGTATGTAGATGCATGCAGATGCATACATTTTTTTTAACATTTTATAAACTTGATATTTTACATTTTTTACACATTTTATAACATGGTGGTGGGATCGGTAGCTTTAGGTTTTGGTGGTGGCTTTTGATTGTTTATTCATCAGGGATTTTTATAGATTTTTCTTAGATTTAGTTGCTCTAGGACTCGGTCTAGGACTCGGTCTCTAGAGTTTTTATAAACATTTAATCATTGTGGTGGTGGCCTAGGAATAAATGCATAATCAGTGGCGTGGTGGTACTGGATTACAACATTATTATTACATTTATTTTTAGTTGTCTGGTTTAAACATTTGCAATATTATTTTATAACATTTGCAATATTATTTTATAATACAGTTGAAATCATATAGGTTAGAGGTGTAAGGTTATATTATATAAAATTGAAAAATCTTGGTATAGGGATTTGGTACTTTTCCAATAGTAATAATTGAACATGCATGTGTGTTTTACATAATATTTAAAAGCAATACAGATTTAATTGAACCATAGGGTGTAAGATTGTAATATGAAACATTCATACAGATGTGTCTTGCTTGGATTTGTAGATGGTTTTTACACGAGACCGTTTATCCAACATGCATACACAATAATCATACACATTTGTACAAGTATGTGATTTTTCTGTTTAACGATAATTTAGGCTGTAGAATCATCGTAAGAAGTAAAACTTGACACGAACAATTGTACACACACAAGACGATTGTTTTTTAATATAAATACTAGAGCAAAGAGGTTTTCTCAAGTACAGTCTAGCTACTACTACTATCTCTAAATTGTATTCTAAAAAATAGAATCTTTGGCAGTTTTAAACTCTTTGGCACCTTTAGCATCTTTATTAGACTCTTGGCTTGTGTTTCTCAATTTAGGTTTAATTGCCGGTTTATTTACACATTTAGTTTTATTCAAACATTTAGAGTTTATTTAAACATTCAAGTTTTAATTGAACGTTAAGTTTTAATTGTGTGTTCAGGTTTAATTGCACATTAAAGCTCTAACGTCGATTTTAGGTTTAAACGGCATCAACAGCAACAGCTCTCTGTGTAATGTTTTTTATTCAGCATAGTGGTATCAATATTTATAATTTATAATTTATAATTTGTAATTTGTACAATACTTTTATATATAATTTGTACAATATTTTTATATATACATATCAGTATTTAAATGATGTAATTTTTGAGCCCCAGAATGTGTTTCTTTTTTGATAGGTGATGATGGGATACAGTAGGTGTATAAGAAATACCATTACATGTTTTTTATAAGAATAGTTGAGAGTATAGAATAGTTGAGAATATAATAATCCTAGCGTAATTTACAATTAGTGGTAGTGTGAGAATCTACATTTCAATTTCCAACCTGCAAACTCTCGCCATCTTGCATCTCCTCTGTCCAACATCAGACACTCTATTTTGCACATTATCGTACAGGTACACGGGACAACGCAATTGATTCAAGTGGAGAAGATGGTAGAGTTTAGACTAGTATAGTTAGAATTGAGTGTACAATAGGATGAAATACGTAGTAGGAATAGGTAGGGTTAGTTTAGTGCTTAGGAACTTGAGCTTGAATTGAACCAGGATACACTAGCACGGTCATTGAAACTAATATTGCTGCTGCTGCAACTGTAGCGAGTGTAATGTGTAGTTGGTTGTAGGATATATTATAAGGTTTAATTGTAAGGTTTAATTGTAAGGTTTAGTTGTAAGGTTTAGATGCAAGGTTTAGATGTAAGGTGTGTGCATGTATATCGGTAGAGTATATTTGGTCGCATAGATTTAGATTTTATATATTCAAATCAATGTTCAACTTGCTTTCAATCAACTTGCTTTCAATCAACATTCAACGCATCATTCACGCCAATAGTCATTTTAGCAGTAAACCTCAAACCCATCAAAATCATCAGACCCATCAAAGTCACCAGGCATCAAATCAAAATTCCTCCATGAAAGATGGCAGTTTTATATCCCACCGAGGGTGTGCTAATGTTGAATTTTACGACATCGTAAGAGTTTAAAGTAACAACACTTTAATGTAATATGCCAGTAATATGCCACAAGTTGTAATGTGATACAAGTAGCAGTACTGGTAGTTTACTTATTGATGGTTATAAGATGATTATTTATGTTGTATCATAATGGGCTAAAGTTAATTAGTTTTCACCAAGACCTGTAAGCTTGAACCGTAATAAATGCAAACCTTACAAGCCATATAAAATTTACATTTAACAATTTATTTAGTTGAAATTTACATTTACATACAATTTATTTAGTGCTATAACTATTTTGGCATACATTACGAGCTGTGATTATCTGTAGACTGCACGCATCCTTTAATGTGTATTATTTTGTAGTGCTTAGCAATAACTGGTAGATTTCTCGTAAAATTGTACAATAAAAAGCATTCCAGATTGCTGTCTAGATTAGCTTTTTAATTGTACACTTTACCACTTTGATGCATACATTTGGTTTAATATTCTCTTCAATTTGCAATTTAATTAATGTTCAATTTAGTATGTAATTGTGTATTGTAAAGTGTTGATTAATACAAGTTCAAGTGCAAAGGTTCAAGTGTATAAAGCGAAAGAAGGTGCATTTCATATACCAACAGGAACACTGTTATACCTATAGACTTTTTCAAAAGCAAGTGGTTTCAGTGCGAGTGTGTACATGTGGACATTTACCATGGAGTGTGTTGGAATCATTGATCCTAGTATATGCATTTGGCAGTAGTTTTTTCGTCGTGACATCCCCCCTATAGTGTTGTAAGAGTGTGATTTAGAATTACTAAATGTATAGATGGATAATATACCACATAGTTGTATGTTAGCGTATGTTAGCATGGATAGGCATGGATAGTTTTAGTTTCCGAATTGTATTTCCTCTTAGTTTTTAATGTTGACATAGATTTCCAATTTAGCAAGTTCCAATTAAGTAAGTTTAAATTAAGTAATTTCCAATTAAGTAATTTGTAAAGTAGAGCAACAACACGGTAGGTTAATGTTGATTTTTTTCAATAGTATTGGCAGTGGGTAGGTTTAACGGGTGGGGTGTGTCTTTGTCGTATGGGTCGAGGGTTATCTATGTTTATACAAGTTTATATAAGTTTAAAGGTTTAGTTTTGGTTCACTTTAAGGTACAGCGTGTTTATTTTAAGGTATAGTGTGTTTATTAAATGTTTAGTTTGTTTAAGGTTTCGTTCATTTTAAGATTTAGATTGTGTAAGTTTTACAGGTAAAATAAGTGGAATAGTGTAAGCACCAGCATAAGAAGTAGTGTCGATTTATATAGTGCTTCCATTTAGTATGCAACTTGTAATTTGTAGCTTTTGTACAATTTGTAAATTTTGTACAATTTGTAAAATGTAGCATAGTTTTTGAATCTGCGTATTAGGTCAACCTTGGATTGCTATTTATTTATATTGTAAGGCGTATTAGTTAATTGTATAGAATCGTGTATTTAGCATAGTAGTATTAGTAGCATTAGTAGCATTAGTAGCATTAGTAGCATTAGTAGTATTGGTAAGTAGTTCCCCAATCTATCCCAACGGTATTTATTCGGCAGTAGTTGCATTGGCATCTAGTAGCATTAGTTGTACTAGCAGTAGTTGCATTGGTAGGAGTTGTACTAGTAGTTGTACGAGTACTAGTAGTTAGTAGTAGGTAATTCCCACGCATCCGAGTATTGAGAGAGCCCAGAATACATCTATACTTATCAGCAATAAGAGAATAAATTGCAACAATCAGATGCACCAATAATCTGAACCATCAGAAATAATAATCAAGCATAACAAGTACTAGTTTAAGCCTTGTAAAAAGTGTAGCTAAGCAGTAAACACTTGACTGTGATAATAAATGTTGGTATAAGCATTCTAAAGTTAGTGTTTAGGTTTAAGGAGGCTTAGAGGTAGGGAGGTAGGGAGGTAGGTAGTAGGTAGACGGTAGAGAGACGGGTGTTTAGTTTAAGTTTGGGTTATGTTAAAATTTACACTTTATAGATTTGCACATAGTATAGTTGGATTTGAACATAGTATAGTTTGATTTACACATAGTATGATTTACACATAGTATAGTTTCTAAAAAATACAAAATCCAATAAAAAGCATAAAATGTAAGAAACCCAAAAACAATACAAAATCCTTGAAAATGCACATAAAAATTGTAAAAGCATAAAACACAAAAACATTCAAATGAGAGGTCAATTGCACATGTAGAGTTAAGCGCATCGTTTTGTTTTAATTTAAGCATAGCATATAGTGGCACACACTTTTGTTGTAAAATGTAAAGGCGGTAATACAACAACACAATAAATTGATGTAATGCATCATAAACTAGCAAGTAAAATAGGTAGATAAAACAGCATGTAAATAGCGTGTAAGGTAGCTCAAGTACCATGTAAGTAGCCCATAACTTAGCAAATAAATTAGCAAGTAGGAGTTTTGTCGTTTCTTTTATCACCCATCCCAGAATTTCAATAATGCAAAATAATGGCACTCGTATACTATAAAAGCCATCTGTATCATGTTATAGCAGCAGCAAGGACAGTAGTAAACTGCAAAAGTCGTCTCAGTCGAGTTTGTATAAATGCGAATGTAACACGCGTTTGTTCAACAATATTCAGTTGTCTGATAAATGAAATATCGTATTAGACTTGTACAATTTACGTGTTTTATAGTATTTGTGCAACATGGATCCGATCATAAAGAGCACCCTGGACTCTTATATTGAAACATGCGATTACATATCGCTGGATACGGTCGTCTTGTTGATGACCAACAAAGACTTTACCCTGGATCGGCTGATTAGTGTCTTTGAGGCCAACGAAGCGGGACCGTCTACGCACGATTTCATACATCACGAAGTGACACCGTTCGAGGTGAGAGCCTACCTCAGGCGCAAACAGTGCGTAAACGTTAGACGTGGTCTAATCACAGACGACCTGAAACGGTGGTTCGATACGGTTCAGAGAATCAGTGGCAGTATAACGAATCGTAAAGCGTTTGAACTGGCCGTGCTGTTTAAACTGTTTCCCAAGTACTCGATGGACTACAACATACCGCACATGCTCAGCGACCTGGCATCGTATACGAGCCTTAAAGAGTTTTTAGAATTTATGCACGAAGTGGACTCTTGCCGATTGACCACGATCAATAGTAAGCTACTGCAAATCTTTGAAATGCAATACATCGATCAGGTGATTGCTCACTTGATGGGCGACGAAGACTGCAACTATTACGTGAACCTGAACGAGGTGCGTGCCTACAAGGACTCGTTGGTGGCCTTTTTGAAGCTCACCAAAGCCAAACGCAAACCGACACATGTGCGTGAAATGGTTAGATTGTCACACAGCATGGACAGGAGCATCGTAAACACTGTACTCTTGGTACTGTTCAAGAGCATCGAAAAGCCAGGCTTGAAGACCAACTTTTTCCTAAAGTGCATCTTGTTGTAGGAATATGGTTGTAAGAATATAGTTGTAAATCTATACTTGTATTAATAAATCTATAGGTAGTTGGGGTATGTAAAGTAAGAGTGTAAACCTATTCATTGTTTACCACACGGTCATTAACTAATCATTTCCTTGTATTTAAATGTCTATATGTATACTTGTACTTGTTAATCTAGTTTTTTGAATAAATAGTAAAGATAAATAGTAAAGATAGATAGTAATATATCTGTGTAGAATAAATAGCAACTGTCTGAGCAAACATGGACCTCGAATATCTACTGACCAAACTCAACTGCATCACCAAAGTGGAAGATTCCGACTATGGACTAGTGGACCGATTCAAGCTGGCACAATTGGGCTACCTGTTGTTGATTGCACGTCAAGACGGCGGCAAGTGTAATCATGTCGATTTTGAAAGTCGCATGTTTATCCACGACACACTGCACGTGGTGCAACTCGGTGAGATTTGCCAAGAATGCATGAGTCTAGCGATGCACGACAAATTGGTCCGAGTCAAACTATCGAAAATGTACAAGTCATCGTCGGTGCCCAACATGAAGAGTATCGAGCGTCCTCCGGTGATACCGTTTGGCAGTGGCTACAGACGCAGCAATGTCTGGAAGAATAGGGTTTAGTTTTATACTAATGTAAAAAGTGTTTTATACTAATGTAAAAAGTGTACATTTTTCCAACTACACTACAATACTGTTCTTGTATCGAGTAAATGCAACATTTTAAACAACACGTGTACGAGTAGTTATTTTTTAGTATTAGCACTAGTAGTAGTAGTGAATGCACAATTTCCAACAACTTGATCTTACTACAAAGTCTAGCATACAATGTTTGAAGGTTACTGGTTACCATTGTGCAACCTAAATGATAACGGTACGGTGTTTAATGAAAGCAACAATGAAGAGTCCGATAATGAAGCGTACAACAATAACGTTGATCAAGGCATTGAACGTGATGCCAGCACACCACCGTTCGTGTTGTCTACACATAAATTTCACGAATGCTACACGTTCAAACCGAGCGCTCAGTACGTGTACGATGTGTGCGATGCCATAGCGGCAGAGTGTTCCGTCGAGAGCACCATCGATGCATTCGAAACGGACAGAGGTGACGACGAATGGTTCTGTATAGATTTCCTCAATGAACGCACAACAAACGATCCCGTAGATCCTGCACTATTGCCTCCCGACTCTGACCTGAATGCAATCGGATGGTTTGTGGTAGACTATCAAAACAGACGAATCCATACAAACGATCCCATCTTTTATCCGGTACTCGAGCATGTCTACTTGGAATTTTACGCTCTAAAATACATTATATTTGTGGTACTAAAAAATATACCACGCTTTGTAGTTCACATTGTAGATTACCATGCCGACATTAAACCTGAAGTGTCGCTATCCAATAATGGCATTGGTTACTGCAATTCTAAAACAACGACAACGACAACATCAACAGCAACAGCAACACCAACAACACCAACAGCAACAGCAACACCAACAACACCAACAGCAACCAAGATTGCTACCATAGAGACTAGAGGTATCTCTGACATGTTTCTAGTTTGGATTTGGAAGGGATCGTGTGATGAAGCTTAAAGATTTGTTGTAAGCCAATTTGGAAACCAATTTGTAAATCAATTTAAAACTATTGTAAAAATAAAAGCATTGTTTACATGTTCTTAATACATTTATTAAATTTTATATACATTAGTATATTTTATATATATTAGTATATTACATTACATTTGTTTATTAAATAATTAATTAATTAAAGTTGTACAATTGTATCAAGTTGTATTTTTTTATTAATCTACATATTCTACATCTACATCATCATCAACATCCACACTGTCAGTGTCCTCCAACAAAGGCCGAGTATCACCACCGCCAACACTTCCAACACCACTACCAACACCACTACCACTACCTCCTCGTCCCCGTCCTTTGAGCAAATCTCCCAGATTGAATTTGACGTACACGAATCGACCAATGATGACTAGCACTACCGCAACCACTGCCAGTAGAATGTATTTCAGGTACGAGCCCAGTTTGGTCATGAACGTAGAGCCCAGAATGTAGTGGGCCGCATCGCCTGCCGCATCAACGATCGTCTCTAGCAGTGTAGAATTGGTGACACACTTGAAAGTCATATTATCGGGCAGAGTGTACGTATTGACGTAGGCGTACGATTTCTCATCGGCATTGGGATCGAAGCCGGTGCACGGAACCTTTGCCTTGTCCGCAGTCTGCACCAGATCGCAGGGATTCTTCAAAGGATGACCCTCTGACGAATGGTAGTAGTGTTCCGACACTTTGGCAAACAGAGTGTCGTTCTGTACGATGGTCTCGAACGTTTCCATGGTGGGTGTCACACCGCCCAGTACATTGGTCAAACTCTGCCGTTCCATCTCTGCACTGGGATCGTTGATGGTGTGCAAAAGGTACAAGACTGGATTGTCCAAATGATCGTACTTGACTGCGGAAATGTGCTTCACTCCCGTCACGGAGGTGCTGAGACAAGATCTAGTGGGCACCTTGAACGATGTAGTCTTGCCTCCCTTGAGCACCACCAAGTAGAAGCCGTTGCGTGCAACCGTAGCCTCTACCAGCTTTTCATAGTAGGGTACTCCGATGGATATGGCCGCAAATATACCGACCGCCACACCACCCACTTTGACCGTACTCCACAGATTGTCAACGATGCCCTTTAGCTTGGTCCTGGAGGCTTTCGGCAATCGTTCCAAGTCTGAGGCGCTAGTCACCACAATGTCCAAGTCGGGATGTATGATTCGAGCACTCTTTACCGTCTCTTCCATGTTGCGTATTCTAATGTCTGGGGTGTCGATGAGCTTGCGAAACTTTAGCTCATCGGCCACCGTTATGGCGGTGGGCTTGTTCAGCTTGCTAAACATGGACGCCAGCTCTCCTCGGCGCAATAGCGATTCCACAGTGTGTAGCTTTACACCGTTCACGGCCAGTTGCCGATCGACCAGGCTATAGTTGAGTGTGCCAAACACATCGTCAACCGAACGTATACCGGTCTTGGCATTTCGGAGCGTGCTCACGGTACTGGCCGGTATCTCGTCTACTGGCTTTAGAGCGCGTCTAAAGATGGATGTAAAACTCATTGTGGTAGAGCGTTGTAGAGTTTGGATTAGTTGATAGTTTGCACTTTATAGGTTGTACTTTATATGTTGTACTTTATAGGTTGTACTTTATAGTTGATACTTTAGTTTGGATTAGGGCAAGGTACTGGGGGATAAGTAAAGGATCCGTATTGGGTCTCTAAAAAATAAGAATACCAGTGGGGTTTAGTTTTTATATTTATTTTTATTTAATATTCAATATTATTAAACATTAGTTTTATTTAGTATTCTATATTATTTAACAATATTTTTATTTAGTATTTAGTATTTAATATTATAGTTGTATTATTATAGAGCTGCAAAGGTACAAGTAGCCTACAAAGATACAAGTAAACTACAAAGATACAATTAACCTACAAGTTACACTAGACAAAATACACCAAGACTCACTCCAACCTAGACCTCTTTGCTGCACTACCTTCATCGTCCTCTGTAGCATCTACATCAAGTTGCATAGCTTCATACAAACCACCTTCATCTAAACCACCTTCATCCAAGCAACCGTCATCCAAGCACAAGTCCTTTTCTATACCCTCTTCCTCAGTTTCATCAACCTCGTCCATTTCTGTAGGTTCAGGATTCTCTTGATTTTCATCAATATCTGGATTCTCTAAATTCTCTTGATTTTCATCAATATCTGGGTTTTCTTGATTCTCTACAAAATTACAATCCTCCTCCTCCATACACTCTTCTTTAACATCATACTCAACCTCCTCTTTAACTTCATCCTTAACTTTAGCCTCAACACACTCCTCATAATTTACCTTCACCTCTACACCCTCAACCTCTTCATCCTCATCTATCGACTTTACATTACAATCCGAAAAGGACACGTCCGAATCGTTGGCCTCCACTTTGGCATTCTTAAAGTCTTCAAACACCTCACCCTCATCCATTAGATTGTTCATCAACTCTTTCATAGCCTTTTCATTGTCCATATTGAGTTTTGTAAGCGGGCCACTACATCTGCCGATAAACTCTTTGGTCTCTGTATAGTGGCAAAAGTCATTGGACATGGGACACTTGGCATTGTACACGTCCACCACAAACTCGGTACTAGTGCCACCAAACACATCGCACAACTCTTTAAACATTCTCCGTTCACGATTGGTGGTGATTGGGAAAATGTTGCTAGTGCTGCTCTTGCCGCCCATGTTGCTATTGCTGGCCGGTATGGAGCCGCGCTGTGGTATCGCACGTTTGGGCTTGATCATGTTGGCCAGCACTCGTTGTGGAAACTCTCCGCTCACAGCGTGCAACGGCAACTTGATGGTAGAGTTGGTGGGATTGTTGAGATTGCGATTCAGTAGAAACATGACGGCCACAAAGTTGTACATTAGTATGTACTCTGGTTTACTGTGATCCACGCACAGTGAATTGGTATAGTAGCAATACAAAAAGTTGGTCAGATTGTCAGTCATCTCTACTGCCGAGATTTGCTTCTTTTGATACAGCTCCAGCATGACTCTACAGTTGGCCACAAACACTATGCGCGTAACATGAGGGCATCCGTTCAACTGTTCCAGCTGCGATAGCACAATCTTTGGTCCGCCCACCTTAAAGTAAAACTCTACGATATTCTTGTACAGAATGGCATAGCCTACGCAATCCTTGACTGCGGCCAACACTGCATCCACATTGGCCACACTGTCCAACGACACTCGGTACCAGTTGAACGTCTTTGGTGCGTACAGCCACTTGATGCAAATGGACGGAGTCACCGGATTCATAGTGCCCTTGTTGAACATTTGCGACTCTTTGACATCCTTGAGCCGCTTCACGTTCAGTGCAGTTTGAATCTTTTGCGATTGAATCATGATACTATAGTGTAGGCCAATGGGTGTCTTGTCGATACCCTCCATCATGGGATTCTTTGAAGTGTACAACAGATACAATTGGTTCTTGGTCAAATTCTTTAGATTGATCCAGTCCTCGTAAAACTGATCGTAGAGTGCAATCTCAGCCTTGATCATTTCCTTTTCCAACTCTACCGGGTCTAGCTTCTTGTAGAGACTGCTGTGTACACTGCTACTGCAAGTGGTACTGTCTGCGGCAAACTCATCGTCCAGCTTGCGTTTGACCGCCTCCTTTTTGATGTTGTACTCGGCGGCCCTCTTTAGTCGCAAACGGTTCGCTTCACGCTCAATGCAAACCTTGCGCGTAATCAGCTTCCACACGGTGACGAATCGTGCAATGTTTAGATTGTCTCCAGCCTCGGAATCGACTCGATTCGGTGGTCCCGTAATGTCAGTCACCAGTGTCGATTCAGACTTGCCCATGCTATTGATGCACTTGAGGGTGCGTCTAAAGGTGGCCATCTGACGCTTCTTGGTAAACAGACTGCTATCGTCACCGTCAAAGGTAAAGTCATACTCGGACCGATCATAGTTGCACCACTTGGAGACAAACTCTTCCGAATTGATCAGTATCAGTCTGAGAATGAATCGCACCGAATCTGGATTGTACTTGTACACGTCCATCAGAGAGGTTTCGGTAAAGTTTTTCACTGCAATCTTGTCACCCATATAGAGATCGCCCATCATCAGTGTGGCCGGCGACAGAGCGTGCAACAGCGAAAACTGAGTCTGGCCCTCGCGTTCCAACACTTTGCTGGAATCAATCTTGTCGTCAAAGGCCGACTTGAGAGCCTGCTCGTCAGACGTCCTCGTCAGATTGTACTTGTACAGTTCAATGTGCCGGGCGGTACCCTTTGACTTGGAGTGCACCACTTCGAGAATCTCATCGTCACACTTTAGATAGTCCGAACCCCTCAGGCAATTGTCGACATTCTTACAGTTGAATGCCAACACCATTTCTATGAAATCGTGCACCTCATTCCTCATGATGCTACAGCCCAAGTGCATCAGAGTGTCAATCTTTGCCAGCAGATTGCCACGGTGCACCTTGGTGAGGATTCGGTAAAACTTGGAGTGCTGATTGAACCACTTGTCGTGCGTGTAGAGCAAGTGCCTAAACTGTTGACCCAGCGCATAGCGTGGCTTGTAAAACAGATTGTGCCGATAGCCATAGTTCCAGGACATGCTGCGCATCTCGGTGATGGCCATCTTCATTAGGTTGCGATTCATAGAGTTTTCATACTTGAGGTAATTGATTGAGATGTCGTCTCCGTCCTGATCAGCGTGCAGGCCGTCCAATACAAACGGATTCAAGTGAATACAGGGATCGGTGTCGTGATGAAACATTTCACACACATAGATGCACGTATCGTTGATGCTCGGGTCACGATTGATAATCACCAAATTGGTGGCCAGATCCAGGTTGTCGTAAATGTCTCGCGGAATCGAAATTGAATTGGGTCCCAGCTCATTGTCCACCACCATCGTCATACGGGCTCCGTTGTGTCTGTGGCCCAGCAGGTAGGATCGTACATAGGACCGTTTGCCCGATTGTAGAATACTAAAGTTGCTGCACTTGAAATCGTTTTGCAGAAACTTTTTCAGAGTCCTATCAATGTACTTGTGAATCAAAGTCTTGACATCGTCGCACGAAAACTCATTCTCCTCGGACGGCTTGACGAGCTTGATCTTGTCCGGCATGGGAGTGTCCGTCTCGTAGGCGTGCTCCATTTGAAAACTCAACTCGATGATGGATCGGAAAAAGCTAAAGTTTTTGATCGAGTACATCTTGGGCAGGGGAAAGATGAAGCACTTGCCCAGTACTCGTACACCAAACGCATTGCTGTACTCGTGCGATGCCACACAGCACTCGGCGTCCGCCTTGTCTGGATCCTCGTCCTCCAGAGGTTCGGTCAACGAGTCTAGTGCATCCTTGGTCAGAGTCACTCCGTGTTCGATGCACATTTTGCAGTCTTGCAATCCAACTGGTCGCACCTTCTTTTGATCGGTACGCTTCAGCTTGAACAATCGATACAGATCCTTGACGTCTACAATCAGCGTATTGCACTCGTCCACGGGCTCTATAGAGTAGATTTGCGCAGTACTCCAGATGGGTTTAGAGTTGGTGGATACAATCTCCATTTTAGAGAGAGATGTTTTTTAGATTAGAGAGGTTTATTTATAAATGCAGGATAGGTACAGCTGCAGTCAGAGAGAACCGTCTACTTTGAGAACACAATAAAGACTGTACCGGTGACAAATGGTGTTGGCCAATTTATACACACTTGTGCGCATTTAATAAAACATTGCATAAACTCTGCACTAGGCCACGTGCACATTTGCACAATGCCCGATAGGCACTCTGACAGTGATCGACATGATTTACTTGGATTTTAAAGATTTACAAAAACTACAATTGCCCGACAATGCGTGGACCGAAGAGTTGATCGATCAGCGCCCCTGTTTCGTACTGCGCAATCCAGTCTATTGTCGAGTGTTTTGGATGCACCTGTGGCGGACTCGACTCGTGGACTCGTTCCGGAAACAGCAAAACTTTGATCGAATCGAAAACGTGGACCTGGATCGGATGGTGGTCATCGATGCCGAGACTGGGGCTCTACTCTCGGCACCGGCATCGGTCAACAGTCTAGAGACGTTTGAACGGCTCCTCAAAAAGGACACGTACTATGCGTCCAATGTACTCTTGACCGGTGTGAGCACTACACTCATCACGGTGGTCTATGTGATTGTGGTGATTGTGGTGGTTGCGATCGCTTGCTACACTAGCCTATCAAAGAAACCACCAAAGAGTCGTTGGTACGATATGCTACTCTTGTTGTAGTATAAACTAGCTTAAACTATGTACTTGACTTTGAATACAACAACAATAGGCTATTGTCTCTATTCCATCACACACAATAGTAGATTTGGGAGAAACCGCTAATACTAATCATGGACGGTCAGACTTCGTGCATTTCCGAGTTTAACCTCGAAGAGCCCAGCAGTAGATTTACCCTGTTTCCCATCAGGTATCATGACATTTGGGAAATGTACAAAAAGGCTCAGGCCTCCTTTTGGACGGTCGAAGAGGTCGATCTGTCCAAGGACCTGTACGATTGGGAGACTCGTTTGACTGAAACTGAGCGAGAGTTTATATCGCACATTTTGGCCTTCTTTGCCGGCTCCGATGGAATCGTCAACGACAATCTGTTGACACGATTCTCTCAAGAGTTGACCATTCCAGAGGTGTCGTGCTTTTACGGATTCCAAATCATGATTGAGAACGTGCACTCGGAAATGTACTCTACACTGATTGACATGTACATTCGCGATCCGCAACGTAAACACATGCTCTTTAACGCAATCGACACGGTGCCGTCTATACGTAAAAAGGCTCAATGGGTGATTCGGTGGATCGATGACGACAAGTCTTCGTACGCCGACAGACTGGTGGCATTCGCCGCCGTAGAGGGCATCTTCTTTTCGGGTAGTTTTGCGGCCATCTTTTGGCTCAAGAAGCGCGGACTCATGCCCGGACTGACGCACAGTAACGAGTTTATATCTCGAGACGAGGGCCTACACTGTGACTTTGCCATTCTACTGTTTCGCAACTATCTGCGTCCCGAGTGCAGATCCAGCGATGAAAAGGTCATCAACATTGTAACCGATGCCGTGAGGATAGAACAAGAGTTTCTAACCGAATCCCTACCGGTCAGCATGATTGGCATGAACTGCAAGCTAATGTGCGAGTACATAGAGTTTGTGGCAGATCGTCTACTGTACGAGTTGATTGGCCGCAAGATTTACAACGCCAAGAATCCCTTTGATTTCATGACCAGCATATCACTAGAGGGTAAGACCAACTTTTTCGAGAAGAAGGTCAGCGAGTACAAACGCTACGGTGTCGGTGTCAATTTGGAGGATAATGTGTTTAAGATTAGTGAGGATTTTTAGAGAGATGTGTTGACGGTGGTGTTGATGGTGGTGGTAGTGTTAGCGGTGTTGGTAGTGTTAGTATTGATGGTGGTGGTTGTGGTATAGAAAGATGTACTAGTTTTAAATGTAGAATATATGTATAGAGTCTACTTGACTGTATGGATTTGGTTGTATAGAATTGTATAAAATTATATAGAATTGTAATTTAGTATAGTTTAGAGTTTAGTTTTTTAGTACGAGTTTTAGCACAAGTTTCAATACAAGTTTTAGTACAAGTTTTAGCATAGTATACTCTGTATTTTTTGATACAATAAATATTCATATGTTTAAAAAATAAAACTTTTGTTTTTTAATCAAACATTTATTTATACATACATATATTTTTTATACTCCTACATTTAAAAGTATAGCAACTTGCAAGTAATATCAAAACTCCTAAAGTTAACATTATAGCAACGCACAACATTATTCAAACATGTACAAGTAATATCAAAACTCCTACAGTTAACATTATAGCAACACACAACATTATCCAAACTATACAAGTAATATCAAAAACTCCTACATTCAACATTATAGCAAATCACACATCTAACACAAGTCAACGTTAGAGTCAAGGCTCCTACTAAAGGATTCGACATCGTTTCGGATGCTTTCAATTTGACTCTTAAACTCTGCACTACAATCTATCGTCTTGTTGAACGAGTCCAAATCGAGCACTCCTCCCGACACTCGTACAATCTCTCGAGCCAATTTCAGAGCACGATCAATGTAGTCTACGATGCGTTCAATGTCACACTCTTTGACACCACGGGTCGTCACCGCAGGAGTACCGAGTCTGATGCCGCTTGGTCTGAGAGCGCTCTTGTCTCCGGGTACTGTGTTTTTGTTGCAAGCGATTCTGCACAGTTCGAGGATGCGCTCTGCCGGTGCTCCTGCGAGTCCCACACTGCGCAAATCCACTAGAATCAGATGCACATCGGTACCGCCAGTGGTGACGGTGTAGCCTCGTGAAACGAGTCCCTCTGCCAACAACTGTGCATTTCGCACCACTCGTCTTTGGTAGAGTGCAAACTCTAGAGTGGTGGCCTGGTGCATTGCGGTGGCGATCGCTGCAATCGTGTGATTGTGCGGTCCACCTTGCAGGCCAGGAAACACGGCTCGTTCAATTTCCTGCTCTAGTGATTTGCGGTAAAAGATGACTCCGGCTCGAGGACCTCTGAGAGTCTTGTGCGTTGTAGTGGTCACAATGTCACAATACTCAAAGGGGCCAGGAATGACTTTGCCCGCAATCAAGCCCGCAATGTGTGCAATATCGGCCATCAGCAAGGAGCCGGCTGCATCGGCAATCTCTCGGAATCGTCTATAGTCCAAGCGCCGAGGATAGCAACTGGTGCCGGCTATGATTAGCCTAGGTTTGAATAGATTGGCACTCTCGGCAAGTTTGGCATAGTCGACGAGTCCAGTCTGAGGATCCACCTTGTACGGCATGCTTTCGAAAAAGAGTGATGTAGCGGACACGTTGCGGAATCCGTGCGTCAGGTGGCCTCCGTCGGGCAGATCGAGTCCCATGATTCTACCGTGCGGTTTAACGATTCCAGTGTACACGGCAAAGTTGGCCATCGAGCCCGAGTACGGTTGTACACACACTCCCCATTCGGACTCGTTCAAATTGAACGCTCTGAGACATCGCTGCTGTGCTAGCAGTTCGATGCGATCGATAAACTCGTTACCACCATAGTATCGCTTTCCGGGCCTACCCTCCGAGTACTTGTTGATGAGACACGAACTCATGCATTCTCGCACCGGTAGAGTGGTAAAGTTTTCCGATGCGATCAACTCTAAGCCTGCCCGTTGCCGATCGGCCTCTTGCTCTACGAGCGCATACAGCTCGGGATCGGTTTCGTAGAGATTCATTACTGGTATTGTTTGGAGTAACGAGTCTACTTGACGAGCCCCTTTAACGAGTCCCTTTAACGAGTCTATTTGACGAGTCTAAAAAACTAGAACATGAAAGACAAACTCTGAGAGCAACTTGACGAGTCTATTTAACGAGTCTAAAAAACTAGAACTCGAAAGACAAACTCGGGCAATAACGATTCCCTTTAAAGAGTCTAAAAACTAGAACATGAAAGACAAACTCGGACAACAACGATTCCATTTGACGAGTCTAAAAAACTAAAACTACCAAGTCAAAGATGCACTCTAACGAGTCCATTTAACGAGTCTAAAAAACTAGAATCATAAAGTCAAACTCTAGCATCAAAGAGTCCTCCAAGTAACGAGTCTAAAAAACTAGAATCACAAAGTCAAACTCGGACATTAACGATTCACTCTAACGAGTCTAAAAAACTCAAACTCTAAAGACAAACACCATCATCAAAGAGTCACACTACCGAGTCCAAATAACGAGTCCAAATACAGACTCCAAACAACGAGTCTAAAAAACTAGAATTATCAAGTCAAACACCATCATCAAAGAGTCACACTACCGAGTCCAAATACCGAGTCCAAATACCGAGTCCAAATACCGAGTCTAAAAAACTCAAACTCCAAAGACAAACTCTGTCACTAACGATTCCAAACAACGAGTCTAAAAAACTCAAACTCAATAGCCAAACTCTACCTCCACCTCTAAGAGCCGATTCCAAACAACGAGTCTAAAAAACTCAAACTCCAAAGCCAAACTCCACCTCTATCATCAAAGAGCTAAAATGCACAATTTCAAACAAAACTTGCACAAAAGAGTCCCGAGTCCATGCATAACCTTGAGAGACTCGGTCTAAAAAACTAGAACGATTTCCATAGAAAACGCCTTTTCAACCTTTTCAAAGCTGAAACATTTTGCTCGTTTCTAAGAGAGTCGACACCGATATAACACCAATAGCGTATTAGTGTTAATATTGAGCGGATTTGTTCACTTTTCGCATTCTGACTTTAGTTGTGCGCAAGTTTGCACGCCATAGTGTAAATACGGTATTGTGGTAAACTAGACGTCGACTTTAGCAGTCTTGCAATAAATCATGGCCGGTGTTCGTTCACTTTTTACCGTGCCCTCCAACTGCACTACGGACCTTGCTCGCAGTGGTGTGAGCAAATCCTTCAACATCCTCATCGAGGGTAATATTGCTTGTGGCAAATCGGCCCTCTTGAATCACTTTAAAAACTTGGACTCTTTCACCGCCATAGAGGAGCCGTTGCATCAATGGACAAACTTTAAAGGGTATAACCTGTTGCACGGCATGGGACTCGATCCAGTCAAATGGTTTGCGGCCTTTCAAACGTATATATGCACTACAATGTTTGAGGCTCACACTCGACCGGTGCGGACTCCTTTCAAGATTATGGAGCGCTCCTTGCTCAGTGTTCAAAATTGCTTTATAGATGCCTTTGCATCATCGATCATGGCCAAGAGTGATCCCACCGATGCAGACTCGATGGCACTCTTGAATGCGGATGTGCTCAAGAGTCTGTGTGAAGTGTTGATAGACAGTGTGCGGATCGATCTCATTGTGTACATGCGCACCGATCCCTCGGTTGCAATGGAGCGCACGATTCGCCGAGGTCGCATGGAAGAGTCCCACATAGAGTTGCCCTACTTGGAGAAGTTGCACGAGTTGCACGAAGACTGGCTCATTCATGGCAAGAAACCGATCCCGGCACCAGTGTTGGTGGTGGATGCAAACTCGGAATCCATCAAGGGTACGATTCGCATCATTGAAGGCTTTGTCAAGAGCTATAGCTCGCAAGAGTACGCCAAGGACACTGCCCAAGAGTATGCCAGGTTTGCTAGGGACGCTAGAGATGTGTATGCCAAGATTTGTAGAGAGGATAGGGAATCTGTGTGATTTAAAAGTGTGCTCTAAAAATTGCAATCTATACATTTAACCGTGTGCTTTATCCCAACATGTATTACAAGTCTTAATAAAGAATATTTACACCAATAATCGTCTATTTTTTTTGATTATGTAGGCGAGCGTCCTTTGTTAGTCTCTTTTCCTCTCTCTCTTGCGTGTCTTTACTCATTTGCATCTTTAGCTCTATACATTTACAAGTATGAAGGGTGCCAACATTTTAGCACTGGCACTCTTTTGGTATGGTGCGGGTGCATTTGATAAATACAATACACTACCCGATCGTAGAAACTATGATTTTAGCTACCTCTCTGACTTTAGAGTTAATCCTAAACATGCACCAACCATGCGTCTAGAGAATGAACGCTATGACAATCTATACGATGACAACTCGTTCAATACAAGAGTTAACGGCAACAAGCGCGTTCATGCTACAGTTAGACCGGTTCGTAAACATTTGCCTACATTACCCAGACTTGTTCCTACCTCCAATCCAACCTATGCCGATCATGAATCTGATCTTGCTGAAATTCACGCATACAATAGACAGAATCCATTCAATGCGGTAGATCAAGATCAGTTTCAGATTCCCGATGAGTACATTGACGAATACCCACAACAACAACAGGCTCGGCAAATGAATCCGTTCGATAGGGTTGATGAAATACCCGAGTCGAATGAAGATTCCGAGATGGATGCCATGTCTAGATTCAATCCAATGAACCCGTTCAATGTGGCCGATTCCGACAATGAACAACCTGAGAGTATTCGCAAACGATACAACACCAAAGACGAGTCCAAATTCATTACGCCCGAGGAATTGGAGAAACTCAAATTCTTGGGCTATCTGCAAGACTTTATGGTAGGCGCGCATCTTAGGTTGACTGATGGTAAACTGTCACTAGAGGAGCCTGCCATGCAACCGGTAGTCGGTGCACTAGAACGATTCCAATCGTACGCAAACATACCAATCACCGGTGACATGGATCCGCACACCAAGACAAAGATGAACACCAAACGGTGTGCGATGCCAGACATTTCACCCAAGCGCGCAAAACGATACACACTCCACGACACATGGAAGAATCCGATAACTTGGAGTGTTTTGGCCAACTCTTCGAATATTGAAAATATAAACGTTATCCGTACCGATGTTGACAGAATGCTCAAACGGTGGAAGCGAGAGGCTCCCGCCTTGGAGTTTGTAGAGGTCGCCCCCGGTTCCAATTCTACCATTACACTGGGCTTTTATCATGGCGATCACGGAGACGGTACACGATTCGATGGCAACGGATGGTTCTTGGCACACGCCTTCTATCCGGGACCCGGCAGAGGTGGTCAGATTCACATTGACGCCGAAGAGCCATGGGTCTTTTCGAATAACGCTGAGGAGCGCAAACCCGAGGATTCGGCCGACTTCCAATCGATAGCGTTGCACGAACTCGGTCATGCATTGGGTGTGGGTCACAGTGATGTTCACGATGCCGTAATGTATCCATACTATGGTGGTGTCAAGCGTGAACTCAAAGAGGATGACATTGCGGCAATCAAAGCCTTGTACGGCAACAGAAATGGTACTCACACCAATCCCAGTGACAAACGAGAAAAGGAATCGTACAAAGAGGCTGCTGCAGCACCGGTAACGGAACCGACACCAGTGACAAGGCCACCACCGACACCAGTAACAACACAACCACCACCGCCACCACAGCGACCCAAGACGGAAACGTACAAATCCAAACTTGGCAATCCCTACATTTGTGATTTGCCCAAGTATGACAGTGTGGCCAACATGTTTGGTGAAGTGTACGTGTTCAAGGGACCGTTTGTTTGGCGTATGGGCTCGTTTAATCCCAAGACTATATCAGTCTATCCAATCAACAAAGTGTACCATTTGCCAGACTTTGAAAAGCTAGACGCCATCTACATTCGCAAAGATGGTAAAGTGGCCATGTTCATCAATGATCTAATGTACGTCTTTTCGGGTAATGATGTTGCACAAGGGTATCCAAAGAAGCTTTCCGACATGGGCATCGAAGGCTCAAAGATTGACACTGCCTTTAGATGGCACAACAAGACGTTCATACTGAGCGGTGACAAATACTGGTTGTTTGATGAAAAGAAGGACAGGATTGCAACAAAGACCTACCTCATTGCCAACTATTTCCGCAACCTACAGACACCGGTCGATGCCGCCATGTCCTGGCTGAACGGTAAAGTGTACTTCTTCAAAGACAGGGGCTTCTACGAGTTTGATGAATACAAAATGTCGGTAAAGAATGCCGACCCGTACGACTCTAGCGTGTTCTGGGCCAACTGTCCTAGAGACCATCCGCACATTTGCCAGATGCAACACATGTACGGACACTTGACGGCCTCAGACTACAACACTTCAATGAACGCAGCAATGGCCGATGGAGCGTTTGACTACTCGTTGCTGCGCATGATTGACACTGTCGACACGTTTAGATACACTGTGATTCCAGACAATGCAACTCAGCCGGAACGAGCGTCGTACAAGAGACTCGCCAACGGTCAAGTGGTGGTGGATGTTGTACCAGCGGGTGAGTGAGGATGATGAGATTAAAGTAGACCAAGATTATAAGATTATAAGAATAGAATAAGATTTTAATGTAGACTGAATGTAATGTAAAATACTCTTAATTAAAATGTTTTACAAAATACTCTAATGCTCAGTTTGTATACCAAAGTTGAATAATGTTGTAGATTATAAGATGCTGTTATAGACTTTTGTATTGTGTACCTTGTAGAGTACCTTGTACCTTGTACTTTTGTAGAGTACCTTGTAGTGTACCGTGTTTTGTAAAAGTTTATTAAATAAAGTTTTGTTTTTTAGTCAATTAATGATTCTAGTTTTTTAGACACTATACCTTTAAATGCAAAGAGAATGCATCCATTCAACTCTACACATTTCTACATACACACACATGTCTTTAAAGACAATACTTTTAAAATGTACACACACATGCATACAGAGAGATGGTTATAAGTACCTGCCTCTAGCATCCTCCAACTACTCTAAACGCCTGCTACTAGTCTTTAGCAACAAATGTCAATTTCCATACAATGCATGTGCAAAACACAAAGGTTAAAACAAAGGCCCAATGTTTAGGAATGCACATTGTCAAAGGTAAAGACACTACACTTGAGACTGTTTGAAATGCACGGTTGACTGAATGGTGCTCGGGTTGACTGAATGGTGCTCGGGTTGACTGAATGGTACTCGTGTGTCGAGACTTGATACCTCTGAGGACCATCTTACAAGGGGTTACTAGTTTTAGTTTTTTAAACAACATGTAAATGATTTGATGAAAAAAATTAACTCATTTACAACTCTGTGTTTTGGTTCTCTTTAGCATACCAGAACTTGTGAATCACTTGTGAATCGGACAACTCAGTGTTTTGGTTCTTGTAGCTTTAGCATACCAAGTGGACTTGAACCATCTCTCTACCTAAAATATTACAAGTAAACTTGAACCATCTCTCTACCCTAAAATATTACAAGTAAACTTGAACCATCTCTCTACCCAACCAAACCTACTTGAATAGTACAAGTCTATAAAAAATCAAACAATTTAAATACCAAAAAAAGAAACCTTTATTTATTCAACAATGATACATGGTCAACTTAATACTACAACTTTATCCTACAACTTATACAATTTTATTCTACAATTTAGACACTGGTTTACAATACTCTTAATTCTAAACACCATCACTCTACACCACCAACTCTGAACCCTCAACACTCCTTCTCAGCTTTTGCATCAATAGCTTCAGACACCTCCTTGAACAGAGTGTTGAACGGTCCCACCTTGACTAGGCGTACTGCGTCCATCAGACGGTCAAGAAAGGGGCGCTTCTTTTGTGCTTCAAAGTTGGCCTGCAAGTTGTCAAACACTGCATTGAGCAGCTTGCTCTCATCCACCTCCTTGACGTGATCGTACTCGGCAGAGCTCATGAGGTACGTTAGAATGTTGCAAATCTTTTGGTTGACAAACAAGTGGTTGGATGATGAAAACTGGCCATCTGTACGCTCTGCGACAGCCTCCTTTGTTGGATACATTTTCTCGTGCAGAGCATCAATGTAGGTAACGTCACCGGGATACTTGGTATCGTTGCTTGAAAACACTGCATACAATTTGGTCAGCATGTCTTCATAGCTCACCGGATCGTCACACTCTGTGAATATAGATTCGTGCAAGTTGGCCACAAACTCTTCGGCCAGATTCTCATCGGTCACCGCCTCCATTACAGTGTCGATGGCTTTGATCCACTTTTGATGTGACTCTAAACCTTCCATTTCATCGTTCATAATGTTTAGAATGTGAGCCGGTGGAATGGCAACATCTATGGGATCGCCAATGCACATTTGAACACCACGAGTGCCGCGTTCAGTTACACGTTCACTGATGGTGTCGTCCTCTTCAAGGGTCGGAATCTCTATACGCTCACAAATCAGTTGTGCGATGCGATCACCCTTTGACACTACAAAGTCGTCATCGGAATGGTTAAAGAGGACCACTCCAATGTTTCCAGTATAGTCGCGGTCCACGACACCGGCTCCGACGTCGATTCCGTACTTGGCTGCCAGTTTGGATCGCGGAGCAATCCTACCGTAGCAACCTTCCGGGATCAGTACGCCGAGGTCTGTGTTGACGAGCACCCTCGACCGTTTAGGAATGACGACCTCGTGAGCGCTGCACAGATCGAATCCGGCAGACTCTTCGGTAGAGTGGATCGGCATCTTGGCGTTCTTGCTCAGTTTACGGTACTTGAGGACTGGGGCAGACATTTTAATGATTTGGATTCAGAGCAGACAAGATGAAGCTAAGAGAGCTGGATCACTTGTGCAATTGTTCTACTAATGTTGCCCCATTTATACCACCAATACCGTATTATCAATAAATGTGTCATATAGTTGCGTAATTAATTACATTTTAATTGAATGATTAATGTTGATCAATTTAATTAAATGACAATTTCCGGTGTGTGCTCTTGATCAGTTGTTCTCAGAGCTCCACAACATTATACCATTTCAATTTGAGATGAATTCAACCATGCACTGAACCACCAAATCCCCTAGACTCATTGATTTTCAATATTGATTTTCAATATAGAGCCAATCAAAGAGTTTACGAGTCCATTTCATTAACCTGACCCGATTCCATCAAAGTGTAGCCATAAACGATTCACTCTAGAGTAAATAGGATTTCAAACAAATGGAGACATTAACCACGACTCTATGTTTTAAACTCGGAAGAGTACCAGTACTATCAAGGGTTTAAAAACAAGAGTAGATGTTTGATTTAAAAACAAGAGTAGATGGTTGATTAAAAAAACAAGACTAAACATTTGCTTAAGATAAGAGTAAATATTTGATTAAAAAACAAGAGTAGATGTTTGATTAAAAAACAAGAAGAATCTTTTGATGAAAAAAATAGAATCATTACACTCTTTATTCAACATTTATATTTATACATATATAACTCTGCTATATAAACTCTACTCTAAACTCTACTCTATAAACTCTGATGAATACAAAACAAACATATAGAACTCTAAATAACCCTAAATGTAAAATCTAAACACAAGGCTAAACATAAACCTAATTACCAACATCAACAGTAAACATCCTACAACAATATAGACATGCTATCATCCGAGTCCAACTGAAGGCTACTGCCACTGCTGCTACTAACCGGTTCAAACTCATCGTTGCTCGTCTTGGCAATCTTTGATGGTGACACTTCATTCTCGATGGCCTCAAAGTCTATGGGCTCTTCGAGGGCTGGATCCGAGTCCTCCACAGACTGAGCATCTTGTTGTATGGGCTTGAATCCAAACAGGCTAGGTTGTACCATTGCCTTGTCTGGTCTGATCAACGAGTCTTTGAATTGAAACAGTACAAAGTTTCGTATGCGTTTAGGTTTGACGAGTGCACGCTCCCTGGCCCTGACTCGTTCCAACAGACTGATGGACTGGTCAGATTCAGAATCGGAACGGTCAAATGAAAACTCTTCCGAGTACGATTCTATGGTGCTAGATTTGATCGTGTAATCTGTACTGGTTGATGTGACAGATTCAGATTCCGAGTCTAGGGTTGACTTGGAGGAGGCTTCTTTCGAGTTTAATTTAGAGGCTTCGTTAGAGTCATTGGACGGCTCTTTGCTCTCATCCTTTGAAGTGGCTTTATCCTCAGAGGTGGACTCAGAGTTGCACTCTGATTTATCCTCAGAAGATTCTTTAATTTCCGAGTGATTCGACTCTTTTGATGAAGTGTGTTTTGGCTCGTCTTTGTTGGAATCTTTGTGGTCTTTAAACTCTTTAGACTCGGTACCTGTTGATGCAATCGAATCTACTCTATCACAGCCAATAGAATCTACTCTGGACTCTGCTTTAGAATCTACTCTAGCCTCTGCTTTAGAATCTACTCTAGACTCCCCCTTTGAGTATCCTTTATAATCTCTCTTCGAGTCCCCTCTAACCTCAGTCATTTGCAATTTTTGCAACTGTTTACCTCTCTGCACCTCGTCAACTTGCATCTCGCAGCCTTCACGCCAAGACGTCAAATCGCCCATTCCGAAACTCTTGGCACCCTTCATTAGACGCCACTGTGATGTGGGCTCTATAAACTCAAAGCACTGTTCATTGTTCGAGTATCGATCCACACGGTTGCCGTGTTCGTAGTAGCGCGAACACCAAGCCAACGATTCCACCCAACGCTCTACGGTGCAGTTTTCTGCCCAAGTCAACTTGGGATTGTCCTTGTTGGCGGTGCGCTTGTCCATCACCTTGGAGCCAAAGTGAATGCGTATCGAGTGCTGATTCTTGGCATGAAAGATTACCTTGCACACTTCGTACAGTACGGTACGCCAGTGTTTGGCCTTTGACAGGGAATCGTTGGTTATGCTATCAAAGGCGTTCAACAGTGTGGCATCCTGATGCCTCATCATGTAGCACTGACAAATGGCCGAAACCATGGACGGTGTTAGCAACGGTTGAGTGTAATCGGTGCCCATCATTATAACGATTGCCGAAAACACATTCCTAGGCATACCGCACACGTTAAACTTTTGCAGATTCACGAATCGTTCACCGCCATTGAGCAGCAGGTACAGGGGAGCCTCATCGTCGTACCGACCGTATGCAATGTGGTAAACGTCACTGTCGTTGGTCACGAGTATGGTGGGTTTGGTGGGATCGCGATCCAGTATCATTTGCATTTCGCTTTCGCCCACCTCCAACTGTACCACTCGGAACCACGACTCTTCCTCGAGCATGGCCTTGTAGTACTGAAGCGCTGCCTGTGCGTTAAACTTTAGATTTACGGCACGCTTCTTTGAAGTGTCATGTTTGCGCGTAGGAGGTAAGCCATCGAAGTAGATTACAATTTCCGAAATCTTTACACTCAATCGGTACATCATTGCTTTGAGCAGATCCAACGCATTGTTTGCTATAGTGTGTGCATCTACGCATCCGTTGATGACACCCTTGAAGAGGGTCAAATTGCCATCCACATGTACAGTATACTCTAGGCTGGGATCGGGTGTGTCGTACGAGTCGACAATGTACTGCTTGAAAACGTTGTTAAACTTTAGGATACCCATGATGGTTGTTGGGCTCTGTCAGCCTGTATACTAGATACCAAAAAGTAATTGGATTTCTACAACTATACACTAGTTTATAAGCCAGATAGGGTAAACACTTTATCCACTACACCCACATACATAATGTTGCCCATTTCATCCATGGAATACAGACCGAATGGGTGAATCTCAATCTTGTAGAATTTCATACGATGAAAGGTTGCAATGTAGGAATCGATGCATCGTTCCGTGTCCACCAGATGCACAGTCTCTACCAGATTGGACACACTGGGTGCACTGGGTGCACTGGGGTGCGGTATACCACTGCGTCTGAGCAGAATCGTATAGGGCACTCCTCGATCAATGTGTATCCATTTGCGTGCATTTAGACGCACACAGGATCTTGTCATTTCGTAGACGCAATCGAAACACTTGTCCGATAGCGTAGAAAAGAACGTGGACAGGTAGCGAGTGGCATCGGGTCTAGTCTGAGACATGCCCTCCAGGACTGTGCTAAAGTTGCTGCTCTCACCGGCCGAGTGCTGAAACACTGCCAGATTGGCATCGTCGTCGGCGTTGTGCATCATGCACGTATAGTGATTGATGCAGCGCTCTGTAAACTTTTCCACTTGCATAGGCACCCCAGTCAGGTTGACGCTCATCAGACTGTTGTAGGGATCGTTTTTGGAATTGCTGATTGCCGGCACCTTGGACATGAGCACCAGATTAAAGCCCGGATTCGAGACGGTCACCGATTCGGCCCAAACTATGGAGCACGGAAACGCATTCGGTGGACACCGAGTGTACGTGCCCAGATTGAGTTTGGAGCGAATCGTTGTGGGTCTGAGGGTCAGTAGCGATTTCGAGTGCTGGTACAGCGTGTCGGCAATCTGTCGCAATTCATGCATTTCATTGTGGTAGTGATCCAACTGTACGGCAGCATAGTATCTAAACGTTTGCACAGTCTCATCCTCGAGCAGCTCTTCATCGTACGACCAAGAGATGCGGTCCGCGTCGACCACTAGATGATCCTCAATGTCGTCGATTATGAGCGGCTGTTCAATGTGTAGAATGTTGATGCGCAAATGCTGCAAATCACTGTCCACAATCACCAGATCGTGATCCAGAGACGCGTACGTGGATCGAATCGTGTACGGGTACTCTACCATGAGTATGCACGGTTTGTGCAGAGGTTGTAGAGTGCCCGCATCTTGTACGTGTTGATTGTGTGTAAATTGGACAATACCAGCACTGGTAGCTTCCAGAGTACTAGAATCGGTACTTTTAAAACTACCATTGCTTTTAGTACTCTTGACAATATTGGCACTCTTAACATTGTCATCAACAGTACTCTTTGAGTTTCCGAGCATGGCCTTTTTAGTGTACAGTTTGATGGCCTCTGCAACGGTACTGGGCTCTGGCATTTCAGAGTTGGTAATGGGTTTGGTATTGCGATAGAGTTCCGAGATGAAGCTACCGTTCATTTTGATGCCAAACTAGTACCCAATCCTACTACTACTACTACTACTAGGAGTCCTACTACTAATACTACTACTAGTAATCCTACTATTAGTAAATTAAAATACAACTCTTGAAAACTCCTACACTAAAAAGATATAGCCTCCTCCCCTCCCACTCAACGCCTCTTGCAACCGCAGCCCAACTCTTGCTCGTTTTCGTTTACCGGTACACTGCCTCTTGCTCCTGTGTCCGATTCTGAAGAGTCCGAGTCTACACTGTACTCGCTGTCGGTATCGGTGCTTTCGATTCTCTTCTTACCGTCGCTCTCAATGTTTTTGTAATAGTCTAGAATGATTGACAAATCGTCCTCTTGATGATCGTAAGCCAACAGTCTAAAAGTCAAAAGTTGCAATAGCTCAATGTTTGAATCACCAATAAATTGATTGAAATCGGTGTGCGCAAACTCATCAATCAGATTGTGTCGCATCATGCATCGGTAGACGACCCTCAACATTGCAATACTGCACAATAGCAATCGTAAACTTTATCGCATACAAGGCACACACACAATAGCCTATGCAAGATAGAGACACGTTGAAAAACTGAAATTACCGTACAGGTAGTGTAAACATAGTCACAATAGGCTATTGGTGTTATCAACTTGTGCATTGTTATAGTATGACGATGGTTTCGGTCGGTTCTAATACGGGAGTCTTTGTAGTTTTGTTGACTGTTTTAAAGGCCATTTGTGATTCGTTTATTGTCATATTCTTGTACTTTTCAAATACTAGTTCTAGTAATTGTCCCACTGTAAATTGTGACTCGACCACTGGTACTCTGGCAGCTAGATAGGTAGGCAGTGCTCTTGTTTTTGGGAATCATGTTTGCAAACATTCAACTGAACCAGCAACAGAATTGCGTAGTGATTGACAATGTACCGTACGAGGTCAATGGCGACTTGGAGTTTTTCTACAATGGAGAGCCCTACGTCGTCTACCTCAACACTCTGCCTCTGCGCAAACACAACAACTTTCAAGTGTCCGATGTGTACACGGAAACGTTTTCAATCATGCGCAAGAGTATGGCCCTGGAGCTGGCTCAGTGTTTTGCCAACCTGGTGCCCATCGTCAACATTGGCCTACCGGTGACCAAGACGTGCAAGGCTGCCCTAGAGGACATTATGAACCACTTGAACGCAATGGTCAATTCCAACAACGATCCCAACAATGCCATCGATCAAAACTCGTACGCGCAGATACAATCGCTGATGAAGACGGTCGCCGGACTCATGAACAAACTGACCAACTCTCAGCTCGTAACCTACCTGACGTATGGCAACGTGCAGAGCCTGCGTATGACGGATGAGTACAGCAACATTTCACAGAAACTCACCGCCATCCGACAGTACATTGTGTGTGCCATCACGTTCAAGCCAGAGTTTGTCAATCATCGCAGTCTGAGTCTAATGTTTGACGTGTTCCTAAACATTGTGGGCACTCTGTGTCTGCTGCACTCGCACACCTTTGTCGAGTACCGCAATGTGCAGGATTTGATAATACACGAAATCGGCATCGCCATCGAGAGTCTCATCTACGACCGATGCTCCAAGGTGCTGTTCATTGACGGTGCCAATCAGGTGGCCAGCGGCATGTACAACGATCTCAAGATTAAATATCCCGAACTGAAGAGCATCAATTCTGAAAACGATTTGGCCAAAATCAAACACTTGGAGGCGGCATTCAACGAGGAGAATGCCAAGTACAATGTCAACCTGTTTCCGTACATGCTCTTTTACAACATGTCCGATGCGGTCAGGATCCGTCAGAATCTTAGATGCATCCATGAGATGCGTAAAAATGTAGCAAACGATGTTGAGCAATTTGAAAAGTTTCATCAGTTTGTCGTCGAGTGTTATAATAATCTAATTGAACCCCTAAACGGCAAGCACTATGCAACCTACACCTTTGACTCTATGCAAAAGATTTTCACACATGCCATCTTTGAGCAAGTCAATCCGGGTAGTCTAATGTAGTTTGTAAGACATTCATGTACTCTTGAATAATGTAAATTTTAGGTTTTTCTTTTTTTAACCACACCTCTAATACGCTATTGGAGTTGGCTCTTTAACATTCAATGATTTCATGTTCCTACAGTGGTATTGTTGTACAATAGATGATGCGCACTCACAAAACTCCATCGGGCATCTTTAAGGTTGAAATCATGAAAGTGGACTCGTTGGACACCGACACTGAAACTGAGAGCACAATGAGCACCACCAGTACAGAAACTCTGAAATCAAAGCCCGCAGATGCCCCGGTCGCAAAGGACTCGGACTCTGAATCGGATCCATCCTACGAGTCCGATGATGGTACTCTGACCGATGGCTCGGATGCGTCCTCTGTGATTGATGTCAAACCCAAAGAGGATCCGAGTCCACCGAGGCGATGGTGGAGACGGGGAGTCACCCAGATCGAAATGGAGCCCGTCCGCAATAATAGTACAACGATTCCGATCGACGAGTCTGCCAGTAGTCTGTGCTCACCGAAATCGCCCGAGTGCATGGCTCTGCGCAAAGTGTACGCAAAGATTCTAATTGTGGTATTTGGCTCGATCACAATCATGGCACTCGCAACGATTCGGTCCTTCCAAACATCGGATATGGGCGACGATGTACTCATTCAAAACGTTACCGATCTCATAAAGGAGAGTATCAAAAATGGTGTTTGAAAAAACTAGCATCGAAAAGTGCGTTATTGTACTAGATTAGACGGTAGTATAAATACAATAACTTATGGCGGTTAATTTTATTTGCAGTTTAACAGTTGAGCAGGTCACTTTGCTGTGATATAAGCATGGCTTCGTCCGCGTCCTCTCACATGTCCTTTAATATCATCGAGTATGGGACTCCTCAAATCAAGATGGATTTGCCTCGTTTGAAGAATCCCCGTACCTCGGCCGAGAACCCCTACGGTACCGAGCCGCATAAGCCGTTTTTCGATTACCAAGAGCTGATGGCTCGAAAGGTTGCCGAGGTGGGTGTCGATACGGATGTCGAACTCGCCGACACCGACAACACCGATATCGAGAGGCAGCGCAATCGTGCCAAGCGAGCCTCTTTGGAATCGGACAGCGATGCCGACTCGGACTATTCGGGCATCAAGGTGGACGGGGATCAACTCTTGCGCAAGGCCGCAAAGTGTGTCACCGAACACAATCGTAAACGTGGCATCCTGGACGCCACCGACTCCGAGTCCGAGGCCAAGCGTAGGCGTCAGGTTGACGATGAGATGGAAAACTTTAAGTTCTTGAACGAGCACGTTTTCAACAAGCTTGACAACATCACCAAGAAGGCTCAGGCGGAGAGTAGTCAGGAGGAGCCCTCTGTTCCGGTTAGGCGCAGTCGTCCGCAGACTCCGCACCACAAGAGAAAACCCAAGGTGCAGAGTAGGCGTGACGATTCTCAGGATGCCAGCGATGAAGACGACGAGTGCAACAATCGTGAGTTGTCTAGAAATAGTTTTAACCGTAGTGTGAATAGTGGTAGAGGTAGTGGAGGCAAAGGTAGTAGAGCTAGCGAGGCCAATAGTAGATCTAGTAGCAGGGTTAGTAGCAGGGCTAGTAGCAGGGCCAATAGTAGATCTAGCAGTAGGGCTAGTAGCCGAGGTAATAGATCGGACGATGAGGCTGAGGAGGAGGACGATGAGGTTAACAATGAGGGTAATGGGGAGAATGCCAATACTGAGGTTAATGCTAACGAGTCCAATGTTTCGGCCAATGTTGATGGTTCTAATGTAGATGGTTCTAATGTAAATGATGCCGATTACGAGTCCAATACTATTGTTGAAAATGTTGGTGTAGAGGGTGATTTCAACAAGGAGAATCTTGCTCCTTCCGGTAAAGAGTCCAACATTGAAACGGTAGCATTGGGCTCGGCCAAGTCCAATATTGATGTGTACAATTTTGATGAGGATGACAATGCCAGTGTCAAGAGTGGTACTAGTGCATCTCAGAGTAGGAAATCAAAGACCAAGTCCACTATTGCTGTAGGCAAGAATCTCGATGATCGGCTTAAATCGTTGCAGTTGAATTTGGAGTTGACCGATGCCAATAAGGGGACTTCTACCAAAGGGGGCTCTTTGTTGAATGCAAATGGCAGTGCTAAAAACTCGGTTAAGAATGGTAGTGCTAAAGGGGGCTCTGTAAAAGGAGGCTCGGTAAACTCTAAAGTCAACAACTCCAACTCTAAAAGTGTATCCAAATCTAAAGCCAACAACTCGTCATCTGAAAAGACCATTAAACCAAAGGTTTCAAAACCTGCACCTAATCCTGTACCTACTAAAACTCTTGCATCAACCTCCCAATCCAACAATCAAACATCTAACAATCAAACCTCTTCTCAATCCAACAATCAAAACTCCCAATCTTCACAATCCAACGAGTCCACCTCCAACGATTCCTCATCCAACAACTCGTCATCCAATTCTCAATCAACTGTAGTAAATGTAAACACTCAATCAAAAGACAATACTCAATCAAACAACAATACTCAATCCAATGTTCAATCCAATGTTCAATCTAATGATCAAATTAATACTCAATCTAATGATCAAATTGATACTCAATCTAACACGCAGCCTAATACTCAACCTAATACGCAATCCTCAACCGCTCCTACCAAACGTCCCACTCTAATCAATCACGCCAACACCAAAGTCTCTGATCGTATGCATGAACTCAAACTCAAAATGAATCCACCCAGACGCACTGACGAGGCTACAATCTTGGCCATTGAACGTGCCGCTTTGACTTGTAAGCAGTGCAACAAAACCTACAAGACTGCACGCAATCTGTCAAAGCACACGTGCAAGCCTAAAAAGAGTGCAGCCCCCAAACGTGGCAAGAAACGTACAAGTTCCGAATCTAGTGCATGCTCTGAGCCAGAGAACAAGTCTGAGGCACCCGAAAAGAAAAGGAAGCTGCCGAGTACACCGCTGGGTGTGCCAGTACCGTTGACTAGTAACAGTGCCGACAAGCAGGCCTTGTACGATGAGTTTAAAGTGGTAGAGCCGGGCTTTAAGCACATGCACAAGTTGAACGCCATCGATACGCACAAGCATCCGATAGAGTTGCACGAAACGTATGCTTGCAAGGTTAGCGAACTTGCCTATGCACAGTATCACAATGAGACGAATTGCACTGCTGCCGAGTTTAAGCGTGAAACGGCAAACGTGCGTCAGAGCCTATCCAAACAGATTGCCAGTATTCAAAATCAGCTAAAGGACAAGTCTATGGACAAGGAGCTTAGCGGCAAGCTAAAGTTGCGCATAAAGTTTCTGCGCGCATACAAACAAATGAAGCTGGCCGAGTACTCTTACACGTGTCCCAAGTTGAAAATGTTTAGCAAAAAGATGGAGCGCATCTTTACTGGTAATCGTGTAGACTCGAAGGGTTCTCTACCCAACAAGATTACCAATGCCGATGTGCAGAATGCAATCTCGTCAATTGGCAAGATGCAAGTTGACGATGGCGATTTGACGTGCATAGCTAGATCTTTGGAGAATTACATTACCCTCATCACACTGTCTGTACTGGCCACGATGGTCAACAAGAGATCGTGCCGAGTCACCAGAGCCAATATAGCTTCGGTGCTTGCACTGCAGTATGCAATGAACCACGACAAAGAGTCGTATCCGATGCCAGAGCACGGCACCATCAAGACTCCATCCGATGGTAAACTGAATGTAATCATTTGTCGCAATGTGTTGGATTTGAACAATATTACATCGGTGGACCAAGTGATGGATGTCTTGATGGACGAGTTTAATGGGGAGTTGAAAAACTTGTGGGTAAAGTTTCTATTCTACTTTAAGCCCAGCAGTGACTATTTCAAAGTCATCAAAGAGTTTTACATCAAGTACATAATGGCATCGTATATGGCTCTGTGTAAGATGGAGGAAAAGAGGGCCTCTGGTAAGCCCAGCAACTTTAGACAGTGCATGGCCATTGTGATTAACAATTGTACATGGTTCCCCTTCAAGGACTATGCCAATCATACCGATGTGAATCTGGACCGACAGGCCGATGACTTGTTTGAGCAGTGCGATGTAAAGCGCAGCACTAGCAGTGCCGGTACGAAACGCAAAGCAAATAGAGCCACCAAAGAGGTGCCCACTAAGAGGCAACGTTGCGATAGCAGCGACAATGAGTCTGTTGCCAGTAGGTCACCGAGTCCGGTAAAGCGTGCACCGGTACAGAGTTCTCTGGTCAACAAGGCTCTAGCCAACAAGGCTATGGTAAGTGCACCTATGGCAAGTACGCCTCTGGCAAACAAGCCCACTACACCGGCTGTCACCAAACCAAAGAGAGACGATATGATCGAGGGTGGATACTTTCCGATGAGTCGAGTCGTTAAAATTAGAAGGCTCGAACAGAGACGTATGGAGGCGAATGCGGCAAATAGAGGTAGCCTTAACTCTAACACTAACTCTAACCTTAACTCGAATCCTAACTCTAACTCTAACCCTACTCCCACTAACAATACCGATTCCAATACTAACAGTGCTAACACTACTAACAATACTACTAACAACACTAACCCCACTAACAATAACACTAACAATGCTAACAGTACTAACACCACTAACCCTACCAACAACACTCCCAACCCTTCTAACAGTGCTCCCAAAAAGCGTACAAGTAATGGTTCGCGCAAATCTAGTGCATCGTCAAAGATTGACCCTAGCAGGATAAAGTCTCGAGAGTTGATTGAGAATGATGATTTTAGCAGTGATGAGAATTAGAGTTGGTCTTTGATTTGGAGTTTTGATTCATACTTGGATGTAATTTAAATCTTGTAGTTGATCTTGTATTTAGCTTTGTATTCAATCTTGTATTCAATCTTGCATTTAGCCCTGTATTCAATCTTGTATTTAGTCTTGTATTCAATCATGTATCCCTAGAGTATAAATTGGTATAAGTTTCAATGTATCCTTAGAATATACATTTCAATATATCTTTAGAATAAAGTCAATGTAACCTCCTAGAGTATAACTTTCCATGTATCCATAGATTATAATCTTCACTGTATCCCTAGAGTATAAGCTTCATTTATCCTTAGAATATAAGTTGTATTACTAGATATAAAATGATTAAAAATAAATAAAGGTATATTAAAAAATACTCTATATTTTTAAAATGTGTACAGTGTAATATTATAGCATCTAGTATACACGTGTAGTATACCAAGTGTAGTGCACCAAGTGTGGTATACCAAGTCTGTGATATATACCAATGAATATTAATCAAACTTTTGTATATACTAGTATTAAGTATTCTTTTTTAGACACTCTACTTGGACATGTATACTTAACACTAACCTAAATTACTACTTGCATTTTACCACTTGTATAACTCACAATCTACAAAATTATAATCTACAAACTTACAATCTACCAACTAGTACAAATTATGACTTTAAATCTAAGACTGAGTTGAAACTCTAAATAAATGATGAAACCTCTAAAGATGGACTCTTTGATTTAACCCTTATCCTTGTTGCATACACTGAACCCTAAATCCAAATATAACCCCTGATTCTTAAAGCTACTCTTAAACACACAACTTGGCGCCTACCTTTAAATGCATAGTTTTGTACACACGTGTACAATGTATGAAAGAAACCAAAAGGCACAAACCTTTGTTGTCTACACAGAGTACAACAGTTTAAACTTGGCACAGATTGTAAACCGTTTACAGGCCAACGAACTCGTGTATGTGTAATGGAGGTTGTGGTCTTGAACTTGAACCGAGTTGTAAATGGAGCATAGAGTTTGCGCAGTAGAGTTTTCATAGAGTAGGTTTGTGCCTTGTGTAGATGGTGTTAGTAGTAGTATACTGTAGTATTATACTTGATTTGATATTTTTTAAATAATACAAAAAACAATACTTAATAAATATTATAATAAAACAATACTTAATAAATATTATAATAAAAAAAACAATACTTGATAAACAACATCTACATAACATACAATACCTTTTACTAACATGCAATACATTTGATACAACTTGGTCTATGAGTATTCTTTGAAACTACATTTACATTTAGGTACATTTACAATTACATCAACAACTACATCTAAAACTCCTTTTCAAAATCCAAAGCCACACTATCCAACACTTCAACATCCGAATCTGTGAGGTCTGAATCGGTTCCTCCTACACAAACCCTATCAACGCCTACTGATATGTTTGATGCAACACACTCGGTAGACACTTGTTGCAATTCCTCAAGCTTGCAACGTTTGCTCTCTGGCTGAGAATCTGAATCTGAACTAGAGGCCGAGTCGAACATTACAAACTCTGCCGACTTGAAATTGGCACCAGTGCCGTACTCTTCAGGTTGCGCTGTAGATGCCGAGTGTTGCTCTGGTTCAGGTTCTACTGTTGACGCCAACTCTCGTTCCAATTCCAAATCCATTTTATTGACAATACCTTTACCACTGACCTTTCTCTTGGAGCCAGCCTTTAAAGACTCCTTCTGAGCTGTACTCTTTACGTATTGTAAAATGCACTCGTTACCTTCGTCGTCGTAGCACACCACCTCGTCGGGATCAGTCTTGGCCTTTTCGTCCAACCGATCCTGAGGCTCCTCTTTGAACGTGCACGGACACTGTATGGTGTCGTGCAGCTCTCGGCGGCTCTTGCTGGTGAGGCCATTAAAGTTGACATTGTCCTTGATGTGTTTGTAGCAATCTAGCAACGGTGAAGTGTTTGTCTGCAAAGAGTCTACATACTCCTTGTACGTGGTTCTGAGCACTCGTACGCATCGGCCCTTTGATACGCGAAAAGCTTCAGGCGTCACCACTGGAAACGTTACCGTCTTGTACAGATAGGCCAGCACAGAGTTTACCGAAATGATTCTCTGATTCAAATCGTCCGTGGTGATTTTGTACTTTTCACACAGATTGGGCACTTCGGGCACCTTGTAGTAGTACTCGTCGTTTTTGACGTGCGTGTACACCAAACTGCACAAGTCGTTGGTGTGCAATCGCTTCAGTCGGAATCCCTCTCGGATACGAGTCAGGCCCACGTAGACTGCATTCATGGTGGTATCGTCCAAGTCCAGTTCCATGTCACACTTGTCCAGAGTCAATCCCTGAGCGCTATAGTAGGTGTTGGTAAAGAATCGCAACGGGTACTGGTAGCGAGCACCCTGCGACGTTAGCCACACTCGTAAATCATCAATGGTATTGTAGGCGTTTACTGCGATGCGTTGCAAGTGCTCCAAACGACCGCTAGAGTTTACCACCTCAATGAGCGTAGGTGACACTTTACGCACAAACTGTACCACGTCCTCACACTTGGAAGTCTCGCTGTACTTGATGTACGAGTAGCCCTGTATGAGTACGAGTAGCGGTGCAAACTTGTAGTTTTGAGGCAACGCTACCGCTTCAAAGGAGCCTCCCGCTTTACGTCTACAGTACTCGGCCTTTACTATGGTGCGACCCTCTTTGACGCTCTCCTTGAAACATCTATGTATCCGGTCCTTCATCTTGCGATGAGTGGCCGTCAGAAACATGGCCGTCTGGCACTCGTTAATGTGAAAGTGTCTATACAGCAAAGAGTAGAGTGTATACTTTTCATGGAAATCCATGCGTATATTGTCGTGCTTCTCGTCCAAGTGCAACTCTATGGTTTGTATGATTTTCAAGTAGTCGGCATCGGTGATGCGCATCTGTTTGGTCAGCATCAGATCGAACGAGGCCAGCTCCTTGAGCAGATGCATATTGTTCATTTTGTGATAGACCGAGGTGCGGATGGCCTTTTGTTGATTGGCATCGCCCACCATCAAAATGTTGAGTTTATACTGCCTACTGAGCATGTGCAGGAATATAATCATTAGCGGTTGCATGACCGTGTACTCGTCAAACACAATGAGGTACGGTATCGCGAAATCGCCATCGTTGCACGGCACCATCTTGAATGTCTTGAGTAATTTGAGTAGATCGTAAAATATGGAACAGATCGTCTTTGACTGGGGTGCGTTAAAGATGCACTTGGCCTGGTTGTACGAGAGTCCCAGAGTGTGCATAATAAAATTGCACGTGGTGCGAGCATTAATGTTTGTGTGCAGAGTGGCCGCATCGTCTTTGAGCGCATTGCTATAAACTACAAACATGATGGGTGTGAGCAACGAACACGCCATGACACCCATAATTGTGGATTTGCCCGTGCCCGATCTAGAGTTTAGTACACCGAAAAAGGAGTCTTCTATCGAGTGAATCTTGGGCGGTGTATACTTGCCGTCTAGACTCTCTGGTACGCAGGATGCCGTGTCCAATCTAAAGCTATCGCTAATCTGTTTGTGTATAATCTGAAAGGCAACCTTTTGACTAGAGTTTAGACAGTGGTACGCGGCATTGGTCTTTCGGAGGCATGCAATCGACATGGAGGGAGTCGCGTTCTCGTACGGTGGATAGTCTTCAAAGAAGGCGATCGGTTTGTTTAGAATGAATCCTAGAACGCTGTCTGGCAAATCGTTGACTCCGTTTGTAATCATGCGACATCCCTTTACGTTACGCTGACCGTTGACGATGCACAGTTTGGCCACTTGTACAAAATTGGCCCGATTGATGCGCGTGTCGGGAGTGTTGATTAGAGCCTTTAATTGATCTACATCGTCTTGTGTAATGTCACGTTTACGCACCGAGTGCAGTAAACGTACAATTTCGATAACGCGCTGAGACCGGCTTAGTGACGCATTCATGGCTGTATACCACTAGTGTATATAAATATCGAAGTATTTAAAATTTCATTTAGTACAATACGGTATTGCAACTATAACGGTATTGTCTAACGTAGAATTGTAGCATCAAGTAAACTAGTACTACCAACTTTGTATTCATCATGATGAAGACAAACATTGAATCTGCACTCAAGGCTCCTCAGAAGAGGCCAGCCAGTGCCATGATGGGCAACAACGTGATGCCCAGTGCGAGATCTGTAGATTTGCAAAGTGTCATGGGAGACTCGGCCAAGGTTGATGAGAGCCTCTGGGACTCGTCAAATGCGGTCCCTGCGGCCTCTGCCGAAACTGTAGATTTTGCCAAAAACATTAAACTCATCGAGCCACCGCCGCACGTGAAGCGCATACCCAAGTTTGTACAATTGGAAGATTTCAAAAAGGCCCTGGTAGAGTTTATCAAGGAGGAGGGCTCGTTTGAATTGAACGATCCCAATCACGAGACTCTGCATCAGTTGGATGTGGAGCATTTGTTTACCGACGAGGGCAAAAAGGCCACCAAGGTACTGTACCATGCCGTAGAGTATGTCTACAAGAATCTGTACGAAGACTTGATTACGAATACGGGTGATTTAAAGTTTATCGAATGGTGTCTGCACTTTTTATCAATCTACACGGCAGACGCCATTCTCAAGCTAAAAGAGTTTATAACGATTGCGACCAGCAGCTGTGGGGACTCGGTACGCGTAGACATTAAACGTCCCTGCCTGGGTAGGTTTGGTAAAAAGTCCAAAGTCAGCAAGGATCAGATGGCCGAGATGAATCGCAAAGAACGCGTAGAGGCTTGGCTCAAAATGATCAACGATGCGTTTGGTACACTGGACGAGACGTGCGGCAAGGTGTCGTGTGTCAGTGAGGAGAATCTCAAGTTTGTATCGATGCAGTGTAAAATGTCCAAATTTGACATTTCCAACGTTAGCGTCATGGGGGCTCAGTTCAAGTTTGGTAAACGCTTGTTCATCTTTACCAAGATGCACGATGCGGCATCGGCGCAGATTCTAACACTGGAGGGTGATGCCAGGGACATGATTGTGTCCAGTGTAAACAACCAAGTGACCGGTGTAGATTTGCGTCTATCGGACGTGGTCAAGATTTGTGCCTACAAGAAGGTTCAAACACTACAGGCCTATCAGCGTGCCAAGAATGGCTTCATGGTAAACGATGGAGTTCGCAAGTCTGGAAATGTGGCCATTCTGATTGATTCCATAATGTTGTCGCCTCAGTTGTCGTCTCAGTATGGAGATCAAAACATAATCAAACTGTATCCGCTACGAGTGCAAAAGGTGGATTGCAGCATGTTTGACTTTACCTTTGACGAGGACGATGATGATGAATAGGATGGAGGGTTTTTGTATTCAGAGTTGTATTTGAGTGTTTTTGTATGGTATTGTATTAGAGTAGTTGAATTTGTATGTATTAAGATTTGTAGAGTTGTTGATAAAATAAGAGTTTAAAAAAATATGTATTCTGTAATATGTATTCTATAACATTAGTATTACTTGAATAAATGTAGTTTTTTGATACAATAGTATGTCTTTATATAATTTTTAACTATAATTTTAAATATAATTTTAAATACAAGTTTAAATGTAATTTTTAAATATACTTCTAAATGTAATGTCCATGTATGGTTATCAATAAAACTCAAAACTCTAACATTATTTTTTAATCTCTACAAACGTGAACCTCTATAACAAACATCCATCTCTACCTTAAACAATCCAACCCACTCATCCTATCCACTCAGCCTATCCACTCTCCTCTACCTTAAACAATCCAACCCACCTAAACTAGCCTACAACAAATGTGCCACCAACTGGTCCCTAGTCTTGATGTAGTAGTCTGCATAGATTCGGTACTCGAGCTCCGACTCTATTGAACTCTTGTCGACATTGGTGAATCTGTAAAAGTCTACATATAGCGCAGCTTGATCATCATTAGTCTTGGTGGTGGTAGTAGTAGTGTTAGCATCAGCATCAACCTCCAAGAGTGCACCGGCATCCTCAATGTGCGGTATTGCAAAGGGTAGTCTACCGGCCAGTTTTGTCTTGAGCGATTCATCGAATCGTAGCATGTCTTCGTCAAAGTTTAACAAGCACACTAGACGTTTACCCAGAGGCGATGTGTGCACCGAGGTCACATAGAGTGCCTTTAGCACAGTCATAAACTCGTCGTCTCTCTCAGAGGGCGGTGTCGAATGGTACAGTTTGACCAGTTCCAATTCCTTGAGCCTAAAGAAGGTTGCATAGTAGAGTGTCACGTCCGGTGTGTTGCCGCGTATAGACTCGTAGGCATACCTCGCCTGTTCCACATCCACCGGCAGATTGTTGATTCGATTACAGTCAAAGAGTACAAACTTGACGAGTTCATTGGCAGCGGAAACTTCATCAAATTCTGTACGTTTGTACTTTTTGCACAAAATGTTAAACAGGTACGATAGATCACAACTCTTGCCCATTATAGTTTCCCAGAGTCCTTTGAGTACGAGTGCAGCATCGATATCGCCCTTGGTACGAGTCATGGTCAATTGAACGTTGGTGGCATCTTTGATGTTGTACGGTGCCAGCTGCAGAGCCAACTGGAGCACTTCAAAGTTGCCAAATCTAAACGTCAACTCGACCAGTGTCTGGGCGTACTCCATCAGGGCACAATAGTCGTCGCTGGATATCTTGTCCAACTCTGCATCGTGCTCACCAAACGTTACAACGGTACCGTGCGTCGAACCGTGATTCAACACCAGATCGGGTCGCGCCTCTTCATCGGTGGCGGTGGTGCGATCTTCAAACACTCGGTTCTCGTTGAGCAAGTGTATAGTGTTTTTGTTGACTCTAAAATTCAAACTCTTGTTGTCCTCTTGGGAATTGTACACTTGTACACTGTACGTGCCCACATCGGGAAAACACTTTACAATCTGATTCACGGTATAGGCACACCTATCGATCACCATGGACTCGGGCGCTCCCTTGACGATCCTTTTGAAAATGTACTCGCAATCGGACCGGGTGAGTTTGGGTTTGCACTTTAGCAAGGCGCTGTTGTAGTCTACGCTCAGAAAGTACAAAAGGCTAGAGTAGTTGACGTTGCGCTCGGTACGATGCCCTCTGGGCAGATTGGTACCGATCGCACGCATCAGTCCGTAACAGTAGCCGTGATCTAGCTGCTGAGCATCTGCATTGTCTAGGAACGCGTCCACGTAGTCTGAATCGTAGCTCTCGGTGGCATCGTCCAAGATGCACTCAAACTTGGAGAGAGTGCGATCGTCAATCGATGCAGTCTGTCGGTCCAGTTGAATGCACTTGTACAGCACAGCCTTGAACATTACGAATCGTGCACTGGCCGTGGGCAGGGCTCTAACGCCGGCCACTGCAGTGACTAGGGACACGTTTGGATTCAGCGTCAGATAGGGACCGTGCAACGATTCCGGATCGTGCTTTTCATCAAACACATAGGGTAATCTATAGTTGAGCGCAATGTCTGTACAAGAGTCGGCATAAAAGGCAGGTGAAGTATTCTTGTTTTTGTAGGAGCACTTTTGAACAGTGCCACCCTCGTCCGAGTCCAAGGTTACGTTTGCAAGGCACGAGTACAGATTGTACAATTCCAATTCATTCAAACGTATAGGAGTCTCTTGGTGGAGGTTGGTAATCTCTTGGATCACGGCACTCGTATACTTTGCCAGATTGGATACTTTTAGTGGGTACTCTAGAGTGGAGGAGGTTGTATCGTGCAACGACTCTTTTAAGCGTTGCAGGATGCCTACTAGGCTGGCTCTGCTCTGGGCCAGTACTCGCACCAGTAGCCGATTGAGTGCCAGTGTCGGTATGGCATAGTGCCTAGTCTTGCTCAATCGGTACATGTCATAATTGGTGGGATGCACACCCACCGATGAGACGAGTTCATTGTACCTGACTCGATGCTCGTACGTGTGCTGGGAATACTGGGATTGGTTGTGATGTTGTTGTTGTTGTTGTTGTTGTAGTTCCATTTGATTTGTATAGGTAACTCTATAGAGTAACGAGTCTACAAGGTTACAAGCTTAGTGCTAGTTTAATATCAAACTAAATACAAAGCCGTGTCGGTGCTTTGCATTGCTAAAAAAATAAAACAAGGTTCGGTGAGGTTGTCTCAAAAATAAGTAAACAGATTCTACTTTTGTATAGGTATTTATTAAAGAGTTTTAGTATTGTTAAATATGTCAAGTATTGTTAAACTATGTCGTGGGTAATCTATCTATCCATCTATCAAAGAGTCTACTGTCAAAAATACAAAAATGTTTACAGTGTAATACAGTACAATATAATCTAAAGTGTAAGAAATCGAAATCTAATAAATCTAAAGGTAAATCTAAAGACAAATCTAAAATGTAAATCTAAAGACCAAATCTAAAATCCATAAATCAATCCATTACACGTGCACTCCTTAGCCATCATCCTCCTCCACCTCTACGCACTCTTTCCAGTCTTGCAAAACAGCTTCCAATTTGTCTGCTGCGTAAAGTACATAAACAGAGTCAGTGCCAACAGGCAGATTATGGCAATCTTGTAAAACAGTGTAAGCTCGGCAAATATCAATATAATGATTGATATGGCCACCGGTACAATCACGAGCGTAGGATAGCAAAACTGCGACAGTATTGTAGTTGTGGTCACTTCCTTGGCGGGAGTTTCGCTGGGCACCTTTGACGAGCTAGGAGTGGCTGACATGATGAGTTTTCTCTTCTTGTGTAAAACTAGACCCTTTTCAACTAGGATGCTATCCATGAATAAATGTATCAAAAGTCGTACAATGCATGTGTCTAAAAAATACAACGGGTATACTTTATTACAAAACACACTATATACAATTTTCAACATTTTTAGATACAATGTCACGAATCTCATCACGATAGTACTCGGGTATATCCAACGGCTGATCCATGTAGGCTCGTTCCAAAAACTCGGTACCGATGGCCAGATGCCGATTCAGTTCACGAATGATAATCTTTGCACCGAGTCCGTCCAGCTCCATCTCCGATTCCACCTCTCGTTCCAGCTTGTACGAGTGCCTGCCGCCCTGACACTGAATCATGTGTCGCACATTGCCATCGGTGATAAAGTAGTAGCCGATTGCATTCTTGGTGACCACCATCGATTCGGTGGGCTCGGCCAGTTTCATCTCTCGAGACACCTTGTAGCTGCACTTGAGGTACTCGTCCACATTGTCCTTGTCCTCTTGCAGTACAATCTTGGCATCGTACTCAATGTTGTTATTGTCCCCATTGTACAGAGTCTTGCGCACAATGACCGGCACCGAACTATCGGAAAAGTCCACCATTGTATTGTAGTAGGTGCGATCCATCATCCGAATCGGTGCGTGATTCATGTCCAAAAAGTTTCTCGTAGCATACAGCGCAGAGAGCACCGTCTCCAGCGACAGCTCTGGATACTCCAATTTGCGCTTCATGGTCCACTCAATCTCTTGCACCATGAGCGAGTGTGCATCCTTTGCAGTCAAAGTGTCCGTAGACACTCGGACGCTAGAATCGTCACCGACAATCGTAAGAATCATATTGTTGCAATAAAAACAAAGGCTAGTACAAAGACTAATGCACACGACCAACGCGAATGCTTGATAAAACCTGAATGAATTTGTTCAGTTTATATATGCTCCATTTAAACACCTACTAGTGATTATTACTGCAATACTTGTTATGCGTTTAATTTCAATAGACTATTAACGGTATGCGTCAACGATACTTTACAGAAACAACATGCAGATGCAACTATGAACGTGTGGATATCGTTTAGTACCATTTTTGCGCTATCGGTGGTGAACATTGCCATTGAGAGTGCCAAGGCTCGAAATAGGATAAATTTGTCAAAAAACAAGTTTGTCTACAATCCATCTGAGCGACATCCGTTGTTGTAGCATCATGGATTGCAAGATTTTGTCCGGTGAAGAGTTGACCAAAGAGGCTCAACTCTTTATCAAAAACATGCCAGAGGGTTTCACTCTGACGAATCCTATGCAATTGTACTATGGCCACAAGATTCACCGGTACGCTTGGATCTCTACGCCACCGTTCAAGTTTGACGAAAAGACTATGACTCGCAATCGCAACGGTTTGTTTATAAACCTGCTCAAGTATGCGAGATCTCTGTATGCAAAATTAAACATTAACGTGGTGATTTACTACGAGTCTGATATGCCGCCTCTGTTTATGGGTAATGATAAATCAATCGAAGCGGTAATCTCTATGATTCCAGCATACCGTCTGCGAGCAGTGACACATGCAACTTGGAAGGATAAGGATTGATTGGAGGGGGTACTCGTACAATTAATGTAGAGTCAATTAGTATAGCTAATAGATTTAGTTTAACATTTGTATCAATTATGGATTTCAAGATTTTATAAAGTGTTTTGATGAATAAAAATCCTTGTTTTTTAGTAAGTCAACTCTTTGAGTTCAAGTCTTATTTTTTACACAAACCAAAACTTGAACGCACCACCAGTGCACGCTGCCTCAATGGAGTTTTTTACCATTGCATCGCTCGTACTCATACTGGTGTGCGTGACCTACCTACTAGAGTGTGCACGCAAGAGTTTTGAAAAGTATAACGATGAAACGAAAAAGTTTTCATGGGGCCGTTATAAATTCAAGATTAGCGAAATCGAGGCCAAGCACACGGAATCTAATAAAGATTCTAATTTACAACCCAGCAACACTGTAACAAGGTTTAAAGGCCCCTTTCAAAACATTAAATACAAGAACCCCTCTACAGATCCCGTAATCATAGATCCGGGTCAGACGAATCTTTACGAGTGCACTCCGAGTAAACCTAAAGAATGCAAATTGTCCGATGCCACTTCGTGCATGGGCTGTAAGAATCTGACTGCACGATGCGTCCACCTAAAGGAGGACACCGACTACACAGACACCGAAACCGGTCAAGAGTTTAAACTGGCCAAGAGCAAGACCCTCGACGACGGTTATTGTCTGAGTGTGAAAAAGGTTGTAGACTTGTGCAATCCCAATCACGGCAAACTGGCACTGGTCTTGTACAATAGGGACTTGGACGAGGAGGCCTACAACGAGCCCGAGGATGAAAATCAAATATTCTACAATCTATTGTGTGTCTGTACCGAGCCGGGCTACGTGGGCAATCTGGGTCTGTTGGGTTCGTGTGAGGATCCCTTTGTGTGCAACGGTAAGGTTGTAGACATTAATGTACCCCTCACCGAAATGGTTTGCGAGTGCGGTGACAATTTCGAGTTTATGCGCATCAACGGACTGCCAACGTGTCAGATTAAATCGATAGACAACATGACACCGACCACCGAGCCCATAGTGCCCGGCTCTGTATCCAAACAGAGGTACCACAAAACGATCGCAGCCAACTACACCGGTGAGAGTCTACCGAATCCGTGCCGAGTGTGTCCCGTCACTGGCCTAGTGGTGGACGGAGCCATCATTGCCGGCAAGGACGGTAGTGTTCAGTGTCAGACGTACTCGCAACACTATGGAGTGCCCATACGCAGATTCAAAGACGAACGCCTACTGGCAGGCGATGAGGGCCCCGATGCGATTTTGGCCATTTCCAACTACACCGTAGACGTGTACGGCTACCTAGAGGACACCACCTATCCCACGCTGGGTATAAACTTTACCCGAGACGACAACAAAGAGTTTTTCGATACGCTCAAGATTGACAAGGACGAGTACACGCTACTGATTCGACCCTATCATCAGGTAAAGTTTCCGGGCAACTTTAAGATTACCGATCGCCTGTACAAGGTGCCCAATCTGAAACTGTACGAGTACACTTGGACGTACGATTTCAAATTGCAGAATCCGGCCCCCGAGTCTAGTGGTTTTGTCCAGTACCTGGATCCGTACACGTTCAATCTAATGTACGATATGCTGTCCATGTACTATCTGTGGGGTCGGACGTCGTACTATACAGTCATGAATCTGAAACCGTTTGTCGTGCTCAAAAAGGTCAACGGTCTCAGTGTGTACTCGAACAATAAGAATCTGGCAAAGATTAACGACGAAACTATGAAGCTCCGATTCCTATTCTTTAGATTTGACTTTTCAATGGATCGATCGCTAGTCATGTTGACTGCCGAGAATCGATACGATTGGGACAAGTATCACGCATTGCGTATAAAGGAGGGTGAATGCGGTGGACGAATCGTACGCGGTGAATGCATAGATCCATTTGGTGTGTAGACTGAAAATTACTTGAATGTTTAAACTCTTTGTTTACTTGAAATGTTAATGTTGGTATTTGTACTAGTAGTAGTAATATTGCACCATTAATTCTAATAAATAATAATAGTAATAGCTTATTAGTGTTGTAAAACTATAGAATATAGTAGGGCCTTTGCAAACTTTACGTGTCTATAGGTAAATCCAGACATTTTATTACTCAGCTTTAACTTTTAACGGCATCATGTACAAGCACATTAAACCGATGCAAAGCAAGCTGCATCAGTCCAACAAATTGAATCAGCATTTTATACCGACACCTAGACCTCTGACCGACTACAAGTGTATATGCACAGAGGCGCTGGAAACGTTTGCCGTAGCGCCTGCGTCCAAAAACATTGCACTGCACAACGCCACCATTCTTTGCATTCTGAATGCGTACAAACAGTACGTGTGTAGTCGCAGAACCTTTCTGTCCAGAGAGGAGCTGCGCGAGTTGGATCGGTGCATTCAGGCGGTTCAGCACAACTTTAATCGTAGCGTGTGTGTTTCCCATTTGGATTTTGAAGCGTCCGATGTGATGCTTTGCAATACGAGCAATAGCCGAGTCCGACTGCCCATTGTGCGTACTCCGAACAATGCACAGTCGGTGTGTCAGGCTGCGGCCACAATGTGCGGTCAGGAGATTCTCAAGTTTGTAATGAGCCATTCCACACCCAATGCCATAAAATTGGAAAAGGCGCAACCTGAGGCCAGTGAGAAAAAGATTGATCTGAAGCGCATAGCCGCCAAGAATGATGGTGGTGGTGGTGACAATGGCAACATTACAGTGATCAATGTGCAACCCAAACTGGTACAATTGATGAAGAGTGCCGAAGGCGATATTGCCAAGTTGACGGCTTTCGGTTAGGGAGTGTGTTTGAGAGATTTAGGTTTTGGGGTTGTAGGATAGAGTTGATTGTTGTAGGTTGTAGTTGTAGGATAGAGTTAGAGGTTGTCTCCTAGAGTGACGAGTAGAGCAATGTGTGCGTGGAGGTTACTGTTTGATTATTTGTGTAGGAGTTTCTTAAATGTAATTCCCAATTAATTTTGTACTTGGGTTAAAGATTTGTGTATTTTCAATTTGTGTAGATTTTAAATTGATTTATATAGAATACCTCAATAAATACAAGATTCTTGATTTGTGTTTTTTAGCATCTAAACAAAAAAGAACATTTATTACACCTCTCTGCGACTTGCAAGTCTACAGTAGCATTTATTCGTGACCGTAAACTCTACTTTACAATCATATAATTACCATAGCTCGGGTAATTTTACTTGGAACGGCTCTTTATGCAAACAACAAATATTATGCCAATTTAAAGCAACCCATGAATGGGGCACCATAATTGTGTCTATAAAATGCACACAAGACTTGAGGGTAATAAACCGAATGCTGAATGCAGATTGTGTGTGCATGTTTGGGGTTTAAAATGAAATGTGAATAATGCTCGGATTAAATGGTTTTAAAGGATTTTGAAGGATTTAAAGGTTTTTAAAATATGTTGCAGTAGTATAGGATAGGAGTGGACGTAGTAAAGTGGAAGTAGTAGTAAAGTGAAAAGATGCATTTACTTTTAAATGTTTATTTTTTAAATAACAAAAAAAATACTTTATTGTTTAATAATACAAACTATGTAGTAGTGAACATTAATGCTTATATCTAAAGTGCAGAATAAACACAACTCTAAAGTGCAGAACAAACCTTAACGCTAACCTAATTCTAAAATACAAATCAAATATGAACTTGACATACATCTCAAACCTCAACTCTAAAACACAACTCAAAACAAAACTTAATACAAAACTTAAACCATCAAAACAATCCATCTACATGTGAAAAGTCAGCATCCAAATCTTTGTACGATCCCTTACTAATCCCAGATTCCTCTCTGTCGATATCGTGTTCAATAATAGAATCATGCACAATCCTTGACCTTTTCGGATCACAATCAAAGCTCAGTTTGCGTTTGCACTTTAAATTTCCAACAGAGTGCCGTTTGCGTTTACGTGGTGCATCCAACAAATTTAAAATCTCTTCATCATCACACAACTCACCCTCTTCCAGTTCCGAGTCTACATAGGAACGTTTGACCGTCTTGGATTTGGACTTGGACACTGATTTGGTTTTAGACCGTTTAGATGAGGTGTGTCTAGTTTTGGTCTCAGTGTATGTGTATTCAAAGTCCTCCTCCTCTTCATCAGCTGGCACATCAACAGGCCACACTGCCTGAATCTCTGGCAATCTGCGATTCAGTTTTGGTCGAGTGATTGGATTCAGTTTGTTAAAATGGTTGTTGTGGTTGTTGTGGTTGTTGTGGTTGTTATTGTTACTATTGCTACTCTTGTTGTACTTTTTATAATTCTTAACTTTAAAAGTTGTAGGATAAGTCTGATTTAGAGTGCAAGGCTTGGTGTACAAATTGTTATTATTGTTGTGGTTGCTTTTGTTGTTGTTACTATTGTACGAGTGCTTAAAACTCTTGTAGTGAGACCTATTCTTGTTCTTGTAACCTTGATGCTTATTCTTGCAATTGGCTCTGTATGTATCCTTGTACTGTTGTACACTGTCCTCATTATTGTCATCAGCATCATCATCATAATATTGCGTGTTGTTGTATTGATTAGTTGCATGCTCAACCTTTGAATTGACCCATTTAGAATTACCATAAGCCTTATTATCATAACAATGTTCAGCATTAGAATAACCAGTAGTGGATCGTCTGCGTTTACGATGCAACTCGTCATTGAACTCGGCGTGATCCTTGTACGAGCGGTCATCGCAATCGTACTCTTGTTTACCGTAGCCGTCCTCAGTGTGGTACTCGCGTTCGACAGAGTGCTCCGAAACGACACCCTTGGTGGAATCGTAAAATGGTGTTTTCATTGACTCTTTGTCATTGTAGCCTCTATGGTTTGGTTTGGTGGTACAGTGCTCATGTTTGGATTCATACGAGTGGTGTCTAGAGTTAGATTTAGATTTAGATTTAGAATGTGATTTGGATGCAGAATGTGGTTTGGATGTAGGATGAGTTTTAGAGTCAGAGTAGCGTTTAGAGTCCGAGTGTAAAGAGTCCGAGTGTTTGTAATCATGATATTTATACTCTGAGTGTTTGGATTCAGAATGTTTAGAATTAGAGGTTTTAGAATATTTAGAATCAGAATGTTTATATTCAGGTTTACAATCCGAGTACTCGGAATGCTTAGTTTTGTCACTTGAACTCTTTACACTTGGGCTCTTTACACTTGAACTCTTTACACTAGAACTCTTTACACTAGAACTCTTTACACACTTTGAATGATTCTCGATACTAGCATCACTCTTTGGACTCTCTACAACATTTTCATAATCCATACATTTAGAATCGACACTACCTTTAGAAATGCTACACTTTGACTCGCTACCTTTAGAATCCATACCCTTGGAATCCTTACAATCGACATTCTCAACATTGGCATCCTCAGTGTAATCAACCTCAGACAAATTGACCAAATCATCATCCTCAGCTAGCTCTTGTTCCAATGCACACTTTAACATGTGCAGTGGAGTGTCTGAATCTAGGCTATAGTCTAGGCTGATTGATTCAGCGTCAGATTGTATCGGCTCTATTGGCAATGGTGTAGAAGTGTTGCATGGTGGCTCTTTCAAAACATTTTCATTATCCTCTTCAATGGGTTTAATGATCGACTGTGGTCTATCATACTTGTAAGGTCTAGCATATCGGTTATTGTTGTTGTTGTTGTAAAACTTGGAATTGTAATTATAACCATTAGTATTGTTATTGTTGTTGTTGTATCTACGATTGTTGTTATAGGGCGCCTTGTACGGTGTAAAAGCAGATCTGTTTGGTGCTTTGCTAATGGTATTTTTGTAGGAGTTGTAATTGTTTTGATTTTGATTAAAAGAATTTGGATGATTGAATGAATTGTTAAAGTTGGGGGTGTTGTTGTAGTTATTGTTGTAGTTGTTGTTATTATAGCTACTGTTGTTATAGCTACTATTGTTATAGTTGTTGTTATAGTTATTATTATAGTTGAAATTGCTATTGTCATTAAAAGGTGCATTATTAGGATAGTTGGTGTTGCTGTTGCTGCTGTTGTTGTTAAATGGACACGGATAGGGATTGTTATTGTTGTTATAATAATTGTTTGAATTGGAATAAAGGTTTGGATAAGTGTTACAGTTTTGATAGTTTGGAAAAGAGTTGTTATTGTTGCTATTGTAATTGATTGAACTAAAGCTGCAATTGTAATCGTTGCAAGAGCAAAGAGTCGGTTGCATGTAGTTGACATTATTAGGATATCCAGAATTGGGAAAAGAGTTGTTAAAAGAGTTGTTAAAAGAATTAAAAGAATTGGGATTATTAAAAGAATTTGGATTGGTAAAATTGTTAAAAGAGTTTGAATCAAAAGAGCCACCATTGCAATTGAAACCAGAATTGTTGGGATGGTTACCATACCTGTTTCCACTTTTAAAATTGTTACCATTGTTGTAGCTGTAGTTGTTGTAATTGTACGAGCTGCCACCTCCATTGCCATTGCCATTATAGCCACGATAACACAATCCTAAACCTGAACCAACTCGGCCAACAATCACACTAGGAGTCTCGATACCCTTTTCATTATACATTCCATCATTGCACTTTTCAATATTGTACTTTTCATCAGTATCCTCCTTTAGTTTATCAGCCAGATTGGTGGCCTCATCGTCCACAGTCTCCACGTCCACATTGCACTCGTCTTCTAGGTTCTTACTCCTCAGTACACTGTCGCCAATGTGCATGCATTCGCCCAAGTTGAATCGATGCAGTATCGAATGAAACACATGTCCCACTCGGCAATGAACGCATCGATTGCGGTAATGAATGTCCACATCGGGGCACGGATAGTTGTTGAAGCAGCTTCCAACCAGTGAGACTTTGCACAGGTACAGCTTGCTGGCATTCTCCACAAAGGTATCGTACCAAGGGTAGCCGTTGCTCTGCACCAGATTCTGAGCATCGTAGACGACAATCAGATCGCACGACTTGATCACATTGTAAAAGTTGCCATAGTTGCGATTGGTCATAGCCACCTCGGGATGGTTCATCGTAACGGTGGCATAGTCCTCCATGCGCTCCACGAGCATGGTACACTTGTTGTACACGAGCTTGGAAACCGAGGCTCCGGATGCACCGTTGCAGATGCGATTGTTCAAACACTTGGACACTACGGAAAAGACAATCATTGCGATCCTGACTCGGTGACACTCGTCCGATGAGTGCACCTTGCACGTTTCCAGTTTGGACATGCTCTTTAGGTGCTCGTTCCAAGTGGCGAGCCATTCAGTCTTGCGATTCATTGCCGACTCGTCTTCGGCATCGACAATCCAAGAGACTCCGACCTCGCTCAATTTAGACTTTAGCGTTTCGTTTAGAGTTTGAGGGCCGACGATGTAGTCGATTATGCGCTCTCCCTGATAGGTGGGATACGCTACAATGGAACGAGTCACATTCTCCATCATCAGTTGCTTGAGTTGCCGCAGCGATTGAATCGACTCGATTTGACGATACTCGAACGCATTGGCTGCATTGCAAATTTTATTGATCCTCTCCAACTCCACTTCAAGAGTAATGTTTACATCGTCGTCAGAAGAGGAGGAGGAGGATGAGGAAATTGTAGAGGATTCAGATATAGAGGCCATGGTTGATTCAAAAGCCAAAAATTAAATTGAAGCAGACTTGTTGTCTTGGGGACTTGCACCACACCACTGGTACTGATAGTGGTCGTGCACCGTACTTTTAAAGCTTATCTCTACTACATTTTATGTTGAAATATTAACAATACGCTATGGGCAATATAAATAGCACAAGTTTATAAGTTGAACATCAAACGTTGTACGAACGTTCTACAGTATACATCTATACATATACTAATAACAAGTTGAAAAATGTACCAATACACGGACGTTGACGATTTGGATCTCGTTTCGAGCGAACTCCAACCGAGCCTAATTGTGCGTCGTAAATTTGAACTGGAGCCCAATCGGTCCGTGTATCTGATCAATCGGTACTCGTGTGTAAAGCCACTGAATCGCAACTATGGCGAATACGTACATAATGTTGTCGAATTTAGAGACTGCGACCTAGAGTATGGTCCCGAGTGCCTGCCTCCGGCTCTGCGCGAAGTATTCTACCATGTCAATTTCAAGTATCGCTCGTTTAACGTACTGCACCCAAACTCGGACTTGTACGCGCTAATGTGCTTCTTTGAGACGGTGGTTGTCGATTTGGAAAAGTGCATCGCTGCCAACGATTTGCTGATTGACGTGTCGCGGATCCTTCAAACGCTTCTGGTCAACTCTAAACTCAACTATACGATAGACACAATGTTCGGGCCGGTGCCGTGGAACGATACGATTTTACCGATTCTATCGATGCCGCTACCGGCAGAGTCTCTGGTTCGTTACAAGATTGATAGGCCAAAGATTAGCCTGGGGCAAACTCTTCCCGAAATGGATATTGACAAGATTTACACTCGCGACTATTTGATGAGCGTAATAAAGACGTATACGACGGGTGGCGTCGGCACCGATCGCATCAGCGACGACACTCTGACTAGATTCGTAAAGCACACTAAAAATATATCGCCAGCTTTGAACGGTACTGCGTGTGTGGGCAAGAGTACAATTCTGCGCAATATTACAAGCTGCGCTCAAAAGAGCCTGGGACCAGATTTTGACGGTACCGTGCAGGTGCTCAAACTGTCTCAGTACGGTGGCTTTAAGGACAAGGACATTAACGATCTCGTCGGTATGCAATGCCTGCCAGTGTTGATGCACGCCTGCGAAGAGTACTCTACTAGCGTCACGGATAGGTGCGTCTTTAACAATATAATCTGGAAACTCATCATGTCACTGTTTGACGCGTCCTCTGATCAAGAACTGATGGAGGGCGCCTACAAGGCATTGCACACGCTCAATCTGAATCTGCTAGAGTTTATGAAAAAGTTTCCCATCTTTGTATTGGTCGACTCGTCGATACTCTTGAATAGAAAACGCATGTTTAACCGAGGCGTTGACACTCTGGAGAAGAGCGAAAAGGTTACCGGTGACTTGTTTCGTTGCAAGATTGTACCGTATGTCAAGGCTCAGAATGTGATTTATGGCACACTGGCCACGCTGTGTGACTGGCCAGTGATTGATGTCGGCTACAAGTTTCCATTGACCGCAGATTGGATGTCTATACTGACGAATACGTTTTGCAATAAACTCGTTGAAAACTACAAAGTATCAAAAGCTCTCGCTCTCGCCGACAACATAAGCCGGGATTTTGATTGTCGCGGTTCCTACATTGAAGACTCGTACACCAGAGACTATGGCCACCGTCCAATGGTGGACGAGTCCGAGGAGCCGCCAGCCAAACAGTCTAGACTGGACGATGGCTCTGCCATGCACAAGTACAATACTCGCAGCAAGCCCTTTCAAGAGGTGCTCGTAAAGAGCGAGGCCAAGAGTGTCGAGATCAAAAGCAACAGTAGCAATCCCGGCAACGGTGCATCAAAGAGCACTCAGACTAGCACCAGCAGTACCAGCACTGCAGACTCGCAGAGCAGCTGTTCCTCGAGCTCGACCGATTCCGAAATGAATTTTACCGAAACAACCACCGACACTGAAGACTCGGACACTTCAATCTCAGAGGACGAGTCCAGCGTGGCCACCGTTGTGCCCAAAGAGTCCAAGACGGATGTGCAAAACAAGATGCGCAACTCGAGAGTCGTTTACAAATATAGACACTCTGAGTATCCGATTCTATCCTATTTGGCAGCAAAGGCGATGAAGGTTTTCAAGTAAATTGTACTCGTAGAAATTTGTTATGTAAAAGCAATATTATTGTAAGCACCAAATGTACATGTTTAGTATTATGTTTGATTGTTTGCATGCACTCTATGTATTTAGCAACTATTCTTAAACCTCTTGTAACCTTTTGAAATCAATAAAGTCTAGTTTTTTAAGCACTCTATTGTTGTTGTAAGTTGAATTGATGAATGGAAATAAATGGTAAAAAAGTACACAAGTCTTTGATTGCTTTAAAAGTATCAATGTACCAGTACCAACACTAATACCGTATTGGTACTATATTTGGTTGAAAGTCTAAGAGGCGCCATCAAAATGAATTGTGCATTGGTAATCTCGGGATGTCTCATCGGCGTCGTATTGGGCTCCATGTCCATGCACGCCATTATAAAGTTGCTCTTTATAATACTGCTCCTGTGGACGACATGGACTCTGGTGCAGCAGCACACAAACACTCTGAGTGATTGGTTTTCGTCAAATGTAATGTCTGTAATCTTGACTAAGTTGATGCCACCGGCCAAGACCAACTCGGTGAAGCCCTTTAAACTATCCACACCCAAGACTCGACCAGAGAGCCCAGACTTGAGCATGGGACCACCGCCCAAAGATTTTGCCTTCAACACGGCCGTACCGTTGAACGCAAAGCCCAAGTCTCGTTCCAGATCCAAGTCTAGGGGTGAGAGTACAGAGAGTGAGGATATGTTGTTGTAGAGGTTTTTGAGGTTTACTTTAGAGGTTTACTTTAGAGGTTTACTTTAGAGGGTTGTGTTAGATGTAGTTTATTTTAAAGGTTAAAGGTAGAGGTTTGTTTAGATAAAGTCTACTTTAAAAGTTTGTTTAAATAAATAAAGTTGATTTATAGAGACGTTTGATAGTATTACTTTAGATGACAATAAAATGTAACTGTAGAGTTTAGGCATAGGCTCAAATTCAAGTTGTTGAATTCTTGTTTTTTAAGATTAAACATTTACTCTTGGATGTAGAAAGACTTGTAAATTGTACCTTTATTTGGACATGGAAAATCCATCTAAAGTTGAATGTATGCGTGTTTAGTTTAAAACATAGAAAGACCTAGATATTGTTGAACTCTAGGGTTACCGATAACAACGTGTTGAATTGGTATAAACATTATTACGCATAGCGTATTATCTATACTCATCCGTGCAATAAATACAGTAGACTTGAGCGGATAGTCATCAGTACTGGTTGAGCCACTATACCGGTTAGAGTACCATCACTACCAAGTACTCGTACCAACTACTACCAACTACTACTACCCTCTACCCATCTATACTTGCAATTTTCAAGCTCTAAACTCTAAACCGCACCATGTCCTCTTTTCTCTCCATGTTCAACTATTCGGCACCTTCAAGTGCACCGGACACCGAACTGCCGGACACTATCGATCGGTGGGTCATTCTAAAGATTATCAACGACACTCGGCACATACTAGTGGATCGATTCCGTGTATCTGGAGAGTGCGTTGCACGCATCATACAGTACGTGGACGATCACATTGGCGATCACGTTTCCAAGGAGCGCTTTGAGGACCACTTGACCGAGATTAAGAGCATCATCGCCCAAGAGTCTATGCTACTGGGCTCGTTGGCCGATGCCTTTTTGGGCTCCATTCTAAAGAGTAAGATTATCGAAGTGTACCAGTCTACGAAACGCAAATCGCAGAGTGGATACGTAAACATTGACAGTGACGGGGAAGAGATTGAAGACGAAGAGGATGAGGACGATGATTCCAATGATGTTGATCCAGATGCTTATAGAGGGCACAATTCAGACGATGATGATGATAATGACTCTGATGGAGGTGCCAACGGTTCTAGAGATGGTAACAATAGCACTGACAACAAGTGCCAGAAAGAGTATGAAAATCAAAAAGAGTCACAGGGTAAAGAATTCAAGGGTACCGAGTCGTCAAACAAGCGTCGATTCACCTCTGACGAGTACGTGTACAACATTAAGCGTTTCCGCAGCAGTGAGGAAGAGTTTGAATCTGACCAAATGCCGAATGCGTTGGATTTGAAGGACTACTATGGTGACAGTACCGATGAATCCGAGTCTGAGGATGAATTGAAGACTCTAGAGCACAAGCCAAAGGAGGTGGATATTTCAACCATTCTTCCAAAGGGTTACCGTTTGGTTGATAACAACAAGTTGATTAGAGTCGACTACTATAACTTTGTGAATGAGCCTACGGATGAGCCTGATGAGGAGTCTGAGGAGGAGGATGAGAATGAGGATGAGGATAAAGTGTTTATTAGAACGTATGCTTCAAATGTTTAATTGTAGAGTATGGTTGCATAAGGTAGAGTAAGGTGTGTTGTAGTTGTAAGATTTGTAGTTTGTATTTGAAGGGATCTTTAAAGTTTGTGGGCATCTAAAGTGTAATTGTAACAAGTGTAATTGTACTTGTAATTGTAATTGTAATTGTAATTGTATTTGAAATTAAACTTGAATAAAAACACTATGTGAATTGTAGATTTTTGTATTTTTTGTATACCAAAAAATATTAATAATAATGAATACATTCCTAAATACACTTGTTGAATACATTACCTCCACCCATTTAATAAATACATTACTTAAACACATTACTAAAGGCTCTACACAATCATATACCTTAACTAGCTACCACTCTGGATGCAATATAATCCCACTCCAAATACACATTATGGTAATCTCCCCCAGCATCACTACAAATACTATAATGACCAATCTTCGGTATTGGTGTTGGCTGCTTGCAACTCGTCAAAAGTCACAACGCCAGCCTGTCTGAGTGTAAAGCTCTCTAGCTCTCTGAGCAGTCGTTCCAAGTCTCGAACCGCCTCAGTGTCGGCCATCGAACCCAGTACGGTGAGTGCATTCTGCAGCTTGGCAATGGTTTGAATCGAACTGATGCGCTGCGATGCATTCAGCGTTTTGAGCTCGTCCAACAGTTGACGCATCTGTTCGGGCGGTATCTGACTCTGGCTGACTTGTCGCACTCCGTCCACCACCTGTTGCATTATGCTCTGTAAACGCTCAAAGTTGAACATGCTCAAAAACTTGACAATTTCCTCGTTCTGAGTGAGCAAGTTTCGGTAGCGTTCATCCTGCACCTTTTCGCTCTCCACAAGGGCCTGCATAAAGTTTTCAATGTTTTGATTGACTACATTTTTTAGGCGTACCGACAATCGATCCAGCAGAGGTTCCATATAGTCTACCAGATACGATTCCAGGCTAGTTTGTATGGCAGCCTTTATAGCGTCAATTTTAGGCATATTGTTACTACTGCTACTACTACCACTACCACTACTACTCTTCTTGTTACCCTCTTCAATCAAACGAGTCAAGTGATCCTCTAGCGCATTGATTTGCTTTTCGTTTGATTTGGCCATCGAGTCTAGTCGATCCTGGAGTGCATTATTAAGGTGGTGGTGTTGGCCCACATCATCACCACTACCCTTGACCGGTTCGTGTATAGTCTGCGACAAGTCATTGATGGCCAACTCCATTAGATTGAGTTTGTCATTGATCGTGTTGAGCAAGTCGATGACGTGCACGTCCGGCTTGGTCTCTTCGGGCTCGAGCTTTACACCGTCCATGTAGCTGGCCACGTTCAATTTCGAGTCTGATTCTGGGCTACGTATTCGATTCAGATAGTCGGCATCTTTACGATCCACCATGGCTGCAAAGTTTTCATAATCCATCATGCCTTCATATTTGCTAGAATCGTACTCTTCAATCTGTTCGAGTGGTCTTGCATTCAAAGTTCCATTAGGCACTTCTACAATACTATAGTTTGATGGATTGTTGTCATTATTAGTATTAGTATTAGTATTTAGAGGACCTACATTCTCTACAAATGTAGGCATCGGTAGATTGCCAACATCCCTAGCATTACCACTAGCTCCCCCTTGCACTCCACGTACAACCACAGACGTAAAGTCCATCGGTACAGTGTACAATGTCTGTACTCGATCCAGACTCTGCAACAGTCTATCGGATGCGGCAATAACCTTGTTGTAAACATTTACAAAGTTCAAGTAGGTCTGTATCGAGACTCGTTTGATGTTTAGGGTGCGACTGACGATTCGTCTCAGAGTAGTAAAACTTGACGTGTCATATTTCATGCCTGTGGTGATCAATGTCAAGTCGTTGAGTTGATCGCTAAGGGTACGCGACGCGTGTCTGTATTCGTCGTTCAAAAAGGAATGCAAGTCGTACAAGTCTACAGAATCGCGCAGTAGCTTTATTCGAACAGAGTTTATTTTACCCTGAGCCTTGTCGTACAACGGCTGCATTGAATTGTACATGCGCGTGATTAGATGAATCAGTTCGGTCGTTGCACTCTTAAAGTTTTTAAATGTGTACTCGGTCATTGTTGCACAGTCGCACAAGCTCAGTTTACACTGTATCGATCAGTGGCGCTAGTAGTCTGCCGTCGGGTGTGTCTTTGAGTTTTTTAGAATCAGTGCTCGGACCTTTCTTGTAATATTCGCACAAGGGAATTGTCACTAATCGCTCTACAATAACCACAAAGAGGGCAACGACCAGCAACAATAGCAGCATTGTGCGTGTCAAATCATTTGTGACCAATCTCAAACAATCGAGAAGTCGCCATTTAATGGCAGCGCCTAGACTACATGTAAGAGCATATTGGCGTTATGCGTATATGTGCAAAGTTTTAAAGGATGATAAACGCTGTCCGTTTTATTCAGACTAGTGTGTCAGAGCAACTCGTGTATTCATCATGAATCTTGGAATGCTAGTCAGTTTGATCGCGTTGAGCGTGGTGTGCATTTGTACCGTCATCTTGATGTGGTTCTCGTTGCATACGTTGAACGCCACCAAGATTAAGACACCACGCGAACTCGCAGACTTTATAAGCACTCATATGAAAAAGAATGGCACCTTTACCGTAGCGTTTACGTATCGCTACAACAAGGATACCAACAAATATGAAAACTACTATGTCGACAGTTTGGGTAAGCTAGTGCGCAAATACGAAGACTTGCCGATAAACAATCTAGGCAACCCGGTCGACAACGGTAGAGTCAACAACAAGCGCAAGGCTAGAGACGACGCCAGCGGTGCCAAAAAGCGCAAGGGTCTAATAGAGAACGTGTCCGATGAGGGTTTCACAGTGACCAACATTGAAGGTATGTTCAAGTGTCCGGACAATTGGATCTGGCGAGATTCGGAAAAGATGTGCAAACCCAAAGCTATATGTCAAGTCGACGACCCGATCGGTACAATCAAGGGTCTGCCGACCAAGGATGCCTCATCGCCCACACTGTACCATCCGCGCGTGTACGCAGTGTGCCAGGGACCCACCACGGAACCGGTGGTGGTCGACGATGCCGACTATGAATTTAGGGATCAACTAACTTCCAACCCAAAAGTCAAAATTAAAACTGGTCGTTGTATAAACAACAAAGTCTACAACCAAAAACTCGTAAACCGTGCCGGTAGCGATCCGTGCGTATTTTATGACGTGTGTCAAAACAAAGAGGACGGTTATACTCATGCCGATAAAATTAACGATTACACGCCTAGCGAATATGAATACTACTCTTGTCACAATTCAACTAGCGTACTCAAATCGTGCAAAGCCGGTCTAATTTATAGCAAGATTCTTAAAACTTGTACTTTTAGGAATTTGTGTAACGACAAACCAAACACGTTTACGCTAAAGATTGACGATACTCGTTTCCTAAAATGCATAAACTACTCGGAGGCCATAGTGTCTTGTCGCGACGGTATCTACACGCATCCCGACGGTCGGATGGAGTGCGTGTCGTTGGCCTGCAAAGCACTGTACGATTCCAATCCGGAGCATCATTTCAGAGCGTTGGAGATTCAAGACTACCGGTACATGTCGTACGTTAGCGCTATCGAAAAGTGCATAGACAACAAGATTCACAAAATTACCACCGGTAATCGATCAATCACCTACGCTCTGGAAACGCGCTCCGGTGAATACTATACGGTTACGCGCAAACGTCTCACCGACGATCCGATCCGAGTGCCCGGTTCGATTATAGACAAAACTGGCCAAATGGTCACCGTTGGCACTCTGGAGGCACTCAGACTGCTGGCGGATCAATTGATTGTAACCAATCCTATAACGATTCGCTACAACTATGCATCGCCGTGGTTAGAGTACGATCTCTTCAAGGGTAGGCCGTTTAATGCCAAAAAGTGGAATCGCGTCGCAGACGTGGACAATCCGGTTAGCGTTTCGGTCAGCGATACAGACAAGGCTATCGTCTTTTCAGAATACTATGAAAACATTGAGACCAAACAGCGGGTACCGTTCAAGTCGGCCATGACATTCTACAGTACCAATAGACCGTACTTTTTCAAGGATCCCGATGAGGATCTGGTGCACAAGGAACTGGCACCGGACGGTCACGTACTGTGGGCAATGTTTAGACGCAAACGCAGTCAGCCATTGGACATGTACAGCCTGTCCAATCTGTTGACGACAAAGGGCGCCTTTTACGTGACCGAAGAGTTTATCAATACGGGCATCGTTCGCATGGTGGAGGGTTTGCCGTTTGACGGTAAACTCATCAAGAACGGTACCGTGATAGAGTTTAAAGTGTTTATGAACGATCGCTACTACAACGTTACCGTACCGATAGCCAGCAGTCAACAGCTGAAACAGTTTCTAGTCACACCGTCGGTGGTGCAGCCGGGTTCGTTTAAAACGATCGAGTACGACGAGTCCAAGTTTGACTATGACACGTATCGATACTTTATAGTGACCAACATTATGTTTACTCAGGAAACGTTTGTGGAGCACGCCTTTTCGGCCGAGTCTGTACCGTGCGTGTCCTTCTTCATATCGCTGTTGCCTCTGTCCATAATGGGTTGGTTGGGCGATGTTAAAGACTTTGACTATCGAAGCTTCTTTACACAGGACCCACCGATTGGTGGCAGAGAGCGTCGGCAGAATATGGATACGGTGGCACCACAGATTGTAGAATTGGTTCTACCTCCCACTTTGGAGGAGGTGGACGAGTCGATTGACACTGACGAGGTCGTGGACGATGCTCTGCGTAGGCGCAAATCTAGAATCGTAGACTCTAGCGAGATTGCTGAATTTGACAAACTGTACAAGTACACGCGAATGGTACTCGATTCGGGCAAAGAATTGAAACGGCCCGATGAGGATTACGATGCGTTTGTGGCAGCGTTGCCTAGTAGAATTATGGAAAAGTTAGAGAGGGAGGGGAAATAGAGGTATAGTTTGAAATAGATGTATAGTTTAAAATGGAGGTATAGTTTGAAATAGAATGTAAAAATATAGGTAGTGTAAATAAATGAAAGTAGCATTACTAGTTTTAGATTGTAGACTATGGTTGTTTATACACACAAATACCAAGAGAGAGATCATTAAAACTGTTGGGTATAGGATTTGGTATACATGATAGGTTTATAGAAAAACAAGAGTACAAACTAAAACCATACACAATACTGGCACACTGGTACAACTACAGGCACCCGCACACTTTCAGGCAAGTGGCCGCATGGTCATCAAATGGGTGGTTTTTGATGTAGTGTTTTATAGTGTGTGTTGTTGTTGTTTTGTTGAATGTTGTCAATTTTAGTAATGTAGATTTGTAGATGCAGGCTTGTACACAATTGTAAATTATAGTAGATTTGCATGTACCTATAGTTTGTGTAGTTTGCTTGGAGATTTTTGCTTTGAGTATTTTACAATTGTAAAGGTTTTGATTATTTTGATCAAGTATTTAAAATACACAACCATTGGTAAACTACACAAACTGAAGCAAAAAACAGGTAGTGTGGTGTAGGCATAGAGGCATGCGCGTATTGGGTTACCTTTGTTTGGTTTGCATTTCCAAGTATGCATATGTGTGTATATATTTATATAATGTGTAATTATAATGTGTAATTATAATGTGTAATTATAAATGTATTCTTCCCATTCTATTCTATTCAACTCTACTCTTTATACTAACAAACTTGCATTTGCTTTAAACTTACTAACATTCACACTACTCGATCTGATATTGACTAAACTAATGAATATCTCTTGTATGTTTATAGATGGTGACGACTCGGGAAAGGACAAAGCTGGGGACACGGACAAGGCTGGGGACACGGGTAAATCTGTAGAGGGAAAGAATAAAACTCTAGAGATTATGAATCAAACTATAGAGACCAAGAATAAAACTGTAGAGGGAAAGAATAAAACTGTAGAGGGAAAGAACAAAACTGTAGAGGGTGAGAGCAAATCCAAACCTGCCGAGGATAAAACCAAACCGGCAGAGGATAAAGACAAGGGGAAAGACAAGGGGACAGACAAGGGCAAAGGCAAGGGTAAAACGACTGAGGACGAGGTTGAATCTGACGAGGATATTGACACAGACGTTGACACTGACTCTGATGAAGACGAATATACTGACCATGATGAACGAAACAATTCAGCTAAAGCATTTTTGGGCGCGTTTGCTGAATATGATGAGGAGGCGGCCAAATCGGCTGAGGAGAAGCGCAAAAAGGCAAAAGAGTTGGAACTTGCTGATGTACCCAAAGTGAAGGATGGTGAGGGTTCTAAAGCAAAGGATGAAGCTAAAGCAAAGGATGAATCCAAGGCAAAGGCAACTCCTAAATCAACAGAGAAGCCTAAAGCAAAGGATGAATCTAAAGCAAAGGCAACTCCTAAATCAACAGAGAAGCCTAAAGCAAAGGACGCTCCTAAATCAACAGAGAAGCCTAAAGCAAAGGACGCTCCTAAATCAACAGCGGAACCTAAAGCAAAGGCAACTCCTAAATCAACAGATGAAGCTAAAGCAAAGGAAACTCCTAAACCAAAGGATGGTTCTATTCCCAGCTCACTTGTACCAGATTTTGAAAGTGAGCCAGATTACGAATCGGATGAAGACGAGTCTTCCGAGCACGAAATAACTTCTACAACACTATTGAATGCGTTCAACAAATTGGACGAAGAGAGTCGTAAGGAGGCTGCTGGTAGCACTGGTACTGGTAGCACTGGTACTGGTAGCTCTGGCTCCGGTACTGGCTCTAGTACTGGTGGTGGTGGCAAATTTGCCAAACCTACACCCGATTCTAGCACACCAGGTAAAGACAAACGAGAGGTTGTTAGAATAGACACGGTTGGTGATGCTGGCTCTAAATCTGGTACTAAACATGCTGTTGTTAAATCTGGGATTGGTAGCTCTGGTAAAGGCTCCGATACTGGCTCGGGCACACCTAAAGTTGCAGTAGCCGACTCTAGTGTTGAGGATGAAATGTCAGAGGGCGAAGAGGAGACTGATGAATTTGATGAAACGAGTGCGGCTGAGGCAGAAAAGGCTCGGAAGGTTTTACTTGAACTTGAAAAAGGTTCTGTTGCTGGAGGCAAAGCTAAATCTAGTGATGTAGGTGGTGCTAAAGTAGATGACAAAGGAAAGGAATCAAAGAGTCTTGGTAAAACAGAGGACAAGGGTGTTAAAGTAGATGACAAGGGTTCTAAAGCAGAGGGCAAGGGTACTAAAGCAGAGGACAAGGGTGTTAAAGTTGACAATAAAGAGGAACCTAAAGTAGATGATAAAATAGATGACGAATCAGACGACTCTGGTATGGACATTGATGAATCTGATGAAACATCTGAAGAAGAGGCAGAAAGGAATCGTAAATTGTTAATGTCTACATTTGAAAGTTTGGACAAGGAAAAGCCTGAAAAAGTCAAAGTTGACGACAAGGCAAAGACTGATGAAAAAGCAAAGGCCGATGCCGCAGCAAAAGCTAAAGCTGAGGAGAAGGCTAAAGCCGATGCCGCTGCAAAAGCCAAAGCTGATGAAAAAGCAAAGGCTGAGGCGAAGGCTAAAGCCGATGCTGCTGCAAAAGCCAAAGCTGATGAAAAAGCAAAGGCTGAGGCGAAGGCTAAAGCCGATGCTGCTGCAAAAGCCAAAGCTGAGAAGGCTAAAGCCGATGAAAAAGCAAAGGCCGATGCTGCTGCAAAAGCAAAAGCCAAAGCTGAGGAGAAGGCAAAGGCTGATGCGGAGAAGGCTAAAGCCGATGCCGCTGCAAAAGCCAAAGCTGAGGAGAAGGCAAAGGCTGACAAGGCTAAAGAATCAAAAGAACTAGAGTCAAAGGATAAAACTGAAACACATGAAGATGTACCAGATGAGTTGGACGAGTCGGGTTATCATGAAGATGAAGAGCCAACCGGTGTCGATTACGAAAAGAGCAAGCGTGCATTCCTAGGTGATTTTGATAGTGGTAGCAGTGGTAGTGGTAGTGGTAGTGGTGTTGGTACTGGTGTTGGTACTGGCACAGGTACGGGTAAGAGTACTGGTGGTGCTAAGGATGAGGTTGATGCTAAAGAGAAAACTGAATCCAAGCCAGAAACCAAACCAGAATCCAAAACTGAATCTAAAGCAGAATCCAAACCTGAATCTAAAGCAGAATCCAAACCAGAATCCAAAACAGACAGCCTAGATGAACTAATGCCCGAGTCCGTCGATGCATCGCTAGATATCGAAGAGATCGATGCCTCCAGTCACACAGTTGATCGTAGCTTTGTCGATGCACTAGACGGTATGGATCATGAAAAAGCCAAGACGGCGCTACCGTCAATGAGTAAGGTTGATGATGGTAAAGTAAAGAAACGCAAGCGGTCAAAGGAGATTGATGATGTTGTAGATGCAAAGAAGACAAAGGAAGCTAGTGGTAAACTAATAGTTGATGGTACACTAAAAGATGATGTTGAACCAAAAACTGATGTTGAACCAAAAGATGAGGTTAAATCAAAAGAGGACCCAAAGGACAAAGCTGAACCAAAGGACGCTGCTAAAGAAAAGGAGGGTACTAAACCAGGTACTCGTGCTTAACTATATACATGATTTGATTAGATTTACTTTGATTTGACTATACGACTCTTGTTGTACTATGCTCATAATATGTAATTGTATCATTTAACAAAACTTTTGTATTGCATCTTGCAACTCTTGTACTAAAAAATATCTTGTAATAAAAACTTGTAATAAAAAAATCTTGTAATAAAAACTTGTAATAAAAAAATCTTACAATAAAAACTTGTAATTACTTGTAATAATACTTGTAAAAAAATCTTGCAATAACCAATTCCCAACTAAATATTGTAAACTTTATATTGAATTCTGTTCTGATTTTTAATCATGTCAATTTTAAATTACAGGTTCTGCAGACGAGCCGGATGGATACTCGTACGACAGTGAAGAAGATCTTGAGACGCACGTAGTAATAGGTAACGTTGACAAATCATCTACTTCTGAAACAGTAGAGCCAAAGGGAACGTTAGGTTTTGTGGATGTGAAAGAATCTACAGAAGAGGGTACAAGAAAATCTGCAAGTTTCGATAGCACGCATAAAACATTATTATCGGTAGAAGACATTACAGAGCTTAAGGCTGCAATGCACGGTAAAAAAGGCGCCAAAGAGAACTTTGATGATTCTAGTGAAATTGTTAGCAAAAAAGCAATGAAGATGGGTATAGGGTTTGGCGTTGATGATGATGGTTATGAGAATATATCAGACTCGGACTCTGAGTCTAGTGTAGAAACGGTTGCTAGTCCGCCCAGTATTGAAAAGGAGGTTATTGTTGAAAAGGAGGTTATTGAAAAGGATGTTGTTGAAAAGGAGGTTATCGAAAAGGTTGTTATTGAAAAGGAAAAGGATGGTATTGAAAAGGAGGTTGTTGAAGAAAAGGATGTTATTGAAAAAGAGGTTATTGAAAAAGAGGTTATTGAAAAAGAGGTTATTGAAAAGGAGGTTATTGAAGAAAAGGATGTTATTGAAAAGAGTAGTGTAGCATCAAGTGTTGAAACTGGTGGTACTATACCAAGCACTGAAAAGGCAACAAATCCACCCACCATTGAAAAGACGGTTCCAGCAACGGTGCTAGACCCTACACTAGTTATGGAAGTGGATGAGGATGACGATGACTATTTAGAGGCAGAACCAATGGATGTAGATATCGAGTCCGAGCCTGAACCCAAGAGTGAATCGGTTCCAAAGGATGGTTCTGTAGAGACAATGAAGGATAGCACTTTAGAGCCAAAAGAGGTAAAGGTTGTAAGTCCAGTTATAGATTCAAAGGAAAAGACTGTAGATGAGAAATCTGAAATGCATGTAGATTCAACTGTAGGTAAATCTGTAGTGGTTTCAGAGCCAAAAGTAGTCGATGTCAAGGTAGATGCTAAGGGTGATCCTAAATTAGATTCCAAAGTTGGTAAATTGGATGATAAATCGGAGGCAAAAACTGAACCTAAAACCGATGCTAAAATTAATATAAAAACAATTGACCCTAAAGTAGATGGTAGCGTTGAAACAAAGGCAGAGCCCAAATTAGACAAAGTGGATGATAAATCTAAAGATGAGGTTATGCCAGAAAGTAGGCCAGAACTTAAACCAGAAAGCAAGCCAGAAATTATACCAGAGAGTAAGTTAGAAACTAAGCCAGAGAGTAGGCCAGAAATTATACCAGAGAGCAAGTCGGAAGCTAAACCAGAGAGTAGGCCAGAAATTATACCAGAGAGCAAGTCGGAAGCTAAACCAGAGAGTAAGCCAGAAATTAAATCAGAGAGCAAGTCGGAAGCTAAACCAGAAAGCAAGACAGAAACTATACCAGAGAGTAGGCCAGAAATTATACCAGAGAGCAAGGCAGAAACTAAAATTGACCCTAAAGTTGAATCCAAAGAATCCAAACCTAAAGATGCCCCTAAAGTAGAGCTATCCAAAGCTGAACCCAAGGTAGTTGAAAACCTAAAACTGATCCTCCTAAAGATGATCCAGAACCAAAAGTAGAAATTAAAGTTGTGGAGCCGCCTAAAGCTGAATCTAAAGTAGTGGTAGAAACTCCTAAAACTGTAGAACTTCCTAAAGTTGAATCTAAAGTAGTGGACCCTCCTAAAGCTGAATCTAAAGTAGTGGTAGAAACTCCTAAAACTGTAGAGATGCCCAAAGTTGAATCGAAAGTAGTGGTAGAAACTCCTAAAATTGTAGAACCACCTAAAGCGGAATCTAAAACAGTGGACCCTCCTAAAGCTGAATCTAAAACAGTGGACCCTCCTAAAGCGGAATCTAAAACAGTGGATCCTCCCAAAGCGGAATCTAAAGTAGTGGTAGAAACACCTAAAACGGTAGAACCACCTAAAGCGGAATCTAAAACAGTGGACCCTCCTAAAGTTGAAGTTAAAGTAGTGGATCCTCCTAAAGTTGAAGTTAAAGTAGTGGATCCTCCTAAAACTATAGAACCAACCAAGACTGTAGAAATGCCCACAATTGTAGAAACACCCACAATTGTAGAAACACCCAATCCTTCAACTCCTCCTGATTTCGATGAACCATCTATGGAATCGTTCGACGAACCGATGGATGTTGACGAGGACGAAATAGCTCCGGCATTCAATCCATTCAATGTAGTTGACAAAGAGCGCGAAGAGGTTAAACGCAAAGAGGACGAAGCCAAACGTAAAAAGGCCGAGTCTGAAGTTGAGATGCACAAAGATCATGAAATGCACTCTAGTGAGTTTGAACCTCCATCCATTGACGAGTCCGAGGAGACCGAGACTGACGAGTACAAGGCTAGTGCGGCTGCATTTAAGAATATGTTCAGCAGCATGGATGCCGGTGAAATGCCAGAATCGATTCAACGCAAAGATCCAAAAATTGTAGATGTTCAACCAAAGACTCAACCAACTTTACCAAAGGTTATAGATGTACCTCCCAAGACTGTCGAACAACCCAAACGTAAAAAAGAGCCAAAACGCAAAGAGGAACCTCCCAAGACTACCGAACAACCCAAACGTAAAAAAGAGCAAAAACGCAAAGAGGAACCTCCGGTAATTCCAAAAACTATCGAACAACCCAAACGTAAAGAGGACCCAATAAAAGAAACACCAAAGGTGGACGATGGTGAAGCCAAACGTAAAGCCGATGCTGAAGCAGCAAAGCGCAAGGCAGATGCGGACGCCGCCAAACGTAAAGCCGATGCTGAAGCAGCAAAGCGAAAGGCTGATGCTGAAGCAGCCGAAGCCAAACGTAAAGCCGAGGCTGAAGCTGCTGCCAAACGCAAAGCGGAGGCTGAAGCAGCCGAACGAAAAAGAATTGCAGATGAAATAGCAGCCGAAGCCAAACGTAAAGCCGATGCGGACGCCGCTAAACGTAAAGCCGAGGCAGAAGCAGCAAAACGCAAGGCTGATGCTGAAGCTGCTGCCAAACGTAAAGCCGAGGCTGAAGCGGCAGCCAAACTCAAAGCCGATGCGGAAGCAGCCGCCAAACGAAAAGCGGAGGCTGAAGCAGCCGAAGCCAAACGAAAAGCGGAGGCTGAGGCAGCCGCCAAACGTAAAGCTGAGATTGAAGCAGCCGCCAAACGTAAAGCGGAGGCTGAAGCTGCTGAACGAAAAAGAATTGCAGATGAACTAGCCGCCGCTAAACGTAAAGCTGAGGCTGAGGCAGCCAAACGAAAAGCGGAGGCTGAAGCTGCTGAACGAAAAAGAATTGCAGATGAACTAGCCGCCGCTAAACGTAAAGCCGAGGCTGAAGCAGCCGCTAAACGCAAAGCGGAGGCTGAGGCTGCCGCTAAACGCAAAGCGGAGGCTGAGGCTGCCGCTAAACGCAAAGCGGAGGCTGAGGCTGCCGCTAAACGTAAAGCCGAGGCTGAAGCTGCCGCTAAACGTAAAGCCGAGGCTGAAGCTGCCGCGAAACGCAAAGCCGAGGCTGAAGCAGCCGAACGAAAACGTATAGAAGATGAAAAACGTATTGCAGAGGAAAAACGTATTGCAGAGGAAAAGCGTATTAGAGATGAACTAGCCGCCGAAGCCAAACGTAAAGCCGACGAGGAAGCGAAACGTAAAATCGAATCAGGTGAATTTAAACTCCACAGTCGAATCTAATAAACCCATAATGGCTCTACTTTATAAACTGTTTTACTAATCATAAACCTTTTCTCTTGTTTCAGAACCCAGCGAAGAGTACAACGGAATGGCAGACTTTATGGCCGACCTAGAAGATTAAATAAGCACATCATAATAATAATGTAATGTAATGTAATGCTAAGCGCAAAGTGTCGAGTGTAGATAAGAAAGCAAGTTTATCTAAAACGTATTAAAAGCAAAGTGCACCGAGTGTATCAAATGCAAAAGTTTTACTTTGTAAATGTAAATGCCTGTGCAGTTTTAAACTGTACCATAGCGTACACACGGTCTAAAACTGAACAAGCATAACTTTAGACCTAATTAATAATTGCGGATAAGAAACAATGTATGTGTTTTAATTTTATAGGTTAATATGAAAGAGGTTAAGATTTTGATTGTAGAGGTTGGTTGCACATTAGGTTAAGTGTAGTATATTTTACTTGTAATATACTTGATCGATTTTACTTGTAATAATATGCATACTTGCTTGTATGTTTGTACTCTATACTTGATGTTGTTAGAAATATAGAAACTGATTTCATTTATCAATTCCATTAGTTGATAATTAAACAAAATTTCATTAGTTGATAATTAAACAAAATTCCATTAGTTGATAATTAAACAAAATTCCATTAGTTGATAATTTAACAAATGAGAATATTTTCATCACAACTTTACACCAAATGTATTTTATAAAAAATAAACACTTGTAAAAAACTACTTGTTTTTTAGTCAAAAATTACTTGTTTTTTTAATCAAAAAACTACACCTACATCTACACCTACATCTACAACTCTATCCAAAATTCTAAACATCTCTAGTCTTTGGTATATACAACTGTTTGGTATAGGTATGCATATACACCATCCACAACACCCCACACAACAACAAAGGAAACAGTGTTGTGCAATTGTGTGCAACAATGTAACAAATGTTCAACTCTTAATAAAAACCGACACAAAGTATTATTCTGATTATTACCTCCTCCTTCTGGCCATTTTCATAACCTTTCATCACGGCCAAGTATCAATATTCTCAGGTTTGAGTATAAAGCAATAGCCTATTGGTGTTATTTCACCGGTCAGTATTGTAGTTTATGAAACATTTTTCTTGTATTTTTTAACAATGGACTTTTGTTGTGTAGGTTTATAGGATTGATATTGTGGGTAGGTATTATAAATGGTTTACAGTATCGTGTGTGTGATTTGTGTGATGTAACCTTACTACACTACTAATAATAATACTTTTGTAATGTGTGCGCATGCACGTACTTTTTGCACAATAGAGAATAAAACTTTATAGTAGATGAACCAGGGTGTAATAAAATGGTCAAGAGTATTGTTTTAATATGGGTGCATCATAGATTATGACATTAGGTAAAGTGCCGAGTGTAGAGGTGTCGGTAGGTAGTGGTAGACATCTAGCAAGTATACGTGTGCATATATAGGTAACATTTAGTAGCTCTACATGCCGGCAGCAGCTAGCCATAAACCTCTAGTCCACTTTCAAGAACTTGGACTCTAAAACCAAACATTAAACACATGGTTTAATCCACCTTTATGTGTGCATCAAGGTTGAATTCAATTTCAAGCGAGTGAATTATTTCACACCATTCAGTGACCAGAACCGGGCGAGTACGGGAGTTTTGCAGTGTGTGCACCACCCTACATGTAGTAGTATTATAGTAGTTGTATGTATAGCATTACATACAAACTTTTGCCACTCTGACTTCAGTCTGACGCACACTGTCCACTGTACATCATTACTGGAGATGTCTAGATACTTGTACATTTCTAGTTTTTTAGACTGGGGTTAAAAAGTCAAACAGTGTATAATAGAGTACCTACTGTTTTTATAGTATATACCATGCTTGTTAATGAATCTGTGCAGTGAAAAACAAGAGTCGCCCAATATACATGGACTTGACTTTGTATAAATACGCGTGTGTATATAGTAGTGTTGCTACTTTGAAACCAAAACAAACAAAACAACCTACGCTGTAGTACACAGTCATAGGATAGATAAACGGACAAGTATAAAATACCCGCGCACAACACCTACACCAACCATAGTGCTTTTGCTGTTGACCAGTGTGGACTGTCTGGACTGCAATACCTACTAATAGTACTACCTATTGTATTATTGTGGTTTTTAAATAAATTAAAATAAAATTGAATAAATAAAATTTAAATACTAGACAACAAAAAATGGAACCCATGGAGTGCAAGCCAAGTACCTGCATTGAGAGTGGTGTTGGTGGTGGCGGTGGCGAAGAGTTTACGGCACCTACGATTACTACAACGGCCGCGATCAATGCTGTTGACTCGGACTCTAACCTAAACCTAAATCCAAGCAACCTAAATCCAAGCAACAACATCATCAATACAACCAACCCTACTACTACTACAACAACAACTGCGACAACTGCTACAACTATGGCCACTAATGATACTCCTCCAACCACTGCCACCGATGCCGCCAATGCCACTATACACAACTCGGCATCGGCATCGGCATCGGCCTCTACATCTGCTTCATCCATCTCTGCGTCCGTCTCCACCTCGGCATCGGTATCTGCATCCACAAACGATTGCAACTCGGCCGACGAGCTAATGAGTACGTTGCGTCAAAAACTCGTCAGACTCAAGGAGCGCGTCTTTAAGAATTGCAAATCAAAACTACCGACGTGGAACAACACCGACGAGACTATAAACATGGTGCGATCGCAATCGTGCATAAATCGGTGCTTCTTTAAACTGGCCGAAATGGATCAATTGAGCAACTTTAGACTGAGCAACGATGCCGGTCTGTTTATGGATCTGTGCGCTGGACCAGGTGGTTTTACCGAGTACCTGACCTACAAGAATTGGTCCAACTTTGGCATCGTACTACAGCATCGAGACTTGCCGGTGCAGATTGAAAAGCTACCCAATCCGGCAGCCGTCAAGGTGTACACTGTGGACCTGTTGAACGCTCACGATCGCGATCGCTTTCGACACGATATGGGCATCGTCAAAGTGGACCTGGTGGTGGCCGATGGATCGATCGATTGCCGTGGCCGTGAAAATCTACAAGAGCCGCTCAACTATGACCTGATCCGAGCCCAAGTGGACGTGGCGTTTGATCACATCAAGGTGGGTGGTAATTTTGTATTGAAAACGTTTGATGCATTCACCAATCAGATGCTCAATCTGTACTATGAGATTTACTCGCACTTTGAAGAGTTTACCGTTGTCAAACCGAACACGTCCAGGCCGGCCAATGCCGAACGCTATATCGTAGCCATGAACTACAAGGGTGCAATCAAAAAGAGTCAACATGCACCCTTTTATAATAACAATCACAATAATCAACATCAGAAATTTGAGAGTTACAAGAGTTTCCATTACGAGCTAGTAGCCAAGCTGGCACAGAGACAAATTAGCGCATTGCATGATTTACTGAAACAGACAAAGAATACCCCCTTGTTTGAGAATGGCTACATGTTTATGAAGAACGCCAAATGTACAAAGACTCTGTTTAGCGTCACTCCCAAACTTGTAGACAGTCTAAAGTGCATCAATACTGTGGATCCGGATTTGTTAAAGTGTACACGACGAGTGTTGGCCGATTCAAAGAGTGACTATATCGGTTTTATAACCACCTCAAACGAACCGCACAAACTGAGAGTCAAACTTGCCAAGGACGATGGAGGTAGACGACACCAGTACGATTACGGTGCCTCGGCTTTTACTGGCACTGGTGGTGGTGCTAGTTTTGATGCTGGCATTGACGGTGGTCGTCGTGGTGGTGGTGCAGTGTACAATTGTGTGAGGAATCAAAATCAGTTGAGTTTGAATCAGAGCCTGTATAAGCAACAACAACAACATCACAATCAATATCCATACAGTACCAAAAACAATGGTCATTGTAGTACTGGAGGCAATAATAATAACAACACTGCCAACAACAACAGAGGCCACCGTTATGCCAATCGTCGCGCTAAACAGTTTCCGCACTTTTATTACTATTTTAACAAATCTGGAGCAAGAGTGACTGCGGTACACGTGCCAATAAATCAGTTGAAAAATACACACAAGGTCCAGTGTAGAGTTGTACATTCGATGCAAGTTTTGAGCGACTATACAGTATCGTTTACACTTCCACCGGGCGTGGTCATGTTTGCTCTGTTTAACATTGATCACAAAACTAAACGTTTATACAATGTAAGACTGTTGGACTTGATGCAAACGTACAACGCCAACTATAGCGGTGACTCGTTGCAGGTGCGCAAAAAGATTGTTAAAGAGTTTAAATACTTATACAGCATCGGCCAGCAGGATCCTAACGGAAACTGCGATATAAACCAACGGGAAACAGCTGGTGATGCAAATTATCATTACAACACCAATTACAATAATACTACTACTAACAATGCCCGAGAGTCCAAGTTTGATACCGATGTATTATTGAACGGTAGAGGTTCGTTTAACATGTGCACCAAGTACATTACCGTGCTCGATACACGAGGCGGTGATTTGGTCGAGGACGATCTAGAGTTTGGTAGCGAGATAAACCAGCAACAACAACAGCAGCAACAGCAACAACCACAACCACAACATGCACCATCTGGTTATATACCGGTACACTCGGACACTGTCGAAACCGATCCCAATGGTGGTGGTGGTTGTACCAGTAGTCTGCCTTCTCTAGACATTCATCCGATGCCGTCTAGTGCAAAGTTGCACAGAGCCAGCAACGTAATGTGTCTCGACAAGAGTGAAGAGTTTGTCGACTGTGCCCTCATCGATGACAAGCCCATTGTGCAGTATGCGCAACGCAAAGACTCGCTCTTTGAAGCACCCATGAACTTGGACACGGACGATACCATTATGGACACTATGGAGGAAGAGGTCGTAGAGAGCGGCGGTCCCAGTACGGGCAGTAGTTTTACGAGCACCGGTACCGTGGCCACCAATGTAATCTATCCTAGCAGTGTGAGCGCAGCCTCTACGGCAAAGGTGAACCAGTCTCATTTGATGTACGATTGGTGTGATAATGATTTTTCATTTTAGTTGAAGTTTCTACATTTATACTATAGATTAAACTTTATTCAATGTAAACATTTTTAGCTATTGGTCTTGTGCTTTAATGTTGTCTGTACAATATCTATAATTGTACAATATTTATGATTGTACAATATCTAGCTATTTTGCTGTATAATTATAAAATCTTTCATGATTGTATAACATCTATGATTGTATAACATCTAGTGTATAGTTGACTGTACAACATCTAGTTGACATCAAGTTTGCATTTTAGTCATAGGTTTGATTTAGAGGGTTACTTTAGAGGGTTAATTTAGAGGTTTAATTTGCATTAATTAGAATACCTACCTTTGTTTTGGATTGTAATGCCCAACTTTTGTGTTGAGATTTATTGTCCTAGTTTTGTATTGTACTTTTAGATGTTTATTTAGATGTACGGTGTCGGTACTATTGTTTAGATGTATTGTTTAGATGTAGTGTTTAGATGTATCATTTAGATGTATTGTTTAGATGTATTGCACTTGTAATTATAAGGAGAGTAGGAGACTAAGTATGGCCACACAATGATCTTTAAATGGTAGCTTAGTTTGTAGTTTAGGTTGTAGACTAGGTTGGTAGAGTAGATGGTAGAGTAGGATGTTAGAGTAAAATATAAAACATGTATTAGACTGTAATACTCATTTAATCAAATATATTATAATTACATGTATTCCTAATGTATTCTCAAAATTGTATCTTTGAAAAATAAAGCACCTAATTGAGTACATTCTTGTTTTTTAGTCACTATAAAACTACCTACCTATGATAAAAGACCATATACTAAAACACCTACCTAACTACCTACTTACCTACCACCCTACCTACCTACCTACCTATCTACCTACCTACACACACTACACATTGAGATTGTAAGCTCACCTAATTATAGACTCTAAACAATAGCCAAGTGGTTTCATTTCAATTTTAGTTCACTTCCTCAATAAACGGTACTACATCATAGCAGTTCACAGCACCACATTTATACATGGAAATAAACTTCTACTATAGGTAGTAGGTAGGTACGCATTGGTAGAAATACAACCACAAGTATAGGAACCATACATGTGTACAGACCTAGGCATTTCCTGTGATCTTCTCCACATTTTACACCTTCCTCTCTATACCCCTCATTTATATCCATCTATATTAATTTCAAATTTATTATCAACCAGTAACCAATTTAGATAATCCTATTTATATTTGCATTTATACACTTTAACCATTTCCCACATTTATCCATTTCCCATTTATAATCATATCCTTTGGATGTTTGTTCTACACACCCGTGCTCAGGTTCATTATCTGAAACTCGTAAAATGAGATCGTAAAAATAAATACATAGTGGGTGCGATTATTTGCGCATGCTTGTTGTGCATTTTAAAATTGAATGGGATCTGTACTAGGTGTAGTGCCATGGAGCGCGACAGATTAGCAACAGCAGCAGCCAGTGCACCTAGACTCTATATTTGTGACACAGAGGGATTAATGGTTCGTTAAAATCATACAATATTATCAACGATAAATACTGCGCTGCTAGTATTAACGGTGTTCACAGTTATATATATTGGCAGAGTTAATACCTGATGTCGTATACGCTGCTTGTATACTTTACCGTGTGGCGGTCAAGAGTTGTGCGTGTGCGACTGATTAAAAACTCGGTGCATTATTATTCTAGTGTACAGTGAATAATAGTTACCATTTATTTGTACAATTACAAACTACAAACTATAAAATATAAAATATAAAATATAAAATATAAACTATAAACTGTAAATTATAAATTATCAACTACTTACAACTAATACTAGACTTATATTTTACACCTACACAAATTGGTACACTTGCAAGATTTACATACACAGAAACTATGAAACACAAAAACAGCAAGAAACTCAAAAATGCTACAAATCACTCTAAAACATATCAACACAAAAAGTACAAGAATAAAAGATGTGGTACCAATCAGAGTGTCACGGTCATGGAAGATGCGGTCAATGCCACCGCTCAACACAAAGGGTACAATTTGAGAAAATTGCAATCCAATACAAAACAATCAACCATTGTGGACGGTCAGTCAAGTGAACAGTTTGCCAATAATAATTGTACAAAACAGCACCAGCAACAAGAGCAAGAATTCGACACCAGGCATCGGCAACACAGGGTGCGCAGAAAAAGGCATGCAAAGGAGTCTACCGGTTCAAAGACTAGCAGTGATATTGGTAGTGACATTGGTAGTGACATTAGTGATGGTCCTAGTGTAATGGATGGTCCTAGTGTAATGGTTTCAAAGTGTGTCTCGGATTGTCCAGTAAAGTGTGGTAAGATTGGTAATGATTATAATGCTACGACTGCTACTACTAGTATTGATACAAGTAACAACATCAGTACTAGTAGCAATATCAATACTAGTAGCAGTATCAGTGCTAGTACCAGCATCAGTACTAGTACTACTGCTACCACTACTTTTACTAATAACAACACAATTTGTAAAACTACAAGCACAAATAATATTAGTGGCAGTGGCAATTCTCTACTCAGAACATCATTACTGTATCCCAAGAGATTGTTCAAACAACCTACACTTGCAACTAAATGTGCTCCTCTAGCCAAACACACATCGTTGCCGTTTTGTCTGCATCTTTACACTCCACCTGCTCATCCTACTAGTACGCCTACCACTACTCATACTACCACTACTCATACTACTACTCATACTACCACTACTCATACTACTCATACTACTCAGCATCATGGCAATCCTCTACCTTGGACTTGCAACTATTCAAATTCAATATATCCCAATCAGTATAATGTGAATAATCAACAGTATCAGAATCAGACGCAAACTCATACTCAGACTCAGAATCAAACTCAGACTCAGAATCAACAACCGTGTGTCAATTGTTACAAGGGTATTTGTTGTAATTTACCAATACCTCATCCTCCAACTTGTACTTGTAATCAAACCTACAATCAAAACTATAACCATCAAAACTACAATCAAAACTATAATAATCAAAACTACAAGCAAGACTACAATCAAAACTACAACCATCAAACCTACAACCATCAAAACTATACTCCATCATCCTACAACCATCATCAAAATTACCATCAAAAGAAGTATCCTCCAAATTATACACATTCTACAAGTAACCATCCAAGCAATCGCACAAACAATACCAACAAACCAACCTACTACTATACCCTAGAACACTTTGCACACTTGTGTGAACGCGTAGCCGCAACCGATCAAATGTCGGAAAAGATTGAAATCGTCAAGGTGGTCTTTGACTATTGCGACGACGTAAAGCTATGGTGCCGCATGCTATTGCCCCAGCTCGACCCCAGAGTGTACAATCTCAAGACTAGACAGTTGGTAAAAATGTACGCTCGCGTCTTCAACAGTCTAGTCAACAACAGTAACAACAATAGTAATGGAATCGATTTGACACGCTTTTACTGTAATTGCAAAAGTAACGATGTCGGTGCTAAATTGAATAGATTGGAAATGTTAAGAGTGGAATTGCTACAAACGTTAATGTTTAAAGACTTGGAGAGAACCGGCGACGTGGCTCAGACTATAATCAGTTTCTTTAACGAACACCATTACAAGTTTCACAGAGAGTGTAATAAACCACACAAGTGCAATTTTCTTTTGCAAGAAACTAATGACAAGAATGCATCTAAACCTTACAACAACAATGAAAGCGTTAACGCTGAGGCCTTTTATAGACCCCTTGTACGTAAAGAAGAAGAGAGACAAAGAATCACGATGCCTCAGGTTGACGAGTTTTTAAGCAACATGGCTGACAGTTCAATCACTGGCAAACACGCACTATTGTACGAGATAACCAGACGATGCAACTCTATGGAACTAAAATATCTAATTCGTATAATGAAGCGCGACTTGAAAATAAACGCCGGCTCAAAGTGCATACTGGAAGCGTTGTCGCCCACCGCATACTTGATGTTTCAACTGTCCAAAGATTTCAAACTAGTACTGGACCTACAGTGCGGAGAGGATAATGCGTCGACCTTTTTAGAAGATCCATTCTACGAGTCTGGCAGTAAAACAAACACAAATAGAATCAACAGACCCATTCAGGACGTTACGGATGTGTTACATGCCAACAAGTTTGAGAACCCGTACAAGCTATACTACAACACAACTACAACAACTACTTTTAGACAGTGTACGTGTACAAATATAGCTCTGTACAATACTATACCTAATGTAATTAATAATGGTAATAATGGTACCTTTCAATATTCAAACGATGCAATAAATTCCCATGATGTGACTTTGCATAATTTGCAATTGCATCAATCCAATAATACTAACAATAATTCTCAGGACAGTGTACAATTTGAAAATGCTAGCTGTGTGTTGGGTAATCATTTAACTGGTTCATCTTTTAGTACAGGGGGTACTGCTTTTAGTACAGGTGGTAATACTATCAGTACAGGTGGTGCTACTTTTAGTACAGGAGGCACCACTTTCAATACAGACCCTATAAACAATTCTCTAGAACCTTGGTCTTTGGTAGAGTGTCCATCAAACAATGTACTAGGAGATGTGGTGAACTCCGAGTCTTTGCCTTTTAATAATGTAGAATCGTTCAATTGTATGGAGCCGTTACCTTTCAATAGTATGGAACCTTTGTCTTTCAATAGTATGGAATCGTTACCTCTCAATAGTGTGGAATCTTTCAATTGTATGGAACCTTTACCGTTTACTAATGTAGAACCCACCAACAGCATGAACCATAACATCGACCAGTACAGTGCTATAGACTCGCTATCATTATTCAATACTTTTAATAATTTAGACTTTCAAGTTAATAACAATCAAGCACTTGATGTCGACCAAGCTTTTGACTCTAACCTTAATCAATCATACAACAATCAAGTCTTTAATGTAAATCCAAACCAGACCTTTAATACACCTCAAACATCTTTTAATACAAATCATACACCTCAACCGTCCTTTAATATAAATCAACCATTTAATATAAATCCATCCTTTAATATAAATCAATCATTCAATACAAATCAACCATCCTTTAATATAAATCAAACCTATGCCAACAACAGTAACGACCAACCAACATCTAATAATATTCAAACTACCATATCCGACAATGCACACTCTTCCTATAATGTCAACTCTAATTTACAATCCTATAATACCAAAGAGCCATACATTTATCATAATAATAACAACAACAACAATAACTCTCAATCCAATGCATACAATTCCAATACCAGTGAATTCAATAACCCGGACAAGTCACTCTTTAACAACCCATGCGGTAACAACATTACTAGTGCTCCCATTGAAAACTTGCAAGTACCCCAGACTATTTTAGATTTAGATTTCCAAGAGTCGCCGTTCAACACCACCTACAATACATGTAACACAACGTTTAACAATCTAAACTTCAATAGTATACCATACAATACGGTGCCATTTAATCCCTTGCACTCTGACGACAAGGCCAATTTTGTGCACGTGCAACCGCAAAGGAGACCACCCAAACTACAAGCCAAGTCTAACCACAAAGGGTGTCGTAAATCTTGCAAATGTAAAATGTGCAAGGACTCGGTGGATACTGCAAGTGTGGTAGATTCTATAGGTATTGGTGGTTGCGGTGTTGGTGTTGGTAGTAGTAGCATTAGCGGTAAAGTACAAGATTGTAGAGTGATGGATTGTAGTATAAATTGTAACATGGAGTGTAGCGTAGAGTGTAGTTTTGAATCTAGTGTTGATGGTGATTTACAACATGATGTAAACTCTACTACCAACACACCATCCAGTTCCAACACTGGCACCATCAACACTATACTCAATCACATTAGTGTAGACACTCTGGGTAGTCGGCCAGTAATCTCACTGAGACCCATAGACTCTTTACGATGCACTACACCAAAGGGCAGTACGGTCAACTGTGTTGACAATTTTGTGCAACCTACATCTACAGTCACATCCATGTCCAAGAGTCGACCTAGGTTGAACACAAAGTTGAGCAGTATTGGTATGGCGAGTGCTAGTCCAAGTGTTGTAAATACTACTGGTATGAATAGTACAAGTGCAAGTACAAGTAAAAGTACAAGTACAAGTACAAGCACCAAAGGCTCCGGAGTCAATACACAGATTGACTTTGAAGAATCCCTCTACCGCAGTGTAATTGTACAAACTCAAAAACTCGATACACTGTCCACAAATAACACTCTACCAACGACTCTTTATAATCCTATAAATTCCAATACTCTATCCTTTTCCGAGTACTTTAAAATGCTAGCAAAGATGCACACAACAGAGGATGTAAAACTCTTGGCCAGTACCAATACCAGTGCCAGTGCTGTAAATACCAGTCTAGTTTCAAATGCAACAAGTTTATGTATAACCAAAAGTACAAACACGAGTACAAATTCAAGTATAAATACAAGTACAAATTCAAGTATAAACAATAGTACAAGTATAGACCCATTTCAACCCGAGACAACCAAACAAACCTATATACGCTATTGTTATAAACCTAAAAACTCTAATAAAGTTGCACGTATACGAGTAAATCTATCTTCCAAGTTGAACCTAACCATGGACGAACCGATGGCCACAGTGGCTCCGATGTTGGCTGCCCAGTGCAAGTCCATAGAGGTGGCCTTTAAAAAGTTTCCCAATGGCATGATGTGCGAGTACAAGTACGACGGTGAACGAGTCCAGATACACAAGAGTCGCTCAGATTTCAAGTACTATTCTCGCTCACTGAAATGCGTACCCGAAAAGAAGCTCGGTGACCTAACACAATTGTTGCAACGAGCCCTACCCTCTGAGTGCACCTGCATCCTAGACTGTGAACTGCTCATGATGGACACGGACACTGGCAAGGTTCTACCGTTTGACGCCATCGGTGTGCACAAGCGTAAAGCGTTCAAAAGCGCCAAAGTGTGCATCGTAGTGTTTGATTGCATGTACTTTAACGGACGCTACCTGTACCGAGAGCCTCTGTCTGTTCGGCGAGACATTATCAAAGACAACCTAACCCTGATCGAGAATCGTATAGTTCTCTCTGAACAGAAGCACATCACCTCACCCGGTGACCTTATGGAAGAGTTTAAACAGTGCATGCGCTTAAACATGGAGGGCCTGATGCTCAAGTGTGCCAATTCGTGCTACATGCCCGGCAAGCGTAGATGGCTAAAGATGAAGCGCGACTACTTTAAGAATAGCGGAGACACTGCCGACTTGATCATCCTAGGCGCCTGGTACGGCACCGGTCGCCTGGGAGGCCTACTCTCCGTCTTTCTGATGGGTTGCTTAGACAGCGATTGCGTGGAACCGACATGGGTGGGTTTGACAAAGGTGCACGCCGGCCTCAACGATGTACAAATCAAACAACTCAACGACATTCTTGAACCGTTGATGGTGCACTCGGCCGCAATGGATGTGCCCTGGCGATTTGTCAACGTCAAGGATTCACGCAAACTGCCCACGATGATTGCACTCGATCCCAAGCAGATGCCGGTACTAGAGGTGTTGTGCACAGAGCTGACGGCCAGCCTATCCTTTAGGTTTCCGCGTGTCATTAGAATCAGAAGCGACAAGGATTGGACCGGAGTAACGTCTCTGCGCTACATTAAAGAGTTGGCCTCTGGTGCCGGTAGGCTAGAGTGTTGTAATGATCAAAAGTCTGTCGAGATGGAGGATGCGGAAGATGTGTAGGAGGATGAGGGTAGAGGTTGTAGGATGATAAATGTTGTAAGAGTGTAGAGTGTACATGTTTGAAGAATTAGTTTAAGTCACCAATACTTTTATATTGTACTTTAGAATCATCCTTACTTCTTTACAATTTACAATTGTACTATACTTTACACTTTACACTTTGTTATAATTTTATATTTATAGTTTATATTTTTTGTAATAAAAGTTTATAAAAATGTGCATTACAAGTGTTTAAAAAACTAGAACAATTACCAGTGTAAAAAGTAAGACTATGAATACAATCTAGAATTAAATGCAACTTAAGTCGACACAAAAGTAAATGCAAATAACAAGTATTGTTAAACCTTAACATTAACATTAACCCGTAAACTTTATAAATAAACGTGTGTTGCTAAATCAGTCTGTGTCTCAATGTTTCAACTCTAAAACCAATCCTACCTAAACCATTAAACACTCTTATTATTAGCTACTATGCAACACTACTGCTACATTGATGCAGAATGCAACATGACATTGTACTCTAAAACTCAATCACCTCTTCTGAAACCCTCTTCGTTCACCGTGTCTGCATAGTAGTCGAGCTCTTCAATATCCTCATCTTCATCATCATCATCATCCGTACTCTTGTCTTTGCTCTTGTCGTTGTCTTTACCAACACTATCCTTTACTGTACCATCAACCGAATCTATAGTTTTGGATTTACTCCCTGATTCTTTAGAGGGTTCTGGCTCTTTAGTTGGCTCGGACTCTATAGAGGGTTCTGATTTAGACAATTCTTTAGATGGCTCTGATTTAGACAATTCCTTAGAGGGCTCTTTAGTGGACTCTTCCGTCTTGCTCTCTAAAACATCCAAATCAGCCTTTGAGCCAGCCTTTGAACCAACCGTCTTTGTATCAAACAGCCTATCGTACCGATCCATCAACAGTCGCTTGCACAAAGTGTACAAGTCTCTAAAGCTCAAGTTTTCATCCAAAACGTTGCCAACGTTAAAGATTGATCTGTAGAGTACCATCGAGTTTACAGCATAGCCAAACACGATGAGTGCTACCAAAAAAACTAGAGCGATGACTAGCACCGCTCCCAGCGTGCACGACACAAATTGAGTAAACACCATTTTATCGTTCAATTCACAATACTCGATTAGCTGCTTTGCGATAATACGCTATAGGTCTTATCGCCGCCAACAAGTATAGAGACGCATGCTTTAATTTTTTAAACAAAACTAACCATGCAAGAGACTGCGGTTGAAATGTGCATCAAGCGTTTGAAAAACTCTTCGTTCATCATTGCACACTATTTCATACGCATACCCAGTTTGGATTTGGAGATTCATCCGGGCATGTATCAAAAGGGCAACTTTTTGAATTTAAACTCTACCAAGCACTATCGAGTGTTGACGGTCACGTATGCGTGCAGCGATTGTCTCAACGAGCTCCTGATCAAGAGCGAAAACGTACTGCACGCCTGGTACTATCCGTTGATCAATTGCGAGACTCTGACCAAGGGATTGTGCATCGGTGCACCTTGGAGCATCCAAACCATACTGTCTACGTGTGCAGCTACCGTGATGGGCATCCTATTTACCAAGTATGAAGCGTTTACGGCCACTCTGCTGACTCTGTGCGTGCTAGTCATCATGATTCTGTGCATGCAGTACAACGTCCGGCAAGATGAAGTCTACAAGTGCATACACGTTTAAATCGTACTATTGTGCACTACAATAACCTATATCGGTTGTGATTGTAAATGGTAATGATTCCTTGACGCTTCTATGCATTTGCATTCAAAAGTTTAAAAATGAGAGTTTCTTTATACTTTTACGATTCCCATCATCGACCAACTCGGCCGGATGCACCGTCCACCGATGTGTACACCAAGGTGCTGTGTCACGATCCATCCTCGAATCTGGGCACTGTCGGTGTACGTGTGGGCAAGAACGAGCTCGTACTCGGTGCGATAGTGTTCAAGAGCATCGCCAACATGGTGCCCGACGTCAACATGTCCTATCTAATGTCGGTGATAATGTCCACGCTGCAGGGCTGCGGAGAATCTTTGCAAGACGTCCAGCTGTACATTTATCCGCCGACTCTGTTTGAGCACCATCTCAACTATACAAACCCCAAGAATCGATTCATGTACTATAAAAACTTTGTACCGCAAACGTTGGGTGATCACGTTAGAGTTTCACTAAAAGTGTAGATTTTAGCATAGGCAGTTTCTTTAGATTAGGACATTATATTTTTTTAGATACAAGCACTGCAAACATGGACGTTGACGATGAGCACAACTTGATCGAGACTCGAGTACGAAACTGTCGCGGCGATGACGACGGTACTTGGACGATGGAATCGTTCATGAACCACATTTCCGAACCCATCGTGTACAATGCGGTAACGCAGTTGGATCCCAAGCAGTCCAACAATGTAAACGTTGCCTACATTCGCAGTAGAAACATTTTACTATCGATGAAGCACGCTCTATTGCAGTACATTGATTTGTTGAACAACACGTTTGCCATGATAGACACCGCCTCGGTCCAGCCCAGAGTGTTGATCGAGAAACGCACCAACTATATGAAACTCAGACAATTGGCCACTCGTATGATGAGTCGCATCAATTTGCGTTTGCGTAGGCTCACCGAACGCTACAATGAAATCGAGGAGCAAACGCAAACGTTTCAGCGCAAGGCCAACTCTCTCAAGTCGTCTTTCAACAACGACAACACTTCTGTGGACCGAGTACGTAGACTCTTTCTCACCACCATTGACAGTAAGAACAAGATTAAACCAATGGTCGATGAGTTTAACGTGGTTGTTGCAGAGGTGCTCATGGACTATGACAATTCCAATTCGGAACAGTTGGTGGTCGAGTCTATGGTGCTGCCTCTCAAGATCAATCCTAGCTTTATGAACGATTTACAGAATCGTTTGAATGTCATCAACAAGATTGTCCGAGACTATCAGACGATTCAGTTGAACAAATCAATCAAGGGCATGAACAAGCCTGTGGAGCAGTTGAATGTGCTCATTGATACCTTGGATAAAGATGTAAAACGCAATGGGGGAGGAAACGGTGGTGCAAGTGGAGGTTTCGGTGGAGGCGGTTTCGGTGGATCAGGCGGCGGTGGAAGCGGAGGATTCGGAGGATCAGGCGGCGGTGGAAGCGGAGGCTTCGGAGGCGGTTTCGGAGGCTCAGGAGGCGGTGGCTTCGGTGGCGGCAATGGAGGAGACACCGGATCAGGAGGCTCGGGAGGTGTAGATCCCAATGTTGTAGTAGATTTTGGAAATAATGTCAATCTAAATGGTAATGTAGCGTTTAATGCAAATGCAAATGGTAATGTAGAACCTAGCGGTAGTGTAGGTGGTGTAGGTATAGGAGTAGGTTCGGGAAATCTCAAAACATTTATGCCAACTCTGCAGACGCAGACTGACGATGTCGATAGATTCCTAATGAATCAGAGTGTACAATCAAACCTACAAGCACCAATCGTACCGATGGATGTAAACTTTAACAATGCAAATGTCAACACTGTAAATCCAGATGCTTTCAATTCTAATGTTTTTGATCAAACCAATGTCGAAATGGTTGAAGCTCTAAACAGACGCATGGTGCAAGATGCAGACATACAGACTCAGATCAGGATGCAAAACCAGAGCATCGACTTTGGGAGGCCAGAGCCAGAGCCAGAGCCAGCACCCAAGCCTACACCCAAACGTGTACGAAAACCTAGAAAGAGTCAAAGCAAGGTGGTGCAACCGATCAAAGTGATGCCCGGCACACCGATCCAACAAATGGTGCAGTTTGCCGACACTACAATCACACCGATACGCAATACAGACGTTGACATGCGTCCGAGTAGATCGTCTACACCAAACGAATCGTTAATAAAGAGCGAGTCCGAACTTGATACGAGCATAAATATTGTAATGGAACCAGAGCCAATGATTGAAGCCGAGCCTCAACAAAAGACCCCTGTACCAATGAGACTACCGGTCAGTATTCCTTTGCCCGCCGAGAGATTGGTCGCGTTTAGTAAAAACATTAACAACAATGGAAATGTAGATTTGTTTAAGAATGCTAACAATAACAACAACAATAATACTAGCACCAATACATCCATTGTTAGCAACGATACATCCATTGTCAAGCAAACTGTAAGCACCGACTTGTACGAACCGTCAAACGTTAAAGCAATCATGCAGAGTAGTACACCGGTGGTGAAAACCAAGGGCGTCACCAAAGCCAAAACCAGAGCCATGAAGAGTGTCAAGCAGCAGGTGAAGGCTGTCAAACAAAAGGGTGCCACCAAACAGATGCACACCGTACAAGAGGAGACCACTCAGCAAACTGTACAGACTGACGACGATCAAATCATGCAAGAAACGGTCCAACAGACGGTGCAGCAAATTAAAACTGAAACCAAAACACCAACGAAACGACGAAGGATAACGGCCATGAAATCACCCCGACAGAAACGCTACCTGACGCCAGAGTTTGTCGAGTCGAGTGATGACAGTGACGATGAGGATTCTTCCAAGCCCAGTACCAGCAACACTACTAGTGGTAGTAATGCTGCCATTACGCCTCCTAATACGGTTACAACACCTACCACGAGTGCACCACCTATCAAGAGCACAACTACTGCCAAGAGTGAAACGCCGGTTAAGAGTACACCACCACCTACTAAGAGTACAACTCCTGTTAAGAGTACAACTCCAAATAAGCGTACACCACCACCTAATAAGAGTACAACTCCTGCTAAGATTACAACACCTACCAAGAGTGCAACTCCTGTTAAGAGTACAACTCCAAATAAGAGCACAACTCCTGTTAAGAGTACACCTCCTACCAATACGGTTGTTGAAACTGATGCCAATAAGGTTACTGACAACAGCAGCGCCAGCAACACTAGCAGTGCCAGTGACACTAGCATGTCTCCACCAAAGACGCCCATTGTGCACAAGGCCAAACGACAAAAGCGCAAACTCAACGATCCCTCACCGGACGAGGCGACACCACCAAAGAAGGCACCGCCTCTGTTGCCGCGCATCATACGAGGTGTGACACTGAATGCGCGCAACAACTTTATCGTCAATCTGTACAACAACAACTACCAACTGTTTGATCCCAGCGGTGATGGCTTCGACCCTGTTCAACTGAACAAATTCAAACAGATTAGATCCATGTTCAAGCAAATGTTTAAGAAGCAGGGTAGATACACCAACTACCTGCTCAACACCAAGATTAAGGATAACATACAGGCGGTGGTGAATCGATTCCTGGGTGCTGTGCAAGCCACGATAAAGGAGCCTGCTTTAGATAGCATAATAGCCACGCTCAAAGAGTACGAGTCTATACTGAATGATGACATTAACGAGTCGTACGAAGATGACCGTCGAGCGTATCGAAATAATGAACGCATTGCTGCACTCTTGCAACAGTACCGCGAGAGCGATGAATTCATCAAAGCCGGCATAATAACGCTAATCAGTCAATCGGAGGGTTTCGAAGGCCCCGACGTGGACGATATGCTCAACAAGTCTAGAAGTGATACATCAGAATCCTTTGCCAAAGTGTACGCCAAAGATTATGCCACACTAGATAGACTGTCCAAGGGTACACTGGCCAAGTTCCCAAAGCCTAGCGTGGAGCCACCCAAGGATATGAGCGTTTCAACACTGGTTCCGATACACTTTATTTAAGAGAGAGCGGGTAATTGTTTTAAAGTGAAGAGTAGTTAATGTTTGTATAAGTACTTTAATGTTTGTGTACTTTAATGTTCAAGTGTACTTTAAAGTTTCAAATGTACTTTAATGTCTAAGCGTGCTTTAAAGTTTCAAATGTACTTTAATGTCTAAGTGTACTTTAATGTTTGTACTTTGTTTGTACTTTAATGTTGTAGAGAGATGTTATATAAATATTTTAATATTAAAAGTGTTGGCTACATCTACATATATATTTTGTATACCAGTATTGCCAGTGTTCATCTAGTTTTAGAGTCTAATTTTAGAGTATAATTTTAGATTATAGTTTTAGAGTATAGTTGTAGAGTTTTAAAATCTAGAATTTAGTCTATAGAGTCACCATCACATGGTATGAAATCTTGAGAGTATTTATAGTAGTTGTACGAGTATCTAAAAGATGAATTGTACGAGTATCTAAAAGGAGTATCTAAAAGATGAATTGTAAGAGCATCTAAAAGATGCCTTTTATGCACAATTGGTAAGAATTACTACAAGGATAATGTTTGTAATACAACTTATTTTTTTATTAAAAAATATAAATAATTAAATATAAATATATTTATACTACAATACCAAGTATTATTCATTATTATTCATTATTATTCAAAGTAAATTAAAGTAAAATAATACCACATTTTTTTATCCTCTACAATATTACATCCTTGGTATATAAATCTCAACAAAGGTGCACAACCGTTAATACACAACACTCGGTCATCGGTACATTGCCCGCAAACACAACAGCAAACTCAACTCTCCAAAATCAACTCGTTCAAATACTCAAACATTTTGACCGATTCAGGTTTGGACAGTGTGTACAGTGAAGTGTGATCTCCGGGCATCACTCGCAACGATGCACCATTGTTGTGCGCAAACGCCTCACTAGAGTCTCGGATGAAATCGTCAGTGTTTGTGAGTACGTGTATACGATCCGTGTAGCTCGCTATGGACAAGGGCACCGGTGTCGGTAGATCCTTTTCAACATAACCAACCGACAAGAGTTTGAACATTAGAAACTTGGTTGTGCTACTACCGTAGAATCCATTGATGCCAATGAATCGACTAATGTACATGTTGCTACTATCATGTTTAGTGCTGCCGTTGATGAGTCTAATCATGAGGATGGCGTAAAAGGCACCTGCCGAGTGTGCCACTATAAAGTACTCTTTGGGTGGATCCTTTGCGTAGAGTGTTGGAATGTAGTTGACAATCAAGTCTCTAATGTACTCGACAATGTCTCGAGTTTCGGCATCGAATCGCACAGGGTGCGTAAACGTTACCAGTCTGCGTCGGTGGGTAAACTCTTGGAGGGCTCTCAGCTCGGGCGACATCATTACAAACATGCCACCGTTCAGATAGATGATTACCGGTGAGCCCGGTTCGTAGCCAGTGTCGTTGTACGTGTACACTTTAGAGTCTCGGTACTCGTGCTCGACATACTCGGCGTCTGATGCATCGCTGTACAATTGCGACGGATAGTTGCGTATGATAATGTTGGCCACCAACTGAGGCTTCCACACTAGTACCGCAACGCACATGCACAGTGTTGTATAAATTATAAAACTTATAACACTGAAAATGCTAATCATATTGTTGCAGGATTCACCGAGTCCCATTAAAGTATACAGGTATCGATTCAGCACCAATACGCTATACCGACAAAATCTACAAAACTAACAATGTCGTTTCTCTTGAATATGGAACGTAAACGGCTCAAGGAGCTCGTATCCAGAGACTACAACATGCTACTGGATAATTCGACTCATTACAAAAATGTCTACATTCACACTATAGGAATGAGCCTGAGCGACAAGCACTATGAGCAGATACTGTGCAATGATTTTCCACGATCCCCGCTCAAGCACTTTACAATGTTTACGAGTTCCGAGTACAGCGGTGCGGTACCGTTGGTCATTAGCAAACTGGACGGAGTGTCCGAGACGTACAACGATGCCCGACCCTATCTGTCTGTGTTTTACACCTTTGCACCCAACCAGAGCGAGTGCTATAGTTTGAACATTGAGAGCAAATACGATCCACTGTGCAACGACATGAAGCTGTGGTACTACCGAGACTTTGGAAGCCGACTGATTCTGTTTAGAGAAAACGTGCACGACTACAAGGAGCTCATCGCTACCGGCACATGGAAACTGGCCAACGGCGGTCACAGTTCAATGATGAGCGGATGCGGTGGTGGTGGCAATAGCAGTATAAGCAACAACAATGGACACTATTACTTGGGATCTAGTCAGGTACCAAAAAAGGCAAAGGATGATAGGACCGAGTCTCAAACAGAGGCTCCTCTGTCTGAGCCTCGGATAGATTTACAAACAGACGTTATGGATGTAGAGAATCAACAACAGGACAATGTTCAAATAGAGACAGAGGTGGAGTCAGACTCCAAGTCTAGGTGTCCGTTTAATGCGATGCCACACTTGAACGATGTAGTCAACGAGTTTAATTACGATTGTCAAAAGTTTATAATTTTCATGAGCATCTCAAACTGCAAAGAAGTGTATGATTTCAAGCACTTGAAAAACTTTGCCATCGACTTTGGAGGCAAGATTGTCATTGATCAAAACTATATCGAAACGTTTGTAAATGCTCCTAGGATTACGTGAAGTGTATACCTACCTAGTGTGTTTGATTATATGTTTTAATTTACAAGTTTATTTTTTTGAATAAAGATTCAAGAGTCTAAAAAACTAAAAGTTTTATTATTTCTTAAACATTTAAATACTTTATTTCTTAAACATTTAAATACAAGCACATACTCTACCTACCTACACTAAACATAACATTTTCTCACTCTACATGAGCCTCCTCTTCAACATGAAATGAGTACACACTGGATGCCTAGCGCATCGAGTCTGTTTGGTCTGAAGCATGCGTTGACACACTTTACAGTTTTTACACTTTATACAATTGATGACCGAGTCGGAGGAAGAGTCCACTTTTGATTTACCGAGTCCACTTGAAATCTTGCCAGGCTTTAGTTTTTTGCTACCGTGCAACAGCATCGCCACCGAACGATTGTACTGATTCACCGAGTCCAACACGTCCTCGGTACAGTACCTCGAACGAGTCTTGATGGATTTCTTCAAATCGTTGAGTGGGCCAGTTTCGAAATCGATGCACTCCAACGATACGGTGCACATTTTGAATTGTTCACACTCCGAGTCTAGACAGCAAAACGATGGCTCGCCAGGTCCCTTGAGCGAGTACATGCGATTCCCGCACTCGGAGCACTTTACGTTTTCGTATGCGGTCAACCAGATGCGCGGACGATGCATCGATTGCAGCACAAATGGTGGAGCATCGGGATACACCTTGGGCGATTCAATCTCATTGATGGGCAAGTACCGAGTGCGCAACCATGAACTCATCGAGTTTGGTACGAGTTCAACGACTCCAAAAATGATACGAATCGAGTCTTTGATGTCGGACCAGACTCCTTGCTCGTCCTCGTGAGTCCTATAGATTGCATAGGCAAACGCTACAATTTCACGATTGTGAATCATGTCGATGAGCGAGTCCTCGGTGACGGTCAACTCTCCAAACTTGTACGAGTCTATACTGTACCATTTAGTCTTGTTGGTAAAGAGCCACATTGTTAGACTCTTTGGTAGAATGAGTTTTAAAATGTCAATATTCACGAGCGGTGGCTCCGAGTCTTTGTTTTCATTGTTTTGCTCAGCCTTGAACTCGGACTCTGCTAAACACGTTTCGATTCCATTGGTGTCGACAACGATATTATCGTTGGCCTTGGTTGCCGAGTTCAAGTCTACAAGAGAATCCACCTCTTCGCACACGAGTTTGGGATCGTAGACTCGGTCAACCTGTACGAGTATATCGTAATCGTTCATCGAAATGACCTTCATCTTGAAAAATCTCTAAAAAAACACAAGCATCAATAGACCGAGTTCCCAGACGTAACATAAACCTTTCGGTCCTTGGGAATCGTACGCTTGCATCTCACGGATCGTTGAGTTAAACACGAAATCATAATAACAATAACAGTCATGATTCCAACGATTCCCACAAAGTAGCTATGCAGCGCAACTCCGTACGGACCGATCGTCTTGTTTATAAACTCTAAATACAGCGAATCGTGATCCATTCCGAGTGTGCATTTATATATAATTTCAATAAGCAATAACCCCAATACCGTATTGATATTAAAGGCATGAGTTCTTACATAGAAATGAGGGATTCGGAAGCTTTGGATTTGTGACAATTCTGGCTACGTGCTCATAGGCACGTACATCCTGAATTGACCTTGGTAGTTTTCCATTTTGATAAGATTTGATTTTCAAAATTCCTTTGTCTGAAACAGTATATAAAGAGACAAATTTTCTGGTCAGTTCAGTCTACTTTACACACCCGGACCAGGAACAAGCAGCCAAAGGACCAGCCCAGAGCCTCAGAGGGAGCCCCAGGAGTCACAGATGAGTACTCTTTTGAATCACTTGTTGTTTTGATTTGTATTTGATGGACTCTTTGATTGTGTTTGACTCGTTACATTTGTGGGGACTCGGAGTACTCGTTAACTCGGTGTGAATCTGTAACTCGGTGGGGGATCGTTACATTTGTGGGGAATCTTTAACTCGGGGACTCGTTACATTTGTGGAGACTCGGTAACTCGGTATGAATCGTTGACTCGGTGGGGAATCTCTTTGACTCAGTGGGGCTCGTTAACTCGGTGTGAATCGTAACTTGATGGGGACTCTTTTAGTTGGACTCTTTGGGTAAACTCGGTGGGAATCGTTGTTTAAATAAATGTAGACTCGGTGGACTCGGTGGACTCGTTGGGACTCGCGAACTCTATGTAAACTCGGTGGGGACTCTTTTGATAGAATCGATGGACTCGTGTAATCGTAAACTCGATGGACTCGTGTAATCGTAAACTCGATGGACTCGTGTAATTGTAAACTCGGTGGACTCGTGTAATTGTAAACTCGGTGGACTCGTGTACTCTTAAACTAATATGGAATCGTTTAGTGTGACTCGGTGGGGCTCGTGTACTCTTAAACTATATGGAATTGTTTAGTGGGACTCGTGTACTCTTAAACTATATGGAATCGTTTAGTGTGACTCGGTGGGACTCGTGTACTCTTAAACATTAAAAATATTAAACTTGTAATCTTAAACTCTTAACTCTTTTGGTATAGAGACTCGGGACTCGTTGTTTCCAAATCAAACTAAACCAAACTTGAACTCGTTCGTTTAAACTTAAACCGAGACTCGGTCAAGGATTCGGGCTTTGATTTAAATTGTTTAAACTGGATCATTTAGACTCGGTGTGGCTCGGTATAACTAAATGGGCTCTTTGATTCAAACTTGAACTCGGGAGTTGAACTTGAACCTGCATTGTAAGCTCGGCGGCGTGACTAATCTTTATAAAACTCTGTGTAATACGAGTCCAATATTTTGCTTTGCGCTCTACCTACTCTTGTAACAGTTGACTTCTATTGTGTATACTATATAATGCTGCATATTAAAACTATATATTAAACTAGCTACTATTTAATAATTTGCATAATATTTAACAAGTTACACTACTATTTAATAATTTACACATTCCTACTACTTACTAACAAGAGTTGTACATACCATTTAAAATTATTGAAAGGTTACTGGGGCACTTAAAGGTTGCTGGGATATTTTAAAGGCATCATCCACAAGACTATAACTCAACTTTAACAACTGTAAAATCTTTAACCGTAGAATCCAATTGTTTGATTTAAGGGGTACTGAAAAGTTGAGACTGGTTTAAACCGGTATAAATTAGACTTGATTTAAATTTGGCTAGCTAGTCTTGATTTAAATGGGGTCTTGAATGAATGCTCGTAAAGTTGGACTGATTGGACTATGCTAATTGGACACTTGCATATAGAGACATAGAGGGGTTGCATAAATTTTGTAATGATGCAAATCTATAGGTTGAAGCGCATTCTGTGCAATGTCTCAATCTACAAGAGTTGATGTGCCGGTAACGATACAATGCGATGAGTGAGTAGGTAGTTGATCGACATCACTTCTTGCATGTAGTACGACCCTTGTAGTAACCAAGTATTGTATCTATTTGGCTTCTTTTCTATACACTTGCTTCTCTATGCTTTGCACACTGTACTAAATAAAATGTGCGTGTATCTATTGCTTAAACTAACATTTGACTTGGACATTTGGAATACCTACCTAAATTTAGAGTACAGCGTTGACATTCAAGTGAAGTGTGAAATATACAAGTGGACAGTGCGTGTGTGTGATTATTATTATTGAGTGTAAAGTGTTTATATATTAAAGACAATTTCGATTCAGTGTTTGCATATTCGAGTCAGTGTACTTTGATGTAAACTTTTGATTTAAACTTTGGAATTTTAATATATTCTAAAATCTAAAATAATTCTAAACAGTGAAACAGTGCAGTGAAGTGTGAAATACAAGTGAAGTGTGAAATATACAGTGAAGTGTGAAATAACAAGTGACAAGTGTGAACAAGTGTTTTGAATGAATGTACAGTTTGTCAAGTATACTGAAGCGTCAGAGTAAATGATAAATGATTAAATGTCAAATAAATGCATCTTAAATGCATCTCTTAGGTTGCACTCTGTAACCAGGGCGGCTCTTGCAAGTTGGCATAAGATCACAAATCTCTGCCACCTTCAATAGTTTGATCAAAGGCCGGGGCTAGGTACTCGGTTGATGGCATTGTATGGAAGAATGTTTGAACCTAAAGGATTGGCTAGTTTAAAGAATAGCATACTAGATGTGAATATAATTTATAGTATAAAAGAAGGATATACTTAAAAAGAATAGCACCACCTGATGTGCATAAATTTAGAGTAGCGTTAATCAGGTTTGTGAAATTTATGCATTTGTCAAGTTTACTGGAAGAGCGCTCTATAATTTAGAATTATAGTTTTATAGAGGCTATAAAATGGTATGTGAAAATTAAAAAGCCTGTGAAAAATTAAATGCATAAACTGGGAGTGTGTATATTAATAACAAAAGTTATACTGCCATAAACTGGACCACCTAGTAATGTAATGCACGGAAGTGGGCATCTATTATACAACTTTACAAGCCAAGAGATTCTAAATTGGCACTTGAAGTATTTGATAGCTTTCCAGAGTTGAACAAGGCTGACGGTAAAGATGCCTAGATTAAACCAGCTTGGGCGTTTAAAAATAATTTGCTACTAAAAGTTTAAACTGGCATTAAATTAACCAGGCAGTAAAGTGGGATACTTGGAGTAAACTGATGGTAAAACCAACTGACGGTAAAACTAAATTGACATTAAACAGACACTAATGGTCTTGGCTCTTTTAGCGGTAGCATTTATACATGCACATTTCGTGTAGTAAGTATCTAGAGTAATGTATGCATTTACAGACACATATTGCTTGTTGACGGGTAAGTTGCTATAATAGGATAAATTGCTATAATAATAACACCAAGCCTGCTATCAAAGAACATTCATCATAAACATAAACATTTAACCATGATTAACAACCAACCATCAACATGGCCAATATTTACATCATTAACCAACATTTACATCATTAAGCGTGTCCATCTAATAAGCCATAACTTGGCAAGTAAATGATTGAAACATTAATTGGCAGTTATACACTAAACCTCATTCTAAAGCTCAATCTAAAACCTCATTTAGCTTGATTGATAAACATTATTCCTAGCCGCTTTATAGACCATCATTAAACCTCATTTACTGATTATAATCGCAAACCATTAACATTAACAATGTTGGCTCTTGGAATCTCTTTATATGCATAGATTGAATCGCTTTATAAATACGTGCAGCAGTGCTTTGGTTGGGAATCTTTCTGTACACTTAATTTGTGTGCTTACAGAACCATCTAGCGGCATCGGTCAAAACTTGCACAGAGACTGGTGTATTGGTGCGGTGAAGGATGTTTTGAGCCGAGGACACCTTGGATGGTTTACTCTGAGGATGCTTGGATTTTGGATTTTGGATTTTGGATTTGGTAAAGTATGGGAGGATGTATGGTAAGATGGTAAGATGGTAAGACGGTAAGATGGTTTGTTGTAAAAACATTTAAAATTATACAAAATATAATTTACAAAATTACACAAGGTGTGTATCGTTTGATTGTGTTGAAATATACTGATGGGTAGAATGTACTAAGAGTGCAATTAAATGTGTTTCAGGAGACTGAGCAGACAACTGCACCTATATACTCTACCTTAACCTGACGAGGGTTGGTAAGTAATGGCAAGTGTTGGATTGGTAAGTAATGGTAAGTGTTGGTAACTGTTGGTTTTGGTAAGTATTGGTAAGTATTGGTAAATGGTGGTTTGGTAAGTATTGTACAGTGGCAACTTGGTAAGTATCATGTGGTGGTAAGTATCATGTATTGGTAAGTATTGGTATCTATCAGGTATGCATACTTGTAGTAAAACTGTTTTAAATAATGTGTCTATATGTCTATAACCATGTGTACCACTAATCAATGCATTCTCTTTCAGGTTTAATCAAACTTATATGTTTCAGATTCGAGAACTAATAACAAGTCTCTTTGTTTCAGATGCACTAATCAAAAGTCTCTTTGTTTCAGAATCCTTCATTTGTAAAGTATTCAAATGAATTTATACATGTATTCTGTTGCAAACTATAAGAATTGTGTTTTAAACTGTAAGAAGTCTGTTTTAAACTGTAAGAATTGTAACACAAACAAAAGTATAAAACAGCCTACTGAAAAACCAAAGCACTCAACCATCCAAGTGTAATGCTATTGTACTGTTTCAGGAGCAGAGGACAACCCTCTTGCAAGGTACAGCATGCTCAATTTGCAGCTACAAGGAGCACTCTGTGAGTATACAACCTAGACTTGTAATATAACAGCTAATGTAATTTGGTTTCAATATTGCAGGTGCTGTAATTGACGCAAAGTGATGTAAATTGAGCACGGATATTGGACAGCTACCATACTTGGTGATTTGGTACGTATAGAGGTTTAGAGGACTTTTAGGTTCAATAAAGAGTTTACTACAACGCCAACAACAACAACAAGTGTTTTACTGTTTCCCATCCTATTGTCCCGTGTTGTTTAAATTTGATTAAACCTTTTATAGGTTCTCGGAAGTCATCTTGTCAGAAGTGGGATTCTACATGATTGGATTCTAAAGGATTAAACTCTACAAGGAGTTGAACGTGCCTACAATGCAGTACAAGCAATCACTTGAAATGTGCATCATGCGCTGTGGAAGTTTACCAAAGAATTGAAAAATAGGAAATGAAGAAAAAACACCCCTTCATCTAGGCCATTCGAGATAAGAATACCTGATATCGCACACCTGAATAAACAATCCACTGTGTGGCATAAACAAGGCTATTGTTTTCGTTTTAATGGCCATATTCTAGGAAGCATATTGGTTACCAAGTGCTGTTGTCGAGTGTCTAGAAACGTGATATGCGCTGTTGCCATGGAAATTGATGCTGTGGTGGTGCTACTTTGGATTGGAATGTCTAGGCACAAGCATTGTTCAAGATAACGATTGGTGTTTGCTGCAACTACTTAATGTATAGTTTTAAGTATTGTTAAATGATGAAATGTTGAAACTATGTTTGAGAGTGATTGGCATGTTTGAGACGGACGAGTATATTTGAGAATGATTGGTATGACTAAAGATGATTGGTATGACTAAAGAAGATTGGTATGACTGATGATTGGTATGACTAAAGATGATTGGTATGAATTTTACGGCGCCTAGCTATAAGTTGACTGCAACGTTTAGATGTAAGATGATTTGCGGCTTCTAGTTTTAAGGATGCGTTTTAGATTTTAAGGATTGAATAGTTTTAAGGATGCGTCTAGTCTGTAAGAGTACGGTCTAGTTTTAAGTACACGCGTTAGTTTTAAGAATACGGCCTAGTTTTAAGCACACGTATTAGCTTTTAAGAATGAATACACATTCTAGTTTTATTTCTAGTTGTAAGTCTACACACCAAATCAAGAGTCCTTTGATTCTAGATTTGAGATTGAACTGTATTGGTTCAATATAAGCACAGTACATTACACTACACTTTACAAATCATCACAATCATTACACAATTCATTGTACACAAATTCATACATGCATTTACACAAAACATGCATTACACAAGACATTCATTACACACAACATTCATTATACAAAATCATACATTCATCACACAAAACATTCATTACACAAAACATCAGTGTGTTTGGTTTGTGCACACTCTTTTTTTTGACTACTATCTTTGAATACTACTTACTACTAACCTCTACTACTAACCCCAAGTGTCTAACCATTTAAATGTTGCAGAGTCACAGTAAATGTCTACACAGAGGTCTACACAGAGGTTCACACAGAGGTCTACATAGAGGCTGCATTCTACAGTCTACCTATGGCATCCAATATTCCAATGGTTGCTGCATTCACACAACATCTGGATTGGTTTGGTATAGTATGCAACTGGTTTGTAGTACATCCATCTCTCTAGTATGGTTTGTATAAATGGACAATCTAGCTTGTAAGAATAATGCTAATGCTAGAATACAAGGGTACCCAAATCATAATGCAAAAAACATGTCTTAATGTTAAATGTTTCAGATGTGATGCAGCGAAACTCCAAAGCTAACCCTTGTGTGTTTCAGATGCAGTCGTTCTCCATCAAACCATCAAACCATCAAACCATCAACAACAACAAGTGCACCTATATAAAGTGCACGGCAAACTTGTGCAATCGTACAGGTTGCCGTTACAGGTATTTGCATGCTTTTGAATTTTACATTTAACAATGCTTTTGGGTTCCTAAACCTGTTTAAACTTGATGTGTTTGTTAAAGTTGGAATGTGTGTACGTATAAACCGGTATGTGGAACCAGTTTGGGTTCGGAATGTGGAGCCCGTCTAGCGTGTTCTGATGTTACCAATTTGAGATGAATGTTACCATTTTGAGATGAATACAAGGGACGAATGTATAAATGTATAATGTTGGAATTAATTAGAACTTAGACTAAGAATACTTAGACTAAGAATGTCTATTGAACATCTGCAGAATGTCTTGAACATCTATTGTAGTACATCTACTGTAGCAATACATGTCCGTATTTGTATGTCTATATTTGTATCTATCTGTAATTGTATCTGTCTGTAATTTAGTCCAAGTAGAATAAGAAACTCTGAATAGGTACACTCTGGATTCAAGAAAGAAGAACGGTCTCAATCGGTATCGGTTACAAACGTTGTTTCCATCTATAACGGATCTCGGTTATAAACGTTGATTCTATATTCTATCTATAAAGGAACTCGGCATATGCTACTATGGGACTCGTATGGGCATCTAATGGGTAGACTGAATGGGTAGCCTGAATGGGCAGACTGAGACGCATCATTTGACTGACTAAATCCAACAACACTCGACTCTTTGACTTGACTCGACGGTACCAGACTGTGGTGCCAGACTTTCAGACATCATATTTCCATACTATTTACTCATTCAAATCATCTTTATACATCCACATTCAAATCATTCTATTCATCCTCTCTCTCAACATCAACATCACCCTCGTAGACCTAAGTTTTCATCACGTCTACTTTTAAAATAAAACACGGACTCTACTTGTAATTAAATATTAAATAAGCTCTATATACATATCGTCTACATTTGAGGTTATAAAACGTTGTATGCAAAATTGAAAATTGACACTGTTACCCCTCGCGCAGAGTCCCGGCTATGCGCAAGAGTGTAGTTTAAAGTGTCTGGCTACATTTTAGCATCAGTCAAATGTCTTGATTTGCAGCTGAATTGGTATAACCTCGATTGTAAACAATGAACTGGGTGTGGCACGTCGCCATCTTGTTGTGTTAATTTATTATGCATGTTAATTTAAGCGTTTATTTATAGCTTTATACGTTGAAGATACATTCAAAATTCATTCACACGGTTAGAATAACGGTATTGGAATCTAGAAACTAGACCTTTAGGTCGCAACAGACCCTCGGGACCGGTATAATTGTAGGCGTTTAATTATTGTTATAAAAGGGTAGTATTTAATGTTGTAGCGAGCCGTCCAATGACTGGCTATAGACTAGACAACGCCAGAGACGGGACAGATGCCTTGGATGCATCAAAAGTGTAAAATTTAAAGAGCTAGCGGTAAAAATGATAAAAGTATACAAATGTACACTTTTAGGACAAACCAGAGTACAGAGACACCACATGTGAGGTATCCCACAGATGGTCTTGTGAAAAGGAGTCCAAAAATGTAAAAAAGAATAATCATGTAGAAGAATCATTAAGAGGAATCGTTCCCCCCGCAGAAGAATCTAGTAGGTGTGCACGTTTTTCTGATAAAGTTTTATTACTCATCGACCAATGGCGTCGCTCGGTTCTTATCGCAACAGAGTGGGGCCATCCGCACTATAAAAAGCCGAGACTGGTGACGAACACCATCAGTCTGATTCGAGTCGTGTTCATACCGCACTGGTGTAGGCAGCGTCTGGTACTAGGTGAGTGGCTCATTCTTATTTAATTCATTTAATTTGTCTGCTCTGTTTATTCAATTTTAAAATGTGCAGTCTCGGGTCATCTGATACACTTTTTATAGCTCTTAGCATACTTAAATTTTATGGAGCGGAGTAATCGACCCGAATCGGACCTCGGTCTGGTACGAAACGATAGCACTGCTCTTTGCCAAAACCAAACACAACTCGCATCTGATCCGCTCTGTGTTCGAGACATGTCGTCCGAATGTGTTCCTTAAAGGCGACATGCGACCTTGTTGGTCACAAGCCACTGCTCCTATGCAAACGGGTTCCTTTGGTTCGATTGTGTCGCACGAGTGGATGCTAAATTCGCGTGCAGGTGTCGAGACTTAGACTTTTTAGGGAGTAGGTAGCATAGATGACTCGGGCTGTCGCTTAACGTTGAATACGCAGGGTGGACTCTTTGAATGGATTTTATTCAGATGCCACCTCGACTCGAATCATACTGGTACCCGTTTTGGCACTGTAGTATCGGCAACGGTAATGCAGTGTCGAGACTTAAACTCTTGGTGGCACAGTGTATAAACTGTAGGTTCTCTCTCTCGTTTATGAATAATGTTATTATTCTACATTAGTCTTATCTGGCCCGGCATGTACTAGGTAGGATGTTTTTATTATATACACACATGTGCATTTGAGGATAATAACAATGGTAATGTGTGCGTGTCGGGCATCTATAAATACACGTGTGCGTGTGTGCTGTTTTATTATTATTAGGTAGGCGTAGCTTGCACATGTGCCACCATAGGGACTTTTAGTTTTGTTAGTGTAGTGTTTTTGAGTGCAAGATGTTTGTTTTTACTGTGCATTTACAAGAGACTTGATGGAACACTTATATGTAGAACAGTACTACTACTAGAGGATAGCATTTAGTAGAGGTGCTGGGAACAATAGTGTGCCGAGTATAATCATAGGTATGTGTTGCAATACTTTTTTCTTTATGCTTTTACATTTTACGATTCATTACTTGACACTGATTGATATTTTATACTTGTTGATATTGTGTGGATAATTTATGACCATCTGTGGGAATCTAGGTAGGTAGGGTTTTATACATGCTTACACATACACACTGACACTGACACACATTTTACAAACAAACAAAACAAAACAAAAGTACATTAAAACAAACGGAAAACCAATACCATACATTCTATCATTCTATCCTTCTACTACTATTACTACTACCACTATCTACTATGGGTACCTACCAAACATTTTTTAAAAACATTTTTAAATCTATACATACACACATGGATTTGTGCTCACAACAACAAAACACAATCGGTTAGGGTCGTTGGGTCTGTTGCAGTCTCGGCAGCTTAGGTCGGTTAGTTTTAGGCTCGGTTAGTCTGTAAGCGGTACGGCTAGTTTATAAGGTTCGGTTAGATATAAGGTTCGGTTAGATATAAGGCTCGGTTAGCTATAAGTCGGTGCGGCTAGTTTATATAAGTCCGGTTAGATTTAAGTACGGCTAGTGTATAAGTCGGTGTGAGCACAAATCAATAGATGTAGTAAGATGTGATGCTTTATGAATTGAATTTTATGAATTGATACACGGACGGTAAACAAGAGTTGATTTGTGTAGTATACGTCTTCTTCTTCCTACTTCCTACTATTGTAAACAATATAAAACTACCAAATATAAAACCAAACATTTGTATAAAATAACAACACGGGTTGTACACATTTACACATACACACTATACACACCAATTTAGGGTTATGATAATTTAGGACATTTAGGATAATGACAAAGTGTCTCTGGTAAAGACTGGTGGTAAGACTGGCAAATACTGGTATATAAATGCAAGGATACAACTACTGTAGGTAGGTACTCTGCAACTATTATACTCTGGTATACTCGGCAAACTTTGTGTACTCTAGTACTCTGATAAAGCTATACTCTGGTAAATATTCTGGTAGAACTCTGTACTCTGATATACTCTGGTAGACTTTTGTACATATACAACTACAACAACAAATCTGGTAACTCGGTGACTCTGACTCTGGCGTCTCTTGGTAACTCTGGTGGTATTGGTATTGGTTGATAAAGGTATCAACGGTTTCAAACAAAGGTATTGGTATCAAATAACGGCATCAAAGGTATTACACAAAGGTATTAAACAAAGGTATTAAACAAAAGGTACAAACAATAGGTTTAGGCAAATGCACACACATAAGTTAAGCACACGTAGTAAATGCACAGTACGTAGGGTGTCTAGTGCAGAATTTGATACTATGAGCGTTTCGGTTCGGTACCGTTTAAGAGGGCGTAGAGTCAAACCTTTGGCATGGTTTGTATCGCATGCAACACCAAAGCTAGTGGTGCATGTTATGCTCTCCGTGCCTCATATCCCAATAATAACCAACCCATCCCCATACAAGAGTTCACTAACCATACTCTAAATGGTATCGTATTGAAAGAGTTTGTTGTATTCAATTCTTGCACAATTCGTGTAGATTAGAATGCAGCAAAAGTCTTGCACACCTAGGCGTGCGATGCGATCGTTAGGCTCTGTGTACGAGTATCGCATCGCACAACAACCCACTGACCAACCCCCTCGCACCGTCACGTTGTCTTTCAGGCAGTCTCTCGTGGCGTGTGCGCTTGTTTGCTTTGCAAAGAGATTGCCTTAGTGCCTTGTTGCAACCATGGCGTGCAAGTGTTTGAGTTGTGGACATATGCGATCGATTGCCTCGCAGTAATCGGCTACGATAACGCTGCCTGGTATCTCCGATGTACATTGTCGTTAACACACAAAAAACGTGCACGCTCTTGCCAATTAACGTTAACGTAGAGTCAGTATTTTAATATTAAAAAGGTTTTTTTCTTTTTTTTCACCACCCAATAAACTAACAATTACTGGTGACATTTGTTGTTTCATTTTATACATCCTGCATCCTGCTACAACCTTTTACACAAACTGTTAGGTAGAGTGTTTTGTTAGGTAGAGTGTTTTGCTACAGTTAGGTAGACTGTACTGTAGGTTGTTGTGTGTTAGGTTTGATGCAAACATACAAATATACAAATACATAAAACCAGAGTTACCACTAGGGCTTGAGACTATAAAGTTGTGATTGAGTATAGAGTTACTCTTTGAAGAGTATTGGTATTCTGAGGAGTATTGGTAGTCTACAAGTATCCTGCCCTGCACCGAGCACCGAGTCTACACTGCACTCCGAGCTACACTGCACTCCGAGTCTGCATCTGCATCTACAAGCTACGCACACGCATCCTGTCTGCCTACATCTACAAGCTACAAGCTACAATCTACAGCACCGAGCTCCGAGCACCGGGTCTCACCAAACTAAACGGTACACGCAACCTCTACTGTGGTATCCCAGAGAGTGTTGGAGTGGTGCCTTTAGTTACCTACCATAAAAGAGTTGCTAGAACTCAGAGTAGACATAGGTAGATCCAAGAGTAGAGCTAGAACTCAGAGTATAGTTAAACCCAAAGTAGACAGAGTAGATGCCTAGTATAGATACCAGTATATGCCAGTCTGTGTAGCTAGCATAGGAGGTAGTAGGTAAAGGTTTTGGTTTGGTAACTGGTTTGGTTTGGTAAAGAGGTTATACACCTACACACCATTTTACATTCTTAAAAAACAAGAATGTACAATGGTATAAAATAATATAATAAAATAGGTACCTAATGTAAACTTGCAATACAAAGCTAACCATGCAACTATTATAAAACTACAACTAGGTACTAGGCACCTAATTGTGATACACCATACCAAACCTTCTATCATTCCATCTGCATCCATCCATCTATATATCTACCTCCTCTAATAACAAACCAATACCATCCAACACCCAATCTTACCAAAACCAACAACTCGCCATTAGCCACCCTAGGGCACCTGCACAATTGCACTCAAACTCTGATGTTGCTCAGACAGTACGCGTAGGTTGTAGAGTCTCAAAAAGTCGTCAAATGCAAACTCTTTGGTTGGGTGAATCTTGTGCAAGTTCACCTTGTTGTGCAGGTCATAGATTCGAGTAACTGGATCGCTAGTCAGTAGCATAGGATAGGTGATTACCATGATGGGTTCTAGTTTGTCATAGTTTTCCTGACACATGCCGCACACTAGAATCAGACTGAGATTGATGAGAATGCTCGCAAAGGCCACCAGTAGCTCTTTGTCGTTCTGAGCCAGAATACTGGTCAGGTGCAGAAAGCGCCAATACGTGTGACCCCACCACTCTTTGAGCTTTTCAATATCAACCGGATACAGGCCATAGTGGTCGATGACAAACTTGTAAAACTCGGCAGAAGTGTCTGCATCCTGCTTGATGCGCACAAAGTACTCGGACACCTTGTCACCATCAATCTTGGGTCGCTTCAACAGTACACTGAGCATATCGAAAAAGTCTCGTTTGTAGTCGCACACCACCAGATTGTACAAGTCGGTGGGAATCAGATGCACCACATACCAGAGCATCTTGGCGGCAGAGACTCGAACCTCGGAAGTCAACCGTTCCGGATCCATGCACGCGTAGATGCAAACTCTGTACGTGCCCTCCAAGCGCTTCGGTGTACGCTCCTTGTACAGCGCCAGTGTTGAATCTTCGTCGTCGTTGGCCATGTTGGGGAATCTAAAAAACTAGAGTGGTTGATGGGTTGATGGGTTGATGGATTGATGTATTGGTACATGTATTTGAAGTATGTTTCTAAAAAATAAAAACACTTGTGTGTCTAAAAAATGAGCCTTTTATTTATTAATATAAAACCTTTACATGTACTTTAAGATAATACAAGATACTACAAGATACTCCAAGATATTCTAAAATACTCTAAATATTTGATATAGGTACACATGTGTATAAATACAGGTACACTACTTAAATCTAATGGCAATACACATGGTGGTTACAAACAACTGCCAAGTAAATTGTAGGATAGTAAATTGTAGGATACATTTATTCTGAATTCATACCAACACCAGCCCTAAACAGGCTAACTTCTGAACCATAGTCAGAGTCGGAAGCCAACGAACTCTGCGTAGACTCGGAAGTGATGCTCGAACACGAACTGCACAAACGACGACGACGCAGTCTTGAACTAGAGCGCAGCTTGGCACGGTAATCATTATTTGGGTTGCTTATGCTGGTGGGTGCACTTGCAGGCGGTAGGATGACATCCACCATGTCTTGTCCTGTAGGGGTGGTAGTAGGTGGCGGCGGAGGTGTAGGACTACGGCTATCGGCACAACCACCATCTACACTGTTAGACTTGACGATTCCATCATTGGCACTACTACTAGACAGTTTACGATAGGCGGCCTCTTCGGTATAGTCTCGGTTAAAGAGTTTGTTTACGCGACGCAGGCAACGATTCGAGATGCCACCGGTTGCTGTTGTTGGTGTTGTTGCCGGTTCTACGCTCTTGCGCTTAGTGGGCCTAATCTTGCACTTGGCCATGTAGCGTTCCTCGACACGCTTCAAGTCGGCCATCAACTGTTCGGCAAAGCGTCTCTCAAACTCTTGAACATCTTCGACACCAAACTCTCGTCGGATCTCTTCGTCAATCATTCTAAGTTTGGCGTCTTGCAACTCGGCCTCCTTTTGCAATTGCAACTCTTGCAGTTCGGCCTCTTGCCGATTGAGCTCCTTTAGGCGGTGCTGTTGTGCCAGCTCGTGCATCGGCCTAGTACCGCATTCATCGAATCCCTCTACGCATATGGGATCGTGTTCAAACGAATAGCTACTGCGGCTACGCACCAGATTGGACACGGCCGCTATGGGTCTCTTGAAGAGTCCCATCAGTGCACTCAATAGGTTGTTGTTTGAGCGATTCATAGTGTACAAGAGCAAGTTGGAAATTTACAATCTGTAGGTACAAGGTGTACAGTACAAGGTACAATACAATACAAGGTATGCAATACAAGGTATACAATACAAGATGCAATACAAGTATTGGTATCTTGCAATCCTCTATAGTATTATTAGCAGTGGAAGTAGCCTATATATATTTATTAAAGCTTTAGGTAATACTAGTAGCCTCTGTGAATAGTGCAACAGTCCAAGTACAAATACCATATTGCGGTAAAGCTGCACCAGTTTTATACCATGTTGTGGAGAAAATGTAGTAATAAATGTTACACTTTGAAGGGATTAATCCGGTCCGTTATCCACTGCCACACATTAAAGGCAATGTTGGCGTACGATACACTGACTAGTGCAACGCTCAGCAGGAGCATCAAGACTCCGAGTAGGTAGACTCGTAAAACTATCAACACGACACCGATACCGACAGCGATGCCCGTGTACCGATTTATAGTGTCAAAGGCCTGTCTGCGTAGCTTGTGATGAGACTCGTACACTTCAAAGTCTTGCACTGTAAACAGTTTGGCTCGCGTTAGAATCTTTTCAAACTCTATCGAGCCCACATCGATCACGTTACCCTTGTTGATTCGAGCTCCGTCCGAGTTGACTTCTAGGGCGTCCAAGTAGCGATACGTGTATGTGTACGATTCTATGCTGGCATCGAACAAATCCTCCTCGGTCAATAGGAACGAGCACACGTAGTCGAACGTCAGCACCGGTCGATTGGTCTTGAGCTGAGAGCGCAACGCCATCTTTGAGTTTTCGTACAGCTGGTGCAGGTAGTCGGGCGTGTACATGTTGTTGAAACCCAACGGATCCCAGAACGTGAGCAGTATGCTAAAGAGTTGCGTTATCAGCAAGACTACACCCACACCGGTCGAGGCCATGGCCAGACTCTTGGTCAGGTAGACACCGATCGTGCCCAGACTGCGCACCGTCAGCGGTACCACCAAGTCTCGTACGGCCACTTTGAACGATGCACCCAACACTAGTTCCGAGGTGTCGATGGCCATCGTGGCGACCTTCTTTTGTAGCAACGGCACCAGTTTTTGAATCGCCTTAACCGTCATCGTCTTTAGCTGACTGGCCAGTTGAGTGACGCCCACGTCTACAGCAACGCTGGCGGCAAAGTCTGCGCTGGTCAGTTCGTTGAGCAGCGACAGTATGATCGATTCAAACTTGGTCTGTTTGCCAGTCTGCGAGGCTAGGGCATTTTTGAGTTCACGATCCGCACCCGATGTATCGTTGAGGCTCTTGACTAGATTTAAGAGTTTTTCAATGTCTTGATTTTTGGTAGTACTAGTACTAGTACTAGTACTAGGCTTGGTAGGCTTTGGTTTAGATTTCATCATAGCATCATCAAATCGTACAATTTTAACATTGTCAGCCATTGGTATAGTGTTGGGACTCCTCTTGCTTCTGTGGTTCACTCGGTTCATTGTTTCCAAATCGCTCACGGTCACATCTATGGGCGGTAGTTTAAAATTGGGATCGATGTTTTTACGCCAGCCCGACACTGTCCATTTGTCGTCTATGGCCGGAGGTGGATCCTTTTCGAGAGGCGGTAAAGTTTTGCCGTTACCGTTCGACATGGCGGTCAGACCGGCATTTATCAGCTTGATTACGGCATCGCCCACTATTATGTTGGCCAATTTATTATACCATTTAGTGTAGCAGGTACGAGTGTCGGGATCGAACGCTTCGTAGTAAACGTCGCAATAGTATTTGTTAAAGTGATACGTGTCCGTGGACGGCTCATAGTCAAAGCCGGTGTCGAGATCGTTTAGCCTAGGCGCGTACAGTTCACTGGACCGATACCGGGGAATCTCCATCCAGGTGGCTGCAAAAGGTACGATATTGCAAGTGTTGCTAGTCTCTGACCAACGGTAGCGAACGTTGTGTGGCTTGTCGGTACCGTCATCGGTGTGCACGGCCGTTTCGAACAAGTGGAAGCAGGCCGGATTGCATTGAACCTCAAAGTTTTCACTCTCACCCAATCTATAGTAGCTGGCCGCATCCGTCTTTTTGCAGGGTCCGTGCACACCGGACGAGTTGCACGAAATGCTCTCGCACAATTGTTTTGTAATCTCTGCCTCTACGAATATGGCCTCGGAGGCCATTGCCGGTGGAATGTAATAATCGGCATCGGTGGCCGCTCTGACGTTGACTTTCAAGTGCGACGCCAAGAAGGGATACTTTTCGTTGAGCTTGTGCAGTAGCATCAAGAGTTTACGATGGTACGAAAACTTGGAGGCATTTGCAATGTCTAATTGGGTGTAGGTTGTGGTGGTAGTGGTAGTGGTAGTAGGGTTTGTTGGTGTTGTAGGATTAGGATTAGGGTTAAGGTTAGTAGGTACAGTAGACATTGTTGGTTGTGTGGATTCATTAACCTAGCATATACATACACACAAACGTGATATTTATACAAAGATTTATACCTAATATTTATTAAGTACTCGATAAGTACAAAGATTCAAGTACCTAGTACTACTATGGGGAACGTGCACACACAGACTCTCTCTTCCTTTTGAAGGAATTTAAACTTTTTGTACAATAAAATTAACAAGCAAGATTAATATGCAAATAGCAATAACGTGCAGGTTAATATGCAAATTTTAATGAGGAGTTCAACTTATGAGACTTTTATGACAATATCAAGTTTTGTAAATAAAAGGTTATTTTCAACTGCAACAATGTGTGATGCAAATTTGAGTTTGTACAGAGTAGCTCTATTAAAAAAGAATACTGCAAGCGTTGTTCATTTTATACACAACTTGTCATATACGAGTACTAGTAACACTACTAGTACCACTACTACAACTAGTACAACTAGTACTACAACCCATCATAGAGGTTTACCAATTCTTGTAATCTTTCAATCTTGTAATATAAACTAAAACTAAATATTCTTACATTACCAATTCTCTTTACAATACCAATTCTTACAATACCAATCATCATTATACAATACCAATTCTTACAATACCAATTCTTACAATACCAATCATCCTTACAATTATTACAACTGCCAATTATAGCTCTATGTAGCTCTACCACCAGCTACTACAGTCTACACTCTACACGCTCTACTACATGATCCAGTACATGCTCCACTCTACACACTACGGCACTCGGCACGCTCCACTCGACACACTCTACTCTACATACTCTTATCCTAATACTCTTACAAATATTTAAACAACAAATAACAAGCAATAGCAACAACATAGGCGGACTTTAAGACTTTACTGTAAACTAGGATGTTCAGACTACTTTGATAAACTAGGACTTTAAAACAAATTGATACATTATAATAAAAGTACAACAAAAGTACAACAACCCACTACCTCCCTTCAAACACCAAATCCCTTGGATCTTTACAAGTACTTTAAATTTCCAAACATTTTAGATCCATGATTAAAGTACAAGTCTATGCGATCCGGTAGCAGGCTTAGCGCAGTCTTGAACGCTCTCGAATGATCACGTTCTTTGGGATTTAGTCGCAAATAGAATGTATAGTCGCCTATGTAGTTGCTGGGCTTGTCGTCCACCAGGCACGAGTATGTAATCATTGTAGTTTTAAACTTTCGATTCAGCTGCTTGAGTACAAAACCGATGCCCTTGTTGAAGCCGTACGATGTGTGGTACGATCTCGTAATGACAATGTCAAACAGAGAATAGAGCCGCAACCGCTTCAAGTGTCCGATTACGTGACCGGGGTCTCCGTGCGACCACACCACCATTCGTTTAAAGTGCTTCTTGAACTGCAACAGGTAGTGGATGAGATCCTCGGACGTTAGCGTGCCATCGTCGTTGATGAGCGTCTCGTCCAGATCCCACACCACCACCGATTCGTGCCGTTCGATGGATTGCTTAAAGGTTCTGTACAGCTTGATAATGTGAGAGATGAGCGCTTCGCTAGTGGGAAACTCTTCGCCGTTTACATAGTCTACGTACAAGTTTTGCTGGATCAGGTAGTCGACGTTTTCAAAGTAGACTAGCACCGAGTAACCAATGGATCTGGCACCGGTCTCGTCCCATTTCCCCTGGCACACTTTGTCGTTGATGACCAAATTTTGAAATACACTGGCCAGGTTAAAGTGAATCAAACGATTCCGCTTCTTGTAGTTGGAATCGACTATTCTACAAAAAGACATGGCGACTGCATCTGGTATACGTTTTAACGCGTACAACGAGCATATTCAATATTCGATATAGGTCATAAGACGTTTACCCTATTGCCGGTTAGTACATGTTCAAACGACTGGGACCGCCTCCGGTGGGCGCCTCGGTACGCATGGGCACAATGTCCAGAAAGGGTGGCAACTTGAGATTTTGAGCCAAGGCTTCGCGATTCATGACCGTCTGCAAATTGACCAGATTCGATACGATACCGTTCAGAGTGCTGTGCGGTAGCATCTGCACCGAGGCACTCCTCGGCGTATATTGAAACTGGTAAACGTTTGCGTTGGCCAACATGTTTACCTGTTCGGTGGACTTGCGCACTAGATCGTTAAAGACGGTAACGTAGGCGCCCTCCTCGGGCTTGTACGAACTCTTTACGTTGACCCTGCACGTTGTGGGATTCATAGTGTTGGTGATGGGCTGTTCCACTTTGCTCCGGAGCCAGAAAAAGATGCTATTCTTAAAGTGGGCAAAGTTTTTGTTCTTGTACGCACTGACCGCCTTTAGGTACTCGCACAGTATACTCTGCAGGTGAACGTACTGCTCGTCACCGGGCGTACTGTTGGCAAAGCTCTCAAAGGCGGGCAGTGTCATGATTTTTGAAAAACACTTGGCAAACTCGCCGACGGTAAAGGTTCGCTTCGTACCGATGGTGGTGACGGCGTCCACCACATCGGGACTCATGTAGTTGCGATTGGCCTTGTAAATGTTTTTCAACGTCTCGGGATCGGCGACGCCACTCTTTATAAACTCTTCAAAGAGTTGCTTGGTGCGATCCTGTTCCTCAAACATGATTGCGATACACTTTGTATACGATCGGTGTACATAGCATCTACATTATTATGCAAATTTCCTGATAGATGCAATAGTCTATTGATCATCAGATGGTCGGAAACTTTGACAAGGAGCTATCGGTGCACAATGCGCAAATATATTCACCTGTTGCAGAGCAACAAAAACAGTAAAGTGTACAGCGTCGAAGACCTGGACGGTACACTTTACGTGATGAAGATTATAAAAAATCCCAGTACACTGGTAGAGATTGAGGTGCCCTACAAACTCAAGCGTCTAACGCCCTGGGTCATGGTACCGTACCGGGTAAACTTTAAAAAGGACAAACTAGTCATCTACTCTAGCTATATGGAGAACAAGGACCTGACTCACAATGTGACATCGATGAGTTGCCAGTCCAAGCTAAGGGCTCTGCTCAATGTGGCCGAAGTGATTCAGTGCATGCACTCCAAATTAAAGTGTATGCACAACGACATTAAGCCTGAAAACATTTTCATCGATCGCTACAAGAATGCCAAGCTGGGCGACTTTGGCCTGTGTCGGTACAAGGTACAAAACTGCACCGCTCTAATGGGCACATCCCGATACATGTCCCCCGAGAAGTTGTCGTCTTCGTACGATTACCGTTCAGATATATGGTCATTTGGAGTGACTGCTTATTACTGTTTTACGAACGGGGCCCTACCGTTTCGCATATCGGACAATTGTGAGGATGCTCGCAAAGTCAACTGGACCATGCATACGGACCCTCTGAAGGTGGTCTTTGATCAAGATTTACGAGAATTGATAGTCGAGATGTTGACGTACGACATTAGCCGGAGGTTGACCAATTTGAGTGAGATTATAGAGAGGTTAAAGATGGTTTATAAAAAGTTTGAAAATTATGTTAGTTAGAGGGGGTGTAGAGGGTAGCTGTGGATGTGTATGTAGATGTAGGTAGATGTAGACGTAGACTCGGCAGCGAGATTTGGTTGTATTAGTTGCATTTATACATGGTATTTATTAACAACTATATTAACTAACTTGTGTATATTTTGTATATATATATATTTTGTATCAACCTAGTTGTACAATTGTCATTAGGTACCTATTTTTTAGACACTCATAAATGTCAAACTTTGTACTCTTTAAACTCTTTAAAGGTTCCCCTCTAAAGCTAAACAAACCCAAGATGCTAACCATCAATATAACGTATCCACCGAGGCCCAAGATTCCGATAAACCTCATCGTGGCCGTGTGTGAAAACAACATGGGCATCGGTATGAACAACTCACTACCCTGGCACTTGAAGCGTGAAATGGCACACTTTACCAAGACCACCACGACGGCAACGCACCCCAACAAGAACGCAGTCATAATGGGCCGATTGACTTGGGAGAGTATACCGAAACGATTCAGGCCGCTACCCGGTCGGGTAAACATTGTGCTGACCACCAAGCACCGAGGCGACTACGATGGAGCCACGCGAGTGTCAAACTTTGACGAAGCCATCAGAGTCGTCGAGTCTCGTGGTGACATTGAGACCGCCTGGGTAATTGGAGGAGCGTCCGTGTACGCAGCGGCAATGACCCATCCCAATTGTCACCAAATACACTTGACTGCGATCAAAAAGTATTACGAGTGCAACGTCTTTTTCCCCAAGATTGATACGACTCGATTCGAGCTAATCTCTGAAACGCCGTGTACGCGCGAAGGCGACGTTCAATATTCCTACAAAGTTTATCAACAACGAAACACACACGCTTCCATCTAATATGTGCGTGCCGCGATAACGTCAATACGCTATTGTTGTTATATGTGAGCAGTAGTATTGTAGTTCAACGCTTTTTGTGCAAGTTTCAAGTTTCTTTTAGATGCCTCGAACTTTGTTGCATTCTGAAGTGGACGCAGTCAGTTGGTGTATTGTTGAATATGAAATTGTGGAATATGAGATTTATGAAATTGTTGAATACGAGATTGTTTGAAAGTAGGTTTATTTTCCAAGTTTAGGATTCAGAGCACCCTTTGTGTGTCTATTATAATATACATGTATATACAATTGTTGTTAATCATTCTTTATAGGATGAAAAGGTGTATTGTGTATAGTAGTAGGTAGTAGGTAGTAGGCAATGGGGTAGTGTGTTGTAAAATAAATTGCTTAGAATAAATTACTAGGAACTGCAATTAGGTGCAATTAGAATATGAGGGTTTAATTTAATTTAGTTTTTTAAAGAAATCATCACTTGTGTTGATTGTCATAAATGGCAACCACACACACTCTTGGAAAAAAGAGGGTGCACTTGCAGATCGTAAAAGTTGCAATAAATTTCATCAACCTAATCCCTTGCACATGTAGTAGGGTGCTCTTTTATGGTAATATGCAAAACACATGGGATCTAGGTTTGATGCGTTGACATTTATTACAACAGTCTGAGATCCTTGAAAAATCCAATACAAAAAAGTATCGTAAATTATCGATGGCGTGTGACGTAACCTCTTGCGGGTTTTATAGCTTTTCTCGAAACTCTGTCCCGAGACTGGGTTTATGGTTTTTGTGTGGTTTTTTGTGAGCTACATGTATAGCTGGGCACAGCTCACTCTTCTGGATGTCATAAAACTTAAAGTTTACGATGCCCACTTTATATTTATTGCAAAAAACTTGGTATTGTAGGAAACAAGGACACCGATAAGGGAAAGATGCAGGTTGCCATCGTAAAGACTTATCATGGAAATCAAATTGTTTCCACCGGTATAATTGTGCTTTCATTTAATACACGCTAGACAAAGGATGTTTTAAAATTAGTTTTTAAAAGAATCAAAGGAAAAGTTGCAAAGTTGTACACAAAGCGCATCCTCAAACTGCCAACAGCATCTACCACCCATAGTCTAGATTTTTAATTGGGTTTCGTAACTATTATAAAAACGCTTTGTGTAATGTAAAAGTGTCCGAGTCAGAGTGCTAGGAACCTTTAAGAGAGGAGAGAAACTCAATTTACAGTAAAATGCAGTTTAGCACTAGAATGGCCTGAAACGCTATGCTACAGTTTTCAAAACACACGCACACACATCAAAAGACTTTGTAGTGTGAGAGAAATGAAAAAAACCATACCAGCCAGGGCAGCATGTATATAAACGGAGCAGTCTTATCGCATGGTTTCAGTTAGGCGCGTTCTTTTGATCGATAAATGTCAGATTTTAGTTTAGTTATGGTTTTTGACTGAAAACATAGACTGATTGTATTATGCCATGGTTTATCAACAGATGTTAGTACGAGTAGGTACCAGTATATTGGTAATCAAAATATTTCATACACGTGTAAGGCTCTAGCAACAACAATAACAAAGGGCAGATAAGGGGGTTGCCACAATACGCATGATAGGAAATGCATAGATTAGTCACGGAAGTTCCTCTGTACGTGCAACAACAAAGTGGTGCATTACTGTAATTAGCGATAATTATGGTAACCACAATTATGAAACTACAATGCATTGATTCATAATACACCCCTTATCACCAGTGGTGTAGATTATATTGTATTATAAATTAGTTCATGACTAGGTTAGTCGCTTCAGTCAATCGCAAAGCTTCTTATGGTCAACTTCCGGCGTAGGGTTTGTGTGCTCCTGTTTGTGCGAGTATTCAGTTGAGCTCCTCCCTCTCTGCTAATGTGACAAGTGCTCTCTCTCTTGGACAGTGTGTGTGTTTATTTACAAACAATGAAAAACTCTATAGTTTAATGACTTGATTTTCGATTCGTGCATCAAAGGTGTACTATTAGTTTCAAAGGTGTACACAAAAAAAATAGTGTAAAACAATGGTGTGCTACGCGGACACAATGGACTCTACCGATGCGTTTGATGCACCCTCTCCGGTGCAGAAAGAGTTTAGCCTGGTCGAATACATTCTCGATGAGGCCGAGGAACGTCGCCGACTCAATCGAGAGTGCCGAAGCTATCGTGAATTCAAACGTAGGCTAAAGAATTTGAAACATCAGCGCGAAGCCAGACGTCAAAGCTTTGACTCTTCGCGCGATTCTACAACCAACGTTAGTATCGTTACCAATACGAGCACTTCTACGGCTGCTAATGATGATGATGATACTGTTGCTACGGCTACTACTGCTACACATGGTGATATCGAGGCTGCTAGAAATGTGGCTGCTACAACAACAACAACAAAATCAAAATCAAGACCAAAGTCAAGATCAAGATCAAAATCAATACCAATACCAATGCTAGTACCAATGACAACAACTGCAAATGCAATTGCTACAACTGTAAATGCAACTTTAACTTCAACTTCAACAACAACAAACGGACTCCTTAAACCCCTCAAGATTAAGACGAAGCGACCCCACATTGAAGACTCGGATACTGACGATGCCGACTACGCACCACCAGTCAATTACGGTAAACGTCGACGAGTCTCTATGTCTAGTGTGCCTAGTGTGCCTTCTAATGCCAATACTAACAGTAACAGCAACAACAGCAACAACAACAATAGTAGTATTAGTATTCACAATGGTGTTAAAAGTAATGCTAAAAGTAATACTAAAAGTAATGGCACTAATGTCAACTCTGTGCATCCACCACCCAATACCACTCTTGCTAACCCTTGTAAAATTCAAGCACCCACCAAGAATCTAGACAAGATTCGCGAACAGCGCAAACACGATAGATACCGTAAGCGTGATCGCAAACGCAAAGCGGAGCCCATTGTAGACTTTGATGGGGCTGTCAATAAATTGATCAAGAGTGAACTCAATGTTGATGTGGAGGTGATGCCACCGCCCAGTATTAAACCGCGCAGGAAAAAGGCCAAGGCTACGTGCAAGTATTGTCGAAAGGTAATCTCTAACCGTTCCAATCTGCTGCGACACGTAAGGGATGTGCACAAGAAGGACACTAGCCGGTACGATAGTCAGTGTTCCTCTAGCGCAGAGGATTTGATTCAGAGCGATAATAACAACAATTTCAGCAGCAACCTAAAGAGGGCTATGCTTCATGGAAAACCCAACAAACCGGCAGCTGTTGAGAATATAGTCATAGAGTGCACACCCTTTGACGATGGCATGATGTACAAACACTTTATGGCAGATTCGGACGACTTGGAGGATGAGGTGGTAGAGAAGGAGCCCGACTATTATAATGTCAAAACTCCAGACTTGTTTCACGATGAAAAGATGAACATTCCAAAGCTGACTAGTGCTCAAATACACGGACCCAGAGGCAACGGTGTAGACAATGGTATAGTCTACATAAAGGCCGATTCCTATGCCGCCAGTATTAACTTGTTCAACTGTCAGGGTATTAAACGTAAGGATAAGGGTACTAGTGTTAAGAATACTGCAAGTAAGGATACTACAAGTAAGGATATTACAAGTAAGGCTGTTACAAATAAGTCTATTACAAATAAGGATACAATTAAGGATATAAACAAGACTAATGATGCCAGTATAACTAAAAGTACAAATGTAAACAATAGTGTAAATAGTTCAAGTTTAAATGAAGAGGACGAATCTCATCAATCTATGCCTGAATATTCAAACCCTGAATATTCACAACCTGAATATTCAAACCATTTAAATGATAATGTAAATGAAGATGTACATGTAAATGAAGATGTAAATAAGAGTGTAAATATAGGTGAAGAGTGTAATGATAATGGAAATGAGCAAAGTGATGTGGAGCAGGTCGACGAACTGGATACAATCAATAATGTAGACGGTGGTGTGGAATCTAATGTAGAGATGGAGTCCAATGTAGAGATGGAATCAAATGTAGATGAGGTTGAACAGGAAAATTCACAAGAGGTGTCACAAGAGGAGGTAACGCAAGACGAGTCTCAAAATGAGGCCAACGAGGAGGCCAACGAGGATGATCAATCTCAGAACGAGGAACATGACACAATTGATGATGATGAACAGCCAGAGGATCAACAAGAATGCACCGAGGAGCAAGAACATACTGAGGAACAACAAGAATGCACCGAGGAACAAGAACACTCTGAGGCCGAGCCCGAAGAAGGCTCCGACTCCGAGTCTGAATCTGGCTCCGAATCTGGTTCGGGCTCTAGTTCAAGCTCTGACTCCGACTCTGAATCAAACTCGGACGCCGAATCCAACGCTGAATCGGAGGATGAGGACAATGCATCCGAGCAACCGACTGAAGCCAAAGTAGAGGTTAGTGGTGTGGATAGAGTCAATGATGATACCGAAGAGTGTGTTGTTGTAGAGAGTGTACAGCCAGAGGAGGTGGCCATACAGGAGATGGCTGAAATTGAATTACCCAATCTAGAATTGGAACATGAATTGGATGACTTTCCAGAGCCAGAGGGTGCTCTGAGTTCCGACGACTTGGAACCGAAACGTGTAGACTTGCAGTGTGAGCTTGACGAGCTAATGAACGACCACGTGGCATTTTCCAAAGATTCCACAATAGAGGCCTTTAACAAAATTGATGAATTGTTATCGACAATTCAACCATTACCAATGAGTACAATGGAACCATTAGCTGACGATGATGTTAATGAGGACTTAAACAGTCTTGCAAATACCATTTCTAATGCATTAATCCCTAATGGGTGCAATGTAATCTCCAATGGAATGCAGCCCCTTGTTGACTCAGGTTGGTATTTGCACTTTTGTGTTTACTACACGCTCTCTCTCTCTCTACACTATACTGCACACTATACTGCTACAACTACCTGATTTACTACCTGGTCTACTACCTGATCTATACCTGATCTATACACTACACACATATACATTTATAAATACATTTATAAATACATGTACAACTTTACAATACCAGACGGAATCTACACTACTGAATCTAACACTACACTACTGAATCTACACTGTACCAATTCATCTACACTGCTACACTGTACTACTTTTTACGTCCACCTATACCAACATTTACTTGTAATAACAACATTTACTTGTACGTACCTATAACACCATTTACTTGTATAAATCTCATCTCGTTTTTTAGACTGTGCATTTTGTGTACCTACATTGAAAATGTCCTACATTGAAAATATCCTACATTAAACTGTGTCTACCATTGTATGTGTATGTAACCTAAAACTGTACTCATCACCCTCCATTCTCATCCATTTCAGATTGTAAAAACATCACTGGTGCGGGCAACGGCTACAACTATATTGTGCATCCCCATAACACCAACAATCTCATCAGCAACCCCATCATCAGCAGTGTCAATAATCCATCGACCATCATATCCTCCTTCGGAATGAAATCATCTGAAAGCGTGCCAATCAACTCTGCGGGTGACTCTATCAATCTGTATACACTTGCATGCGTAGCGGATAATGTTCAGTACAATAGTAATACTAATAATAGTAGTAGTGCTAGCACTAGCAACATCAATGGTGCATCTTTGCCTCCGTGCGGTACCCTAAGACGCGCTCAGGATACTGCAACCAGTGTCTTGATATTTGATTGTAAGAATGTAACTTTTGAACCGAGCAACAATACCTTTTATCCAACCGGTCCCAATCTGTTGACCAATACTGAATCTGAGCTTGAGCTAGAGGAAGAGTCTAGCGTATCGGGTATTGCCGACTTTTCAATGTACATTCGCGATATGCAAAACGATGACCCGCTCTTGTCACCGATGCTGTCCTCCAACGGTTCAGAGAAACAGCTAGAGCAAGACTTGATGGTGACCACAAATGACTTGAATGGTAACTGTAATTTGACTGACAACTCGACTGGCAACAACTTTGAAGATGCTCCAATGGACATTGATGGGGCAAGTGTAGGTACTTTACAGACTACTCTAGAGACGGTAGAAACATTACAGACCAAGACTGTAGAAACATTACAGACGACGACTGTTGCAAAGATGGACGAGACTGAGACTGTAGGTAACGATACTGTTGTAAATGTAGGCAATGATTCAATACCTGCAACCATACCCGAACCCAATCATCCTAATCCTTTACCCGAAGCTGGGGTCAATGTTGAAACTAACAATGGCGGTAATGGTACGGTGTCTACTAATAAAACTAATGATACTAACAGTACTAATATTAACAATACTAACACTACTAACAGTGCTAACAGTACTAACAGTACTACTAACACTACTAACAGTAATGATATTGAGGGGACTAACACCAACATTGATGCCAATACTGCTACAACTAATACAAACACCAACAACCACAACAACACCAAACCCTCCTCCCCCATCCATCGCAGTGTATTGAATCAATTCAAAAAAGTCATTGAACGCAACTCGGGCTGGTCCAATCTGGACGAGCTACTGTTCATGGCCGACTATATAGAGCCCACGTCCAAAGTGTACATGATGCACAACTTTAAAAAGCTTACCACTCTACAAGATTCGGTATCGGACATTGAAAACTTGATACGCACCGAAGTCAAACAGTCCATCTCAAAGACCACCCTGGACTATTTGACCGCGGTGGTCGTGCACTACATTCAAACGTTTGCAGCCTCTATGATTATGTGCAATCTGAGAATGGGTAGGAAGACGGTGTCGAGTGCATCCTATTGCAATTTTGCCGAGTACACTCGCGACTTGACGATGAGTACTCAAGAGATGCTTCTATTGGAATTGTCCACGTCCGGTGTGCTGCTAAACTTGCCAACTGTAGAATCTATAATCTTGAAGGGTTTTATGCATGCGTTGCCTCATCAACACTTGGACGCGAACAGTATCGAACACGAAACTGGTATTCTAAAGATGCTCTACAACATTGACTTGACTGACGAGTTTTTACAAGTTATTCGTTCCTACGCCATTAAACTGATCAAGTCTATGGGCTTTATGCTCAAGCGCGAAAACTTGACGCAGATAGATTTGTGTCAATTGAGCGACACCCTAAAGCGACACTCTAACGTGTTCAAACTCAGATCATTTCTCAACTTTGATATGCATCCTAGTTTGTGACTTTTACCATTAAACTTTGTGTACTTTGAAATGTGATTTTGTGAAATGTAGAATGTGATTTTGTATAACTTGTAATGTGATTTTATGAAAAGACTTGCCAAAATTGTAAATTGAGATTTACATTTTCAAAAAGTGTAAATGTCGATATCG